GGTCCGCTGGGCGCCCAGGAAGTTGACCAGCTCGAACACTGAGAGGAACAGGTCGGCGCCCGAGGCGTCAAGGTCGAGCGACGCGCCGGACTGCCGGAAGCGGTACGCCTTGGCATCCTCCTGGCCCACCAGGAAGTCGGTGTTGATGAAGGCGAGAAGACCTGCGCCGAGCCGCTTCAGGAAGGAATCCATCGGATCGGAGCCGGAGCCCCACTGCATCTCACCGCTGATCAGGCGGCGCCACTGGTCGAAGGTGTTGACGGTCGTCTGCGACGACTGGGCGATGTCGGAGTCGGCCAGCATCTCGGAAGCGACCTGACCCGTGAAGGTGGCACCCGTGAGCTGGGCGTAGCCGCTCAGGTCGACGGAGGCGCCGCCGCTGGCGCCCGAGCCGAACTTGCCGACCCGGATGAGACGTGCCTGAGTCGGGTCGGAGAGGTTCGTCGCACTCCGCTTGACGGCCAGCATGTAGAGCAGGATGCCGTTGCCGACGAGGTCGGGGTTGGCGACGAAGTTCTCGGTGACGGCGGCCGAAACCGCGTTGTCGAGCGAGGTGTAGGTGGTCTGGCCGTACTGGAGGAAGTGGATCTCCGCGCCGTCGTTGGTGGGGAGGATCCACAGCCGGTGCACGACGCTGCGCCCCGCACCGCCCCCGATCAGCGTGAGCACACCGTTGTTGTCGTAGTGGGTGACGTCGACCGTCGCGGTTCCGATCGGGTCGTAGACGTCGGTGTTGCGCAGGATGTGAACCCAGGTGGCCGGGGTCTCGCCGATGGTGGTCACGATGTGTGGGTTGTGCGTCTGAACGGGACCGTCGTAGAGATTCCAGCCGCGCGAGAATACCTGCCCGCCGGATTGGTTCAGGAAGAGGTTCGCACCGTTCGGCGTGACCGCATTGCCCGAGATGTTGAAGGCACCGATCGAATCCATCAGGTCGTAGAGCTGGTTGACCGGCTGCCGGGCGACCGTCGGGAGGGTCTGCACCAGGAAGATCGAACCGTTGTGCTGGCCGACCATACCGAGCACGAGGAACGCCCTGCGCTCTTCCGGGCTGGGCCGGTCGGCCTGCTGGTAGACGTTGAGGTCGGCGTCCATCAGGAACCAGGTGATGGTGCGCGTCTGCGCCACCGAATCCAGCTCGACCGTGATGACGCTGGTCGTCTCGACCGGCGTGACGACGGGGGGCTCCACGCTGTAGTCGACGATCTTCCCCTTCAGCGGGTTGATGTCGACGGCCAGCGGGTTGAGCGGGTTGGGGTCCATCGAGCCGCCGGTCGCCACGCCGGAGTCCATGCCTCCGCTCAGGCCGGGCTCACCCTGCGGACCCTCCAACGAGGCGAGCCACTGGGCCTCCGTTCCGACGAAACCGTTCGCGACGGCCACCTCGTAGGCCGACAGCCCTTCCGGTCCGGCGGGCCCGTCTCCACCCGGAACGGGGACGTAGTCGATGCCGCAGATGTCGACGGAGAGGATGTCGGTGATGTCGAGCGATCCGGCCCCTTCTGGAACCTCGAAGACGCCTTCGCTCCAGGCCCCTCCGACGAACTGCCGCAGGCGCCACAGGCGGCCGGTCTCGGGAAGGACGTCAGCGGCGTCGGTGCACACGACCGTCTCGGAGAAGGTGCCGTTGACGTCGAGATTCACCCGGCCGCCGCCGAGCAGAATCTGGTTTCCGCCCTTGTCGGTCCAGCGCTCGGGAACCGGCTCGAAGATGACGTAGTTCTCGCCGTTCGTTCCGTCGTACGGTTCGCCCGTCACCGGGTTCACGTAGGTACCGGTGACGGTACGTTCCGTGGGCAGAGCCATGCGAGCCTCCTCCGGGTGCTGAGAGCAGCGTAGACGGAGGTCAGGCCGGATGGGACAACGGAAAGCAGAACGCCCCGCCTTGCGGTCACCATGCGCCTTGTCGGCTGGCTCCTACGGCGGGGCGTCCCTCGGATGGAACTTGCTCCGGTGTGATCCTACCGCTCACGCGATCTGATCGCGAGCTTCTGTCACAGCTTGACGAGCAGCTTCGTGTTCTTCTTCAGCTTCCGGTTGTAGCTGCCCGACATCACGAAGACCTTCAGGTCCGGGTTGAACCCGGCCTTCACCGAGAGGGTGCCGTTGGTGCGCCCGTCCGGGCCGAACAGCAGCTCGCGGGCCTCGTCGCCGCCGTAGACCTTCCGGGTCTTCCGGTCGTAGACCAGGACGTCCTTGTTGGACTGGACGGAGACGCGGGCGCCCAGCTCGTAGTAGGCGGAGCGCGGGCGGTAGGGCTTCTCCGTGTGCTTCTCGACGAAGTCGCGGATCTCCATGCCGTCCTCGGCCGTCTCCACGTCGTAGATCTCGTAGGTGCCACGGCTGAGCGGCTTCAGGACGGCCTTCACCGTGGAGATGTCGATGTCCTGGCCGACGGCGAAGAGGTTCTTGGTGCCCCGGACTCCGGACTCACGGCCCCGCAGGAAGCTCGTGGCCGCCGCCTTGACGGTGCCGATGGCCTCCTCGACACCCTTGGTGGTGTCGGCGTCCCAGACGGCGATGTTGCCCGCCGGGAAGCCGTAGGACTGAGCGGTGCGCTTGGCCAGCGAGCTGGGCACGAGGATCGCGGAGGTCCAGTGCTCGGGCAGGCCGCCCATCACGGACTGGATCTTGCGCAGCCAGTGGTCGAGCTGGGAGCGGTTGACGACCCGGCCGTACTGGGTGTGCATGTTGCCGTACTCGCGGTAGCCCGACGCGTTCTCCTCGCCGTCGGTCCACACCACCTGGAGGAAGGAGTGCTCGCCGTACTTCTCGGAGACCTCGCTCTTGAGGTCTTCCAGCGAGAGCACCGACGCCTCGATGAGCGAGGTGGCCCCGTTGACGACCCGGTAGACGCCGCGCATGGACGGCAGCGCCTTCACGTCCATGTCCCAGACCAGGCACTCCACGTTGTGGTCGAAGGCGTAGAGGGAGATGCGGGTCTCGTGGCCGAGCGCGTCGGACTCCTCCTTGAGGCCCTTCACGAACTCGTCCACGACGCGGATGACGGTGGACTCGTGGCGGCTCATCGAGCCGGACTTGTCGATCACCAGGGCGACGTGATTCACGAGGTGCTTCTTGAGGATTTCGGTGGTCATTTCTCTTCTCTCTTTTCGTTCTCGTCCTTGAGGATTTTTGCTACGCGTTCTCGTGTTGCCTTGTTCTTGTCGAAGGTCTCGGAGTATCCACCCATCCAGCCCATATCCTCTGGGCGTAGAAAAGGTGACAGGGAAAACTCTTCCCTTAGTCTTCGAAGAACCCTCTGTTCAGTCTTGAAGGCGACTTCACCCGTATCGAAGACGACTAGGTGAATCACCTCCCAGCCAACTCTTTCGAACTTGGCTATTCTATCCGAACTTTGGCCAGTCACGCCAACCTTGACGGCTCCTAGTGTCTCGTGTTCGAGGACGTAGAGCGTCGCAGGACTTCCGAACCTGAAGCCGTTCTTGGCGCAATGAAAGCATCCTTGACGTCCATCTTGGATGTCGCTAAGGCGTTTCCTGGTTTCCTTTCCGCAAGTCAGGTGAATGCAGGCCCACGGGCTACCGTTACCTGGATAGATCTCCACGGGCTCGAAGCCCGCACTTCGAAGAATTTTGGTAGCTTCTTCGTGTGACCTTCTTGAGGCGAAGCCGCGCTTTTTTACGGAGCAGGAAGGGCAACCTTGGCCGCGAGATTTTCTGTCTGCCAGCACAACCTGCATGCGTTTCCCGCATGCCAGACATTCGACCATCCACTTCTCGTGGGCCCCCGGATACGCTTCGAGCGGCATGAGGCCAACAGCCGCAAGATCCCTGCTGGCCTGTTCGTGCGTTTTCGTTAAAGTCTTCGAAACTTGACGATATCCACACGGCTTGCAGCCGCCCTGACCCTTCCTGATGTCGTTGTAACGCGGCGATGTGGGTCTGCCGCATCGATCGCAGATGCACAACCATGGGTGCTGAGTGCCGGGGAAGTCACCGACCGGTATCAGTCCAGCAGTGATCATCACCGCTTCGGCATCCTCCGCCTTCACCCTGGGCGCACCCACGTTCTTCTCCTTGATCCTGTGTGTTTCGTGCTCGTTCTCGTGTCTTGTTCTTGCGTGGTTCCCACGATATAGGGTGGGTCTGACAATGCACTCTGACCTGCGGTGATACGGAAGATGGGACCAGCGTGAAGCGACTGCGCGTCTACGCCTGGAGGGGCGGCGTCGAGAACTTCGGGGACGAGCTGGGCCCGGTCGTCCTGCGGCGTCTCGGCCATGAGGTCGAGCGCGTGGAGCACATTCATGAAGCAGACCTGCTTGCGGCCGGTTCCCTGCTGGAGAACGCCGCAGAGAACGCCCGGGACGGCACGGTGATCTGGGGCTCCGGACTGCTGTACGGAGAGGCGGTCGACCTCTCGCGGCTGGACGTGCGAGCCGTAAGGGGTCGGCTGACCGCTCGGGCGGCCGGGCTGGATGTCGCCACCGGGGATCCGGGTTCCCTGGTGGGAATGCTCTGGAAGAGGCCGCCCGTGAGGCGTTCGGTGGGGGTCCTGCGGCACTACGCGGACGATCGTGAGTATCCGTGGGCGGACTGCGTGATGGACGCAGACAGCCCGGTGGAGTCGGTGATCGACTTCATCGGGTCGTGCGAGCGCCTGGCCTCGTCGAGCCTGCACGGCGTGATCGTCGCGGCCTCGTGGGGAATTCCGGCTGTGAGGCTGCATCACGAGGCGGTTGCCGGAGGCGACTTCAAGTGGGCGGACTGGCTCTCCGGGGCCGGAGATCCGGAGAGCCTGCTGACCGCGCTGGAGTGATCAGGCCCAGTAGACGTAGAGCACCGGGCGGAGCTGGAGCCACACGTCGGGCCCGTTGAACAGGTTCAGCCACGAGATCACGTGGAGAACGTCGGAGGGGACGATGGGCGCGATGTGCTGCCGTGCCTGCTCGGAGTCCTCGAAGCCGAGGTTGCGGGCCAGATGGTCGGCCGCCTTCAGGCGCATCTCGTTCTTGGGCTCGTCCTCGTCCATGGCGTCGATCAGGCGGTCGATCATCCGCTTGGCCGTCGAGTCCAGACGGCGCCCGTCACGGCTGTCCATGTACAGCCCCTCGAAGGGGTAGATGCCGTACGGCAGGGGCACCGTGCGGAAGTACTCGCCAGGGTAGAGCGCGTTCTCCTCGTTCTGGTCGATGGCGTCGCCGTAGCGGGTCCAGTGGCTGTACCCCACCGGCTGGATGAGGAGAGTGCCACGCAGGCCCGCCTCGCTCTCGCGGGTGACCGGCCAGGGGAGGGTCTTCTCCTTCTCCTGGGCGGCCTCGACCATCGCGATGGTCATCGACAGCTCGAACCACTCGTCGGAGTTCTCGTGCTCGGCGTCGCGGAGTGCCTTCAGGTACTCCAGGTACTGCGGTCCGACCCCGTCGGGGCGGTGCGTGAGGGCGCTGGCGTTGATCCTGGGGTCGGTGAGCGCACCGGTCTGCTGGTTGTACTCCAGGTCACTCAGGGCCCATCCCAGCTTCTTGTAGAGGCGGATTCCCATGGTGAATTCCTCCGGATGCGACGGCAGGCCCCGGGCGGGAGCCGGGGCCTGCGGGGTGGGCGGGGTCAGAACAGGGAGTCCTGTTCGACGGTGACGGTCTGGCCGTCGATGACGATCTCGCGCTCAGCGATCTTGATGTAGCGCGCGATCTCGCGCGGCTGCCCGGACTCGGTGTGCACCTCCAGGTAGTTGCCGCGCTTCAGGTGCTCGAAGCCCTGACAGCCGTCGCTCCAGGCGATGATGAGGTGCCTCTCGCGGCCGTCGGCCATGAGGGTGGCGCGCACACGGAACACGCCGGGCGAATCCTCTTCGGGACGCGAGGCCGAAGTGATCGTCCCCTTCAGTATGTTCACGAATTCCCTTTCCGTTTCATTCTGCCGATCACTGCCCGGACGACTCGCGGAACACCTCACGAACCTGTTCCGCCAGTTCGCTCTCCTGGACGATCTTGTCGATATAGGGCTCGGTGTCCTCGCGATAGAGGTACACGGCCGTACTGATCATGCCGTCCATGGTGGTGCGAAAGTCCTTCACGGCATCGATGGCCTCCCCGTACGTCTCCTCGGAGACCTCCAGGACGTGCGCCTTCCCGGTGAGGATGCGCCAGGCGAGCCTGATCTTGTGCATGATGTCCCCTTTCCGACCCGGCCAGTCTACCACTGGAAGTCCAACATAACCAGCCTGGGCCGGAGTTGGGGACGTGGAGCACGGTTCAGTAGACCGGCTGCTCCTGCGGGTTGCCCACGTCGATGGCCCGCTCGGGGCCGCAGGCGTTGTACAGGGCGGCTACCGCCGGGCCTGCCTCGTCGGCCTCGCCCGGGTAGGCGGCGCCCTGGGGACGCATCTTCCGGCGCCGGGCCGCGTACAGCTCGGCCAGGAAGGAGCCGCCCCCGACAGCCGCCAGATCGGCGTAGGCCCCCTCCAGCTCGGGCAGCGTCTGCGGAGTGATCTGCTCGACGTCGCTGCCGCCCCAGAAGAAGACGTCCGAGACGTTGGCGAACACCTTCACCTCTCCGTCGTCGACCCGCCAGAACAGGTCCCCGTAGGCGTCGGCGTGCGACAGGGAGAACAGCTCCAGAACGCGCGTGAGGAACGGAGCGGGGCCCCGCTGCCCGGCGTCCGGGGCGTTGTGCGCCCGGGAGACGTAGCGCAGCACCTGACTGATGGCGGACCGGGTGGAGTGGTCGACCACCGAGCCGACACGTACGGGCCCTTCGGTTTCGTCGAGGTGCCGGGCGGCGAGCACGGTCATCTCGCTGGGTGCCTCGATCTCGATGCGCCGCGTGCTCACGTGTCCTCCTTGTCGTTGCGGTGGATGACGGCATGGGCGACTTCCCGGGCGATGGCCCACGCCTCGCCGCCGGAGAACCGAAACGGCTCACCGCGCCGCGCCAGTTCGGCCGAGTTCGGCCCGAGCCGGATGCTGACCCGGCGAAGGGCGGGTTCGATGAGACCGGCGAGCTGTTCCAGGTCGTAGACGTCGAAGCCGATCGAGTTGTGCCCGTCGGTGTCGCGGAAGACCTTCGACATGCTGACGGTCGGCTCCGGCTTGACGCCGAACTCGCACTCCCCCCAGATGCGGGTGTGCTCGGCCGCCTTCCGGCAGGCGCGGGTGCAGCCGTCGAAGTCGGTGTCGGAGAGGGTCACTTCTCCTCCTGGTGGCGCCGCCAGGGCGGCGTCGGGCTGTCCTTGGTGGGGACGAAGCGCTCATCGGGGTCGAGGTCGGCGTGGTAGGAGACGCCGAGCAGGGCGCCCGCGTGCGAACGGTACTCGACGTCCTTGCCGGGGCAGCCCGAGCAGATCATCCGGAAGCCGGTGTTCTCCTCCATGTCGCCGACGGCGTAGACGGTCTCCCCGTCCAGCGTGGTGCGGATCTTGCTGATGCGCTCGACGGCCATCAGATCAGCACCACCCTGTCGGACGTGCCGGTGACGTAGCGGACCAGGCCGCGTTCGATCAGCTCGTCGAGGTCGGCCTGCGGCATGCTCATGGAGATGACCTTCTGCGAGGTGCAGGCCAGGGCGGTGAGGTGAACCAGGGAGCGCAGGGCCGCGTCGCTCACCTTCCAGTACGAGGCGGCCATCACGAGCCGGTCGACGGTCGCCGTGGTGCCTTCCTCGGGGTCGCTGAAGTCGGCTGCGAGGATCGCCGTAACGGGCTGACGCATGATGTTCTTCTCCTTCCGGATGGCCGCTCTCTTCTGTCGGCCACTGGTGAAATCGTCGCAGGAAAGCACGAGCCGTAGTGTCCAGGATTGGACACTACGGCCGTGGCGAAGGTCACACCTTGGCGGCCAGCGCGGGGTTGTGGAAGACCCTGCCGCCGTCCTCGTAGCTGGCCCAAGGCTGGTTGTAGGAGTGCCCCAGGTTCGACCGGCAGGTGTACCTCGCGTTCGGCCGCAGCGGCTTCATCCGCAGCCGGACCCGGCAGTTGCACACCAGAGTGACGACCACCGGTTCGTCGATCCGGCTCACTTCACGACCTCCAGCTTCAGCACCGGCATGACCGGAAGGGCGACCGGGGCGCCGCAGGCGATGGCCTCGGTGATCTGGTTGTACTCGGCGATGCCCGGGAAACCGAGCCAGACGCACCCGTTGTCCTGGGCCTGCCTGCGCCAGCCGGGCGCCGTGGCGCCCCAGTCGGCACTGAAGCGCATCCCCATGAAGGAGTCGCCGATGCCCTGCACCGTCAGCAGGACGCCGCTGGGTCCGATCTGGCAGTCGCCGACGTCCCCGGCGTCCCACGGAGGGGACACCTCCAGGTCGACCGAGGGCGCCTGGTGCAGACCCAGGACGCGCCCCAGGCCGAACCGCACCTCCGGGTCGTCGGAGGCCATGAGGACGATCGCGGCGCTGCGCCCGTCGTCGTATATCCGCAGGGCGTTCATCGTGTGAGCCTGCTGGCTGTTCTGCATCCTGATCCTCACGTGTCTTCTCTCTTCCCTGTGGGCCGCTCGTGCGGCCCGTTATCCGCCGAGCTGCCTGTCGACGTCCCGGGCGATCTCCACCAGCTCGCCGTACAGGTAGCAGGTGAAGTCGTCACAGGTCTTGCGGTTGTGGTCCTGTATCAGCTCGGGATAGTCCCTGCCCGTGACGGCGATGTACTCCAGCGCGCGGGCCAGGTGGCGCACCGCCTGCGGCCCGAGCAGTGAGGCCATGTCACCGGCCGCCCCGCCCATGCCGTTGACCATGCCGTCACGGTAGGCGGTCTCATCCGCGTAGCAGGCGTAGTACTCGTCGTCGCGGATCTCTCGGGCGACCCGGTCGGCGCGCTCGGAGAGCGCCTGCGAGGAACGCAGCGCGGCCCCGGCGTTCTCCGTGGCGTTGTTCTCGAAAACCGCCTCGTGGTGATCGGTCTCATGGATGAAGACCTCGGTGTGCAGCTCGGCCACGTCGATGGTCCGGCGGCCGAAGTCCTTCACGATGAAGCGGGTGCCGCCCGCGCCGCAGGTGCGGCACAGGAGCAGCGGGCCCGCCACCTCGTAGCGCTCCAGGTCAGCCATCACTCTCCTTCGGGATCCACTCGGTGTGGGCCGAGCAGTTGTGCGTACACCCCTCACAGCCGCAGCGGCAGATGTTCGGGTCGGTCTCGTAGCCGGGGCAGCGGCCCTCGGCGATCTGCGCGGCGGCCTCGCCCCAGTAGCACAGGTCGTGCCAGTCCCTGCGCAGGACGGCCTGCCCGATGGCGGACTGGTGGCCGTCGGAATGACCCTGCTCCTCCAGCCGGGCCGCGTCCTGCTGGATGCGGTCGTAGATGTCACAGCAGACCAGCTCGGCGCGGATCCGGTAGGCGACTTCGTCCTGCCTGTGCTTCACCGCTTCGCCTTCTTTCCGCTGTACCAGGGGAGCGCCAGGCCGTCGTTCTCCTCGCGCGGAACCAGGTGGAGATGCAGGTGGAAAACGCTCTGCGTGGCCTCCTTGCCCCGCGAGGTGATGACGTTCATCGGCCGGTCCGTGAACCGCATCAGCTCGGCCGCGCGCCGGGCCGTGTCGGCGAACGTCTCCGGGTCGGCCGCGAAGTCCTTGACGTGCCGCTTCGGGACGATGAGGCAGTGCCCCTCCGTTACCGGGTTGAGCGGCACGAAGGCCACCGCGTCGTGCCAGGTGCCGGGCTCCAGAATCCACTCGACCGGTTCGCGGCCTGCGATGATCTCGCAGAACACGCAGGGCGCCGGAAGGATCTGATCCTCGCAGCCACGACACCAGACGATCGGCGGAAGCTCATGGGCATAGACCGGATGCTTCCGCAGGGTCACACCGCGAGCGCAGTCGGGGTGGACGTAGGAGCCGAGGACGATGTAGGCGACCGGCTCGGGCTTCTCGTGCACGGTCACCACCAGCCGATCAGCGAGCCGACGGTCCACACGAGGCCCGTTACAGCGAGACCGGCGACGGCCAGGACCAGCAGAGTGACGGCACAGCAGCTCTCCGACTCGTCGCCGTGGGCCAGCTTCAGCCAGCCCAGTACGACGCCGGTCAGGACGATCGCCCAGAGCAGCATCTCGGATACGTCCATCAGCCTGTCACCACCTTCAGGATCTGCCGTCCCGGACGGGACGCGTCATCGAGCACGTCGACCGTGTAACCGCAGTTGACCAGGACGTCGCGGTACATCCGCAGCATGCCGGGCTCGCGTGCGTCACTTCCCTGGAACTCCACCATGACCGTGCCGTCCTCGGCATCCTTGGCCACGTAGCCGCTCTGCCGGAGGGCTTCCGGGAAGCGGGCGTTCGGCTCGTCACGCATCTTCCTCAGCTCGTCGAGCTGAATCTCGGCGATCTTCTTCACCGAGTTGAAGCCTCCACTGGCCAGGAAGAAGGAGACGCGGTGCGCCTTCAGCAGCGGCATCTCACACCTCCGTCACGTCGAAGGGCAGCCCGGGGCCACCGGTCGGGCGGGCGCCGTCGATCAGTTCCTTCAGCCAGCCCCTCTCGGTCCGGCTCGGCGCCGTGACGAGCTGGCCGCGCCACTGCCGCTGAGAGCGGCTGCCGTCGGCCTTGAGGATCCAGCCCTCGGCGTAGACGGACGGTGACGAGCCACCGGCAACACGCCAGGATCCCGCGACCAGCGCGTAGTGGATCTCCACCTTGGTCAGGAGGATCTTCTTGCCCCGGACCGAGCTGTCGGGGTGCGGGATCTCCGGCCCGTCGATGATGTTCACGAAGCGTCTGACCACGGGCTCACTGCGGGCGTGTACGAACTTCATCGCGAACCACCCACCTGGGCGCTGGACCAGATGTGCCTCTCCAGCGCCAGGGCCAGCTTGCCCGTCACGTCGGCCGCCTCAGCGATCACCGTCTGCCGGTTCTTGCCCGAAGTCACCATGAAGGCCGACAGGTTCTCCGCGACGATCCGCGCGGCTGCCTCGACGGTCGCCACCTTGACCTGGCGTACGTCGTCCAACTTGTCCACTGTTCTCCCCTTTCCCTGAAAACCATTCTAGCACAGGGGTGTTGACGGCCTAGGCGGAAAGCCGCGAGGCGCCCCTGCCAGCAACGACAGGGACGCCTCGCAGTGCGGAGCCGATCAGGCGAAGTACGGCTGACCCGTGTGGTACGCGATGACCAGGTTCTCGACCGGCGCGAAGAGCGGCGTCGGCAGACGGTCGATCGGGTGCCAGGTCCAGCCCGTGCACTTCTCGGGCTCCATCAGCCTCGGGTCACCGGAGACCCAGTGGGCGACCATGCCGACATCGGCGTAGTGCTTGCCCTGGTCGGTGTACTCGCGCAGGTTCGTGAGGCAGAGGAACCGGGGACGGGTGACGTTGATCTCGTCGCCGCACTCCTCCTCCAGCTCGCTCAGCGCGGTCTCCTCGTAGCTCTCACCGAACTCCTGGTGACCGCCCGGGGTGCCCCACTCGCCCACCCCGTGGGACCCGCGTCGCTGGCCGAGCAGCACGTGCTGCCTGCCGTCGAACTGCCGGACCACGAGAAGGCTCACGCCGACCTTCGGCCGGTTGCTCTCGTCTCGCTTCACTTCTTCCCCTCGTCCCAGCCGAACAGCTCGTTCGGCGACGTCCCCAGCGCCGTGCACAGGAGCAGCAGCACGTCGGGCTTGATGTTGTTGCGGCCCTGCTCGATGAAGGTGATCGAGGTGCCGTCCTTGTAGCCGACCGCGCTGGCCAGCTCGACCTGCGTCATTCCGGCCCGCTCGCGCAGGGCGCGGACCCGCAGACCCACCGCGTAGGTCAGGTCGGTCGGCTCGGAGCGGGTGGGCGTGGTGCTCTTCTGCACGCTCTCCTCCTTCACAGGAGCCGGGCGCCGTAGCGCTCCTCGGGGACCTGGATGATCGCGATGGCCACCAGGGCGTTCATGGCCGCGATCTGTGCGACGCGCATCGGGTCGGTGTTCTCGCCGATGCGCGTCATCTCGACCGCGTTGACCAGGTCGGCACACTTCATGGCGTGCGCCAGGTAGCTGCGGGCCGCGTCGTCGCGGTCCGGCTCGTCGTTGCGCCGCATGGCCCTCAGACCCGGATGACGGTCGACTTGCGGACCATCGTGGAGTTGGTCGCGGCGGCCTGCTGGGTGGAGCCGCCCGGGTTGTAGGTGACCTGGGAGGCGCGGCCCGCGATGCCCATGATCTCGCTCAGGAAGGCGTCGAGCTGGGACTCGCCGACGTAGCTGGTCACGTCGTAGCCGCTGGCGTTGACCAGGAGCATGTCGACGACCTGCCAGGTGTTCGCCTCGAAGCCGAACGTGAAGACGAACTTCTGGCCGCTCTCGCCGTCCGCCAGGGTGATCAGGTACTGGTTCTTCTCCGAGACCACCGTGGGGACGATCGTCGTCGTCTCCTTGACGGTGAGCTTGCGCAGACTGCCCAGCTCCTTGGCCACGGCCGTCGGCAGGTAGGTCTCGTCGACTTCCTGCGAGGCGGGGATCGCGGCCTTCCTGGCGCCCTCGGGGGTGAAGTTGCGGCGCCCGTTGTCGGGGTCCTTGTAGATCGCCACGTACATGTCCCAGCCGCTGGCCAGGGGCTGCTGCTTGCCGTCGATGAAGAGGTGGGACTTCTCCCAGCGCCACTTCCGGCCGTCGAGGCGGAACTTGATCGTCATCTTGGTGCGCTCGCCCAGGTGGGTGAGCAGGATCTTGCCGTAGCCGCTGCGCTCGACGATGGGCTCGCAGCCCGTCTTGTCCAGCAGGAAGGCGTACGGCTCGTGCACCACGTCCGGCATGTCGTCGATGCTGACGGTGTTGCCCACTTCTTCTCCATCCGATGCAGCTTCCAGGCCCCGTGGCCGGGGCCTCTTCCGTTCTCAACTCTACTCTATCACAAGGGAGTTGAGGATTCAGTCGATGTGCTTGCCGATGTACTCGACCTCGATCACCTTGACCTCGGCGCCCTGCTCGCCGTAGGCCCACAGGATGCGTTCGCCGCCAGGGCCGATGCGCACGTACGAGATCCACAGGTCGTCGCGGTTGCCGAATTTCGGGTCCGGCTTCATCCGGTGCGTGTGCAGGCTCGGATGGGCCGGATTCTCCGACAGCTTGTTCAGGGCCGACTCGACCTGCCTCATCTTGCCCCGGTCGCCCGACTTGCGGATCTTCGTGATGCCCTTGCGGGCGGCCGGGGTGATGTCCAGCGCGAACTTCATGCCGCGTCACCCCAGATCAGGGCGTGCAGCTCGGCGTCGGTCGAGACGCGCTGGGACGGGATGCCCCGGCGCCGCGACTCGCGGTTGACGTAGACCGCCTCCGCCGCGTCCTCCATGCCGGTGAAGCCGAACGCCTCCTCCGGCGAGAGGACCGCCTTGACGGCCAGGTGCTGGTCGATGGCCGAGGGGGTCAGGGTGATCACGCCGCCCTCGGCGACGTCGACCCTGTACTGCCGGTCCTCCACGACCGGGCTCAGGTCGATGCGTCCACGCGAGTCCGGCGACACCAGGATGACCATGGTCTCTCCTTCCCGTCGGCGGGCGGTGCCCGCTCTCCTATGAGGAGCCTATCCTCAACTTGGCTGCCATTGCAAGAGGTTCAGCCGGTGACCACGATCGACGAGAACGGGCTGTCGGGCGTGACGAACTCCGTCGCGAAGGCACGGTCCAGCACAGCCTTCAGCCGGGGCGTCAGCGCCTCGGTGCGGTCCCACCGGATCTCGGTCGTGGCCATGCAGTCGGCGCACCACGTCGGCCGCAGCCGCTGCGTGAACGCCTCGGCCAGCCGAGGGAAGAAACCCTTCCCCTCGCAGGTCGCGCAGTTCCAGCGGAACGGCGTGAGGGTGACCATCACCTTTCCGTCGTACGTGACGGAAGTCCTGGCGAACATCAGGTCGTCCCTGAAGCCCTCGGCCAGCAGGTGGTCCCTGATCCGGTCTTCCAGTTTCCGGGCGCTCTCGGCGTCCATCGCGCATCCCCTCTCCGAAGAGGCTTCGTTGCCTCAACGGAGAGGTTAGCAGCGGATCTTGATGACCTGGGCCACTTTCAGCGAATGTGCCTCTCGATCTCCAGGGCCAGCTTCTTGACCACCAGGCCCAGCCGCTCGGCGACGTCCTCCGCGTAGCTGTCCAGCGACTCCACGCGGATGCCCGTCCGGCGCTGCTGCCGGGGGGCGTTCAGGGCCCGCACGATCACCTCCTCGGTGACCGAACCCCGCAGCAGCTCCACCGCCAGCTCGGTGGCCTTCGTCCTCACCTGCTCCACAGATAGCTCCTCGTGTCTTCTCGATTCCGTCAACACGAGTCTACCAGAAGGAAGTTGAGAAGAGATGGGCTCGATGGAGTCAGCGCCCCGTCCTGATGAGATGACGGGCCAGGAGGGCGCGGACCACCAGGACCCCGCCGATGAGCATCACCTGCTGCTGCGAGCCGTCCGGCAGGGCCGCCAGATCCGTGACGATGTTCGGGCCGAGCACCATCGCCATGCCGGTCACCCCGAGCGCGTCACTGACGAAGACCTCCTCGGCCGGGACCGTGCGGCCCCTCTTCTGGTTCGTGTCCTGCACCTTTTCCATGCCCACGTCGATCCCCTTTCCGGTTCGTTTCCCCAACTCTAGCAAACGCCAGCGAGGTTGACCCTCAAGGAAAGCTCAGAACCTCCTTGATCACGTCATCCGCCCGAGCCCGCCAGCGGCCCGCCAGCGGCCGACAGCGGCCACCACCCACCGCAGAGACGCCGGAGCCACCAACCGGCCCGCAGACGGGCGCCCAGCCACCCTCCTGCCGCAGACGAGCCGACACCCCAGCCCCCACCGGTTCGGCCCGCACCCGGCAGACGGCAGTACCCCCACCCTTCCGGAAGCGAAGCGAATCCGTCCGTCCTCCCGGCGCCGCGCCAGCGGGGCCGAAGCGCGCGTGCGCGCGGGACGACGACGAAGGAGAGGTGTCTCGAAGAGAGAGTGGAGGTGCGGGCCGGTGGGTGGGGAACCCACCGGCTTGCACCGACACCGAACGGAGAGGCACCTCGACTGAGGAGGAGGACTTCTACCTTCTTGGGGTGGGTGGCTACCCATTTCCCCAGGTCAGGTTGGGTACCGATGTGCACAGACAGGAGAGGGCCCCTACTACGGCCAGGATAGGGGGTGCTACAGCCAGGGTAGGGGTAGAAATCGGGCATCTTTCTCTATCTGGCATATCTTTCAGCGGTAGGAAGGGGGTGTCGTTCGGAGGTTCCGAAAACCGGGCCAGGAGGGGACCCTTTTGCACGCACAGGACACCCCCCTGCCCTGGTGGGAGCGGATCGACTGCACTGCCTGCAAAGATGGCACGTCTCTGATAGAGTCGTGTTCGGAAAGGAGAGCCACATGGGCACTTACATGGGCGGCGCCATGAGCGTTGCCGAGCTGGACGACTTCGCTCGGAGCGGCAGGGCTACGGAGGTGGCGGACTGGGTGATCGCGCTGAACCTCAAGCCGCACACCCATGTCCTCTACATGCGGATGTGCAGGATTGCCAGGATCGAAGACCGGGAGGGCATCCGGCTCACGCTCACCCGAGAGGAGGCGGACAACCTCTCCCGGGGGGATGGCAACGAGGCCCTGAACGAGCTTCTGGGGGTCGGGGCGATCACGAAGGTCGCCGCCTACCGAAGCGGCAAGGTCCGGTTCCAGATCGAGATTTACCCGCCCGAGGTCCGCTCGCTCATGGGCGAGTACCGTCAGGCCGCTGGCATGCCGGTGGTCTCGTACACCTGAGAAAAGCGAAGGGGCCCCGCTGCAACGGGACCCCTCTAGATGCTCAACCCACAAGGAAGGTACCCCAAAATGAGCGATCGGCCCACCTTCAGTCTGACGGACGACTGGGTCACGCTGGCCGACCTCGACCACCTGACCTTCCGGATCTACTCCATCCTCCGAACGAACGCGGAGTTCGGACGAAACGGCGTGGTGAGCCACACCGTGCACGTGACTGCATCCTGGGTGGTTGACTGCACCCGGCACTGGGAGAAGCCGCTGGCCATGTCCACGGTTCGCAAGCACATGCAGAAGCTGGTGGATGCGGGCGTTCTAAGGCGGGTGAATGACCCGAAGGAAGGGCTCGGGACGATCTACGAATTCGTGGCCGATCCGGGCGAGGATTACCCGCACCCGGTGAACGGGTTCGAACACGCCAAGCGGATTTCTCGCAGCCGTGGAACAACTTCCGTCTACCGGCGAATCCGCACGGATGACTCCACTGCACCCTCCGCATCAAGGCGCTCTTCGCGACCGGTGGTGCAGGCGGTGGAGGCATTCGACGCCGAGCCGGTGACCGAGGAGCAGGAGTTCGACCTGTCGGGGCTGGACGGGATCGGCCAGGAGGGACCGGCCCTGACCGAGTCCCAGCGGGAGTTCGCCGAGGAGCTTGAGCAGGCGACCGGCGTCAGCACCACACCGCACCTCCGGCTGATGGCCGGAGCGTGTCGCAGGATCGCCGAGACGTACGGCCCGGCGCTGGAGTCCGGCTGGATCCCCCGCGATCTCGCCCGGCGTCTCGCGGCTGAGTTGAACCCGAAGGTTCGCATGCCGGAGAAGCTGCTCGTGAGCAAGGCCGAGGACATCGGCAAGCCTCCGAAGGCGGCGGCCGAGGCCATGCCCCAGGAGGTCCGGCGGGCGGACGGGCTGAACGGCTACGTCCCCCCGAAGCAGTTCCGGAAGCGTGACGGGCTCCCCCTGAGCCCGGAGGAGCAGCGGAAGATCGACGAGAAGCTGCGGAGTTACCAGGCGCAGCGTGAACGCGCCAACTGGCTGAAGAGCTGAACGACGGGAAGGAAGAAGACTCATGGGTGAAGTGCGTGCCATCGCGGGTGGAACGATGGTCGACCCGCATGCCGAGATGGCTGTTCTCGGAGAGCTGCTGCTTTCCGAGGGGCACCCCCTCGACTGCCGCGACGAGGTCACCGAGATCCTGCGGGAGGCCGGACCGGCGGTATTCAATGACCCGCTCAACCGGAAGGTCTACGAGGCGTTCCTGACCGGCTTCATCGAAGGCGGTCACACCGACCCCGTCTCTGTCGTAGGGGTGCTGCGTACCGACGGGGACTTGACGCCCGAGCTGTTCGATCACGTGCACTCGCTTCCGTCCCGGGCGGGAAACCTCGCTGCTTCCCACGGCGGGGCGCGAGCCCTGCTGGATCTCTACCGCAGGCGCCAGCTCCACCAGGTTCTCGTCGAATCCAGTGGCCGCGTGCAGTCCGGCGGCGGATCGTACGGTGAGATCGCCGGTGAGGTCTCCAGCATGGTGTCGGAGGTCATCGACGTCTCCACGAAGGTGGCCACCACCTTCAGCGCCGCCGAAGTCTCCGAGGCCGCACTGGGGCACATCCTGCACGGCAAGAAGACCGAGCTGGGCATCCCGATGGGCCTGCACGACATCGATGAGCTGACCGGCGGCATGCGCATGGGCCAGTTCATCGTGATCGCGGGGCGGCCGGGCCACGGTAAGACCACCCTGGGTGCACAGGTCGCGCGCAACGTTTCCCACCAGGGCATCGCGACGGAGATCTTCTCCCTGGAGATGCCGAAGGAGGAGCTGGGGCAGCGCAACGCGTCGGCCGAGACCGGCATCCCCTTCGAGGACATCCGGGATGGCCGGGTGGATGCCGAGGCGATCGACCGGCTGATCGAGTACGACGCCAGCCAGGCCGAGTACCCCATGACGGTCGACGACGACCCGGGTCAGACGCTCGGGGAGATCGCGCTGAAGGTGCGCAAGTCGGCCCGGGAGAAGGGCGCGAAGGTCTTCGTCATCGACTATCTCCAGCTCGTGAAGCCGGACAAGCCGACCGGCAACCCGACGGTGGACGTGGCGATCGTTTCGGAGGGGCTGCGCAGGCTGGCCCGTACGCTCCGCGTGATCATCATCGCGCTGGCGCAGCTCAACCGTGAGTCGGCGAGCCGGGACGACGGCAAGCCGAAGCTGACCGATCTGCGCCAGTCCGGCCAGATCGAGCAGGACGCCAACCTGGTGATCCTGGTCCACCTGCCGTTCAAGATCGACCCCGACACGGCACGCGGCAAGGAGGCGGACATCATCCTGGCCAAGAACCGTGGCGGCAAGACGGCCGAGCGCGTCATGCTCTTCGACGGCGCCCACAGCCGGTTCCTCAACCCGTCCGACGTGCTTCCGAGGATGGCCGCATGATCACCGGAGAGTTCCTGGTCTGTGACGATCTCGGCCCTCTCGGGCGTCTGGTTCCCCCGGGTGAGCTGTTCGTGATGGAACCCAGGGACGTGAACCTGGTCATCGCGGAACGGAAGTGGATCAGCGGGAAGTATCTGGAGGCGGACGAGAAGGCCGAGCAGTACCGGAAGCGCCTGAAGACGGCACACCTGCGTGGGCGGCGCGACGCGATCCGCGAATGGTTCGACATCTGGACCATCGAAGCGGCGAAGTACTCCGTCTGTGACGGCTGGCTGCTGGCTGTCGTCGGCCTTCTGGAGATGGGCAAGCAGCAGGCGATGAACGTTCCGAAGAACTTCAGCTACAACGGCTACGGACCGATCAGGGAGTTGACCAAGAAGGTGGTCAACGCCACCGACGAGGAGATCATCAACGGCGCCCGGTTCCGGGTGTCGTAACGGAGAGGGGAAACGTGAGCTACGAGAAGATCGCTCGGATGCCCGAGTATCAGAAGGCGGTCGAATCACTCGACGCCTTCCGGCGGGCACTGGAGGATGCGGGATCTTCGATGCTGGATGATTTCGCCAGCATCGCCCTGTTCGCCGCCGGTTCGGCTGCATACCGGGACATGTGTCCCGAGTGCAAGGACCCGCACGCCATCTACGCCCCGCACGAGGTGCAGCCGGACGGTCAGAAGGGCGTGCGGTGCGGTTACCTGTGCCGCCGGGGGCACCGCTGGAGCTGCGCCTGGGCGCGCAGGGCCTGAAGAAGCGCGAAGGCCAGGCGCCCGTCATCCGGCGGGTGGCCTGGCCTCACTTCCAGCCCCTCCTGGGGCGGCATGAACGAGTATGGCACGGCGCCCCGGTGCACCCAAGTGCTTTCGAGCGGGCTGGCAGTAGAAGTGGCCTGGGCCATGTAGTAGGCTTACAGACAGCCAAGTTGATGTTGGTCAACCTTCGGGAAGGTGAAGAGATGCTGGTGTCCACAGGGCCCATCGCGCTCGCGCGGCCTGGATGGGGCCTGAAGGAAGGAACGATCGTCTCGCTGGTCTCCAACGACTCCGGAGGCAGGCCGGACGTGCTCTGCGCGCAGATGATCGCGGGGGCCGCAATCTCCGGAGTGAAGACCCTCGTGCTGCTGAACGGCCTGCGCACCGACGACGACGCGTGGAAGGCCATCGGGGACATCCTCGGCGGCGGCAACCCCAAGGCGGCGGCGCAGGAGATGCGCCACATGAAGCTCGTGATGTACGCCTCGGGCACGGGCCGGGAGCACGTCGGGAAGGCGGAGCTGGTGTACGCTCCTGGACTCAACCCCACCGAGCTGAGCCGCCTCTCCGACGAGACGACGGCGCCGATCCTGACCCTTTCCGACCTCGAAAGCGAGGTCGTGAAGCGGCTGTCCAGCGAGGTCATCCGCGTGGGAGGCGACGCGATCGTTCTCGACGCGGAGGGCTTCGAGGTTCCTGTCGTGTTCGACCCGAGCGGTCCGGTCTACCGGGTGGCAGAATGAGGCCCCCGGCGCTCATCGTGAACGACGGAACCAGTCGCGCGTTCTTGTCTGACGGAATGCCGGGGACGGGAGGGCTCTTCGTGCCGGAAATGCACCGTTTCCCCCTCAAGCAGACGATCGCGCAGGTTCTCGTCGAGTATGCCGAGCAGAACCACCCGGTCCTGATGGTCGACGACGGAACCCGGCGCACGGGGGGGATCCTGTACCACGTGGCTCACATGCTCGGACTCAGGACCCCAGACGCCCTCTCCGAGGAGCGGTCTTCCGTTCCCCTCCGGGTCACTGACGACCTGGAGGGCGCATGGAGCAGTGCACAGGGTGTTCACGTGGGCGACTTCCAGCATGTCGGAGGGTTCGAGGTGATGTATCACCCGGCATACGGCGAGCCGGACGATCACGCGTGCGACATGGGCGACGCCCACGGGGTTCTCCTGGTGATGGAGTATCCGAACCGGGATTCCCGGACGCTCCTCATGCGTGAACACGACCTCACGCGCGATGCAAGTGGACGACTCGCGCGCAAGAGCTGAAGGAGAAGAAGCGGTGGGCAAGGCTCTTGAAGTGATGATCGCGGCGCTGGACGCCGCCGGATCCAAGCGGTCTCGGGCCGGTGGTGGCCAGGTGTTCCAGTGCCCGGCGCACGACGACAGGAGCCCCAGCCTCAGTGTGAGCGCAGGCACCAAGGGTATGGACGTGGTCTTCAAGTGCCACGCGGGGTGCGAGCGGGACGACATCCTCGCTGCTCTCGGTCTGACCTGGAAGGACATCCTCGGGAAAGGCGACAGCGAGGAGTACCGCAAGCGTCGCGCCGACCTCTGGATGCCCTGCCAGGGAGGCAAGGACACGCCCGACAGCGAGCGGTGCCCCGGCCAGAAGAAGGCCGAGTACCAGTACACGGACGAGAACGGGAACCTGCTCTACGCGGTGGCCCGGTGCTCTCACAAGGGGAAGGGCTGCCGTGCCCCGTTCGCCCAGTGGCGCCCCGATTCGACCCGCCCGTACGGCAAGGCGTGGGGCCTTCCGGGTTCGGTCCGGCGGGTGCTCTACAACCTGCCGAGGGTGATCGAGGCGGCGAAGGCCGGGCGCAGGATCTGGATCGTGGAGGGCGAGAAGGACGTCGACCGGATGAAGGCGGACTTCCCCGACGAGGTCGCCACGACCGTGGTCTCCGGCGCGGGCAAGAGCAAGTGGAAGCTGGAGTACACCCGGTACTTCAAGGGCGCCTCCGAGGTCATCATCTTCGCGGACTGCGACAAGACGGGGCTGGAGTTCGCCGAGGAGGTCTACGGCCACGTCAGCAAGGTCGTGGACAAGGTGAAGGTCGTGTGCTCGCCGCTCATGAACGACGGCGCCGACTTCTCCGACCACTGCGATCACGGTTTCGGGCTCGACGAGTTCGAGATCGTTCCCTTCGAGCCGATCAAGAAGCGCCCCAGGATGGCGATCGTCGTCGAGGAGGAGCACCGGGAGAAGCCGGTCGTCTTCAGCGGATTCAGCCAGGAGTCGGTCGAGCGCAGCCTGGTCGGCTCGATCCTGCGGTACGGCAACTCGTACGGGATCAACGAAGTGGACCTCCAGACCGACAAGCGGCTGAACGTGATCGTCAAGGCATCCGCACGACTGGCGGCCAGTGGCCTCGTGATCACGCCCGAGATGGTCGCGGCGGAGATCGAGGACATGGGGGTCAGCACCTACGACAAGGCACTGCCCTACGCCCTGGAGCTGGAGGCCGTCGCCTTCGACGACACGGCGAAGCCCCTGATCGCGGCACGCATCCTGCGGGAGCGGACGATGCGCAGGAGCCTCGCCTACGTCAGCCGCGCGACGGAGTCGGCGCTTCAGGACGAACGGCGTTCGCTGGAACAGATCCTCAGCGACGTCAGCAGGACGGCCGAGAGGCTGAACGAGGAGTACGCCAGTCTGGAGCGGGAGTACTGCCAGCCGGTCGGCGACGTCTTCACCGGGGACGTTCTCGAAGAGATCGTCATGGAGGAGATCGAGGAGCCGACGAACGTCAAGCCGATCAGGCAGGTGGTCATCCCCCTCAAGGGGAAGCAGGCGGCCCAGGGCGGCTGACATGGCCCAGGCCATCTGGTAACCTCAAAACAAGGGAAGGGGGCCCCGGTTGAGACCGGGGCCCATGAGAGGAGACGACATGGCCCGCGCGGCGAACAGCCCGTACCGGGAGGACTGGTACGAGAGCAAGCTGGAGGGAGCGGCCACCCCGAAGGACGCCTTCGAGGTTCTGCGGGGACGGCTCGCGGCCAGCGTCAAGAGGCTGCCCGAGGAGTTGCAGTACGGCGCGTACGCCACGGCCGTGGACGCCCTCAAGGGCGTCATCGAGGCGGTCGAGGACGCGATCGACGACACGAGGCCGGTGGGCGCGTGAGGGTCGACGGAACGCGGCTGGACCTGCGCACGATGGCCAGCCGGGAGGGACGCGGGCCGCTGATCGGCGGCCGACGGCACCTCGGGGTCGGCGGCAGCATGGTGATCGTCAGCGAACTCGACTCCCCGGATCGCGCGGGGATCAACATCGCCGTGCCCGACCCCTGGATCACGATCCACTGCATCACGCACGGGCGCGACGAGCACGGGTCGCCCATCGACCGGGACGGCTGGCTCGACGTCGCGGACCTCACGCCGTGGCGCGAGTACTGGCTGGAGCTGGACGCACTCGGAGGCATCCGGGTGGAGCGCGCCGACTCGGACGGCACCAGTTACCGCTGGTACTGGCCGATGCCGTACGACTCGTGGAGGCGGATCAAGTGCGGGTGAACAGCGGGCGCCTCGACCTGAAGAGCCTCGTCGTCGGAGAGCCCTGCACCATCACGACCGGGGGCACGTCGATCCGGATGGTGCACACCGGCCGGAGCATCGAGATGGGCATGTACCTGAACGGGGTCGGCATGGGCCCGATCAGGGACGACCGGCTGATGCGGATCGAGGACGAGCACGGGAAGGGGTTCTTGACCTACTGGCTTCTCCTGGACCGGCTGGCGCCGCGACGTCTGTACACCGTCCTGGTCACGGATCCGGGCGCCCTGCGAGGCGAGGCCGAGGACGCGCGCTTCACGGGGGTGCCCGGCTGGCGGATCTCCGACGACACCCCCGGCCTTGAACCCGAGCCCGGTGACCTGAAGTCCAGCGGTCCCGTGTGTGGCCTGATCGGGAAACTCCTCGGGGAGAGGGGGAGGGTGACGCGAAGGAAGAGCCGATGATGGGGAGGGGGTGAGTGAAATGTGCGACTGGTGCGGACAGGGGTGTGGAGACTCCACCCAGCCTGGCCCGCAGACCCCGGAGAATCCGGAGAATGAGGACTGAGTACGTGACGTATGTCGAGAAGGCCCGGGAGGCTCTGGTCGAACAGCTTCCCGGGCTGGCGAGAGAAGACCGCAGCAGCCTGCTGGACCTGTACACGGTCCTCGTGCTGATTCGCGGCGAGAGCACGACCCTGGAGCATGTCCACGACGCCTGGAGTGTCTGGATGTCGCGCACCAGGCCGGACCACCGTTCGATCATCCCCTTCGACGAGCTGACCACCGAGGTCCAGGAGATGGACCGCAAGTACGCCGAGGCCATCCAGGAGGCGGCGCGCAGGGTGAGCGGTGAGGGCCGGTGAGGGGCGCCAGGAGGGCGGCTTCCGTTCTGGCCGCAAGCGCACTGGTGGCGGCACTCTGTACGGGTGCATCTGCGGGGAAGGGTGAAGTCGGCGAAGAGCCTGTCGCGCGGTCCGCTCAGCGCCAGCAGGTGAGGATCGAGCTTCCGCCGCTCAAGCGGATCGACCCCACTCCGGAGCCGTCTCCGACCGCGAAGCCCTCGGTCACCCCCACGGCGAAGTCGACCTTCCGGCCGAAGCCCGCAGCGAAGCCCCGGGTGCGGCCGACTCGCACGGCGAAGAAGGAGCGGCGCCCCGTCGAGCAGGTGACGAGGATCGGCGGGTACGCGTACTGCGGATCGACCGTCCCTGCGGCGCAGAGGTGCATCGATCAGGGGAAGCTGACGCTGTACTACCCGGCTGGCGTGAAAACGCTGGCAGGTCACAACTACATGGGGTGGTACTGGATGGACGACCTGCCGGTGGGCCGGAAGGTCGTCATCTCCTCGGGCGGCCTGGCGGGGACCTACCGGGTGTACGGGCACGGCTGGGCGAAGCGCGGCAGCCAGGGAGGCACCTTCCCGGCGTCGGGGCTGGGGGCCTCCGTAGCGCTCCAGACCTGCACCAGCACGGGGACGGGCTTCTCGTTCCTCCGGCGCCTGTGAGCGGGTGAGGTTACTCACCGAAAACCGCTACAGAAAAGCGAAGTTCTGCGGTAGAGTAGTACTTGTAGCCGGGAGGGGAAGCCTTCCCGGCAGGCAAAGGGATATAGCTCAGCTTGGCCAGAGCAACCGTCTCCAAAGCGGTGTTTGCGCAGGTTCGAATCCTGCTATCCCTGCTGGACCCCGGGGTTACAACCCCCCCGTCACCCTGGGGTCCTTTACCGGAATGTAGCTCAGCTTGGTTTAGAGCGCTCCGTTCGGGACGGAGAGGCCCGCAGGTTCGAATCCTGTCATTCCGACTGGACTCCGGGCGGCGTATCGGAAGTACCTCTTTCCCTTACGACGTCGTCCACTCCGTCCGGAGTCCTCAGTTCTCGCTGCCAGTTGTCCTTCTTTTCGGAAGGTCGACATCCCGCAGGGATGGCATCCTGCGAAGGGGAAACCTGTCCACCGATCGGTGCGAGAGGGTCGGTCAAAGTACCGGGCAGAGTTCCCCGCCCGCCTCCGTAACTCAGTCGGTAGAGTGCTTCCCTCGTAAGGAAGATGCCGCAGGTTCGATTCCTGTCGGGGGCTCGAAGGTGCGGTGCGGACTCATAATCCGTAGCCGTATGCCGGTGGAAGGTGCGGGAGGACAGACCCGACTGGAAGCAAGGCAGACCCCTGGTGGAACGCTGTCCCGGGAAGCCAGGGGTTCCTGTGAAATCGGGACGAGAAAGAGGGTGCGATCGTGACCTGCAAGTGCAAGGCTCGGACGTACGAGGGGCACCTGAAGAAGGTGCAGCAGGACGGATACCCTACCCATGTCTACACAGGTCACTACTGGAGCCCCAAGGACGACAAGTAAAACTGAAGAACGCGCGCCCTTAGCTCAGTTGGCAGAGCAGGGGATTCTTAATCCTCGTGTCACTGGTTCAAGTCCAGTAGGGCGTACGCAGAACAACGGGATGTGGCCCAGTTCGGATGGGGCAACCGACTACGGATCGGAAGGACGGGGGTTCAAATCCCTCCATCCCGGCTCGACAACTCAATAGCAAAAATCATGCGCCTGTGGAGGAGTCTGGAGTCCTCGCCGGTCAAGTCAGAGAGAAGAAATGAATCCAACAGAAAAGGGCGTTAGAACAGAAGGTATCATCCTTTCGGCCCTATTGAAGAAGGGCTACAGGGTACTCCTTCCGTTCGGTGGAGGTTCCCGTTATGATCTCGTTTACGAGGAAGATGGGAAGTTCATCAGGGTGCAGTGCAAAACTGCAACCTATGCAAACGGATGCGTAGTTTTTAATTCGAGATCCGTGAGCAGAGATGGGCAGAATCTTCACTACGCCGGAGATTGCGATGTCTTCGGTGTTTACTGCCCCGATCTGGACTCGACCTACCTTGTTCCCGTGGAGCTTGTAGCCAAGGGTAAGGGTAGTCTTCGAGTGGAAGAGCCCAGGGTAACGAGAACCTTGCAGGCTCTCTGGGCGAAGGACTTTGAACTGACGTAAGCGGAGATTTTCGCGGGTTCAAATCCCGTCAGGACCGCTGGCTTCGGAGGCAGATCTCGCAGGGTTCGCGGCTCACGCCGCTACCTGGGAGGCAGAGAGTGAGGCAAAGCGAGTCCACGAGCCAACCTTCTCCGGGAGGCGACTGGAGGGCGGCCCCTGCCCAGCTATATCTCAAGGGGTGCACGGCCCTGTAGCTCAGTTCGCGTAAGAGCGCTCGCCTGAAAAGCGAGAGGTTCGCCGGTTCGAATCCGGCCGGGGCCACTGGCCGGACGGTAAGCTATCGACGCAGCCCCACTGTGGCGGGTGGGACATACGCGCGAAGATAGCCCATGCGTGGAAGCATTGCCGTCCGGTTGCCGACAATTTCATAGTCGATCGCCCGTAGTTTAACTGGCAAAACTCCGGCCTCTGGAGTCGGCGTTCTTGGTTCAAATCCAGGCGGGCGAGCTGCGCCGGACCGGCACGTTGAGTGGTCCGTAACCAGTCGGTCGCATGCGACCGGTCCGGCGCGAACAAGTCAATCCCTCGTAGCTCAGTTGGCAGAGCATTCGATTGTTAATCGACAGGTCACTGGTTCGAGTCCAGTCGGGGGAGCGTGTGCCGACGACACCATGTCCTTCCGTGGTCTGAAAAACCCGGTCGGACTCACAGTCGGTGGTAAAGGGTCGTGGTGCGCAACACGGCCGCGCGTGCAAGCGAACCCGAGTCAGAGCCCGGCGAACAGGGCACTCGGGCGGAGCTGGGGAGACGTCCCGTGCGAGTTCGAGCCTCGCCACGCGCACTCAGGAAGAAGCCCGTCGCAACGGAAGGGAATGGGCGATGAACAGCCTGACCGGATTCACCTAGGACCGCGAAATACGCGGCCCTAGGAGGATGATTTCCGATGGGCAAGACCGCACACCACACGCCGGAGAAGTTCGACCGGCGAGAGTTCCCCGACGGCTACCGGATGTACTGGCGTGGCCGTCCGCTCGTTCCGGTGCGCGAACACACGGTGTACGACCTGGACTTCAGCGCCTCTGAACTCCGGAAGGCGCAGCGGGAGGGCAGGCGTCCTCAGCCTCGGAAGATCCGGCGCACTGCCCGCTGGTGGACCTACACGGGGGCGTGGACTCCCAGCTCCAGCCGTACCTACTGGGCCGACAAGAACGAACGGTCGAACAGGCGGTACGTGAAGAGTGTGCTGAACGCAGGGCGCCGGACCAAGGGTGAACTCGAAAGGCGCCTGTACGAAAAGGCAGAGAAGACCCCTCGCCGGATGCTGTACGACATCTGGTGAGGCAGCAGGGATGCTCTCGTAGCTCAGGGGATAGAGCACTGGATTCCTAATCCGGGTGTCGCAGGTTCGAATCCTGCCGGGAGCACGGCGGAGCCACCGCGTCACGCCGGGCGCGAATGGGTGCGAAGAGGCCAACTCCAGTGATCTGCGTGGCGGCTCTCCTGGTGAAAGATCTCGCACGGTCGAGGCTATACGGCCCCCGCGTTCTTGTATCGGAAGGGGAAGAGGAATGGCGGAATACAGCGCCGGAAACATCAAGCACGCCGGGGAATGGCTCAAGCTCAGGGTCAACGATGACGGCGACTGGCTGACCAAGGTGGACGGCCAGGAGATCAAGCAGCCGACCCGGCAGAAGCTCCTCGCCGAGGCCAGCCGCATCCTGCGGCTGAAGAAGAAGGCCGTGAACATCCCGTTCACGAGGATGGAGTCGAAGAACAACGGCTACGTCACCCTCAAGCACGGCGTGGTGACCGGCATCCACTCGGGCACGGGCAACCTTCTCGTCGCCTGGGACGACGGCACCAACGGTCAGCTCACCGTCGGCTTCAGCTCGGACGTCATGCAGCGTCTGACGCCCGCCGAGGAGGAGAAGCTGACCCGCCTGGTGCGCGACGCCTATCACGCGAGCGAGGAGCTGCGGGAGTTCACCCAGCGGCGCAACGTCTACAAGGGCACGAAGGGCCTGGTCGACCAGGTTCAGGCGCTCCTGGAGAAGGACGGCAAAAGCTGATGGAGGACAACCTGACGACGGTCGACAACGCGATCGACTTCCGCGACGTCGTGATGACCCTGGACCGCGAGGACCACAAGCGGCGCATCTACGCGCGCCGGGCGGGGACCGAGCAGATCTACGAGATCATCCCCCGGCATGTGGACCTGTTCCAGAAGATCACCTTCGACGACCTGTTCCTGTCGAACCACCCTCCGGTCTACATGGAGGACATGGCCCAGGCGCTGAACGGCGTGGAGCGGGGAACCCTGATCCTCGACGTCTTCACCCGCTGATTCTGGCCAACACGCCTTCAGTACGGTAAGGTTGGAACACGGCGGCCTCGCACGACCACGAGCCGTGCCGGGCCGCCACCATGAAGCCCCGGACCTGACGCCGGGGCTTCTCCATCGGATGAGGAGAGAAGCAGGATGGGTACGTACGACGGCGGGCAGGCGCCCGTGGACAGCTCGACCTGGAAGCGCCCCGTCAGCAGCAAGGGCGACGCCAGCCAGGCGCCCAAGGGGACCTACACCCGCGAGGCCACGGCCCGGTCCGGGTCGACGGGGACCGGCATCAGGACGGGGAAGTCCACCCCCGAGCCGGAGCCCGGCGCGATCGTGCGCAACTTCGGGTACGGCGGTGGCCGGTGACGCGGGTTCCCGAGGAGCTGAAGTTCGAGCTTGCCGGAATTCTGGAGCGGCTGGACTCGTCCAAGTGGCAGCACCTGGAGGAGTTGCTGGCGGAAGGCAAGGCGGGCACCATGTACGGCCTTCTGAACCTGGCACCGCTCGGGAAGGAAGGTGCCCGGGAGCTGATGGATGCCGCATCCGACCTGATGCACCACGACCGCAACATCAGGCAGCACCGGCTCGAACTGCACGATCTCATCCAGAACGCGCTGAGCGGGATCCATCTCGCCGAGCGGAAGATCAAGGCTCTCGACGAGCTGGGTGACGTGGAGTACGAGGGTGGCTCGGCCGACCTGGAAGCCTTCCTCGCCGACGCCGCGCGGTGCCTGCGAGCGGCCCAGGCACTCAAGCCGACCGACCGGGAGGGGAAGTGACCGCATTCGTGCACGGATCCTCGCGCGGCGGTGGAACCGCCTGCCGCAACCGGAAAGAGCACTTCGGGAGTTGGGTGGTGACCGTGAGGCGGGCGAACTACTCCGCCTTCAACGGCTACCACCGCACCCCCAGCGACTACTCCGAGGTACGGTGCACGGCCTGCCCGACGCACTGGCGTACGAAGGCCGCCTACGTGGACAGGCTTCCCGACGAGAAGTGACAGCTCCACGGGAGTGAGAAACAGGGTAGATTTCCCTCCGGCAAGACAGCAGAGAGACCGGAGTGAAACATGCCCCAGGGCAACGTGAAGTGGTTCAACGCCGAGAAGGGTTTCGGCTTCATCGAGCAGGACGGCGGCGGCCCCGACGTCTTCGTGCACTACTCGCAGATCAACGCTCAGGGGTACCGGTCCCTGGAGGAGGGGCAGCGAGTCAGCTTCGAGACCCAGCGCGGCAAGAAGGGGATCGAGGCGACCGGCGTCACCGTCGTCTCGTGACCCTGGCGGTCCGCCCCGACTGGGACACCTGGGCCATGGGTATCGCCCAGGCCGTCTCCACGCGGGGCGACTGCACCAGACGCCAGGTCGGAGCCGTCCTGTTGGACGGTGCTCACCGGGTCATCGGCTGCGGCTACAACGGCGGCCCGCGCGGCGGCGAAAGCTGCCTGGCGGGTGAGTGCCCGCGCGGCAGGCACTACCGGTACGGCGAGCCGCACGCGTACAGCGTTCCGGAACGGGAGTCCGACCGTGTCGAGTGGACCCCTGGCCGGTGCGCATGCGGTCGGCCGTGGCCCTGCCCGGAGGCGGTTGCACCGGGCAGCTCGTACGACACCGGGCCCGGCACGTGCGTCGCGGTGCACGCCGAGATGAACGCCCTGCTGGACGTCTCCGACCGGAGCCGCCTGGTCGGCGCGACGATGTACATCACCGAACAGCCGTGTGGCGGCTGCCTGAAGATCCTGAAGAACACCGAGATCCAGACCTTCGTCTGGCCCGGTGGGCGGATCGGCTGAGTGACGGGCCTCTCCTGACGGAGGGGCCCGTTCTCGTGTTCAGAGTGGCCTGGGCCATGCTAGAATCAAAGGACCAACTGGCCTTACTGGCAAGGTATTTCGGAGAGGTGAAGAGATGGGTACAGTAGCTGCACACCACCTGCTCGGCAAGCCCGGCGACGGCAATCTGATCCTGCTGGCCGGTCCGAACTATGAGCGGATGACCCGGCTCGTCTCGGACTCGGGTATCGCCTCGATGCGGTTCTCCGAGGTCAACGGCCTCGACGCCCTCAAGGCGCGCGTCGACCTGAACCGCACGTCGGTCATCGTGATCGCACCCCTGCACGAGGTCGAGGGGCTGCTGGACCGCAGCGCCTTCGACGGGCACCTGACGGACCTGGCGTACTCCGCCGACCGTGTCGTCTACGCCGGTTCCAACGGCGCCGTGCTGGTCCACCCGGCCAGCCCGGGTACCACCATGGAGGTGCGGGGTGGCCGTCTGGCCGTGCGCCAGCGCCTCGACGTGGTCGAGGCGGACCACACCGTCACCGGCCTGACGGTGGACCGGCTGTGAACGGGCCCGCATCCGTCGTCATGTACCTGGAGAAGGGCGACTCCAAGGAGCTGTTCACGGAGTGCATGACCTACGACGGCGCCCACGAGAAGGCAAGGGAACTCGCCTCCAAGGGCTACGAGGTCATCGCGGTGCTCGACGCGGATCATGCTGCGGAGCGGCAGGCCGTCCTCAAGCCGGAAGGCGGACTGACGGAGGGTGCGCACCTGCACTCCTTCCTGGGTGACACCGTGCGGCGCTTCCGCCAGGACTACCCGGGCGTTCCGCGAGAGAGCGCCCTGGAGGTGATCAGCCTGCTGTGCACGCTGGTCCTCGAAGGGGAGAGCGACCTCCAGTCGGCGCTGCTGGACGAGATCCATGCGCCGGGCCCGATCGGTCGGGCCGACTGGCGCCAGCACATGCGGACGGCCATCGCCAACCGCAGGCCGGACGGTGCCTCGTGACCGACATCAACGACATCGACCAGTATCTCGGCAAGTACATCGAGCTGATCGATCCGGACGGCGAGAGCGCCGCTGGTTTCCTCGTCAGGATCCACGACGAGATCGACTACATCCCGGAGCCGGTCAGGACGGTGATGCTCGAATGGGGCCAGGGCTGGCGCATCGGAGAGTCGACCGAGGTGAACATCATCCCGGCGCCGGAAGGGTCGCAGCCTCCGCAGGTCATCAGCGGGATCGACGTGCTGCACGAGTTCGCCCACGACGGTGGGTGCCCTGACGCGAACTGCCGGGTGCGCGCCAGGCGCCAGCTCCGCGCGCTGCGGGAGTGGCGCATGAAGCAGGAGAACGCCTACTGGCAGCACCGCTTCGTGCGCCGGGTGCGGGAGAACCGCGAGGACCCGGCCGCCGTGGCGCACGTGATCCGGCAGGCCGAGGAGGAGGGCGCCCCGCAGGACATCCTGGACCACCTCCAGATCCTGGCCGAACGTGCCTACAGGGCCGTGGCGACGGGGCGAAGGCAGTGAATCAGGCCCCGTGTCCTGCCTGCGGGGCCGCCCGCAGGCGCAGGCAGGACCTGTGCACCTCCTGCTGGGACCAGCTCCGGGTGTGGGTCAAGAACGCCCTGAAGAAGGACGACGACCTGGCCGCCGAGCGCCTGCGGGAGCTGTACGACCAGGTCCACGACCACCGCCCGCTCAACGAGATCGAGGTGACCCCATGAGTGAGCGCGTCAGCATGGTCCGGCTGCTGCACGGGCTGATGTATCCGACGGTGGCCAGATGCCACATCGACGGCTGCTTCCTTGGCCGGACCCTTCCCGGGGTCCGGCTGGAGACCGGCGCCGTGATGGAGTTCGCCGTGGCCGACGACGCGATGCACGCCCTGCGCAGCAGGCTTCCCGAGCAGGAACAGCGGGCCAACCTCATGGAGGTCATGCGCGCGGACGGCCGCAACGTCGTCCGGTTCGACGCCCGTGGGGTCATGGTCGTCAGCCGGAGGGAGCCGTGATGGATGCGGCGCAGGGGCTGGGCATCGCGATTGCCGGTTCGGCCGCCCTGTCGGCCGCCCTGGTGGGGATCGGCGAGCTGTACCGGAAGGCTGTGAAGAAGATCGGCAAGGGGAGGAGAGATGAAGAAGGGTGACCCGACGCGCGCCGATGTGGCGCTGAGTGCCCTGGCCGACGTGCGCAAGGTGCTCGACGAGTGGGCCGGATCGGACTGGAGCCACACGAACCCGGCTCAGGAGATCGACCACATCCTGCACCTCGCGTACGCGAAGCTCCGGATGCAGTCCATGCGCCGCGAGCGCCGTCCTGCGGCCTGGCTCGCCCAGCCGGTCAGTGCGGTGTGGCCGCAGGAGATCGCCTGGTACCGGGAGAGGGAGCCGGATACGGCTCTGTGCTTCGAGGTGCGCATCACCGACGGAACGAAGGATGCGGTCGGCCGTCGGGTCGAGGTGCGCATGTCGGCCAACGATGCCGACTTCCTGGCGATGTCGATGAGGAACATGGCCGAGTGGGGCAAGGGAAAGCCCGGCCCGGCCGACATCCTGAACGAGCTGCTGCCCGGCGGTTCGGTGAACGAGGAGGATCCGACGTGAGCTACCCGACGCTGTTCTCGGTGCCCGGGATGAAGGACTTCGCCGAGAAGGTGGACGAAGAGCGCGCCCGCCAGCTCAAGAAGTGGGGCGACCAGATCCATCCCGACATCGACCCTCGCGACATCGCGTTCGTGACACACCGCCACTACGAGCACAAGACGCAGATCATGAAGGGGGTCAACGACGAACGCGAGACCCCCAGTCGAACGGTCAGCCGGTGCAGCCGATGCCCGGCCGAGGGCGACCACAAGCACACGGCCTGGGACTTCATCCTGCTGGAGGAGGTCTACGAGGCGCTGACCGAGGCCGCCTCCGGGGACCTGGACAAGCTGGAGACCGAGCTGATCCAGACGGCGGCCGTCGTGGCGGCCTGGATCTACGACATCCGGCGCCGGAAGGGGCTCGTCTGATGGAGGCTGTATTCGGCGAGAGCCCCTTCCTGGGCGCACTGAGGGATGCCGGTGTCCAGCAGTACCACGACGCTGACGGCCCGGACGGAGAGATCGTCCTGCATGCGGGCGATGTCGAGAAGTGCCCCGAGCGGCAGTGCCGGTGGCCCAGGCTCCGGGAGATGGTGACGGTGACCTCCGGTGGCCGTCAGATCACAGGAACCCTGGCGGCCCGGGAGGGCTCGGACGGCAGGGGGCTGGTCGTGCATACCGCAGACGGCATGGTGCACCACGCACCGCTGGTGACGGCGCAGCGGCCCGAGTGGGGCGTCTACTGCCCGCACGGGGTGAAGCTGATCGAGGCGGAACCGGCCGAGCACACCTGCCACCTTCCGCCGCCTCCGTGCGACATGCCAGGTGAGCCCGGCCACCTCTGCGCCGACCACCGATGGTGCAAGGCGTGCTACCCGGACGGCCGGAAGGTGTCGCCGTGGCCCTGCACGGAAGAAGGCTGCACGGAGGCCGACTTCGACCGGGAGCAGCAGGAGCAGATCGACGCGTACTACGAGGAGATGAGTCGGTCGTACTACGGCTGAAGCGGAAAGGGTGAAGACGGTGGAGAGGCCCAAGAAGTCGAACGTCAGGCACGGCATGGCCTCCTGTGGCCGGTACGGCTGCGAGAGGGACGAGTGCAAGGAGGCGTACTACCGCTCTCAGAAGCTGAGCCGGATCGGCCAGGAACGCGGCGAGAGTGCACGGATTCCCGCCGACGAGGCGCGGGCTCACGGGAAGATGCTGACCGAAGCGGGCATGTTCGTGACCGACATCGCCCGGCTGGCCGGGGTGTCCCGTTCGATCGTCGGCCAGGTGATCTCCGGCCGGGTGAGCCGGGTCCACCGGGACACGGCAGCGGCGATCCTCGGGGTGCCAGCGCCCCGGAAGGGATTCGTCGGCTGCGACGGAATCGTGTCTGCCCTGGCGGCGCAACGCAGGATCCGGGCCCTGAGCAGGCGCGGATTCTCCCTGAAGGCCATGGCGCGGGAGACGGGAGCCAGCGTCTTCACCGTGGACAGCATCCGCAACGGCAACAGGACGCGCATCCGGGCCTCGATGGACCAGGCGATCCACGCCGCATACAACCGGCTCTGGAACGCCGATCCGCTGGACTTCGGAGTGACGCCGGGTGGCGTCACCCAGGCCAGGAACTGGGCTGCCGAACAGGAGTGGGCCCCTCCGGCGGCATGGGACGACGACACGATCGGGGACCCCAGGGCGAAGCCCAAGGGGATGCTGCCCAGGGGCGGCGAGGAGATCGGCGCGTAGCGCCAGGAAGGGAGAAGCGTGATGGCCACGCCGGAGAGCATGACCACGACCGAGCTGAACGAGCGATTGCACCAGCACTTCATCAGCGAGAAGGACCAGCTCGACCCGGCGGGGGCCGGTGCCGTGTACTTGACCGAGGTCACCGCACCCGGGCACTCGGGACGCCGGGCCGACGCCGTGCATGTCGGGCTGTGGTCCTCGCGCGGTGCCGGAACGATCGAGGTATGCGAGCTGAAGATCAGCCGGGGTGACTGGCTCAAGGAACTCCGGGAGCCGAAGAAGGCGGAGGCGTGGTGGCCCTACTGTCACCGCTTCTGGCTGGTCGTGCCGCACGAGGGCATCGTGAAGGACGGGGAGCTTCCCGACGGATGGGGGCTGATGATGCCCAGCTCTCGGGGACGCCGGTTCATGGTGCTTGTCAAGGCGAAGGACCGGGCGCCGGAGGACTTCAAGCTCACCATCCCCCTGCTCGTCACCCTGCTGAAGAACACCGAGACGACCCGGACGAACGCGCTCCAGAAACTGGAGCGGGAGCTTCGGCAGAAGTTCTACGAGCAGGAGCAGCAGACCCGGCGCCAGCGTGGCGTCTTCAGCGACAAGGACCGCAGGCGTCTGGAGCTTCTGGACCGGCTGGAAAAGGCGCTGGGGATGGAGCTGGCCGATTACCCCTGGAGGGACCAGTTGGAGCCCGAGGGGGCCGCTGAGGTTCTTCTCGGCCTCGCCAAGGGGAGGGCCGCGCTGGACAAGGCGCGCGACCAGGCGGGATCCGTCGTCAGGGAACTGGACCAGGCGGCGAAGGTGGCACAGGCGGAAGCCGACAGGCTTCGCAAGGAGATGGGAATCCGATGAGGCGCATGTTCAGGTACGAGGTTCCGGTGGACGACCGGGAGCACCGGCACGTGGTGCACGGCGAGGTCAGGAAGGTGGCCACTCAGGCATGGACGCCCGGCCGGATGCCGGTTGTCGAGTTCTGGGCCGAGGGCGTCGACCCCGCCCCGGACGGAACGCTGCTCCAGCGGACCTTCCAGGTGTTCGGAACCGGTCACCCTCTGCCGGAGAACGCGCAGTGGCGGGGCACGACCGACCGGGACCAGGCCGGGCTCGTCTGGCACCTGTACGAGCTGACGGGAGAGGGCGATGGGTGATCCGTGCCGCACCACCCGGCACTGCGCCGATCACGGCTGGTGTCATCGATGCGATCCCGCACTCGCCGCGCTGATGAGCGAGATCAACCACGTGATCCAGACGACGGTGGCGGACAGCGGGGCGTGGGGTCACCTCTACGCGGAGATCGCCGGGATTCTGCACACCGGGGACCCGGCGCGGACGGCCGCCGAGCTGGCCGAGACGCGCAAGACGGTCCAGGCCCTGAACCGCCGCGCGCAGGCCGCCGAATCCCTGGCCGAGAGGTACGGCAAGGCGGTCAGGGACTGGAGGGTCGACGAGGACGGCACCTACGTGCCCTACGAGAGCCTGAAGAAGATCGGCAAGCTGGCCGGAGTCGACATCCTTCCCCATGTCCGGTACATGCAGCGCTTCGAGAACGCCCAGCAGGCTGAGGAGTTCCTGGAGCGCGTCTACGGCCTGCTGGAGTACTGGAACACCCTCTCGGCACCCTTCGGGCCACCGCAGTCGTGGTGGTGGGAGGAGCGCAGGGCTGAGCTGTCGGACGTTCTCGCCGGGCGGGGGTCGCCCGGTGTCCAGGACAGCCTGCGCGCCCAGGTGCGAGCGGCACTCGATGCGGCAGGTCTCAGCCAGGCGGAGGCGGCGCGCAGGCTCGGCGTCAGCACCAAGCACATGAGCCAGATGCTCACCGGGCGGGCCGTGCTCACCCTGATGTGGGCGGAGAAGATTCTGGCCCTCTGCGGCCAGCGGCTGGAGATCAGGGCGGTCTCCGGCATTCCGAAGGAGGAGGAAAAGGCGTGAACGAAGCGGACTACCGGATCGAGAAGGGCAACATCTACGAGTCGGCCGACCCGCGCGACGGGGGACGGCAGATTCGGATCGCCTCGTACTACACGGGCTACGCGCAGGCCAACATCGTCAGTCACCCGAGCGGGAAGCGGCACCGGTCGATCAACGTGAAGTACCTGCACGAGAACCGTGACACGCAGAACGGCCAGCCGCGCAAGAACGGCTACTTCTTCGTCGGCAAGCACGAGGAGAACGCCGACGCCACCGCCTGACACAGGCGCCGAAAGGAGCTGCACCTGATCCGCCACGCGAGCGGAAGGTGCAGCTCCTTCGTTGTTGAGCCGTCGGTGTATTCGATTTCGATCGTGTCCTCGCCCGGCTCGGGCTCGGCCCAGGACGGGGGCCGGAACTTCGTCACCCGCTCACCTTGTCAGGTGCGTGACCACTCAACCTGCTGCGTGGCGGCCCGGTTCCGTTCCGCCTGATCGGCCTCGCGCACGCTGACGTGATTGCGCAGGAGGCTGTCGGTGACAGCAGCGTCCAGGCCCAGCTCTCCGGCGTGAGCGCGCACCTGCTCGGCGCAGAGGTTGTACCCCTGCACTTCGCGTTGGGCAGCCTCGTCGGAAATGCGGTTGATGCCGTCGTGCAGCTCGCGGGTGACCTTCTCTCCCTGCACGATCTTCCGGATGAGGCCGTTCTGGATCTTGCAGATCCGTTCCAGCAGATCCTCCGGGACGCCAGCGGGGAAGTGATCGTCCAGCGCCAGACGGACCTGCCTCTCCGCCTCCAGGCGCATCCGCTGGTCCATCTCGCGCAGGCGCCTGCGCTCTTCCCGGGAACGCAGGAACTCCTGGTTCATGCCGTCACTCACTGCCGCTCGCCTCCAGCTCCTCCTGCTTCACGGCGGCGCGCTCGATCTGGAACTTCATCTCGGGGACGGCCTTCCTCTTCTTCTCCAGTACGGAGGCGAGGGAGGGGTGGCGCGGCTCATCGCGCAGCCAGCGTTCGTACAGGTCTATCCGGCGCTCCAGGACGTCCAGCCGGGCCTTGGCCTGCTGGACGAGCGTCCCCGTCAGCGAGCCGTTCTCCAGCATCATCTGCCTTTCCCGCAGCTTCGCCGCCTCCGGCAGGACGTAGGGCGGCGTGTTCGGGGTCGCCGACAGACCCGTCTCCACGCGCCGTTCCTTCAGTACCCACGGCGGCGTACCGCCGGGCTTGCGCACGGTCGACTTGCGCGGCTGGCTGTCGGTGCGCCGGGGGGCCGGGAGGGAGCGGGGAGCGAAGGAGGCGCGCGGGGCGGACGGGCGCCGGTCGTCGAACTTCTTCGGGGTGCGGGGCTGGAATCCTCCGACGCGGACCGACATGGGACGCTCGTTGCCCATGCCGAAGACGGAGACCACCTTCATGTTCCCGAGGTGCTGCACGATCTCGCGTGCCTCGGCCAGCCCCAGCGGGTTGCCGTCGCGGTCGGCGAGGCTTGCGACGTCGAGTGACGTGACCGGGCGGTTGGCTGCGGTACTCCAGGACAGCAGTGCCAGAACGGCCATCTCTTCGTAGTCGAGCTGAGCGAGAACCCTGGCCGACGGGGCAATCCCCGTCCAGTGCTGCTTCTCGTTCACGTTCTCTCCCTTCCTTGTCCCCGTAGCCCGGGGATCATGATAGGCATGATATCGGCTCTGACCTGCACGTGTCACTCTCGGTTCATTCCTTGCCGAGCAGGGGAAAACAAGAGAACTCACTGTGATTCAAGTCGCCAAGATGAGCTTGCGCCAAACATGTTGCTCTGGATAGACTGGCCTAGGCAGCAAGGGAAAAAGCAGCCAGAGAAGCCGAGGAAAGGGAAGAGCGTGACGCTCGAATTCCAGAACGGAAGCGGTGGCTCCGGGGGTTCCGGTTCCAGCGGGGACAGCGGGAGCAACGGCATCCCGGCGGGCAACCGTGGGCAGGGCGACAGCAACAAGGGCAAGTCCATCAAGGAGTGGCGTGCCGGGCGGGGGGCGGTCTGACCATGGCGGACATGACCAAGCCGACCCTGTCGGACGAACAGCTCGCACCGGCCGGTCTGCCGATGATGCAGGAGGGCGACGTCGCCCAGGTCAGCGGCACCATCAGCATCGGCGTCTCCTGGGACGCCTCGACCCGTGGCAAGAGCGGCTTCCTCGGGAAGCTCTCCCGCAAGGTCGGCGCCGACCTGGACCTCGCTGCGGTCCTCTTCCAGGACCAGGAGCCGGTGGTTCTCTGCGTCGGCTTCACGCCGGAGCTGATGAACCCGCTGCACGACCAGCCGGGTGACCACTCCATCGAGCACACCGGGGACAACGAGACCGGTGAGGGCTCGGGCGACGACGAGGCGATCACCATCCACCTGGACAAGATCCCGGCGGAGTTCCACCGGATCGTCGTCGAGGTGGCGGCCTTCAAGGACAAGAACAAGAAGCTCGGCGACGCCGGGTTCCAGGGCGCCAACAACGTGCTGTTCACCGTCTACGACGGCGCGGGCGCGGGCGCGGAGAAGCAGTTCTGCATCCGCCCCTCCCTGCTCGGCACCGAGAACTGCGTCATCGTCACCACGCTCGACCGCGTCGGCAACACCACGACGTGGGAGATGCGCAAGCGCAAGATCCGCGTCAACGTCAAGCACGGCGACCTGACGGACCTGATCCGCAAGGCCGCCGCCGTCAACAACGCCTGACCTACACCGCGCAGGACCCGGCGGCCCGTCTCCTCGGAGGCGGGCCGTCCGGCGTTTTCGGGGATACGCTTCCGTGGTGACGGAAAACCCGTGAATGGGGTGGAGCAGTGGCCAACGGATACGACGCACACAGCCTGAAGGCGAGCGGACTCACCGAGGCGGCGAGTTCGGACATGCCGATGTCGCAGATGATGCCGGTCGCCGTGCGGGACAAGAGGTTCACCCGGCGCGGGATCGGCTACCGGACCCAGCAGGAAGCCGGACCGGCATCCGGCCAGCGCAAGAGGGATGCGTCGATGGAGGAGCAGGGCATGATGATGCCGCCTCCGATCATGTACCCGGACGGATACGCCAGCGGCACAGCGACGCGCAGGCGTGGCATGGAGGAGCGCAGCCGCGCCTGGGAGACGGCCCAGGAGGCGACCAGTCCGCAGATCCGGCCGCGCGCCACCCTGGAGCGGTCCGGCCTCCTCGAAGCGCTCCCCCCGTGGCTCCAGAAGAAGGGTGAGGGTGACGAGGAAGAGCAGAAGGAGGCGGCGGCCGAGTTCGTGCGCGAGAACATGGGCTGCTTCCCCGGTGAGGACGATGCTCGCGTGGCCCTCGCCGTGCTCAGCCAGTTCGTGGACGGTGACACTCTCGACGACCTCCAGCAGGCGATCACCGACCAGTTCGGCGACCCGATGGAGCAGCCGGAGCCCGAGATGGACTGGGACGACGACGAGTACGGCTACATGGGGGAGAGCGCCGACCTGAAGGAGGCACCCCTGGACGCCCAGCGGAGGAACAAGCTGCCCGACTCCGCCTTCGCGCTGCCCGGCAGGAGGTACCCCATCGACACCCCCGAGCGGGCCCGTTCCGCGCTCGCCCGGGTGGAGCAGTTCGGGTCGGACGAGGAGAAGCGCAAGGTGCGCGCCGCCGTGATGAAGAAGTACCCGAACATGAAGGTGGAGTAGGGGCCCTGGACGGGTGGCGACGTTGCGCTGGAGAGCCAGGGCGAGGTGCCTGCCCGGTCAGGGATTCTGATCGACCGTGTGGTAGAGCATGCCGGTCGGCAGGGCCATCACGGAGCAGTTCACCCAGCGGCACACATCCTGGGCTGCGGGGCCGTACTGCACATACATCGCCTTGACCGTCGCCCGGTCCTCCAGCGTGTACGCCTCGCCCTCCTGGCGGGACCTCTCGACGTCGGCTCGCCACTCCTCGTGGGAGCAGGTCCACTCCTCGCGCTCCCCCAGGAAGATGCCGAATCCCTCGACCATGGAGTTCTTCTCGTCCTGGGTTTCGCAGCGGGGGCGCCGGGCGGTGCCCAGTTCGGCGACGAGATCGCCCATTCGGGGGTTGTCCATGCGGTCGTACGCGGCCCGACCCTGCTCCGTATGGGCGCCCCGCAGGGTGGCCTGCCAGAGCTGGTACGCGATGGTCAGGATGACCGCACGGCGCCGTACGGCCGGGCCTTCGAGGCTCAGCAGGTCGTCTCTCGTGCGGTCGACCCCGCGAACATTCTCATGCGGCTGCGGCCAGCTCGATTCGGTGAGCATTCCCGGATCCCTTCCTCTCGCTTTCCAGAGAGGAATCCTACCGGGAAAAGCCCATCAGAGCTTCCACATCAGGGCCGTGCGGTGCCGCTCGCTGACGAAGTCGGACCGAGGGGTCATGTCGTGAGCGGGCCACCAGTTGCGGACCGGCTCACGCGTAGGACGCCCGGTCAGAGAGCCCTGGACGCCGCGAAGGCTGCTGTCGCAGCCGCTCGAACTCGCCTGGGAAGCCATCTCGGATCCTCTCCTTGCAGTCGCCTCTGCGGCCATTGTGCATGGAGAGGTCAGGGGGTGGACATGCGTTCCCCGAGTTCCCCGATCCACTGGATGATCAGGTAGAAGTCGTAGAGCATCAAGGCGCCCTCGATGCAGACGTAGGCGGCCAGGGCGACGGTGCAGGCGGCGAGCGCGCACAGGGCGGCGCGCAGAGGGGACGGCATGGGCACGAGAGGGTCCTGAACGGGAGTGCCGGTGTGGGGGACTGCCGTCATCATCTCAGGCGTGTCGAACTCCTGTCGCACCACGTCGAGCTGTTGCACGCTGAACCTTCCGCTATCGCTCTGAGCAGGGGATAAGAGTAGAATAGCGGTAGGAAAAAGGAGAAGCGAAGGGGATGGAAAACGTGGACGCAGGGACGACTTTCCGATTGAACCCTGACGCGGTCGGCCAGGCGCTGACGCTGGCCAACCTCGACTGGACGGACCTCAAGCGCGGGTCGCACCCGGATGACGGTGCGGACTGCCTCTACCTGGAGGCGGACGTGCGCGAGTACAGCGCTTTCCTCGTGACGCTGGCCGTCCAGTACCGGCACGTGGACGGTCTGCTGCCGCTGGCGGACCGGGTGCAGCTCCAGCACGCGGAGAGCGGGGACACCCGGTTCTGGTTCCCCGGCCTTCAGGTGCGCGGAGTCTGAGGGGAAACGACGGAAGGGGGCACCCCGGGCGGGGTGCCCCCTTCATGTCAGGGTTCGACTTCGGTCCTGGTCACCTTGCCGCCGAGCAGGCTCTCCGGCTTGCCGGTGTCGAGATCGACGCGGCGCATCACCCAGCCGTACTCGTCCTCGAACCAGTCCCACGGGGCGCCCGGCCCGGGTTCCTCGGACAGTGCCACGGCGCAGGCGGCGAAGGCGCTCTCGACCGACGTGTGGACCGTGGCGGGCCTTCCGTCGTACTCGGCGACGAACACCTCGGCGCCCTCGCTGTCGGCCGCCAGGAGTCGCTTCAGCAGCTTGTCGGCGGTGTTCCTGCGGGCGGGCGGAACCAGCTTCAGGAGCGCCCGGTGCAGACTCACGGGTGACATCTCTTCTTCTCTCTTTCCGGTGGTCTTCTTCTGCATCCAGCGGGCCAGGTCGAAGAACGTGAGGATGACCCGGCCGACGATCAGCGCAACGAGGAGTGCGACTGACAGGACGAAGAAGATCACCCCGATCCTCAGCCAGAATTCATGCCATCCCAGCTCGGAAGGATCGAGGTTCACTTCTCCGCCTCTACGGCCAGTACCGTCACGTCCCAGCCGGTCCCCTGCGCCACTCGCTCGCCTATCTCGTTGATGAACTCGACATCCTTCGAGTCGAGTTCACCTATCAGCTCGATCGTTCGCTCGTTCAGGTTGTCCCTGATCACGACACGCGTTTCCACTTCTCTCCTTCCCTGCCGGGGCCCCCGGCCCCGGCGTTTCAGCCCTTCTTCCTCTTGCGGCTGCCCGGCGCGCTGACCACCTCTTCCCACCCCTCGGGCACGTTGGGGTGGACACCGATCAGGAGAACCCAGCCGCCGACCTCGACGCCGTCCTCCTTCGTCACGGATTCCACGGTGCCGACGGACCCCTCGTCGGGTCCGATCACCTCGCCGTCCTTGGCGAAGCCGATCACCTCCACCGAGCCGTCGGCACCGGCCTTCTGGCGGATCCGCAGCACCACGTCGTGGGCGTACTCCCAGATGGCGAAGAACTCACTGGGAGACCAGTCGCCACGGCCTCCGGAGTTCACCCGGAACGCCGCGTTCTTCACCGACTCCATCTTGTTCCTCGGAAACGCGGCGTCGGCCACGAGCATCGTGGGTGACGCGGCGAGCGCTGCTTCCTTGGACGTGTAGGCCGACGGACCCTTCGGCGGCTTCCTCAGATACACACCGTGAACGCGTGCCATTTGCTCAACTCCCTCGCAGGTGGAAACGATGCAGGATGTTACCCGCGTCGACCTGTACCTGCACCCAGCCTATGCCGCGATCAGATCGCCCGAGAATTCGGGAACGAAGAGCGGCTGGCGAAGGGAGAGGATTTCCCTGAAAGTGCCGAAAGGATTTGCGGGAACCGTCATGTCCCCGGTCGGGTACATGAACCCCTCGGCCGCGTCCCACGCCTCGTCGTACGAGGCGAAGAGGACGCCCCCGCAGTCGAGGATGATCTGCCGTCGGGCCGGTGCCACGAACAGCGGCTCCAGCCCCCGGAAGAACTTGGGGAACCGCTCGATCGTCCAGAGGTTGTGCCTGACCAGGGTGTACATGACGGACTCCGTTTCAGATGGTGATCTTCTCGATGCTACGGACCGGACCGTCGTCGTCCGGCACGAAGTCGTACTCGATGTGACTCCAGAGCTTCCTCCGGAGGTCGTCCAGCGCCTCTTCCTTGGTGTCACCCTCACCCGAGAGCCCCGTGCGGGGCTCCTTGACCGTGCAGCCATACCGTCCGTAGTCGAAGACCTCGACCGTGAACTCCACGGTATTCTCCTCTCCTTGGGAGTTACGGTACCACGACGAAGGGCCCCCGGAAGGGGGCCCTCGCGTACTTCATCCGCTGGATCGGGCAGGCACTACTCGACCTGCTCCAGGAACTCGATGTCGGACTTCAGGCTCCTGGCCTGACGGCGGAACTTCGCCAGGTCCCGCTCGGCCTTCTCCAGGTCCCGCTTGCGGTCGGCGACGCGCTCCTCGCCCTCCTCGATCGCGTTCATCACGCGCGCCAGCTCGGCGCGGCGGACGTCCGCCTCGGAGCGGGTGCCCGCGTTCTCCTCGATCCACCGCACGAACTCGTCGAGTTCGGTGGCGACGAAGAACTTCAGCTTGCCGGACTTCTTCACCACCTTCGGGATGCGGTCGGCGTAGTTGGAGAACTTCGACGACAGGGACTGGGCGGTGATGCCGGTCCGCTTCTCGAAGTCGGATCGGGTCTCCAGCTCGTTCTCGCGGCCCTGGAACTCGGTGCGCAGCCAGGTGTCGGCCATGATCAGGAAACCCTCTCGGCGTGGAACTGACGGACTCGGTCGGCTCCCCAGACCACGGGAAGCTCGGCGGTTTCGGCGGCGGCCTGGAGCTTTTCCAGCTCGATGACCTTGGCGCCCGGCTCGCCGCGCTGGAACGCCTTGTACTCCAGCCAGACCTCCATCGCCCGGCGGACGTGGCTGACCTGGTCGCGCCGGTCCTTGTCGGTCGGCTTCTTGGCGCCCTTCTTGTTCAGGTACTGGCGACGCAGCAGGTGACGCGGGTCGTCGCCACGCCTGCCGATCTGCGGGAAGCCCTCCCGGTAGCCCGGCTTCAGCCCCTCCAGGAACTCGGCGACGTCGAACGAGTTCGCCCCGGCGGCGAGCGCCATCATGACGGAGGCGGCGAGCGCGCTCTGCGGGATCCGGCTGGCAGCGGCCTGAAGGACGTGCTTCATCCAGCTTCCGGAGTCCTCCTGGATCTCCTGGAAGAAGGGCCAGCCGTGGACCAGCTCGTACACCTCCTGGTTGGACGCGTCGGCGATGGTCCACTCGGTGCGCTCGACGCCCCGGATGACCGGCAGGATGAGCTTGGCGGCGGCTGCGGACTGGTCCGGGTACGGGATGTCGCCGAGGAGCTGACCGGCGTTGCGGCCACGGCCCGTGTCGAGGACCGCGAAGGTGTCCCACTGGCCGTTGGTGACGACCGGAACCTCGATCGGCACACCCGACAGCGCGCACGCGGCGAACCGGTGCTGGCCGTCCAGCAGGAAGCCGTCACCCGTGAAGACGACCGGCGTGGAGATCCGGGGGTTCCAGTCGCCGTCGGCGACGATGGAGACGAGGCCCCGGGTCTTCTTCGTGCCGTTGAGCGTGGTGATGAGGAACCGGCGGTTGGCCGTGACCTCGGGGTGGCGCAGCTCGCGCGGCATCCTCTCGATACGGATCACCCGGTAGCGCAGCACGTCGCGTGCCATCTCCGGCGTGATCTTCATCGACGGGTGCGGGAAGGAGCGGTCCGGGTGCTCCTTCAGGTACTCCTCGGGCGTCTCCGGGATCGGGAAACGCGCCTTGCGGGGGTCCGAGACGAAGTCGAATCCCAGCATCCTCTCGATGGTCGAAAGGGTCTCTTCTCGTGCCACTTTCCTATCCCCTTTCCGGGTGAATGGCTCTATGAAACACGACAGACGTGGCGGCCGTCAAGACGAGTGTCGAGACGGCCGCCACAGTGATGACGACGATCACCCCGTACGAGGCGAACGGGTAGGCGCCCGGGAAGGTGTCAGTCTCCGCCGAGCGCCCGGAAGATTCCGCCGATCACGCGGCTGACACCGTCAACGATCGCCTCGCCGACGTCCTCGGCCACCTCGCCGACGCTGCGTGAGCCGGAGCCCCGGCCACCCCTGGCCGTAACAGGGGTGGAAGAGGATCCGGAGAAGAGCGCGCCGTGCTTGGTCCGGCAGTGGCCGATCACCTTCTGCCTGGCCGTGAACTCCCCCATGTGCAGCGGGTCTCCACAGAGGTTGCAGCACCACATCAGGGAGTTCTGGTCGTACTTGATCAGGTTCGCCGGGTTGTTGTTCTCCGGCTTGTGGTCCTTCTCGTGCGCCGCGATGGCGAAGTCGAAGAGCTTGTCCCCCAGGTCGAAGGGCTTCCCGCAGACCGGGCAGTGGTAGGTGTCGGCGCTCATCGCCCGGCCTCCTGCTCCAGCCCGGACTGGATGTGCCCCATGGCGGCGCAGAGCGCGGCGCAGGCCGTGAACTCCAGCGCCCCCTCCTCGCCGAGGCTGGTCAGCATCGCCAGCGGGATCGTCCAGGCCCCCTCGTCCTCCTTCATGGCCCGACCGGCGGCCGGAAGCACCTTCAGCAGGGACATCGTGTCCACGGAGACCGACGACAGGTGGGGGACGATGTCCTCGCTGTAGCGCTGCGAGAACAGCATGCACAGGGTGCCCGTGGTGGCGTACCAGCCGTGCTCGCCCGCCATCCGGCGCAGCTCGGACATGATGGCGTCGACCGGGTCCTCGCCGTTCCCTTCGGCCTCGATCAGCCGGTTCAGGAGGGCCGGTTCCGCCTCCTGGATGGCGTGGATCTGCTGGTCGTTGATGGCGGGAAGCTTCTCCTGGGGGAGCCTCTTCCCTTCGGCCAGCAGCTCCAGTACGTCGATGACGGAAAGCATCAGATACCGCTCCTCTTCATGTTCGTCACGTCAGTTCCTCTCCGATCCTGTTGATCTCCCGGGCCAGCCGGATCGTCTCCGTCCCACCGGCCCGGTTCAGGAAGTCGATGTCGAACCGGCCCATCCGGGCCCACCGCTCGATCATCTCCTTCGTCAGACGTGCCTGCTCCAGGGTGGAGCAGAACGCCGTCGGATACTCACCGAGGAGTCCGGCCGCCCGGTTCAGGTCGGCCAGACTCTGCTCGGTCGCGCGCTCGTAGCTCACCCTCCGGCCTGAAACTGCTCGTCCCAGCCCGGGACGACGTTGACCTCAAGGCCCTCGTCCTCCCAGACGGCGATCACCGCAGGGTTGTCGTCGTGCGCCTTGACGACCCGGTAGGACTGGCGCAGCTCGTGCAGGATCTCCCGCTTGATCACGGCATCCTTGCGGAAATCGCCGTCCCGCCTGGTCCGCAGCACGTCGAACGGGATGTCCCAGGCGTTCAGCCACCTGCGGGTGAGCATCCGGTACCGGGCCAGCCGTGCGGTCAGGACGATCACCGTCCGGCCCTTCGCTCTGGCCTCGTTCGCCAGGTCGACCACCTCCGGGTTCGGGGGGCAGAACTGCGAGGCCATGTGGAAGGAGTGGAAGTCCCGGTTCGGGTGCGTGACGTAGTGCCTGATCCCCCGGACGTCGCAGAGGGTCCCGTCCACGTCGAACAGCTCGGCTTCGGGAAGTTCGATCCCATTCATGTCGATTCGCACCTACTGGAAGCACTCGGGGCAAGGGGTCGAACCCCTGCCGTGGTTGGTCAGGTTGGCCACCCCGCACTGGGCGACGTAGACGTTCAGGTCCCACGAGCCCCCGTGGTACTGGACCCTCTGGGCCCGGTGGAACACGCGGCCCTGGGCGGGGTCCTGGAGGTTGACCACGCCGCACACCTGACGGTGCCCGACCGGCTCGTACAGCTCCGCGCGGGCGTCGAAGCAGACCTTGCACACGTAGACCAGCAGCGCCCTTCCCGCCCACCGCTCTCCCGCGTCGGCCAGCGCCCGCAGCTCGCGGGAGATGTCCGTGCGCACCCGCTCGTGATCCACGGGGTAGGTCTGGGCGACGCGCCCGTAGTTCGACAGCACCACCTCGGCCACCTTCAGCCGGTCCTCGAACGGCATGCCCGGGAGCAGCTTCTCCCCCAGCCGTTCCGCTTCGCGGACGCGCGTGGGATCCGTGATGTTGCGCATGTCGGCCACGGCTCAGAACCCCTTGGATTCCCAGCGCACGCCGTACAGGCCGAGGCGGGGGTCGTCGGTCTGGGACACGAGACGGACGGTGTAGTGCCAGCCGCACGCCGTGCACGTCTCATCCCAGCCGCCGGTCCTCTGGGCCAGATCCGAGCTGACGTCGGCGTAGTTGAGGTGCCGGACGTTCAGAGTGCAGCAGGGAGAGGTGGTGATGACCTTCTCCGTGCTGCCCTTCTGGTAGACGGCGGGCCGGATCACGGCGACTCCCTTGCGGGAGGACCGGTAGTTCTCGTACGGCTCGCCGATCAGGTAGGTACGGGGCGAATCGGTACGAACCCACACGCCCTCGCCGTTCTTCTCGTACTCGTTGATCGAGATCCAGGCGCCCATCCCCAGGTGGGTGCCGTGGTCTTCGTCGAACCCCTCGATCGTGCGGAGCTGACCCTGGTAGACGACCTTGTCGCCACGCTTCGGCTCCATGAATTCCATGCCTCTTCCTCATCCCTTCCGAAGTGATTCGCCTGGCTTCCAGGCGCCTTCCAGGCCGCTTCAGTCCTGGTCGATCGCCGGGAAGCCGGTCCTGCGCGTCCTCACCCGCTGGCGCCAGGAGGCCGCCGCCAGCTTGAGCCTGACCGGCTTGCCGTCGAGGTCCCAGTAACGCATCGCGAAGGCGTCGGGCGCCGGGACATCGTTCTGCGTGGCCCACTCGTACACGCCGTCCGCCGTGGGCTGCTGCTTCGGCACACCCTTCCCCTTTCTTCCGCTGACGGCCATCGTCAGGCAGCACTCCATGCTGCGACCCCGCTGGCTGCGGGGTTTCGGCCTCGGTGTCAGTCGACCGGCTGGCGGCCTCTCCAGGTCCCGAACGGCTCCGCCAGCGGGCCGTCCTTGACGTAGTCCGGGTCCATCCAGTTCGCCGCCTGGATCGCGCCGCAGGCGCCGCACTCGCCACCGTCGGCGGAGTGCTCGTGGTAGCCGTTGAACTCGTCCCGGATCCGCGCCGCCCAGGTGCGGCGCATGGCCAGCTCATCCTCGGCGATCCGCTGGATCTCCTCCAGGATGCGCCGCCCGGCCAGCTCCTCGGCCGTGACGTGACGCTGCGGTCCCTTCATCCCTCTTCTCCTTCCGTCGGCAGGTCCGGCGGACGGGGCGACAGCCTCGTGGCCATCAGCCAGCCCCGCACCCGGCGCTCCTGGTGCAGCTTCTCCGCGAGGATGCTGACGATCTCCTCCCGGAAGTACCGGCTCCAGTACTCCTGGAAGTCCGGTTCCGTGTCGTACGCGGTCAGCATGACCTCGCTGCTGGCGGTCGCCAGCGGAACCCCGAACAGCTCGACGACGATGACCGGCCGCCCGTTCCATTCGGTCTTCCCGATGCGTACCGCGTCCATCAGTCCCTCCCGAAGGGGCCGAGGCGGTACACCTCACGGCCGATCGGGGACTCGGTGCGCCACTTCACGAAGTCGTGGTCGTAGCCCTCCGTCAGCACCTTGGCCAGCATCCGGGCCAGCCGCGTTTCGAAGGTCTCCTGCCAGTCCTCGGTGTCCTGGTGGCCCGCCTCGAACTCGTGGGCATCGGCGTACAGAACCGGGATCCCCAGGATCTCCAGCACGTAGACCTCGTTGCCCTTCTGGTCCACGGCCAGGCCGACCCGGAACAGTCCCTGAACCTCGTTCACGTCGATCTTCGCCATGCCTCTCCCTCTCTCTTCCGTCAGTGCCGGTAGCGCGGCGCCGTCTTCTCCAGGTGGACCGCCCACGACCCGGGGCTCTCGCCCTCGCCGTCGTTCAGGTAGGCGTGTCGGCGGGCCGCGAATTCGGACCGGGCCTCGTGCGTTTCGCCCAGCCACTTCTTCACGTCGAGCGGGGCGCCCCAGGTCGTCACGCCCATCAGGCAGTCGCAGATCATCCCGCTGCCCTGCCGGGACAGGCAGTTCGTCCCGTGCTCGGCAGGCGGGATCTCCTTGAAGCCCATCTCCTGGAGGATCTGGATCTTCGTCTCCGGGGAGAGAGTGCTGTAGTCGATCTGGATTCCGTGCTGCATGGCCTCTTCTCGCTTTCCGTCAGTCCGTGGCGCGGTGCTCGAAGTGCGGGTGCCAGATGCCGCCGTAGACGGCGACCTGAAGCACCTCGTCGATCGTGAACGGGTCGAACCCGTCGAGGTTGTCGCTGTACACCCAGGAGGCGCACGCGCGATCGGTCGCCGGACTCACCGGGTGGAACGGCTTGCTCTGGTCGGCCTTCTCCTCGGTGATCAGCTCGGCCGCCGTGTAGAGCACGGAGTACGTGATCACCTTGCGCAGGAGGCGTTCCGTGTCGAGCGGGTTGGTCACCGTGATGCGGTAGGCCCAGGTCTCGGGCGCCTCCCCGGCCGTCCAGTCCCCGTGGCGCTGGAACAGCGACCCCTGCCCGGGGATCTGGGACTGCCAGTGCTCGTACAGCTCCTGGACTCCGGATCCGAAGAACAGGGTCTCCACCTCGGACTTGAGGCTCACTTGACCACCTCCAGCCAGCCCTGCGCCTGCGCGTACTCCAGGCTGCACACCTGGTCGCCGTGCCGGACCTCGACACCGTCGTGCGCCTTGATCCGGAAGGAGCAGTGGAGCGGAACCGTCAGGTGCACGCCGGGCTCCAGCGGTTCGCGCTTCACGCCGTCGACCGTCACCGTCGCACCGTCCCCGGTGGCGCAGTGGGTGATGCTGCCGCCCGAGACGATGCCGCCACGGCTGGCCGACACGACCGAGCCGCCGCCGGATACCGAACTCCCCTCCCGCAGGCCGAGCATGTCCTTCAGCATGCTGAGGAATCCCGGCCGTCCCACCTCGACGCCGAGGGCAACGATCCCGACCGGACCCGCCCAGGCTGCCTGCCCACGGTCGGCGAGCACGTCCACGGAGCGGTACTCCGTGTCCGGGTCGACGTGAATGAACACCCGGTTCTCCGGGGCCTGGACGATGACCCGTCCCGCGCCCGCCAGGTGGTGCCTGTGCATCAGTCGCATGTCCTTCTCCTCTTCCGTCTCTCTACCTGTCGTTCCCGAGCGCGTGACGGCATCCTGTCGTGAAGTGCTCCCTGGCGGCCCGGACCTCCTGCTCGGATCCGCCGCCCATGCTCAGCTCGATCACCGCGTCACGGAACGCGCGCATCCGGGACAGCAGCTCTTCGTTGCAGTGCTCGGCGGCGGCCTCGAAGGCTTTCTCCAGCTCCTGCGCGCGGTCCACGTCGGAGCTGTGACTGGCTCCGATCCGGCCCGGCCGCTGAGCGTCGGCCGCCTTCATGATGACCTCGATGAAGAGGTCGGCCGCCTTCTTGCTCTGGCGGGGTTCGTCCTGCCCGAACAAGAGTGGTTCCTGCGGCTTCTCGGGCTCCTGATCCTGCTGTTTGCGCTTGCCGAAGATCTTCATGCGTTTCCTTCGTCTCCCAGGAAAGTCAGCAGGATGGGCGGCCTGACGAAGCAGGCGTGGATCTGGTGAAGGTGGAGGATCCCGGCCGGGGTGAGGTCTCCCCACTGCGCCTGCCAGAACTCGCCGGTCTTCGTGCTGCGTATCGTGCGAGCGGTCGTCCCCATCTGCGTGGCCTGGACGATCTGCATCGACAGGTCGCTCGACGGAAACTGGGCCCGGAGTGTCGCCGCCTTGGCGCGCTCACCGCGCTCCTCGAACAGGCTCGCCGCTTCCTCCAGGAGGGCGACGTCGTCGGCGCGGATCGCGTCGGCCGTCCAGAGCGGCGGAACGGACGTCAGGAGCTTCCCCTGCGGCCTGAGCAGCGTGATGGCGGCGCCGACTGCGCAGCGGTCCGGCCTGTCGGTCCGTGGCAGGACGGCCAGCACGTACATGCCGGGTCCCTCGACCTCCTCCCAGAGGTCCCCCGCCTCGGGGAATACGACCAAGTCGTTTGCCATTTCATCTCCTTCCGTGCGCGGAGTCTATCATCGATCGGCCTAGGTCATGCCGGAAACACGTCGAGGGGCGACCCCTGATCAGGGCCGCCCCTCGGGTCGGTCAGTCGAGTACCCGCTTGCCGTTGACGACCTCGTACTCGTACCAGTAGAAGATCTCACCGTCGCTGCACGGAACCATCTCGTGCCGCACATGACCGCGCAGCACCGTCCAGCTCTCCCCGTCGATATCGAGGCAGTAGCCACGGGGCAGGAGGGGCATCGCGGGCTTCTCCCGGTACCTCGCGCCGGTCTCCGGGCGTACCGCAACGCTGGAGAACGCCGCCGGAGGGCCGTTGTACAGGCCGTCAACAGGGCCGATCGGGAGAACGGTGATCCTGTCCAGCATCAGGAACCCGACCCGAACTTGAAGAGCCAGATCCCCTCGTGGTTGTTGACCACGATCATCCCCTCCTCCTTCTTGTCGGAGAGGAAGGTGCGGGTCAGCTCCTCCTTCATCTGCTCCAGGAGCATCGAAGAGAAGCGCTTCTCGTCGGTGGCGTCCCAGTACTCCTCGAACTCCACCGACACCAGCTCGTCCTCGTCGTCGTAGCGGCGCACCTGGGCCTCCAGGGCGCGCTCGACGGCTGCGGAGTCGAGCGTGCCGGTCAGCTCCTCCAGGTCGACGCCGCGCCGGGAGGCGTCCTTCCACAGGGCCTCGGCTGCGGCCGTGATGTCGAAGGAGCTGGTCGACTGAAGTGCGGGCTTGCGGGAGTAGTCGGTGTTGGCGGCCACCTCGGCGAACCGGTCGGCGAATCCGCTCAGACCTCGCTGCTGCATGCTTCTTCTCCTGTTCCGTCAGTCCACTGCGATCCAGCCGGGCCCGATGCTCCCGGTCTGGAGTTCCGTCACATGCTTCCACACCGGCTCGGTCCGGTGCCTGGGATCCAGGCCCGTCTTCCGGCCGGACGTGAGGATGGTGAAGTGCCGGGCATCCATCGCCAACAGGGGCTTGCCCAGCACGCTGACGCGGGACGCCAGGTCTTCCTTCAGCTCGGCGTCGGCCCGGACCCACAGGCCGCCGTCCTCGTCCACGCCGACATACCTGCCGTGCAGCCACTGCGGGGGAGCCGGGTCGGCGTCGAACAGATCCTGTGGTTTCATCTCTCTCCAGACATGAGAAGAGGGGCGCCCGAGCGGGCGCCCCTTACGGGCTCAGCGGCCCTGCTCCTCGGCCTCGCGCGCTTCCTTGAGCGCCTTGCCGGGCTCGCGCACCGGCAGACCGTTCTGCGTCTCCGCCATGTTCCCCTCCTCTCCTGACCTAGGCCAGTCTAGCGTGTTGCGTGCGTGATCAGAAGTCGTCGTGACGGCCGGAGCGTGTGCCAGATCTCCCTTTCCGGAGGGATCTGGTCTCCGAGGTTCCGCGCGCACCGGTAGAACAGGACGGAGAACTTGCCCAGGTTCGGAGACAGGTCCGGCTTGAGCGGCGCGTCGATCCGCAGGGAGGGTGCGGCAGCCAGAAGCGTGCTCGCGAACATCCCCTCCTCGGTCAGCGTGTCCGCCTCGTAGAAGATCCCGCTCGTCGAGGCGACGCGCTCGTGGCCACCCGTGGGGTTCACGATCTGGACCGTCAGCACGTAGAAGAACGAGGCGGCCCTGCCGTTCACAGCATCTCCTCGATCAGCAGCAGAGCCTCCGCCTTGCCGATCTGACCGGCCAGAACCAGGAGGGCCTGCGCCCCCTGCTCCTCGGTGAGCCCGAGGATCATCCCCTCCGGGTGGTCCCCGTCGACCGGGACCAGCACGTCGGTGCCGTCCACCATCGCCAGGGACTCCAGCAGGACGGGCCGGTGGCCGTACCAGTCGTCGTCCTCCAGGTCGGCGTCCGCGTTCCGCACGACGGCCTCGTGGTTGATCTCGCTGTGGTGCATCTCTTCTCCGTTTCCGTGAGATTCCACGGCGAAGGCCCGGCTGCGGCCGGGCCCCACCGAAGCCCCTCAGACGGTGCAGTCGGTGTCCTTGGCGGCCAGGTACTGTGCCACCCTGACCAGATCCTCCGGCGCGCAGACATGACCCTCGGCCGCCTCGCCGAGCGCGCTCAGCTTGGGGTCCTCATCCCCGTACGTGAGGTTCGTGTCGCAGCGCTCGCAGACCATGCTCACCTGGCTGGCGTAGAGCTGGAAGGCGGTCATTCCGGCCGGTCCGTTCAGCCGCATCGCCCACCAGCGACAGATCCGCAGCAACCAGTCCGGCGTCTGCGAATCCTCCTCCAGCGGGTTCACGAACGTGGCGTCGTAGTGCCGCTTCGTCGGGTTCCCGCTGGAGGCATGCACCTTCGGGCCGCGCACGAGCGCCAGGCCGACCGACCACTCCTGACCTTCCGGAAACGCCTGGATCAGCACGTGAACCGGGCGCACCGTCGGCGAGCCGGGAAGGTTCGGGTTGTGCGTGTCGGGTGCCCCCTCGACGTCGAGGGTCAGCTTCAGGATCGACAGCTCGTCCTCGTTGACCGTGACCTTCACGTCGTTCACTTCTTCGCCCCTTCCTCGGCCGCCTTCAGTACGGCCAACAGGTCTCTGCGGTCGACGGCGTACAGCCGGTACGGCCAGCCGGGGGAGCGGTACTTCTCCGAACTCCCGATCTCGCTGGCCACATTCACGTCGTTCGGATGCTGCTCCAGCCAGAGGCGGATCCGGCCGACGGCCGCGCCGACATCCTCGCCGGGACGCATCTCAGGGTTGTCACTCATGCCGCCGCCAGGAACTTCAGTTCCGGCCGGACGCACGCCTGGCGGACCAGCATGGCCAGCGGCTGCGTACCGGCGGTGACCAGACCCACCAGGCTGGAGGCGTACCGGTGCTCGAAGCCGCGCGCCAGCAGCTTGCTGAACACGTCGGCCCGCACCACCCGGTCGGCGCCCGGCAGGCGGCGCAGGAGTGCGTACAGGTGAAGGAACTCCTCCCGGTCCATCGCCGAGTTCTCCGGGGTGCTGCCGGTGATCAGCTCGATCCGGAGAAGTTCCATCTGGGGCGTGCCGCTGTCGATCCTCACTCCTGACCCTCCTTGCCGTTGTCGATGACCAGAACCTCCGGGTCCCAGCCACCGTCGGCCCGGTCGATGTAGCAGGCGACCGAGGTGACGGACTGCCCGCGCGTCACCGCACGGGCGGGAGCCAGGACGGAGCCGACGTAGAACCCCTTCTTGGCGTTGTTGCGGATCCGAACCTTCTCGCTCTGAGCCTGCGACTCGTTGAAGGTGTCACCGGTACGGCGCCCCTCATCGTCCAGGAGTGACCAGAAGGACCCGTACTGGCCGTAGACCTCACGCGCCGGGACCAGCTTGCCCTCCAGGTCGAAGAGGGCCGGGAACTCCCACATGCCGCCGTTCTCGGCGATGTCGGCCTGGAGCCTGTACTTCTGGGCGTTGATCCCACTCGCCCACTGCGAGAGGGCACCGTCGGTGTCGCACCGGTCGAACGAGTCGGCCGCCTCCCGGTCCCTTCCGCGCGCCAGCTCGCGCAGTTCCTCGGCCTTCCTCCGGGCCGCCTCCACGTCGTACTGGAATCCGACCTGAGCGGCGAACGGGAGGTTCAGCCCCAGCTCCTCGGCCAGCTCCTTCGCCAGGGCCGTCTCCTCGTCGCGGGTCATCGCCACGTTCTTCTCCTCTTCCGTCATTCGATGATGAAGGTCCCGACGCTGACGGACTCGACGCCGAACTGCTCGGCGGTCTCCGCCAGGATCTTCGGGTCCCTGAAGTTCTCCCGCTCGACCTCGGCCCGGTCGGCGGGCGTCTCGCTCTCGGGGTACAGGTCCGGGTCGACCGGGAACTTCAGGACGACCGTGACCCGCATGAACTCCTGCGGCATGTCATCCTTCCGGCTCGTCGAGTCCGTAGACGTAGACCACGGAGAAGTTGTCAGCCAGCCAGAACTGCACCCGCCGGGCGACCAGGGCCTTCGGCAGGCCGCCGAGCCCGCACCCCAGGGCGGGGACGGCCACCGAGATCAGGCCCGTCGTGTCCAGGTACTCCTTCAGGGCGGCCAGCCCCAGGTCCACGTCCTCGATCCGAGAGTTGTCCCGCCAGTGCCGCTTGGTGGCGATGCTCAGGATCCGGCGCCCGTCCGGCAGGACCGCGTCGTGCACCCGGCCGGGCCGCATCTTGCCCTCCCGGCAGAAGGTCACGTACTCCTCCACCTGGGCAGGCCACCGGTCCCGGAACTGCCGGGCCAGACCGGCGCCCGGGACGCCGATGCAGTTGACCGGGTTGACCAGACCCTGCGCCTGCGATTCCAGGAGGTTCCCGCTGGTCCAGATCAGCGGCATGTCAGCCCTTCACCACGCCCGGTAGGGGAAGATCAGGATGTAGATCCCGCCCTCCATGCGGCCGGAGACGACCAGGTTGTTGAGCATGGTGTAGGCATCCGGCTGCTCTCCGTCGCCGTCTCTCCACGCCCCGATCTGCATGATGTCGGCGATGCTGGGTGCGCAGGTACGGAAGTCGAAGACGATCTTGCGTCCGGCTTCCGGGTTGCCGGTCCCCTTCAGCAGGTCGTACTCCTTGCCGAACGCCTCCGAGATGAAGTCCTGCATGTCCTTCTCCAGGACCAGGCGTGCCGGGCATTCCTCGAACTTTGGTGCTCGCATTGTCTCTTCCCCTTCCGAAATGGCCTAGGTCACACGATACGCAGAAGGGGCCCCGGCCGCAACCGGAGCCCCTGCCGCATGAGCCGCCCTACTCCGGGGCGTCGACCGGCGTTGCCGGGTGCAGCGCGATGCCGGGGACCGAGAGCTTGAGCGCTTCGGTCACCCGGTCGGCGGTGGCCTCGTCCCGGGTCATGAAGAAGACCGCCTTGCCACCCTTGGCGAGTGAGACGTGAACGATGAAGCCGCCCTCCGGCCCCATCCACTTCTCCTCGTTCTTCAGGACGCCGCCCTGGACCTTGGCGTAGCCGCGCTCGGTCAGCGACTGCATGATCTGGTAGTGGTAGTTCTCCTGCGTCGAGAAGACCTTGCTGTCGTTCTCGCCGAAGGTGTTGACGTAGACGTGTCCGGCCACTGTTTTCTCCCATTCCGCACTCTCTGACGACCATCGTCAGGCAGGGCTCCCATTCGCCCCACGACCCCCTCTCAGGGGTTTCGGTCCCGGGGTCAGATCTTCAGGCCGCGCCGGGCGGCGGCGAGCACCACCCGGATGGCGTGCTCCTCGCCGGACCGGACCGCACTCTCCAGTCGCAGGTGAGTGAGTTCGTCGGACAGCTCGGGGCTCGCCGACAGGGATCCCATCATGAGGTTGGCGAACCACATCCGGGACTCCTCTCCCAGGTCCGGAAGGACCACGCCCAGCCCCCTGGCGATCCCCTCTGCGGTAGGGATTCCGCTCACTGCGCGCCCTCCCGCTCCCGGTGCCAGGCGGCACGTTCCGCGTTCAGCCTCTCCTCGGCCTCGGCCAGTACGGCGGCCAGCCGGTAGATGTCGGCCAGCCCCTCACTCCCGAGGGAGCTGAGGCTGATCAGGTTGCGCACGCCCATGTAGGCGGACGTGACGGAGAAGCAGCCGGGACTGCGCGTGCACGGCTTGTGCGTTCCACGGTCGAGCTGACCGAGATCCCGCCGAAGCTCCTCGGCGTGCCGGAGCTTGCGCCGCGCCCGCCCCTCCGGCAGCACGTACGTCCGGAGGGCTTCGGCCTGCGGGTGCTTCGGGTCGACGACCCACCCCTCCCGCTCGATGTAGGCGCGCATGCCCTCGATGTAGGCGGTCGCGATCTTCCGCATCGCAGGGTAGGCGCGGTTCCACAGGTCGGCCAGGTGCTCGGCGTCGGCGTAGCTGAAGTGTCCTGTGTCGTGAACGAGTTCGACGTTGAGCACGTTCACCCCTCCAGCTCGCTGAAGCTCTCGTTCTCCCGGATGCGCTCGATGGACTCCGCCGGGCTCATCCCGGAGGTGACCATCTCGTAGAAGCTCATCTTGCTCTCGGGGTTCTTGACCCCGAGCAGCACGAGGATCTTCCACAGGGCGGTCGTGATGTGGTGGTACGGGGTACCCTTCGCGCTGTTCTCGATGACCAGGTCGTACTCGTCGATCACGTTCCAGCGGTAGAGCAGGTCGACCAGCTCACCGGCCGCAGCCAGCAGGTGGATCTCCCGCATGTCCAGCTTCTCGTTCGTGTTCGCCATGGCTACTTCCCCTTCCGTCCGGCCGCCTTGCGGCGGTCCCTCTCACTCTTCTTCATTGCCGCGATGGCCACCAGGGCGGCAAGCGCCCGGATCACCTCAGTCACGCGCCGCACCCCTTTTGCCCTGCTCGATGATCTGCTGCATCAGCTCCAGCCCCGTCCTCTCGCCCGCCGTTCCCGGCGTCATGGCGCGGCCCCACCTGGCGGCCTCGTAGAACGCCTCCAGCGCCCGCCATTCGACGGTCACCGTGATCAGACACGAGCCGCCGCACTCCGGCCAGGTGCAGTGCTTCCCGTGAGGACCCGGCGCCCGCTTCGGGTACAGGGGCGGCTCGTCCCGCTCGGGCGGAGGGGGGCAGGTGCAGGGTTCGCTTCCGACGCCCGTGCAGCAGGTGCCGCCGCACCCCCGGCAGGTGTAGCTCATCGACGGCTCTCCCTGATGTCCATCCCGGCCCGACAGTGCGGGTATCCGGGGCACGGCTTCATGATCGGTCGTACCGGGTTCCACCCAGGAGATTCCGGCTGGCCGTGGTGTGGACAGACCATCTTCGACGGGAAGTAGCCGTCGAATTTCTCGTGGTCAGGGTCCAGCATGTTCAGCAGCCCCTCGACCAGCATGATGACGTCCCTGGGGTAGCCGCCACTCCTCTCGGAGGCCAGAGTGAAGGCGCGGCGCATGTCCTCGGCCGCCTCACGCATCCCAGCCTCGGCGACCCGCTGCTGGTACGACAGGATCACGTCCTCCGGGAACACGGCACGCAGGAAGTCGGCCACCTGATCGGGCTTCGCCCTCCAGCCCGGCGTCCTGATCGTGATCTCGTCCCAGCTCTCGACGTCACTCACCCTCGTTCCCCTCCTTCGGCTTCAGCTCCCACCGACGGTGGGACCAGCACCAGACCATGGCCGGGAGTGGCGGAACGCCCTCCGGGAGCCACGTCTGTTCGACCTCCGGCGTCTCGTGCCGGTCCAGACCCGTGTAGTCCAGCTCCTCCAGGACGCAGTCCTCGCCGGGCTCCGGTGTCTCCCGTTCGACCTGCGCGACCAGGTCGGCGCCGCTCGTCTTCACAGCGCCGCCTTCGCGACCCGGATCATGCGGTCGAACTCCTCGGGGGTGATGAGTCCGGCCGTCGTCCACAGTGCCGGGTGACCGGCCATCGCCTCGGTGATGACCTGCCGGGTGACCGGCACGGACTCGCCGGTCAGATAATCCCGGAGGTCGATCCCGCCGATGTAGGTGTCGTACAGGTCGGTCCGGCGCACGAACTCGTCGATCGTGTCCTTGTCGATCCTGCGGATCCCGGTCGCACCGGTCAGGTAGACCACGGCCCGCTGCTCCGGGGTCATGTCGGTGAGCGGGATCGTCCCGCCCTTGTTCGTTTCGAAGTACGCCTGCATCTCTCTCTTCTCCCTTCCTCTGCCCGACGGCAGTACGGCAGGTGCACGGACCGGAGTCCGTGCACCACCGAGCTGAAGCCGGATCAGCTACCGCAGACCGCTGCGGTCACTTGCCCTGCGCCTTCCAGTAGGCGTTCTCGGCGGCGTGGATCTGGTCACCGAACGCCTTGCCGACGGCCCACGCCTCGTCGCGGCGGCCGTTGAAGAAGTGGTCGGCCACCTGGGAGGCGATGTGCACCGTGGCGACCGTGAGCGAGGACCAGTTGAAGCCCCAGAAGGCGCCGCCCTGGTGCGGCAGCAGCTTCTCGTTCGTGGTGTAGCCGAGCGAGCAGAACGTGGTGGCGAACTGCTCGCACTGGTCGCGGTCGTCCACCTGGTAGAAGGGGCGGGTCGTGATCTTCTTGCCCCAGAGCGAGCCGTTGTCGATGTGCAGGGTCTGGCGCTTGCTGGTGCGGTCCTCCAGCGGGACCGGGAAGTCGGTCCCCTCCGGGTAGAACGTGACCAGTCCGCTCAGCTCGGGCTCGATGGACATGGCCATGATCCAGCCACCCTTACGGGCGCGGGGCTTCTTGCTCTCCGGCATCTCCGCGTACGGCCACGCCGAGGTCTTCCGGACGCCCTTCAGCGGGGTGATGATGCGTGCACCCATCGTGATCTTCTCCTTGTTCCAGGTCTCGTGCGTTGCGGTAGTCGTCACCCCACCGGGCCGCCATCCGGCCCGGCAGGTTCCCGCCCTGACTCCCGGCGCTCAGCCAGGACTTGAGCCAGGACGCCTCGAACTCTTCGGCGAGCCGTAGAGCCCGCCCCTGATCCATCTCTCGGCGATGGGACCCTCGTCCCCGTACCGGAAGGCGTCCTCCCGGAACTTCGACGACAGGGCCTTCTGCTCCTCCAGGCCCAGGTCGCTCCAGCTCGGTCTGCGCCCAGCTCGGGCGACGGAATCCCGCCATAGCGCTTCGAACTCCTCGGATTTACCGGCACTGTTCACCGGGTCATCCTCTCGCGGAGTTCTCAGCCGGGGCGCCGCTCCAGCAGAACCGAGACGAACATGTCGGCCGTCACGTTGGGGACCAGCTCGCCGTCGTCGGCCAGCACCTCCCAGCCACCCCGGGTGCCGACCTCGGTGATCCGGCCCCGGTAGAAGGTGCCGTGCTCCTCCCGGACGGCGACCCTCACGATCCGGTCCGAGTAGTCGTTGGCGGCCGACCAGACCGCCGAGACGACCTCCTGGTTGACGGGGGAGCGGAACTCCTCGAACTGCTCCAGGGTGGCAGCGGCCTGCTTCAACTCGGTGGCCAGTCGGCCGATGTGGGTCTGGGCCATCAGTCCTTCTCCTCTTCCGCCTTGTGCCGGACCAGCAGGCAGTTCCACTGGTCCGGCCCGTCCTCGTCGTTCCGGCTCACGTCGTACCGGATCTTCAGGTTGCGCTCGTAGTCCGTGAGCACCTTCTGGGTGTACTTCAGCAGCCCGTCGGCGTTCGTGCCGAAACCGAACCGGCTCATCGTGTGGTAGCCGGGCTCGAACTCGACGACCACCCAGTCCGTCGGCCGCAGTCCCTCACCGAGGGCCCGGCGGACCGTGAATCCGGCGGTGACGCCGGTCGGTCCCCGGCCGACACGCTCGGACCGGTTGAACCGCTCTCCCAGGAACCGGCTCACGGCCGATGCGGACGGGGCGCTCACAGCTCGTACCCCCGCATCGCCGGGAAGGCGTCCAGGACGACCTCGTAGATCCACTTCTCGCAGGCCCCGCGCCGTGCGGTCCCCATCTCGTTGCCCCACATGCCCAGCACCTCCTCCCCGTAGTGCAGCAGCTCCTCCCGGTAGACCTTCAGGATCTCCGCCTGGGTCATCGACTCCGGCAGCTCCTTGGGCCGGTCGCCCGCCAGCTCGTCGTCCTCGGTGATCTCGTACCGGAGGAACTTGCTCCCGATTCCGTTCATCAGGTCGTGCGGCTCGGGCTCCAGGGTGATGGACGTCTTCACCCAGGCCGCCGGTCGGACCCTGCCGTCCCCGCTCCTGCTGGTCCCGACGTGGACCGTGATGTCTCGCGCCACCGTCTTCTCCTCTCAGACCGCTTCGCGCATCCGGAACTTGTTGTCCCGGGTGTACGGTTCGCCGGGCTCCAGAATCCACAGGGCCTGGATGAACACCCGGCCGCCGTTGTAGAGGTCCAGCCGGAGCCCGTACCGGATTCCCCGCTTCTCGCCGTCGCTGTACCGGCTGATCTCCCGGATGTGCTTCCCGGCTTCCGAGCGGCCGATCCAGTTCGCCACGGATGCCTCGACATCCCGGCAGACCAGCCGGTCCTCCTCGATCTCCACGGCCTCCGGGTAGGGGGCCGGGGGCCCGTCGCCGGTCGCTCCGCCCTCCTCCTGGAGCGCCACCTGGAAGGCCATGCGGGCGCCATGGGCGGACGTGACGACGAAGCCGTACTCCAGGCCGGAGCCGGGCCCTGCGGGCTCCCCCTTGTCGTTGAGGACGGGCCCCACCGTCACCCCGGGGATCTCCAACCCCCGGAGAAGATCCGGGAATTCACTGGCCTTCACGCCTTCATCCTTTCCTTGACCTAGGCCATCGTACAGCGAAGGGGCCCGCCGTCAAGCGAGCCCCTTCGGTTCAGACCAGGCGCGGCCGGTTCAGTGCGCGCTCCCCCGTGTCGGAGAGAATCAGGCTCTCCTCGCCGTCCACCCACGGGATGCGCTCCAGGCCGCCGGTCTCCCGGATCAGCCACTCCTCGTCCGGCCGTTCCAGCAGAGCCGGAACCGGGTCGGCTGCCTTGCGCAGCCAGACCCGGAAGTAGCCGGTCTCGTCCCACACCGGCCACGCCTTCACCGGGCGCTCCGTGTGGCGCACCTTCCCGTCCCTCACCCAGAAGGCGAGAGATGTCCCGCTCTGCACCCGCTGCTTGAGGATGTTCCCGGCGACCTCCCGGGACGGGAACACCTCCATGTCCAGATCGGCGACCGGGCGCCGGGCGGACGGGACGTACAGTGCGTAGACGGCCAACTGTCAGACCTCCTGAGTTCTGTTGTCGAAGTTGATGCTGCTGTTCACGGGTCAGCACTCTCCCGGGTGGTTCAGGTGACGGCCGCAGCGGGCGCCGTCCCGGGTGAGGTCGCCGCACGTCCTGCTCGGGTCCGGCCTGGGTGAGGAGTGCCACGCGGTGAGCACCAGGCCGTTGTTCAGGATGATCGACCGGCTTTCCCACTTGCGGGAGTCGCCGATCCCCTTCCAGATCTCCAACGCCTTGTCCCGCGCGTCGTCCGTTGCCATCCCGTCCATGATCAGGGCGGCCGTCAGGGCGGCGATGACCTCGCCGCCCGTGTACACCGTGACCTGCTCGGCGTGCCCGATTCGGTAGTCCCAGCTCACTTCTCGTCCTCCCACCAGACGCGGAGGTCGCTGCCGTCCTTCAGCTCCGTGACGACCCGGTCCGGGTAACTCCCGCCCTCCGACAGGCAGTGCGCCACACCCTCAGCCAGCGCAGCCGCCCGCTCCAGGCCGATCCCCTCGCTGCCGACCAGGATCCCCATCAGGAAGGAGACCAGCGCCGCCTCGGCGGTCGAACGGAAGGCGGGACCGAGGTCCCCGGCCTTCACGTAGTAGACCCGGCCCGGAACGTTCCGGCCACGCTCCCGCCAGACCATCAGCTCGCCGACCTTGGCCAGTTTCACGCCCTGCGTCTCGTTGTCGGGGATCATGTCGGCCCCGCGCATCACCTCGTCGGCCTTCTCCCGCGCCGGACCGTCGAACCCGGCGGCGAGCAGCGCACCGACGACGATCGACCTGACTTCTTCCCGGCTCCCGGCCAGCACCTGGCCGTAGTTCACCGTGACTCCGTACCTCATGGTTCTTCTCCTCCGTTCCGATGGTCCACCGAGGGGCACGGACCGCAGCCCGTGCTCCCCGGAAGCCGACCGGCTCAGATCTTGCAGGTGAAGACGACCCCGGAGTTCAGGACCGTCGGGCGCAGGGCCTCGACCTCCATCTCCGGGCCGTCCTTCCCGTCCACGATGTTCAGGGTGCAGCGGATCATCTCCGTGCCCCCGGCGGGCAGGATGTACAGGTCGGTCACGACCGACTCCCGCAGCGTGACCCCGTCCTCCCGGATCAGCCGGGCCCACTCCTTCACCGTCTCCAGCGAGGCGATGCCGTGGTATCCGCCCTTCTGGGCGAAGTGGAAGACCGGCTCCAGCGGGTTCGGGTTCTGGAAGTGCAGCCCGTTCCCGCAGGTGTTCATCGGGATCATCACACCGGCCACTACTTGCTCCTTCCCGGGTGGGACTCGCGCGTCTCCGGCTTGCCCCAGTTGTCCAGCAGCCACGTGAACAGGTCCCGCAGCTCCGTCATCTGCTCCCGGCTCAGCGGGAGGTCCAGCGAGCCGCCCTCCAGCTCGCGCGGGGGCGGCTGCATGCGCGGGTCGGTGAAGTTGAGGGTGTCCAGCCCCTCCGACCGCCACAGGTCGAAGTAGTAGGCCCGGTACTTGTCCCACCCGATGTACGTCCAGACCGGGTCGAGCGCCCCGGGCTCCGGCCTCCCGCTCACTCGTCCACCCCACCGATCCGGTGCACGACCCGGTTGCGGACCAGGATCTCCGCGCCGCCGCCGGTCCCGGGCAGCCTGCGCACCGAGCACTTCTGCGGGTAGGGGAGGGCGGGCGTCTTGATCAGCAGCTCGTCCCACGCCTCCTCGATCGTCAGGTCCCCCTGCTCGATGTCGTACAGGGTGGAGCCGACGTAGTCCGGGTGCGCGAGGGCCGTCGCCTCCTCCTTCACGATGACGAAGACGACCGGCACCTCCTCCGGGCTGGCCCAGATGACCGAGTGGGACCGGATCTCGCCGTCCCGCTCCAGGATGCGGATTCCCGCCATGCTCAGCTCCTTCCCGGCCGGATGGCCAGCTTGTCGTGCTCGGCGAACGCGGCCTCGGCCTCGCTCAGGAACATGTCCCGTCGGCTCTCGATGCGCAGCCACCGGCCGTCCAGCGACGTGGCCCGCATCAGGTGGAAGCTGTAGGCGCCGGGGTCGCCGTTGCGCTCGGGGGTCGTGTCGTACGTGATCACGCAGCAGTAGTAGCCCGGCGCCTTCGCCTGGACCAGGTCCGGCTGCCACCCCAGGAAGCTGCCCTTGATCACCGGCAGCTTCTCGACCCGGGTCGGCGTCTCCTTGACCCGCAGCTTCGTCTCGTTGTCCATGCCCTACTTCCCGTCCCATCCGAAGGTGATCGCCGACCAGTCCGGACCGGCGAAGTGGAAGCTGCCGGTCTTCAGCTCGTCGTTCTCCCAGGCCGCCTGGATCCACTCCTTGACGGCCAGCTTCAGGTTCTCCCGGCACTTCTGCGGCTGCTCGTCGCAGTCGTGCTCGGGGTCCAGCACGCAGTGGCCCTCTTCGAACCCCTCCATGCCGCTCGGCGTGCGGCCGGTGCGGTCCATCTCGGACTCGACCGCCTCCCAGATGCCCTCCCATGAGGTCGCGTTGACCTCGAAGGAGTCCTCCAGGTTGTTGCCCTGTCCGTAGATCTCCGTCTTGACCAGGTGCCCCATGTCTCAGCGCCCCTTCCGCAGGGTCGTCATGTGGATCTGGACCAGGTTGCCGAAGCTCCGGTGGTTCGGAACCCAGAGCCACGCCACCGAGTCGACCCGGTACCGGGCGCCGTTGGCGGAGAACACCTCGTCACCCTCCCGGGGGACCCGGCTCGGTTCGATGTACGTCTTGACCGGCTCGCCGTCGAAGAAGACGTCGGCCAGCATCTCGCTCGGCTTCACTCCGCCTCCTCCAGGTACAGGAACACCGTGTCGCTCAGCGTGATCCCGTCCGTGTCCTGGCCGATGTGGTCCACCTTCCAGGTTCCGAACCGGGGCCCCGGCGTGTTGATCGTCGAACCGATCTGCGGGACCCGACTGGCGGAGATCCGCAGTTCCGCACGAGGCAGCTTCCCCTGTGCCGGAAAGCACAGCACGAGCGTGAGCATCCTCTTCTCCCTTCCTTTTCCACCGGGCTGATCCGGACTCCACGGGGCCCCCGGCGGAGGCCCCGCAGGGCTCGTTCAGAACGGTGCCGACATGGACTGCACGGAGAACGCGCTGTCCCGTTCCGTCTCGACGTTCACGCCGAAGCCGCGCAGCGCACGGACCGAGTCGAGCGCCAGATCCTTCGCCTGCGCGTCGGTCACGTCCTCCCGGTCGATCCGGCCCTGCGGGAGGTCACCCCAGTCGACGCCGCGCAGGAAGCGCTCGGCGCTGACCAGGTCGGTGAGGTCCCGGTCGACCGGGACGACCCGCAGGATCACGAACTGCCAGTCACCGCCGTCGAAGGCCCGGATGTCCTCCTCGCTGTACCCCTCCAGCAGCAGCGGGCTGGCCGCCCCGTCCCGCTTCAGCTCCACCTTGAAGTCCACGTTCCGCACGCCCCACCGGGCGCCCGGAACCGTCCACCAGTCCAGCAGGTCCGTCGTCATCACGCTTTTCCCTTCCGTCCGGCCGGTTCTGACACCGACTCCCCGGCTGCCGGACCAGTGGCCCGGCCGCCGGAAGGCTGGATCAGCTCCCGAAGATGAACGTCCCCGGCTCCCCGGCGGGAACCGGCATCACCACGAAGTGCAGGCCGGTCGTCGGGGTCATGTCGTCGTCGGCGTACGAGCCCCAGTCGAAGCGCTCGACGCCGCCCGCCCGGTCGAGCGCGTCGTACAGGCGCCCCAGCTCACCGTTGCGGCCGGACTTCAGGTCGTCCTCGGCGTACTCCTTCAGCGCCTCGCCGACGGTGGCCCCGGAGCCCAGGTAGCTCTCCTCCAGGAAGTCCATGATCTGGTCGGCCGGGATGTCCTCGAACTCGTCCGGCTTGCTCTCGATCAGGGTCGCAGCGGCGAGCACCACCCACTTGCCGTAGCGCTGAATCGCCTCGACGACGTGCCCGGCGGCCTGTCCCGAGCTGTACCGCTTCGCCTCGTGGTCCGTCACCACGCCTGCGGCGATGTCCTTGAAGTTCTCCATCGGTGTCCCTCTCACTCTCCGTTGAGCCCGGCGATGCGGGCCTGTTCCTGCATGTCCCGGAAGACCTCGTCGGCCTCCAGGCTGTTGTGCCGCAGCTTCATCTCCTCGACGGAGTCCCGCAGCACGGCCGCCTTCACGGCCCCGGGGACCGGAAGGTCCAGCTCCCGGGCGTGCAGCCGCAGGATTTCGGCGGCCGTCGCTTCGACGTCGGCCAGCTTCCCGCCGTTCTGCATGTATGCGAGGACGTTGACCGCGTAGCCGATCGCGCTCTCCCGGCCGTCCGCCATCAGACCTTCGCCCCCTCGGCCCGCCGGTCGACCGAGGCCCAGTAGGCGGCGATCTCCGTCTTCATGCTCCGGTCGAAGTCCACCTTGCTGCGCTTGCTCCAGTTCGACCGGGCGCCGGGCATCAGCTCCAGCCAGTCCTCCCGGTGGAAGATCCGGGGCGTGCCGTCGCCGTTGCGCCACACGGTGCTCACGTACGCCTGCATGAGGTCGGCCCGGCGCACCCATTCGTCGAGCGTGTCCCGGTTGAGGTTCGGGATGCCGATCCCCATCTCGCTCAGCACCTCGAACGCGCACTGCACGGGACTCAGCTTCTCGATGCCGGTCTTCGGGGTGCCGTCCGGGTTCAGGAAGGTGTAGCGAACGGTCATGCGGTCTTCTCCAATCCGTTGCTGACGGAATCGTCAGGGCGGTCCCGTGCCGCCAACCGGGAGCCCTTCCCAGGGGCCCGGTTTCATCCGTGTCAGACGGTCCAGTCCAGGCCCTCGAAGAGGGCGGTGATGGCGTCCTGGGCGTGCTCGGGGACGTGCGTGTCACCGAACACCGGGTAGTCCACGACCGGGATCACGGCGAGGATCCGAGAGGCGTCGTCCCGGGCCGTGACGAAGGCCCGGCGGCGGCCGTTCAGCTCCTCGTGCGCCGCCTTGACCGCCCGCTCCAGGGCGTGCGGGCCGGAGTACGGCGCCGACGTCCCGTAGGTGGACTCGGGGAGCGGGTCGACGACCGTGGAGTGGACGATGTAGTGCGTGGTCTTCGGGGTCAGCTCAGACATCCGTGTCCTCGGCTTCCTGGTGGTCGTGCGGGTAGTCCGTCGGAAGCGGGGCGTCGTTGGCGATCAGCTTCGGCGGGTGGACGTAGGACAGGCGGGCGCTGTCGTCGTAGTACGACTCGACCCGCATCGCCCGGTCGTACTCGTCCGGACGCTCCGGGTGGTTGGGCTTGTCCAGCTCCAGGTCGGCGTCCGTGACGCCCATCGCGCGCCGGAGGTCGGCGTTGTAGGCGTTGCGGTACTCGACCGCCCGGCCGTGCCCGATCTCGTCGTTCGGGAACCGGTAGACCGTGTGCTCCATGTCGTAGGCACCGGCCACGACCTCGACGAACTCGGCGGTACGGCGGTACTCGTCCATCTCCATGACGTCTCTCCTCCCGAGCCCCAATCCCCTTGGGGCCCTCGAATCTTACTGACCTAGGCCAGCTTCGTCTACTTGCGTTCGGCGAACCTGGGGTTGGTTCCCAGCGGCGGGAGCGGCACGTGTGTCTCGCGTTCGACCTCACCGCTGACGAACTCCCACGAATCCAGGAAGTTCGTCACCCATCCCTCGGTGCGCCCGGATTCCACCGCCATGCGGCGCACGGTCTCTCCGTCGGGAACGCCCCCCGGGAACTCGTCCAGGACGGCGTCAAGCGTCCTGTCGAGCAGATCCAGTACGACATGAATCTCGTGGATCGTCATCCCGAAAAGCGGGGCCAGCCGCTGTTCGATGATCTCCTGCCGGGTCCCGGCGACCGACTCGCCGGGACGGCAGGTGCAGCTCAGCTCAGCCATCCCGGCGCACCACCGTGCAGCCGCAAGGGGCGGCCGTGGGGTTCGGGCAGATCTGCCGGTCCCGCTCGGCGAGGCTCCAGAAACCGGCCGCCGACGTCCATCCCATCTCGTACACGCCGTACTTGCCGTCCACCCGGTAGCGGTTGTTCGGGTGGAAGTGACCGGCCGTGGCGTGCACGTAGATGTCCGAGTCGCCGTCCTTCCCCAGCAGGGCGTCCCGGATCAGATCCGGCTCGGCCTCGCTCAGCCACTCCAGCCGACCGGCGGGCGTCTTGCGTCCCTCGGTCAGCTCCTCGTACAGCTTCTGCACCCGGTCCTCGTTGCCGTGGACGTCGATCCAGGCCCGGATGCCCCGCTCCCGGTCCTCGGGGAAGACGAACGAGCTGATCATCTCCAGCAGTTCGTCGTCGCCGTACGCGAAGTCGTCCCCCTCGGCGATCTCCCGGAGGAAGTCGGCCAGCTCGGGCTCTCCCCAGATCCAGTGGATGATCTTCATCGTGGTCGCGTGCATCTTCTCCCTCTCCTTCAGCCGTTCCTGCGGCTCTTCTCGACTTCCTTGATGGCCTTGTCCCGAAGCGGCTTGATCGCCGCTTCGATCTGCTCGGCCGTCGGCTCGTCCCCGATCGCCAGGCCGTTCTCCTTCCAGGCCACAGCCCTGCCCAGGTGCTGGATGTTCCGCTCGTGGGAGCCGTCGCTGTCACCCCAGCAGTACGCGTACCAGCACTCCCGCTTCAGCTCGGACTTGGCCGTGCGCAGGGTCTTCACGACCGAGCCCCGCTGCCTCCCGTCCTTGCCCATCTCGTCCCGCAGGGGCGTCCCGTCGGGTTGCGTGATCGCGTTCAGCGCGGCCTTGGCCTTCTTCTCGGCCCGGCGCTTGGCCTCCGCCTCCCTGGCCTGTGCCCGCTCGATCTCCTCGGAGGTCAGCATCACCGACCGGGGGACCGTCACGTTCTCGCCCTTGTCCCGCCGGGCGACCGGTGCGTCCGGGTAGCAGATGGTGCAGGCCCGTTCCCCGGCAGCCTCGACGATCTCGGCCATGTCCTTGCCGGAGTAGTCGATCATCCAGGAGAACCGGGTCGGGAACTCTCCCCGGTTGCATGACGAGCAGTGCATCGAGCTGTGCACGTGCCCGTCGGTGACCAGGTAGGCCCGGGACCATCCGCCCCGGCGACCGAACTCGTTCTCCAGCTTGGCCAGCACGGTGTTGTCCAGCTCGGCGACGGCGCCCTTCGCCCGGTTCACCGAGTCGAGCGCCTTGCGCCCCCGCTCGGTCCCGGCCGCCTTCTCCTGTACCTCGGCGTGGCCCATGCGCCACGTCTGCGTGCTGATCCGGCGGTCGCCGACGGCGTAGTGCACGTCGTTCCAGGCGGCGTACACGTTCATCAGCAGCTCGTACCGCCGGTCCCAGGCGGCGGCGAACAGCTCGTCCACCTGCGGCGGGGTCATGCCCCGGAGCTGCTGCGGGGTGGCCAACTCGGCGTCCTTGATCGTCTTCATGCTTCCTTCTCCTTCCGTCCGATGTGCACTGGACGCCGGGAACCCACAGACTCCCGGCGTCCCGAACGCACCGGCTCAGAACCTCTTGCCGTCCCAGTTGATGAACTTCTCCGGGTTGTAGGACCGGATCCAGGCGAGGGCCGCTGCCTCGGCCACGGCCACGCGCTGCTCGTCTGTCCCGGGCCCGATGTACGAGTCCAGCGACTCGTACTTGATCTCCGACCAGGTCGGATCCCACTCGTCGGCGTCCCCGGCGGCGTCGTCGTCGATCTCGAACCACACCTGCGACTCGATCCCGAGGTTGTCCAGGTTCGGGCCGTAGCCCATGTGGACCTCGATCGATCCGACCTTCGCTTCGATCGGCCGCTCGGGGGCGTGGGCGTAGGCGTACACCGTGACCCGGGCGCCGGGACAGTCCGGGTTCACGAACCGGACGCTGGCCACCTTCCCGATCTGCGTGTCTCCGCCCACGTCGCCGTCGTCGGACCAGACTTCACCGTGCTGCGTCCATGCCATGTTCTTCTCCTTCTCCGTGGTTCGGGTCAGTCCTTGGGGTCGCGCGGGTGCGGGACCTTCGGGATCGCCGGGCCGTTGTCGTCCTCGCCACCGGCCGTCACGCCGGGCTGCGTCAGGCGGGACGACGCCGGGCACGGGTTCGGGCACTGCGACGTGCACGAGTGATTCCACTCGGCGCGGATCGTGACCGGGCCGGTGATCTCCGGCTTCGGCTCCTTCGTCAGGGTGAGCACGTCGACTCCCCTCCTTCCTGGCGAGATCTCCCGCCGGTCAGTACTTGCGGACCTTGGACCAGCCGTCCTCGGTCTCCAGGAACGTGCCCTGGGGCTTCTGGGTGTGCTCGATGGGGGTCCCGTCCGGGAACTCGTACTCCCCGCCCTCGTACAGCTTCCGGGTGATCGTCAGACTGGCCACTTCGACCGGCTGGCCGGAGTCCATCGTGTGCAGCGTGATCTCTGTGACCAGGGGGTAGTTCTCCTGGCCTCCCGGGATCATGAAGCCGTTCGCCGACCACACGGCCGCCTCCCGAAGGGCCAGGTTCGCCGACGTCTCGAACGGTGAAACCCACACCCCTTCGTGCCGGTACCCGAAGTCACGGGACCCCTCCTTGTGGCGCCACGTCATCCGCCACAGGTCCCGAAGCTGATTCACGCTCTCTCCTTCCGAAGGGGGCGGCCGGTCTCCCGGCCGCCCCGAGCGGCGCCGTCGGCCCGCTACTTCTTGTCGGCGTCCATCTGCTGCGCGTTCTCCGGGGTGACCGCGATGGCCTCCGGGGGCGGGGTGTCGGCCGGGATCGGCACGTTGATCATGTCCGGGGGCTCGGGGGTCTGCTGCGTCATGTCCTTCTCCGTCTTCCGGGGTCAGTTCCCTGTGCTCACGTGGTGCTCTGCGTGCGTTCGTCCGTACAGGTCAGAGGCCGTACTTCCGCCTGATCCTCTCGGCCTCCTGGGCGATGTCCTTCCAGTCCTGCATCACGATCACCTCCCTTCCACTCACACCGCTCACGAGCGGCGCTCTCGGGCCCCCGGCCGCAGCCGGTTGCCCTGGGGCGCCTCCCGTCAGGCCGGAGCGGAACCGCTGCGGATCAGGCTGGACACGAAGTCCAGCAGCTCGGCCGCGTCGGTCGGCAGCTCGCCGCCGGGGGCCAGCTTCTTCAGCAGCTCGACCGTCAGGTGCTCGGCCTGGTCCCGGCGCAGGGCGGTCACCGGGGCCGTGGTCCCGTAGTAGCCGGGGTACGGGAACGCGAAGTCCCCGCTCCGGCACAGGCCGCCGATGATGATGTCGAAGTTGTGCCCCTGCATGCTCTGCTCATTGCGCCGCCGGACGTGCTGCTCCGCCGCGTTCAGGTACTCCTCCGGTGTGGCCACCCAGGCACGGCCCTCGTTCAGGCCCTCGCTCGTCAGCATCTTCTCCCTCTCCGTCCGCTCGTTCGAGCGGCACTCCCGGGTGCCCGGCCGGAGCCGGGCACCCTAGGGTGCCTCCCGTTCAGAGGTTCGCGCCGCACAGGTGGCACGCCTTGCCGTCGGCGTGCGCACCCTGGCCGTGGCCGATCCCGAACCGGCTCACCGTCTTCTTCAGGCGCTCCTCCTTCACGCCATGCAGCGGGTTGTTCCCGACGCTGTAGAGCGCGTACGCCACCTTGGCCGGGCCGCCGTCCTCGATCACGGCGTCGTAACCGCGCACGTAGCCGCTCAGGAACGGCAGGCGCAGGGCCGACGGGGATCCGGGGTCGACGTCGATCGTGACGTGGTCGCCGTACTGGAACTTCAGCGGCGTGCCGTCGGGCAGGGTCCAGGCGTCGCTCACTTGCCAGCCTCCTTGGCGTACGGGGCGAACGCCTCGCGGGCCGCCTCCTCGGCGTACTCCCGGCCGATGTGACCCCAGCAGGAGTCGACGTGCTCCCACTCGCGCGTCTCGTCGTCCAGGTCGGGGTCCTCCCGGTCCTCCGCGTCCCTCGGGATGCGGGTGACGTCCTTCTCGATGATGAAGCCGTAGACCTCGCCCTCGGCCCACTTGCGGTACTGGTCGATCTCCAGCTCGATGACCCGCTTCGGCTCCCACGGCGTCTCGGCCGCCTTGTCGGGCATCAGGTACCACAAGGACCAGGCGCCGTCGTGGGGGCGGTCCTCGATGACCGTGGCGCCGTGGAAGAGCCTGGCCCACCGGGTGAAGACGGGGACCGCGTCCACGTACCGGTCCTCGATCCGCTCCCACCCGTCGGCCAGCGGGCCGCCGTTCTCGTCAACGTCGATGTACCGCTGACCCTTCGGGGTGATCACGTTCGTCAGGTTGCAGTCCTGATCGGTCCGGGGGTTCGCGCTCTCGCTCTCCTGCTGGATCTCCAGCCGCACCCGGTACCGGCCCGCCGTCTCCAGGATGTCCATGTCCGTCATCTCTTCCCTCTCCTCATCCGTCGTCCGTGTTGCACCGCCCGGCAACACTCCCGGGCCCCCGGCCTTCCGGCCGGGAACCCTAGGGCGTCTCCGCTCAGTTGAAAGGGGTCAGCTCCAGCCGACCGTTCTCCACGACCATCGGCCGCAGTGCCTCCCGGTCCTCCTCGGGGTCGTGACCCCTCTCCTCGCACTCGCAGCCGCCGTCGTCGGTGCCGTGCTGGATGAAGTCGCCGCAGCCGTAGCACCAGATGCAGGTCGACGGCTCGTCCAGCTCCCGCACCGTGATGCGCACCGGCTCCCCGTCGGCGTCGGCCAGGAACCGGTCCCGCTTGAACACGTCACCCCGGGGGATGCCGAGACCGAGGTTCAGGATGCGCTCCCGGCACTCGTCGAATCCGCAGAACTCGTACAGCGTGTGCGTGGAGCCGTTGCTGTAGATCTCGATCTGCTGCGGGCCGTCCGCGTCCGTCACCTGCCGGGTCAGCTCGACCGACTCCCGGTCGACCGGGATCGCGTCGTGCGGGTACCGCCACGACGCGCCCTCGGGGTGCAGGTGCACGACCGCACCTCCCAGGTCGTGCTCGACGATCCCGGTCTTCCCGCCGTCGTACTCCACCCGGTCGCCCCGGTCGAACATCTGGATCCCGCGCGCCATCTCAGCCACGTCGCTTCTCCCTCTCCGTCGCTACCAGCAGATCTCGATCAGGTACTTGCCCGCCGGGACGTTGCCCTCCCGGATCATCTTGGCCAGCACGACCTCGGGCCTCGGGCTGAAGCCCTCCATCCCGGAGTCCAGCCACTTCTTCAGCTTCCCGGCGTCCCAGTCGTCCAGCTCGTCACCCGTGGCCTCCGTGGTGTACGAGCTGTCGTTCTCCCCCTCGACCGCCAGGCAGGCGGAGTACGGAAGGCCGCCGTAGAACTCCGAGACGGCCTCGTTGAACTCCCGCTCGCCGACCTCGTGAATGATCTTCGTGTTGATCTGCATGACGCCCCGCCCTCAGTAGCTGTAGCCCTCGATGGTGGCCCTCTCGTACGCCCCGCCGTCGCTGCGGGTCCACGCCGACAGCTCCGCCGCCACGTACTCCGAGGGGTCGTCGTACTCCTTGGGGAACCCGTCGCCGTCCAGGTCGCCGTCCGTGCCGATCACGGCCACGCCACCGGTCTCCCCGGCGCCGTTGCTGAACTCCCGGCCCGCCGTCGCCGCCTCCTTGATCTGCTCGGCGTACCGGTCCCAGAAGTCGCGCCGGATCACCTCGATGTAAGGGGTGTCCACCGTCCACACGCCCGCCCACGAGTCCGTCAGGGCGACGCCGATCTCGTTCTCACCGTCGGTGATGTAGCTCCCCATGCTCTTCTCCGTTTCCGTCTCAACGTTCACCGTCCGACACGGCACGTCAGCGGCCGATCCCGGAGGACCGGCCGCTCCCGAACCCGTCGGCCTAGGCCAGGTTAGCGGCGCCGGGCATCCGGCGCCAGTCGTGCGTCAGCCGCGCCCGGACTCGTACCATCCGAGCACGTTCCGGCTCCCGTCGTCCTGCTGCGTCTGACTCCAGACGATCGACACGGCGCCGATCTCCCGGCCGCTCGAACCGTCGGAGAGCTGCGCCCGCAGCGGGCCGCCGCGCACGGTCATCCCGGCGCTCACGCACGGGGCCAGCTCCGAGGCGATGCGGAGCTGCGTGATGGGCTCCGCCCGGACCTCCCAGTCCTCGTTCAGCTTGTCGTACGACATCGCCGGGTACCTGTTGCTTCCGTCCGCCATGCTCATCCCTTCCGTCCGAACGTGAGGGTGAGGGAGTTGTCGACTCCCTTGCCGTAGCGCTTCGGCGAAACCCGCAGAAAGCGCAGCTTGTTGCCGTCCACCAGGAACTCGTGGGCGTACTGCGGGCCGATCTCCGGCTCCCCGGTGACCGGCCAGTCGCACCGCTTGGTGACCCGCCCCTTCCGGTCGGTCATCGAGATCCCGGTGTCGTCCTTCCGGGTGATGACCAGGTCGTCACGGAACTCGTTCGCCCCGTGGCCGAACCAGTTGACCGACTGCCCCGTCTCGACGGTCGCGGCCAGCTCCCGCACCGTGGCCATGTCGCTCGGCAGGACCGTCCCGTGGCTGCGGCCGAACAGGCGGAAGTCACGGTTCGTGCACCCGGCGAGGAAGTTGGGACGGAAGAACTCCGCTCCCGTGAATCGCCCCTCTTCCGGCGTGACGTCCCAGTTCGGGCCCGGCGTGCAGTCCTCCCATGGCGCCAGGAACGACGTCCCGTCGGCCCGCTCGATCTCGTACGTACCGGCCCACTGGTGACCGTCCAGGTAGCGCACCCGGGCTACCCCGTAGACCGTCTCCGCGTCCGTGTCGACGACGACCCGCAGGCCCGTCAGGTTGAGGTTCACGCGCGGTCCCCCTTCAGGATGTCCCGCTCGGCGACGTGGGCGTACGTGATGGCCGGGGGCTTGGCGTTGAAGTGCCGGAACAGGTGGTCGTTCGACCGGGCGATGTACGCGTTCAGCGCCCGCTGCTCGTCGAAGGTGTACGTCCCGTTGCTCACCTCGCCGTACGGGTCGACGGTGTAGACCACGTACTCCCGCTTGTGGTCGGTCCACGCCAGGACCGTGCCGATCCGGCGCTCCCCGCCGCCCGCACCGTTCGCGTACTGCACGGCCAGCACGATGGAGCCGACGCCGACGATGTCGCCGCACTTGACCGTGCGGTAGCCGTTCTGCGAGTCGAGCACGTCGATCAGGTTGTCCCGCTCCTCCGGGGACAGCACCACGTACTCCGTCTGCGTCCACGACGGGTGGTCCCCGTCGGTCACGGTCGCCTTGCCGATGCGCAGCACGGCGTTCCCGGCGTTCGACTGCTCGACCGATCCGATCACGCTCGGGTTCGGCGCGTACTCCGACGGGCCGATACCCAGCCCCAGGATTCCCCTCAGCTTCTTGATCACGTTCATCTTCCCTTCCATCTTCCGTACGTCCCACCGTGGGACACAGGCGCGCACGAGCCCCCTCCCGTGCGCCCCTGAATCACGCGGTGATCACAGGCAGTCCGGGATCTCGATCCCGTTCTCCTCCAGCAGCGCCCGCAGCCCGGCGACCTCCATCCGGTGGTTGCGCTCGACCCGGGCGGCGTTGTCCCGGGCGTAGATCTGGTGAACCATCTCCGCGATCTCCGGGTCGTAGTCCGGGTCGCTGGTGTCGGGGGTGTAGGCGATCTCTCGCTCCCGGCCGCCGTTCTCCTCCCGGTACTTCCAGTCCATCGCGTCGTCGTAGTCCATCCGCATGACGTCACCTCACCACTTGAACTTGTCGAACCAGATCAGGGTCCCGCCCTCGCGGACCTCACCGCAGACCTCGCCCTCACCCGTGGCGTGGTCGACGTACCACTTCTCGAAGTCCTCGGGTTTGTCGAACCCCTCCCAGTCGGAGAGCGCCGGGTTCTCGTCGTCCGGGCCGATGTAGTCGGTCTCCGCGTAGTCCCGGGCCAGCTCCTCGAAGTCGGCGAACGACTCGCCCCGGTAGGACGCGATCACCTTGCGCAGATCGGCCGGGGTCAGCGCCTCCCGGTCCTCCGCGTCCAGCACGGCCAGCGCGCCGTCGATGATCTGCTCCGTGACGACCTCGCCCTTGTCCTCCCGGTCGTCGTCCGGCTCCACCGGAGCGCCGTACAGCTCGTCACAGAGCCACGCCCCGAGCGCCCCCAGCTCCCCGGCGTTCCACTCCCGGGTGTCGGTGGGGCAGAAACCGGCGACCTCCGCCACCTCCAGCGCCTCACGCCACAGCTCCAGCGGGTATGCGCTGGTCTCCACGATCTCGATCATGTTTTCCGTTCTCCCTTCCGTCCGTGGTCCACGGTGGGGCACCCGGTCTCCCGGATGCCCGCCCGAAGCACGCGGATGGTCAGCCCTTGCACGACCCGTCGCAGTAGGTCGTCTCACCCATGCCGACGCCGGGGTTCATCAGGTCGGCGTCCTCCCCGTTGTGCCCCTCGCACGGGTTGTGATCGGCGCACCGCTTGACCAGGACGATGTTCCCGGCCGCGTCCGTGTCGACCTCGCACCCGTTGCCCTCGGCGGAGCACTCCACCCAGTCCCGCATGACGATGTACTCGCCCATCTCGACGTTGAGCACCCAGCCCTCGGGGAGCTGTTCACCCAGGTACTCGATCGCCTTGTCGGTGATGCCGCCCTGGCCGGTCATCGCCTCCAGCTTGTTCAGCTCGTCGTCCGAGGCGCCCGCGTCCGACTCTCCCGAGTTGCGGTACCACTCGACGACCGCCGTGTCCTCGGCGTCCAGCTCCATGCCGTGGTGCGTGGCGATGTCGACGATGCGGTACGAGTTCGTCCATCCGGCCGCCCCGTCCAGCCAGCATCCGGCCTCGACCTGGTTGCCGTTCTCCAGCGTGATGATCTCCGTCATGCCCTTCTCCTCTTCCGTCATGATTCTGCGGATCGGTCTTACGCGTCGCCCTCGGCGGCGTTGATCAGCTCCTGCGCCCGCTCGGCGCCGCGCAGCTCCCATCGGCCGTAGTCCTCCCGCTCGGCCGCCGTGGCGCCGTATCGGGAGTACGCCACCTGAACGGCCAGAAGGAACTCGCCGTCGTCCCCGTTGGGCTCGATGCCCATCAGGGACAGGTACCGCATGGCGGCCGACGTGTAGAACGCGCACGCCTGCCGGGCTCCCTGCGGTCCGTACCACGTGAGCTGATCCCGCGCGTCGGCGTACGACGTCCCGTGCTCCGGGTGCGAGCCGACCGGCCCCAGCTTGAACATGCCGTCGGTGATCCGCTCGACCCGGGCCGTCACCTCCCGCACGAACGCCCCCGTGAACTTGATTCGCTCCGATTCCACCCTTGATCTCCCTTCCGTCTGGTTCATGACCATTCGTCCGATCAGGAACACACTGGAAGATTCGGAACGCGCCCGGAAGCGCCTTCCGAATCCTCCCGAATGCCTCAGATCAGGCGCCGAACGTGCGTCGGTAGGCTTCCCGGGCCTCCCGTGCCGACCGGCGCACCGCCTTCCACTGATGCCGCAGGGTCACGGCACCGCCCACCACCACGAGACCGGCGACGACGTAGCCGATCACGCGTCGAACACCAGGAAGACGTCCCGGTCGGGCGTCCCCCGGTCCCACACCGGCCGCCGCCCCGTGCCCTGTGCCAGCAGCAGCAGACCGGCAACGTGCTCCGTCGCCTCCCGGCCCTCGACCGGGTTCCCGTTGCGCTTGATCGGCAGCGGGAGCGCCAGGGTGGCGCCCGTGCGCGTGTCCCGGGCCGTCAGGCCCCGCGACTTACTCCCCGCCGGACCGACCTCCGTGCCCCGGACGATGATCTCTCGCGGCTTCTCCTGCGTCATGCTGCGTTCCTCTCCCTCGTTGCCGGGCCCGTTCAGGCCCGGAAGTTGTAGCCCATCAGGCGCTCGTGGATCATCCGCACGGCGGGCCGGTCGGCCAGCTCCCGCGCGACCTCCGCGTGCGCCTCCATGTCGTCGTCCGGGAGCACGTGACGGGGGCGGCTGAACTCTCCCGCCCCGCCCTCCGTGATCACGGCCTTGACCTTCTCCGGCTCCGTGGCGGTCGGCGCCACCCGGTACGTCCAGATGATCACGCCGTGACCTCCTTGTGGATCAGCGCCCACCCGTACGCCTGAGACTCGGGGTCGTAGTCGGCGTGTTCGCAGCGCTCCCGCTCCGTCCACTCCTGGCACGGCATCCCGTCCTCCCCGGCGCCGCACGTGGGCGGGTGCATCTCGACCGAGACGATCGCCCACAGTCCCGGCGTCTCGCGGATGTGGTCCTCCAGGTCCCGCCCGAAGTGCTGCCGTCCCGGGTCGAACGCGAACAGCGATCCCGCCCCGGCCCACCCGGTGAGCACTCGCCACCCGTTCTCGACCCCGGCGATGGCCGCCCGCTCGTGGTCCTCCAGCACGTCCGGCATCTCCCAGTCGCCCGACCAGTCGATGTCGATGGACTCCGGCGCGTAGTCCTCCAGCCGCGCGGGCGGGTACGCGGCCGTCTCGAACGTCCCGTCAGGCTTGACAAGGATCGGCAACGCGCTCGGCCCGTGCAGCGCCTCATCCAGCGTCTCGGCCACGGTTCATTTCTCCCTTCCGTCCGGACCGTCCGGCACCACGGACCCGCACGGAATCGCTCCCGTGCAGGCCCGAAGCACTGCGCTCCGTCACCGTTCCCGCAGGTCGTCGCCGTGCGTGTAGCTGAACCTGGTCCCGGCGACGTGTATGGAGTATCCGTCGCCGTTCGACACGTCCTCTCCCAGCTCATCGAGCCGGTCCAGAATCCGCTCCAGCTCCCCGTACGCCTCCCGGATCTGCACCCGCGCCGGGTCGGCCGCCAGTTCGTCACGCTCCCGCTGGAGTCGGGCGATCTGTGCGTCTATCGCCTTCAGCTTGTCGCCGCTCACGTGCGCCCCTCCCTCACATCCACACCGGCACGATCCGGTGCCCCTGGTTGGCGGCCAGGAATGCCATCCGTTCGGCCCGGCTGCTCATCCCCTCCGCGTCCGTCGGCCGGTTCAGGGTCATGCGCAGCCGGGACAGGGTGGTCCCCTCCAGGACCGGCGCGTCCCATGTCCACAGGGTGACCAGCCGTACCGTCTCGCTCGCTTCCGCCTCCCGGCTCTGCGAGACCTCGCAGAGCGATCCCGGGATCATGTAGTGCTTGCCGATGCACACGCGCGGCTCGTCCTCGACCGCCTTGTGCAGCAGCTCTTGCATGTGCCCGAGGTGATTCGACAGGCCGATGTATCCCTGCCAGTCGGGATCCGTCCCGTCGCCCGTCTCGGGAGACAGGAACAGGTCGGCCGCGCCCGCGCGTCCCGCCGTCCACAGCCACCGCTTACCGGCCGGGAGCCGGTACAGGTATGTGTGCTTCACGCCTGCCTCACCTCGTGCTGCGTGTCGCCGTCCAGTACGACGACCTCGCCCTTGACCAGCACGTACGGCGTCGAGCCGTTCCCGTAGGCCATCGCGTACACCCGGCGCCACACCCCCAGGTACTCGACCATGTGCGCCGTCGGGATCTTCCCGCCGTACCCCGTCACGGTCTGCCCGCTCACCGGCACATCCGTGACCTTGACTCCCGTCACGCTGGCCGGTTCCGTGTACTGCACCGTCATGCCGTCACCTCTCCCATGCCCGGCTCCCGCACCGCTTCCGTCACGCGCGCCAGGAACGCGGCGCTCACCGCCGGGAAGTCGTCCGACGCCATCGCGGCGCGGATCCTCCCGTCGGTCGTCACGACCCACACGCCGTAGCGCGTGCGGCCGTTGCCTCCCGTGCGCAGGGTCAGCAGCGTCCCCGCGACCCCGTAGCCACCGTGAAAGACCTTGAACACGTGATGCACGTCAGCCCGCGCATCCGCGATCTCGTCCCCCGGCTGCATGTGCACGCGCACCGGTTCCGTCGTCGTCGCCCTCACGTTTCCCTCTCCCTTCCGTCGAGCCGTCACCACACGGACGGATGCGGGACCGTGGCCCCGCGCCCGCCCGAACAGCGGCGCCCCGTGAGCGTCAGACCGTCGGCCGGTTGGCCGTGATCAGGTCGAACAGCGGGTGCGGCTCCCACTTCCGGTTGCCGTCGGCGTCCGTGCCCGGGTACGTCGGCCGCTCACCCTTGCACTCCCGCAGCGTGCGGCGCAGGGTCGCAATGTCGACGTCCGTGTACGCCCGGATCAGAGCCAGGTCGATCTCCGTCTCCAGCATGATCCGGCGCGCGGCCTCCCGGTTCCCGTTCCGCCGGGCGCTCTCCGCGTGCTCGTCGTTCGTGACCGTGGACAGGGCCAGGGAGTACTCCCAGTACCGCACGGAGTCGTCCACGAGCATCGTGTCCATGTCGCCCCCGCGCTTCACCGCGCGCAGGATGCGGGACCGCTCCGTGATCAGGGCCAGGAACTTCCCCCGGTCCATGCCGTCCTCCCACAGGTCCGACCACGTCGGCCGGATCCCGCGCACGTCAGCGCCGTTCGCGTAGCTGTGCGCCATGTGCGCCATGTGACGCCACATGGTCACCGCGTCCTGCGACTCCTGCCCCAGGTAGCCGGGCTGTCCCGGACCGGGGCGCCCGTCGTGCTTCCGGCGCGTGTTGATCAGCAGGTCGGCCAGCAGACCATGGAATTCCTCAACCGTGCGACCCATCGCGTTCTCCCTTCCGGCCGGGCCCGTCATGGGCCCGGCATCCGTCCGTCACTTCCGTGCGTTGCTACGCGGCGAGACCCATCCGGTACGGGTCCGGCGACCACTCCCGCGTCTGCCCGTCGTGGTGCTCGTACGTCACCGTGACGTCGTGAAGGACCAGCTTCCCGCCCTCCGTCGCGTACGTGGTGTGGATCTCCAGTTGGGTACCGGAGTTCAGGTTGTTGCGCAGCCTCCCCATGATCAGGTCGGCCACCTGCTCATCCGTGGCGAACCGCAAGGGCACATACTCACCCGTGATGCACTCCGTGCACCCGCAGTCCCACGGGTCAACGGCGATCAGCTTCACCTACGCCACCGGATCCCTTCCCCGAAGTGGGAGTCACAGGTCTGCGGGGTGTGGTGCCCCTCTCCCGGACATCCCCGGAACCGGCGCCCGTGCAGCCTCTCCCACAGGGAGTAGGCGCCGTTCGTCACGTTCCTCTTGATCAGGTCGACGAACGCGTACGACAGCCCGAGGGAGGCCCGGGAGTACAGTTCCTGCCCGTCCGCGTCCCGCAGTACCGCGCGCCCGTCCTCCGTGAGGGAAACCGTCATGATGACATGCTCATCCATGATCAGATCCCGTTGCTCCGGCGGGGCGCTCCCGTGTTCACGAGACCGATCATTTTCCGGCACGCCCGGCACGTCACGCCCGTGAGCGCCGTCCCCGACGACCAGACCGACAGGGAGTTCCCCAGGTTCCGGGACGCCGGGCACAGACCGGCCGGAGGCTGGCCAGGCACGTGGTTGAGCAGCGCGTGCCCCTGCGTGTCCCTCCCGGGCACCTTGCCGTACTCCTGCGTGCGGAACGTGGCCACGCCGACGACCAGCGTCCCGTCCGCCCCGGGGAAGTGCCGGTTCCCGTCCGTGTCGTACAGGAACTGTTCCTGCGGCACCCGCCCGTCACGGCTCCCCGGCGTCCAGCCGTCCAGGTCGGCGATCACGAAACCGCCCGCCGTCTGGAGCAGCGAACCGCGCCTGATGTCGTCGATCCTCTGTCGCGTCGTGTCCATGCTTCCCGTTCTCCCTTCCGTCGGTAATGCACTGGACCGCCCGGCCCCCTTCCGGGCAGTCCCGAACGTCACCGCTCAGACAGGCCGCTCGACACACAGCAGGTCGACCCGGTGAAGGTAGGTCTCCTCCGTGGTGCCGTCGTCGTTCTTGAACGTGACCGTGATCGTCCCGGGGTCCGCGTCGCCGCCCGTGCGCACCACGGAAACGATCTCCCGCATCTTGTCGCGGCTCCCGTACGCGCGCCACGTGTCCGTGGGCGGGTGCATGTAACCGGCCCGCGTCCGCTCGATCCGGGGCCGGATGTTCTCGGCGTCCATCCCGCGCAGTCCGATGATCTTCTCGAAGTCCCGCGCGTGCTCACTCGCCCGTGCGAGCGCTTCCCCGGGCTTCAGGTAGTCGTACGTCGCCATGTTCTTCCCTCTTTCCGTCGTCCGGTCGTGCACTGGAATGCCGGGCCCCCTCCCGGCACTCCCGAACGCGGCCGTGCGCCCGTGTGTCAGTCCTGCGGCGTCTCGCGGTACGTGCTGAACGACGCGACCGCCGTGCGGATCTTGTTCATGCCGGTCACGGTCGTCTGCGACTCGGCGTCGAAACCGAGCGTCCCGCGCGCCGGGATCGTCCACGTGCCGTCAGCGTTGCGCCAGGCGATCGGCGTCTCGTAGCTGAACACCACGTAGGTGGACCGGGCCGCTTCCGCGTGCCACTCCCGCGCGAGTCGGCCGACCTCCGACGGACGGGATCCCGCCGACCCCGGGCGCCCGCTCAGGTGGCCGGACGTCTCGAACGGCTTGCCGTCCTTCAGGACCGCCGCGTACGCCTCCCACCGCGCGTCACGGAGCACCTTGCCGTCGCGCCACGTCGTGACCTTCGCGTTCAGCTTGACCGTCTCACCCATGATCTTCTCCCTCTCCGTATTCCCGTTCGGCCTAGGCCGCTGCCCGATCATAGACCGGCTGGAACGCCCGGAGGACCCGGGCGCTCCCGTCCGCCTACATCGTGACCCGTTCGTTACTTCCCGCAGGTCTCGCAGCGCGCGGGCGGCGTGTCCTTCTTGACCCACACCGCCGGGCCCGTCTCCCGCAGCGCCTCCCGCGCGCCGTTCAGGTCCGTGTCGTACCGGATCATGTCGCGCGTGTTCGAGATGTCGATCACGTTCGGGTCGTCCGTCTCCCGGATCTGCCAGACGTCCAGGCCGCCCGGCCGCGACTCCACCGCAAGCGCCTTACCGGGGCCCATCATCAGCATGACGCCGTACCCGTCCGGCCGCATGACGTGAACCGAGTCCTGGCGCTCACCCTTGAACGGTCCCGTCACGACCGCGCCGAACTCCAGCGAGAGGTGACCCGCGATCTGCATGAGATCCACTTCCGTACTCCCTTCCGTCCGTTCCCGTGAATCGGGAACCCACGGGGAACGTCCCGCCGCAGCGGAACGCCCCCGAAGATCACCGGTTCAGTCGCCGATCGAGTAGTAGTTCTCCCGGGTGCACGTGGCGCACGTCGTGCGGTCCCCCCACGCTTCCTGTCGCGTGGTGACGATCCCGCGCCCGTCCGCGTCCGGGTGCTCCCCGACCTCCGTACGCGTCTCGTACGGCCAGCACGCGGCGCAACGGCGGATCGGTTCGGGCCGGTCGACCGGGAACCCCTCGTGCGTCTCGGGGTCCTTCCCGTAGTAGCGGCGGCACGGCTCCCCCTCGTGGGCGAACACGTACTGCGGGAAGCCGTACCGCTTTTCCGTGCCGACCAGCCGGACCGGCTGACCACACCCCCGCTCCGAACAGCGGAGCTGCCAGACGATCGTCAGGTTGTTGGTGCTCATTCCGTTTCTCCCTCTCCTCGTTCCCGTCAGCCGGTCACCCCTTGCGCTGCTCCATGCGCGGCTTGCGGCCGGTCTCCGTGACCAGCTCCCACCCGCACGCCTGCTGTTCCGCGAGGATCGTCCGGCCCCGGGCCGTCAGCCGCAGGTCTTCGAACTCCCGGCCCGCCAGTACGCCCACGTCGATCAGCTTCAGGACCGTATCGGCGCGCGGGTTGGACTTCGTCCCGTGGCCCCGCTCCATGGACGCGATGACCGACGGGCTGAACCCGCCGCCCAGCGAGTAACTGACGCGTGCGTGCGGACTGTCGACCAGGAACATCACGAGCCGTCCGGCCGCAGAAAGTTTCGCCATGATCGTTTCTCCCTCTCCTCGTGTCCATCCGCGATAGACAGGCTGGAGCGCCCCGGCCCCCTTCCGGGGCGCTCCCGTCCGCCGGTCCCGGACTACTTCTTGATCTTGACCCCCATGGCCTTGCAGTCCATCACGCCGACCGTCCCGGCCACCGACAGAACGAGCCGGTAGTTCCGGAAGTGGTCATACGCCACGTCGTTCAGCGCGTCGATGATCCCGGCGCGGGTGTGACCCGTGGCCGTGGCGTCCAGGCACAGCGCGCGACGCTCCCGCGCGGGGATGACCTTGCCGGTGTCGACGTAGCGGAACCACAGGTTCACGCCGTCCAGCACGGTCCCGCGCGTCAGGCACAGCCGGTCGTACGCGGGCATCCCCCGGTATCCGGTCTCGCAGACCGACCGGACCGCCGGACGCTTCCCGCCCGCCGGGGCCGCGTCCGCCGGAGCGGAGAACGCGAACAGCGCGACGAAACCGGCCAGGATGGTGACGATGGGCTTACGCATGTGATCTTCCCTCTTTCCGAACCAAACGGACCCGGTCCGACGTGACCGGGTCCCGCAGTGCCGGGCGGCACTCCCGGCGCCCCGGACCCCGTGGGGCCCGGTTCGCCTAGGGCGTCTCCCCGACGTCAGAGCGTGTTGATCATGTCCCGGTACCGCGCCACGTCCTCCGCCGTGAGCCGGTGACCGGCGAACTCCGATTCCAGCAGGCCGCGCGCCGTGTCATGGAACGACTGACGCGAGAGGGAGGCCAGACGCGGGCGCGGGCGCCCGTCGTGGTCGCGCGTGGTCACGTGGCCGGGCTTCAGGGTCGTGAACCTGTAGACCCTCCCGTCGGTCATCTCCGCGACGCCCCGGGCGATGCAGTTCGGGTCACCCGGCATCATGTCGAACGTGATCTCCCGCGCGACCGTGTGGCCGCTGACGTCCTCCCCGCGCCCGTACTCGTACCCGTTCGGCCCGTACGGCGCCGCCGTGTCCCACCACACCCCGCGCGTCATGGATTCCTGCATGTCCCGTCTCCCTTCCCGTTCTTCCTGTCTGGCCTAGGTCACCGGATGTTAGCGCATCCGGGCAACGCGCTGGAACGTCCCCGACTCCACCGCCAGGCGCAGCCACGCCAGGCGCACGGACTCCATGTCACCGCGCGGGCCGGTCGCGTACTCGTCCCCGTCCGCCGTGATGACCACGCCCCGGAAGCTGGGCACGGTCTCCGCCGCGTCCCGGAATCCGTCCCGCTCGATGGCCACCGCGACCGCGCGCACGACCGCCGGACCGGCGATCTTGACCGACTCCGGCAGGCGCACGCGCATCCCGGCCACCAGGATCAGCGGACCGTTCACCTTGCGCGCGGGCATGTCGCCGATGAACTGAACCGCTCCCGTGCCGGAGTTCATGCCCGCACCCGGGTTGATCTCCACTCCCGCAGCGTCCGACGGCTTGACCAGCGTCACGCTCATGATCGTTTCCTTCCCTTCCGATGTCTCGCCCCTCACTCCCGGACGATTCGGCCGGGACCCCGGGTCACCCCGGAGCCCGACCGGACCGCACGGCCGTGATCAGTTGCGCGCGGGGTCGACCGCGCTCCCGTCCTCGAAGAAGTGGACGCCGTACGGGTTCGCGTTCACCTCCCGCAGCACCGCGTCACACTGCGCCGGACCCTCCCCGCACTCCGTGTACGCCTGCCACGACAGCCACGCCCCCTCGATGATCAGTTCCCGCGCCGCGTCCCGGTCCGGCTCACCGACACCCGCCGGGGCGCCCGTCACCGTGAGCGGCGCCGCCGGGATCTCCCGCGCGTCCCCGTGCCCGTTGATCAGGAATCCCAGGATCAGCAGCACCGCCGCCACCGCCGCGCCCGTGAGGACGCACACCACGCGTTCCGCGACCGTGGGCCGTCCGCTCCCGTCGGTCGGCATCGTGGCCCACGGCTGACGCTCCGCCGCCGGAAGCGGGTATTCCTCCGGGACGTCCGCACCGCGCCGCAGCTTCGGGTCATTCGCGGTCCCCGCCGCGTCCCGCTCCAGCTCCCGCACGATGCCCGCGAATTCCCGGGCCGCCGGACCCTCCGAACGGGCCGCCCGGTACCGGGCCGCCGCCGCGCCGAACGCCTCCCAGAAGTGCGCCGTCATGTCCTGCCGGAGCGATTCGAACGGCAGCGTCAGCCGCTCCCGCGCGTCCTCGATGTCCTGCGAAACCGTGATCGTGCTCATGTCCCGTGTTCCCCTTTCCGATGGGCCCCGGGGATCTCCCGGGGCCCGTGATCCTGCCGAGTGTGGTTACTTGCCAGCCTTGCGCGCGACCCCGTCCAGAGCCTTACGCGCCGTCTCCCGGGTGATCTCCCCCGCCTTCCACCCCGCCGGGCGCCGCTCACCCTTCGGGGCGAACTCCGGGCGCGGCTCGTGCGAGACGACACCCGCGCACGTCCCCTCGGCGAACGATCCGACCGAAGCGGCCTTACGTCCCGCCTTGCGCTCCGCCGTGGACGCGATCTCACCCCGCGCGATGGCAGCCGCGCGCTCCGCGTCCCGCTTCGCCTTGCGCTCCCGCAGGATGGTTCCGACGATCGTCGAGTGACGACGACGCCACCCGCGCGACTTGCCCTTGTGCGCGATCTCCGGGAGTTCCCCGCACGCCACGCACTCACGGCCGGTCACCTCCGGGTCAATCCCGGGCCGCACGGTCGCGGGAAGCTGTCCCGTTCCCGCCTTGCCGATCCACCCCTTCGGCTGCACGGGCGCCATGTTCTGAGAACCGGTGTTCGCCGCGCCGTCCACCGAACCGTGCCCGCGCGACAGTGCCAGCCGCGCCGACACCTTCCCGCGCGTCACGGTCGCGCCGACGTCCGCACCCTCACCCCGGGGCGTGACGTCCCGGACGTCACCGCCCCCGACGTGCTTGACCGACTCACCCGCGCGGACGTGCTCCGGGATCACGTAGACCGTGCCCTTTTTCCGCTTGACCGCCTTCAACTCGACCGGCCGCGCGCACCCCGGGCATTCGACCGTCCCGGGAGTCTTGCGCCCGCTCAGCACCTTGCGCGACCGCGTGCAACGGGACTCCGTCGCGCGCCGCTTGTCCGCCGTCGCGGTGTCCCCCGGGGTGCTCCCGTGCTCCACCGTTTCGATCATGCGCGAGACCAGCCGCTTACCGGCGGGAAGCTGCGGAGTAGCCACGCCCCCGACGTTGTGCGTGCCGATTTTGTCCGGGCATTCTCCCGCATTTTCCTGCATTTCCACGCCGTTGTGCCGACGCATCACGCCGTCCCGCGATACCGCGATCACCCGGGCGCACGTCCCGCACGGGGCGGACGTCTTGCCGTTGTAGTCGTCCGCCACGCTCACCGTGTGGTCATCGCGGAGAACGCGCGTCCCGGGCGCCGGAGCACTCCCGACACCCGCGCAAGCGATCTTGGAAACCTTCGGGCCGGATTCCTTGCGCTCCCGTTCCGGCAGGAGCGGGATGTACGCGGAGCACCCGGGGCACTTCCCGTGCGTCCGCTCCATGTTCAGTTTGGACACCGGGCCCGTGTACTCACACGGGATCACCGCCGGGACCGGACCGCCCGCCGCCCCCGTCATGTCCCGCGCGGGACGCTCCCCGGTCCCGGGCGCCGGGAGCGTGGCAACCTCCGCCGGAACCTCCCCACCGTCCGCGTAGTAAGCGGCGACGCGCGCCCGCATCTCACCGAACGTGCGCCCGGTCGACGCGCAAACCTCCCCGTCCCACGATTGGGGAGTGTTCGCAGCCTTGACAGCAGCGTCCCGCGCGTCACGGGCCGCACGGCGCGCGTCAATCTCCGCGATCCCGTCCGTTCCGGGCGAGTCGACCGCCGCAATGCGACCGGTCACCGGGTCGTTTTCGATCTTGACCGGTTCGACCGGAACCGGGGCGGAGTCCTCCCGCGCGTCGCTCCCGTCCGCCGTGACGTTCACGACGTCGTCAAGCGTGATCAGGGTGAACTCACCCATGATGGACGCGAGACCGGGCCCGTTTTCGTCGGCCCACTTGTCCTGTCGCGCGGCCTCAAGATCGTTCTTACCGCCGTCCGACTCAAGCCACTTGACGCACCGGGCGCACCGCTTGTCACCCGTGAACTTTTCGGCGAGTCGCGCACTGTCCAGCGGCTTACCGTCGCACGCTTTTTCGACCGACTCGCAAGCGAGCGGGTCACTGTGCATCCCGGACGGGATGAGCACGACGTGACCGACTCCCCGCGCTCCCAAACCGTAGAACCGCGCGTCACCGTCAATGTTCAGCGCAACGAACGTGTTTCCCATGATTTCCCCTTCCCGCGTCGCATCCCCGAATGGTGCGACGTCAGACAGAGTTCACGCCTTACGCGACGTGAACAGAACTCCCGCATTACCGGACGTCACGGATTCCAGCCATTCGACCGTTTCCGCGTAGCTACCGCGTCCCGGCATCCATGCCGTTTCACGGTCCCGCCGGTATTCAACGCTCCCGGATTCCGTGACTGTCACGGTTCCGCCGTTGTCAAGCCTGATAACCATTGCTGGCACCCTTTCCGAACCTCCGTGCGGAGGGCGAAACGGACAGAATTCACCCGTCATAGGTTGCACGGCCCTTTACCGTTGCCTAAGCGGACGCGAATTATGTTGTCCGTTCGTGCTCACCGCACGGTAAGCACATTGGGAGCGGACCGCGTATCGTCGCGTGCGCGCCGTTTCCGGTGCGTCCCGCGCGTCACGTCGTTGTGTCCGCTCCCCGCCGGGGGACGAATGCACGAACATCCGTCCCCCTTGTCTTGCAACACATGTGCGGAGCGCTACGCGACTACCGCACGTCACGGGCAAGGGTTCCGACACCCCCGGTATCCCGCCATTCGGTCGCACGTCACCCGACGGTTTCCCGTCCGTCGAGAGTGCGTGATCATTCCGCGCCCGTTTCCGCGCGGTGCGTTGTTCCGATAGGTCACACCGTCAAACCGGCCAATCGGGGAGTGTCCCGGATTGGTTCTGACGCTCCGGCCCCGCATTGAATCGGGACCCACACGCGTCTTACGTGATTCGGCCGGGGGTTATCGCGCTTGCACTGTCCGGACCGGCTGACTACCTGACATCCCGTCGGTAGTGCTTCGCAACCTCAGTTTTCGCGGTATTCCCGTTCCCCCGTGCGCTTAGGTTGCGCCTGTAAGGGGACCGACTAGTGACCGGTAATCGCTGGTGGGTCAAGACAGACAGCACAAGGGTTTGAATCGCTCGCCCCGTTGTGGCCTATCGGGTGCCGTTTTTTCCGGGTGCCGTCCCAAACATCAGAACGACCGGCTACCGCTTGCGCCCGCGCTCCCTTCCCAGGGTTGCCGCGCTAGGCTCCGAAAATCTCAAAGAACCGCATCGCGGGAGTGTGACCGTTACGGCTGGCCACCGTTCCCGTTCCGCCGCATCGCGCCCGTTCGTGCTGGCCGCTGTCCCGCCCGACGTCGCCGGTTGCCCGTGCGTCAGTGCTTCGGATGCGCGCTCCCCGGTCACCCCCCGCGCTAAGCGGAGGAACACCCGGGGGCGTGTGTCCGGGGATGGAACCCGGACGCTTGCACTCGCCCCGCGCCGCGTCCCGCCGGAGCGGGCGCCGCGTCGTGGCGACACCCAGATCAGACCAGATTCATGGCTGCCATTGCAAGTGTGTGGTTGCTGACACGGCATCAGGTGATCAAGGAACATGCAGGTCAGAGCGCTACCGGAGTTCACGACGGTGTGAGTGTGACGCAGCTCACAATGTGCTCTGACCTGCGGAAACGACGAGTTCAAGATTTTTCTCAAAAAAGTCTCTGTCACCTCTTGTACCTGCGACGATGCGACAGACGAATCTGTTTGTGCAGGTCAGAGGCATGGAGAACGTACCGGACTACACGACACGAAACGGACATGTAACTCATATGGATCAGAAATTTACAGTGAGCAAACGCCAGAGCAAATCGGTAGGTGTAGCAAGCATCGATGGTCAAACTAGGACAGACCAGTACCAAATTTCATGATCGGGGAAGGTTCCGAGTACGAGAAAGGCAGGGGAATGTGTGGGCATAGCTCCCACATGTCCGGTTCATACACGTACGCGCACGTCAGCGCTGCGACCTGCGACGTATATACAGAGAGTGAGAAGCAAGTAGATGTCAACCACTCTTAGTTACTTATGTGAGCGGGAGCGCTCCGCTTTGTCGCACTCGAAACCGGTACAACGGTTTGTTGAAATCGCAGGTCAGAGCGGGTGTCCCAGATGTCGGAATTTGCAGCGACAGGGTGTCTGACCTGCGGAAACGTGATGTTCGGCGCAGCGTGCGCGCGTCTCCCGGACGTCCTCACAGTGCACGGTGTGTGTAGCTATGTCCGATTGTGGGGTGAATGGTTGGGTGTGGGAGGAATGTGAAGGCAGGGGGTGTGACCTGCACGAATGAGCACACGTGAGCGCATGTGAGCAACGGGGAGCGGGAGCACGTGAGCACGCACGGGAGCGCACGGAACGGGGGAGCGGTGCGGGAGTGCGGGAACGTGCGTGTTCGCCCCGTAGGGACGCGCGCACGCTGTCTGTCGCGCACGGTTCGGGAGTCTCGCCACTCACCCGGTACGGGAGCACGTGAGCACGTGAGGGAACGGGAGTGCGCGCGGTGCGGGTTGCTCGGGTGCGGGAGTGGTGCGCGCCATGGGTGAGCACGTGAACGGGTGCGGTGCGGGAGCGGGAAGCAAGGGGAATGCAACGCACTCGAATGCAAGGGAATTCCGCGCACTCGGTTTCCGATATTCGCATTACTTGTTTCGCCTATTCACACCACACATACACACACGAGAAAACACAAGGAATGCAAGCAAGTGCGGAGGAAAGCAAGCGAGGAAAGCACGGGGAATAGGTCTCGATTCTGTGCCAGTCATTCGCGTTTCTCGTGTGTGCCATTCGCAGCAATCGCAGGAATGCACGGAACATGAATGCAAGGGGAATGCAGCGGAAGAAAGCACGGGGAATCGAGCGGGAAAGTCAGCAGGTATTCAGCAGCAATCAAAGGAATACCCACTAGCTCTATATCTCACGTCAATGCACACACACATACACACACAATGCAAAGGGATATGCACTGGAATGCAAGCGGGTGCGAGTGCGAGCGATGCCAGAGAAAATCAGCGGAGAAATTCGGAGGAAATTCGACAGGAATTCTGTCACGGCAGAAAACCAATTGCGGAATTGAATTTGAATTTGGGTCCCGGGTTTAGGTCGTCTATCCGTTAGAACCTTTTGGCCTTCAGCCGTTTCGTCCGTTTCCCTTGAGCCAGCTCCGGTGTGTTCCGATCACACACTCCATCGAGCAGAACGGCTCTCCGGTCACCGTCCAGTACACGGGTCCCTCGCCGGTCGCGTCATCCTCTTCGGGGATCGCGTCGCCGCACCTGGGGCATTCAGTAGTAGTACTCATCGCACATCCCCAGTTTTCTCAGGAGCCAGTGCAGCGGTGATCTCAGCCGCAGGCAGTTCGGGCACACGAGCGCATTCCCCAGAAACCTCTTCACGCGCTCTTTCACCTGCACTCGTTCAGCGCGTAGGGGATCATCGCCGCCGCCTCCTGCTGCGAGAACCCGGCATCCTCGATCGCGTTCAGCATCCCCTTGTAGTCCTTCACGTCCCCGGTGGAGTAGCCGCCCACCTCACCCTCCCCCGGGAGCGGCCCGGAAGCCGCCGTGCACACAGCCTCCTGCTCCTCACCGGTCATGCTGCTCCAGCGCTTCTCCACCGAGGGGAGGTCCGCCGTCGCGGTCACCGCGCCCCTCTCGGGTTCCCCGGTGTCCGATCCGCAGCCTGCGAGGGCCAGCAGGAGTGCCGGTACGGCCAGAACGGACCTCTTCATGGGGTGCTCCTCGCTCGGGAAAACCATCCGGGATACCTGGAATCGTAAATCCTGACCCTGGAAAAATCTCGCCGCCCCATCCCTATGGGGCCGAACACCAGTTCGACACCTGCCCCGGGAACACCGCTCCGACGGTGCTGTCCGCTGCCCCGAACCGGGGAGCCCGGAGAGCCTAGGAGCCTTCGCAGCGCTCGGGTGTCTCCAGCGGGGAGGGCCCGGTGCCCAGGAAGCCGATGCCTGCGCCGCAGGTGTAGACGACGTCGATGTCCGAGCCCTCGCGGCCCGGCAGGGCCAGCCGGGTGTTCACCGCCTCGGCGGCCGTCAGGCGCAGCTCCTGGTCGTGCGAGTCGAGGAAGCCGCCCCAGACGTAGAGGCCCCTGCTGGCCGAGGAGTCGATGAACGCCGTCACGCCGACGGTCAGGCTGTCGAGGGTGAGCACCGCAGGTCCCACGTAGAAGTCCATCGCCACGTCTCGATCATGCACCACACCTTGCGCCTTCCCTCGCGGACTCAGGAGGAAAGGCGCAAGGCTTTCACAGTGCCGCTTCGGACCAGAGGCACTTATTCGGTTGTTCCGGTCTTCTTGCCGCCCGGGTCCGGGATCATGCGGATCTGCCCCGGCGCCCGGCCGAGACCGGCGATCCTCACGACGGGGGACTCCAGGTTCGTGCGGCGCGGGGAGAACGCGTGCGGGTTCTCCGTGTCGAAGGTCAGGAAGCGCTCGTTGTGGTGCGCATCCATGACCAGCTCGGCGCCCGCAGTCGACCGCATCGTCAGAAAGCCGCCCCAGAAGCCGGACTCCTCCAGCAGGTGCGCCTTCGCGTTCAGCAAGGCGTCGCCAGCGACGACCAGCACCTCACCCTCGTAGATCCTCACAGGTCCCCCAGGGTTTCCCTGCGGTAGCGCGCCCGCTCGTGAGCGCGGATGGCCTTCTCGCTGAGCAGCGAGGAAACGACGCCGGATGCCGCGCCGATCGCGCAGGCCAGCAGCAGGAGCAGCCAGGGACTCACACCTTCCTCCAGCCCGGGATCCACTCGCCCGCGTCGTTGACCTCGTAGTCGCCGAACAGCAGCGGGCACTCCTGGCGCATGATCCGGCCGATCTGGTCGAAGACGATCCTGATCTCCTCCTCGGCCCCGGCCGCCGTGCGGGTCTCGATGGTGTGCCGCAGGGTGCGGATGTTCGCGCTCCAGACCATGCCGGTGGCCACACCCTCCGGTGCGAACCGGCGCATGAAGGAGGTCTTCGCCTTCTTCTCGGCGAACGGAACGCCGGGCTCGTCGAGACCGAAACGTCCGGCCATCCAGTTCTGGAACTGCTCCATTTCGGCCAGCAGGCCCATCGCGCGGTGCATCAGCTCGTCGTCCTCATGCGCCCACTCGGGGAACCAGAACGGGATGTCGTCCAGACGCACGAAGCGCAGGGACTCCTGGGAGATGGCCGTGCCGACGCGGTGCCGCACCTGCTCGTGCGTGAAGACCCTCGACACGTGATGCAGGGCGAAGGTGAACTGCGCATGCTCCAGGACCGAGCCGTGCCGGGAGGCCAGCAGGTTCTCCATGTACTTCGCCTGGTCGGTCCGGATCCTCGTCACGTTCGGGTTCAGCCCGGGTTCCCAGCTCCGGTAACAGAACCGCCCCGCGAACTCGACCAGGTTCTGCGGATCGTCGTCCTCGTCGATCCGCTCCAGCCAGCTCTCGCCGCCGACGTCCTTCAGGTACTGCTCGATCGCCTCGTAGTCCAGGGCCGGTGCGCTCACCAGGAACACCTTGGGCTCCACGTCCTGCACGTCTTCTCCTCCTGCCGTCCCGCCCGGTTCTGTCCGGGCGGTGGAACGCGTACACTTCCATCCTCTCATCCGGCAGGAAACCGTACGTTCTCAGTGAGAGGTTTTCACGCCCCACACCATGACGTTCGTCAGTGCCGGAGTCGCCGCGACGGGGTCGCTGCGCCAGTCCTCCAGGTCGGCCTGCTCGATCTGCGGCCACGGGGCGCCCGCACGCAGGGCCGCTTCCAGCAGGTCATGGAAGGGCCTGACGGAGGGAAGCTCGTGGCGGACCCCCACATGGAGCAGCCCATGGCGCACCAGACGGCCCGGGAGGGCCACGGAGAGGGCGACGTCCAGACGGTCGCAGACGGCCTCCGAGACGGCCTGGTAGGGGCCGCGCGGGAGGTTGCGGGCCGGGTAGTCGTCGGGTGCTTCCAGCAGGAGCACGCCGCCGGGCCGCAGCCAGCGCACTAGGTTGGGCACCACGCTCCCGGCGAAACCGGTCCAGCGGGCGTGCACCAGGCCGAAACGTCCGGGGGGGAAGACCAGGGGGTCCTCCGGACCGGCCACGCGTACCTCGACGCCCTCCTCGCGCACCCCGTTGAAGGGATCGCCGAAAGGGTCGCGGTCGGCCAGGATGGTCCTTCCGTACATACTCAGGGTCCGGGCCGCGCCGGGCGCCCCGAAGGTGAGGTAAGGGGACTCGGGGGCGAAGTAGTCCATCAGGTGGTCGATGACGGGCGCGGTCGCCTCGTCGAGCGCTGCGGAGAGCGCGGCGGAGTCGAAAGTCTTCACATCCTGCGGGTGCCCGGTCTGCGCTGCGTCGCCCATCACGGAAAGCCTCTTCTCTGGAGACGGATCTCGACCGGCCTTAGACTGCCGACATGATCTGCACTTTCATTCCCCCGCACATGTCGAAGAAAGTAGCCGAGACCGACAAGTCTTTCAGGTCCGGCATCAAGGTCGACACCACGCTGCGGGCGGCGCGCGAGAGCGCCGTCCCTCCGGCCGGTCCGATCCGCGTCTACACCGCCGCCAACAGGACCGCCATTCCGGGCTCACTCGTCCAGCACGGAGACGACGAGGCAGCCGAACGCATCCGTGGCTACTCCTACCTGATGCAGCAGCTCTTCGGCACCGACGAGTTCCCCGACGGAGTCGTGCACTACGGCCGTGGCTACGCCAACGCCTTCTTCAACGGCTCCTACCTGGTCTTCGGCGAAGGCGACGGGGAGATCTTCGGGGACTTCACGAGCGCCCTGGACATCACCGCCCACGAACTGGGGCACGCCTTCGTGTCGCTGGGCCCGAAGCTGATCTACTCAGGCGAGCACGGGGCGCTCAACGAGCACCTGGCCGACGTCTTCGGCGTGACCGTCCAGCAGTGGGCCAAGGACGACCCGAAGGACTGGCGGATCGGCGAGGAGATCCTGCTCGACGGAGCCTCTGCGGTCCGGCACATGCTGAACCCGGGCACCGCCTACGACAACGACGTGCTCGGGCGCGACCCGCAGCCCGGCCACATGGACCAGTACAAGAAGATCCGGGCCGACAACGGCGGCGTGCACATCAACTCCGGCATTCCGAACCGGGCCTTCGCACTGCTCTGCGAGATCACCGGGGAACCGAGCTGGGGGCGCCCGCTGGCCATGTGGCGGCGCTCGATGGAAGACCTCGGTCCGCGATCGACCTTCCGCGAACTGGCGCAGGCGACCTGGCGGCACTCGGGCGGCCTGAACCCCGCCGTCAAGGAGGCGTGGGCCGGGGTCGGCATCTCGATCTGACCGGTCCGGTTTCCCGGGGCCGGACCGAACAACTTCCGTTGGCGCGTGGAACGGCGCGGCAACAGGACGGGGCGTTGCGTTGCAGTGGTGGAGCTGGGTGCTGACGGCCGTCGGCGTCTTCGGCCTGTGGCTGGCCGGAAGGAAGAGCCCCTGGGGATGGGCGGTGGGCCTGGGGGCGCAGATGCTGTGGCTGGCGTACGCCGTCAGCACGGACCAGTACGGCTTCATCGTCTCGGCCGGTGCGTACTTCTGGGTGTACCTCAAGAACTTCCGCGCGTGGCGGAAGCCGGTTTCTCCTGAATCCGGGGAAGTCCGTGATGGGCTGGATCCATGCCGGAAACCCGAGAGATCATCATCGTGATGGACCTGGAGAAGGAGGCCGTCAGGCTCTGGTTCGAGAAGATCCTCAGCCAGGCCAGGCACCCTCAGTACCGAGGCGGCATCCGGATCATCGGACCCGTCGAAGCCGAGGAGTAGCGCCCCGGGCAGGGCGTTCATCAGACGTTCAGGGGATGAGGGTATGAGCCAGCACGACTCGCTCGCGCAGGTGATGGTGGACTATGCCGCCCAGGGCATGACGCTCGCGCAGATCGCCGCCCGGACCGGGATGGAGATCGAGGCCGTCCATGAGCGGATGAACGCCTTCCTGGAGAACCAGGCGACGAGCATGTCCATCGTGCAGATGCGCATGCTTCAGCTCGCCCGCCTGGAGAGGATTCTGGGCGCCCTGTGGGAGCAGGTGATGGCCGGAGACCTGCTCACCCAGGGGCGCAACGCCAAGAACCTGATCGAGACGGTCCGCGAGATCACCGAACTGATGGACCTGAAGAAGGACCGGCTGCGCGATGAGCAGATCCGGCTGACCCAGGCGCAGACGCAGCTCGTCACCACGGCGATCGAGGCCATCCAGGTGGGCATGCTGGAGAAGGTGGTCGAGCTGCTGCCCGAGGAGTCGCGCGAGGCCGTCGAGCAGATGTGGGGCGAGGTCTTCCCTGCCATGGCGGCCGACGCCATCGCCAGGAACAAGGCCGCCATCGTGAAGATGGGGGGCTCCTCCACGGATGGGCCGGTCGAGCTGGAGCCCGTCATGGAGGAGTTCGACTGATGCCCCTCGACCCTTACGTGCGGCACTGGACGCAGGATCCGGAGGGCGGCGGCGTCTTCACCGGGCAGCGCGACCTGATTCTCAAGCACGACCAGGACTGCCCGTCACTGAAGGACGCGTGGCTGCCGCGCCGGAAGGGGGTGTCGTGCCCCAGCGATCTGATGGAGTGCGAGCTGTGCGGGATCACGTTCTTCTGGGAGGGGCTGACCGGTCTCTACGACGACTGCCCGGAGTCGTTCTGGTACTTCTGCCGGTGCTGCGCGAAGAGGACGACCGCATGCCCCTGCTGCGGCGACTGCGTCAAGGAGCCGAACGGCGCGGGAGGCGGCGACGCGGAAGCGGCTCGCCGGACTCCAGGCGCCTCTTGAGCGCGAGACCGAAGCCCTGCCACAGTTCCCAGCACTTGCAGAACTGGCCGTGTCCCTGTCGGTAGTGCCGGGATTTCAGGCGCATCTGCTTGCGGTACCGCTTGTTCACGACTCTCCTCCTTCGTTGGGGTCTGCTCGATTTGACGGCCCTCGGGTACCATCTTCCCGTGACGACCATCGGTGACATCATCTATGAAGAACTGCCCGCTTTCATGGAGCGGACCGGGAAGAAAAAGCTCAGGGTCCTGGAGGTCGGCGTTCTGCGGAATCTGGACCAGGAGCACCTGAAGGGGGACGGCCACTCCACCCTCGCCTTCGCCCGGCTGCTCAAGCAGCACCCCGGAAGCTCCTACGTCGGTATCGACCTCGACCCGTGGGAGGCCCGCCGGGCGGTCGACGCGGAAGGACTCGGCGGGATCTGCGAGTTCTACGAGGGCGACTCCGTCGGAACCATGACCGAGCTGAAGATCGACGGCGAGAAGTTCGACGTCATCTACCTCGACGCCGACAACGACGGCGCCTCCACCTTCCGTGAGTACCTGCTGGCGCTCGATCTCGTCGAGCGGCCCGGCCTCATCATGGGCGACGACATGAACACCGACCACCCCGAAGTGCGCAAGGGTCGGGTCCTCATCCCCTTCCTCAAGGAGGACGGCGCCAGTTTCAAGCTGCGCCAGAGGAACACCCCGTGGGACGTGCGGGACATCCTCGTCCAGGAGGTCTCGTGAGCAAGGACGTCATCTCGGTCGGCCGCATCGTGCACTACACCTCGCTGGGCTCGGCCCCGCAGGACGGCGTCCAGCAGTATCCGTCGCAGTGCCGGGCCGCCATCGTGACCGCCGTGACCAGCGTCAGTCAGGGGATCGTGTCGCTGACGGTCTTCAACCCGGAGGGCTTGCAGTTCGCCCACGGGGTTCCCTTCGACACCGAGAAGCTGGCCCTGAACGGATCGGCGACACCGGGATCCTGGCACTGGCCGGAAAGGGCGACGGCCCCACTGGTGAGCGGGGCCGAAGCGAAGGAGCTGTGATGTGGGAGATGACGCGCTGGCGGTGCGTCTGCGGGCGGTATCACGCGCCGTGGTGGCGCACCGTCCAGGCACCGTCATGCACGGCGAAGCGGCCGGATCAGAAGGCCACGTAGAGGATCCGGACCCCGTCACCGGTCCGCTCGAAGTCCAGCTCGACCCCGCAGGGCAGCTCGACCATGAGCACGTTCATCGACCGGTGGACGGCCGAGGCCGGAACCGAGTCGGCGAACATCACCGGAATCTCGGATTCGATCCGGCCTCGGATCGCGGGGTCGGAGTCCTCCACGGCCCGCCAGGCTGGCGCCATCCAGGTGACCCGCACGGGTCAGTCGAACATGGACGGGATCTGGGTGTACTTCACCGGGATCCAGCCCTTGTAGATGGTGCCGTAGCCGGACTGGACGACCGTGGGGCTGTCGTGCTTCGTCTCCTGGCGCACCAGGATGAGGACGCCGTCGCCGTTCTTGCCCTGCTTCTTTTTGCCCAGGTACTCGAACGAGTTGGCCGGGTAGAAGCCGGAGCCGGTCTTGTTGCCGTCCTCGTCGCGGAAGTCGACGCCGACCGCCGGGGTGACGAAGGAGCGGATACCGGTGGGCTTGCCCTGCTCGCCCTTGATCTCGCCGGTCACGTCGCCGCAGCCGTAGGCGGTCTGCACCTGGCCGGGCTTGCAGGAGTCGGCGGCGGCGGTGCCGCCCAGGGCGATGGTTCCGGCGAGAGCTGCGGCGGCTGCACCGGCCGCAATGGTCTTCTTGTTCATCCTGCTCTTCTTCCCTTCCGAAGGGGGTGGGCTTCTTCTTCCATCAGATCACACGACCTAGGCCAATTTCAAGTCCAACGGAAACGGAGAAACTGATGGACATCGCTCTTCCCGGAACCATCTCGATCGCGCGGGCATGCGGTGACGTCCCCTGTGGGCAGTGCGAACCCTGCCGCAGGAAGGTCATGCTGAACCTCGCCTCCTACGCCCTGCGGTCCTCGGAAACGCAGGAGGAGGACGACCCGAAGGGTGTCCTCCTCGACCTGCTGGACAAGCTGGGGCTGCCCTCCTAGCAGCGCGTCCCCTCCTCGGAGAGGTGGTACGTCAGGATCTCCTCGACCTGGAGACGGTCGAGGTCGCTGAACGCCGGGGCCCGCAGGATGATCTTTTCGCAGCTCTCACGGCTGGTCCATCCGGTGCGCATGAGTGCGGCGAGACCGTTCAGGGCCTCGGTGATGTCGTCGGCGGTGGAGCCCTTGTGGCGCAGCATCCTGGTGATGCGACGAGCGTACGCCTGAGCGTGCCCGTGGCGGATCCTGCTCTTCGGGCAGACGTCATGCGTGACGGTCCAGCCGGATGCGTGCGACCCCTGGACGTTGCCCTCTCCGGCCGGTACCCGTCCCTGGCAGATGCCACATGGTTTCGGGAACCTATTCCTCATGTTTTTGAGGATGGCACACAGTGCCCGAAAAGGAAAGCCGGATTGAGATCAGGCAGTTCAGGGAACTCGTCACTCCCCGCGCACCCGTCGTTCCACGGCATGGGCCGCAGCATTCCATGCCTGCTTCAGGCGGTCGTTCTGCTCACCCCAAGAGGGCATCTTTTCGCCGGAGAAAGTGGTCCAGTCGACGCTGTCCCCGTACGCCTCGTAGGCAACGCGCCCCAGGTCGTCCATGGCAAACCCCCTCAATGAAGAGGGACCCGGCGTTCAAGCCGGGTCCCCGCGAGTCCTCAGCCCCGTGGAAGTGGAGTCCGCGCTGCACTGTGCTGCACGGCTGGGGCATCACAAGGTTACCTAAAACGTTCCCCCGTGAGGAATGCTGTACGCGTCGCAGCAGAAAGGAACGGCATGTCCTCACAGGAAGACCGGATCGCCTCCGAGGCTGAGGCGTATTTCCGGAACCAGGCGCGACAGGCCGGATGGGTGAACGATCCGGTCGGCTGGGCGAAGGACGTTCTCGGCGTCCACCTCTGGAGCAAGCAGCAGGAGATCTGCCAGTCACTGATCCAGAACAAGCGAACGGTCGTCGCCTCGTGTCACGGCACCGGAAAGGCACTCGGGCTGGACGAGCTTGTGCACACGCCGTCCGGGCCGGTGCGCATGGGGGACATCTCGCCCGGCATGAAGGTACTGGGGTCCGACGGCTCCACGGTCGAGGTCGTTGCCACCACGGGCGAGCACAAGGCCGACAGCTATCGCGTGCGCCTGGAGCGCGGGGGAGCCTGCGAAGAGATCATCGCATCCGGCGATCACGTGTGGCCCGTTCTGGATCTCCAGTCCCAGGCGGATATCCAGCTCCGGTCCGACCGGGCCGGAGTGCCCGTGGAGACGGGCCTGTGGATGCACAAGGCGAAGATGCTCAGCACGAGGCAGATCGCCGCGATGCGCAGGGGCTCGGCCGTCGTTCCCGGCCGGATGCCGGAGATCCTTCTCCGTGGATCCGCATGGGAGCCAGACGAGGAAGTACTTCAGCAGATCAGGGAGCGCGGCTGCCTCGATCCCTCCGGCCGCACGTCACTCCTGTGGAGGACCCGCAACGGCGAGCCGGAAGGTCTCGCCGAGATCCGCGCCAAACTGACCGGTGCCGGGGTGCACACGATCCTGCATCGCAGGAAGGACCACGGGATCACTTCGCACCACCTGGCCCTGATGGGTTCTCACGCGCCCACTCTGCTGCCCGACGCGAATCAGCGCGCTCTCGCACTCTCGCACCTGCTGCTGACGCAGGGCTCCTGGGGTGACGACGGCTGGCGCATCACTGCCGTGACGCCCGTCGGGGAGCGCGACGTCCAGTGCATCCAGGTCGACTCGCCCGACCATCTCTACCTGTGCGGAGAGCGGGGCATCCCCACCCACAACTCGATGATCGCCTCGGTGCTCGCCTGCTGGTGGGTGTCGACGAAGCCGCCCGGCCAGGCGATCGTCGTATCGACGGCGCCGACCTACGCCCAGGTGAACAAGATCCTCTGGGAGGAGATCCGCAAGCACCACTCGAACGCCTCACGCGGGCAGTACCCGATGCCGGGGCGCGTGACTCAGGCCGACGAATGGAAGCTGGGGGACGGTCAGATCGTCGGCTTCGGCCGGAAGCCCGCAAAGGGTGACCGCCACTCCTTCCACGGCATCCACCGCCGGTACGTGCTGGCCCTCCTGGACGAGGCGTGCGGTGTGCCGGAGGAGATCTGGACCGGCGTCGAGGCCATCACCACGAACATCGGCTGCCGGATCCTGGCCATCGGGAACCCCGACGACCGCAACACCGACTTCGGGAAGAACTTCACCGAACCGAAGACCTCTCACCTCTGGCACAGGATCTCCATCCCGGCGTCTTCCACGCCGAACTTCACCGGGGAGCCCGTGCCCCGTCTGCTGAACGAAGTCCTGGTCTCCCGGGACTGGGTCGCGGAGCGGAAGGACGACTGGGGCGAGAAGGACCCCCGCTACATCTCGAAGGTGCTGGCCGAGTTCCCCGAGCAGAGCATGTCGTCGCTGTTCTCTCCTTCACTGGTGGCCGACGCCGTGGACGAGCCGCCGACCCCTTCCCTGTATTCGGTCCTGCGGCTGGGTGTCGACGTCGCGCGCTTCGGTTCAGACAAAACGGTGGTCGCCTCGTACTCCGGGGTGACCGCGCAGATCGAGGAGAGCTGGTCGGGCACCGACACTGTGTCCTCGGCACACAAGGTGCTCCAGATCGCGGAGCGCCTGAAGGACGAGCGCAAGGCACCCTGGGTGGAGATCCGCGTGGACGCCGTCGGTCTGGGTGCCGGTGTCGTCGACACCCTCAACGCCCGCGCGATGCTTCTGCCGGAGCCCTGGTTCACGGTCTACGAGATGCACGGTTCAGCCACTCCTCCGGCCGACGTCGGCGGTTCGGTCTACGGCTTCTACAACGCCCGCGCGTACTGGTTCGAGCAGCTTCGCCAGAAGATGCGCAACGGCTCGGTGAAGCTGGTGGACGAGGACGAGCTGATCTCCGACGACCTGAAGATGGTCTTCTACTCGATCAAGAACGGCCGCCTGCTCATCGCCTCCAAGGAGGACATGCGCAAGGAGTACGGCAAGTCACCCGACTTCGCCGACGCCATCGCCTACGCGGTCGCCCCGGTGGCCGAAGGTCTCAGGCAGGGAGACGTGCTCAGCGAGAGCGCCGAGACCCTGGCCGGTTCCCTCGTCGAGGACGACGAGTACCTGATGGAAGAGATGATCTCGCCCTACTGACGGAATCCTCAACGTGAGCTGTAGTTCCAGGTGCAGCGTGTGCACGGAACTGAAGGAGGCGGCTGTGTACGACCATGCGGAGGCGGCACGCCGCAGGATCGTCATGCGCGCGGCGGAGGGCGGGATCCTGGGCCGGAAGTACGTGGAACTCGCGAACATGCTGATGTCCGGGCCGGATTCACCTCTTCGCACGTCAGCGCTGAAGAAGTTGGCGGACTCCTGCGACAATGCCATCGCCCTGGCGGAAAGGGTGCGCCAATCCAGAGGCAACTCCTCGCGCAACCCCAGGTCGCCAGGTCAAACGAACGGTTAAGGTGATCGCATGTCGATGCAGAAGCCCCTCGAAGAGATGACGCTCACGGAAATGCACACTCTCGTGAGCAATCTCGAAGCTCGGAACGAAGAGCTGATGGGTGTCGTCTCGGACGAAATGCGGGAAGCTGGCGAGTTCGGCCGCGCCCAGCTCGCTCTGGAGGACATCGGCTGGCGCCCACTGATGGGGCTCTCCGACAGCGCCAACTCCTTCACTCTCGACGCCCTGCATCATGCGAGCGAGCTGTGCAGGGCCGTCGCCACCGTGAACCCGCTCGTCGGCAGGGGCCTGCGCGTGCGCACCGGCTACGTGTGGGGTTCCGGCGTCTCCGTGGTGCCGAAGGAGTTCATCCAGGGCCCGGGGCGCCCGAGGACGGTGAACCTGGAGCCGGAGCTTCCCGACGGAATCAACGAGGTTCTGACCGGCACGCTGGCCCAGCTCGAACTGGAACGCACCTCGGGCACTGACGGCAACCTCTTCTTCCTCGTCGACCGGAGGACCAAGGAGGTGCTGCGGGTCCCCTTCGAGGAGATCACCGAAGGTGTGAGCCAGAAGGGGAACCGGGAACGCCTGCTCTACATCCGGCGCACCTGGAACGACTGGGATCTGGAGCTGGACTTCGAGGCGAACATCGAGCTGAATCCCATCAGTGCACCGAAAGCTGCGGCACGCGGGCGCACCTGGATGCGATCGGACCGGGAAGGCGCATCCGGCGGTTCCACCCGGGCGGGGTTCTCGTTCCGCGACGTCTGGTACCCGACCCCTGCCGGAGTCCGGGCATTGGGAAGGAGTCGTGGCGCGGCGCAGATCGCCGGAGACCAGGTGGACCACACGAAGGTGATGGTCCATGTCCCCTTCAACCGGCTGACCGGATGGCGCTGGGGCATCCCCGACGTACTGCCCGCCGTCTGGTGGACCAAGGCGTACAAGGAGTACCTGGAGAACTGCTCCACGCTGACCAAGGCGTACGCCCGCTTCGCCTGGAAGGTCACATCGGACCGCTCGCGTTCCGTGCGACGCACTGCTGCCGCCATGGCGCAGGCTCCGCGCACCGACCCGGCCACGGGGCAGCCTCTGAACGTCGGCGCTTCCGCCGTTCTGGGCGCCGGTCAGGATCTGTCGGCCGTCGGCGGCAACACGAAGGTCGACTTCGACGCTGGGCGCCCTCTCGCGGCGATGATCGCGGCGGCGCTCGACGTACCTCTTCCGGCGCTTCTGGAGGACCCGTCGATCGCGAACAACGCGGCAGCCACATCCCTGGACACCTCCACGGTCCTCGTCATGCAGGCGAGGCAGAAGGTCATGGACGAGATGTTCCGGGAGATCTTCAAGACGCTGGGCCTGAAGGTGCGCCTTCGATGGCCCGAAATCTCCGAGGAGCCGGTGCACCGACGCCTCCAGGCACTCGACATGGCGATCCGGCTCGGCCTGTTCTCCGCCGACGAGGCGAGGGCGATGGTGGTCGACGCATGGGGCGACAAGTGGCAGGACTTCGACCGCGAAGCGCCCGACGTCGAAGACCTTCCCTACGTGACGGGAGGAAATGGCCAGGGAGAGCAGCCGAACGCACCGGCTTCTAACTCCTCGGAAACCTCCGGTAATTCCGGGGAAAATGGCATGACAGGAACCGGTGGTCCTGGGGCCCCCGCACCTTTGAAGGCGGGAAACTCGCGCTCAACCATGGCGCCGAAGCAGCCGGAACCCATGTCCTACGGCGACCACGAACTGCGCGACGAATCAACTTCATAGCACCTCACCGGGACTTTTGACCCCGGATGCTATTACGCTGTGCTCATCGTTGATCAGTGAGGGGGCTCATGTCCAAGGAAACGCTGCGGGAATCCGCAGTCCTCTCCGCAGACCAGCAGTCCTCCGAGAAGGGCATCTGGCGGGCCCTCCTCATCGCTGCCGACGTCCAGGGGTCCAGCGGGTACTATCCCGCTGATGTGCTCAAGCGGGACGGCGCTCGCGCTTTTCCTGCCGGAACACACATCTACTTCGACCACCCCTCGGGGACCGAGGAGATGGACCTTCCGGAGCGCAGCGTCCTCAAAATCGCCGGATACCTTCTCGACGACGCGACCTTCGAAGAGACATCTGAGGGACGCGGGCTCTTCTCCCGGATCCAGTTCACGGAGAAGGCCAAGCCGATCGCGAAGGAACTGCACAGCGTGATCGGACTTTCGATCCGCGCCGCAGGCCAGATCGAAGAGACCGCTTCGGGGCAGCGTATTGTGCGCAGCATCGAACAGGGCCTCTCTGTTGACCTCGTCACCCGCGCTGGAGCGGGAGGAAGGCTCGTCACCATGACCGAGTCGGCCACGCCGGAGTCCCCTCCGGCCGAGCAGACCGCGAGCACCGCCGCCCCGGCCGCGAGTGCAGCCGCGATTCCGTCCACCATCGGCACGGGCGCCCTCCTCAGCGAGGTGGCCGCCCTCAAGGACACCCTCTCCGACCGCGTCGAGCAGCTTTCCGTCGACGTGGCCCGCATGGCGCAGCAGCTCCAGGAAGCGCGCCGCGAGACGGAGAAGCAGACCCGCGAGAACGCGAAGCTCCAGGAAGCGATCACCTTCCTGCGCGACCGCGCCGAGACCGCCGACAAGGCGCTCAAGGAGAGCAAGACGACCGGTGACGTCCTCACCGAACTTCTGGAGGCGAAGCTGCCGCTTCCCTCCATGATCCGCATCGCGCAGTCCTACCGTCCGGACCAGGACCTGCACGAGGCGATCACCCACGAGCGCGAGTACCTGAAGCAGCTCAGGCGGGAGACCGAGCGCGGCGCGCTCACCGAGAACCGTGACACCTCCGGCCTCGGCCTGACGGAGTCCTCGGTCCTCTCCTCCACGTCGGCCGACAGCGATCTCGCCGAGATCCGCAGCCTGCTGGGCGGAGGTTCCTACTGATGGCCACCAACGAGATCTTCAAGTACGCGGACTGGATCTCCCTTCCGCTGCCGCTCCGGGGAAGCGACCCGGCGGTCAACGACGACCCGACGCTGGCCGGTGACCCGGTCAAGATCGGCTCCATCGTCGGCTTCGCGCAGGAGGTCGGCGGCAAGCCGGTCTCCTACACGATCGGCTCGACCACGGTCACGCAGACCAGCAACCGCGCCAACTCCCTGGAGCCCGGCTGGGCCTCGGTCGCCCTCACGGGCGCCTTCGCCTTCCCGGTCACCGGCTGGGACGCGGAGACCATGGGCTCCGGCACGCCGGTCTTCATCGTTCCGGCGGTCGGCACCACGCGCGCCTCGCTGACGACGGCGGCGAACTCCGACCCGTTCGGAGTCATCGTCGGCCAGACCACCGCAGGCGTTCCCATCGTCCGAGTCGTCCAGCCCGTGCCGGGCGACACCAACGCCGTGGCCGACAAGACGGCCACCGGTTCCTGAAGGGAGGAATCTGAGACATGAGCGCGATCACCCTCCTCGACGGAATCAAGGCGACCACGAACTCCGAGTTCGAGCGCATCGCCGAGGCCCACAGCAAGCGTCGCGTCGCGATCCGCGAGAACGCCGACGCCCGTCTGCTGAAGATGAACAAGGCCGTCGAGTTCCTGCGCCTCAAGCGCGAGGCGGAGTTCGGCTCGCCGGTCGCGATGGGCCGACTGCGCGAGGCCGTCTCCAGCGGCGACTTCCCGCTGCTGTTCCAGTCGATCTCGCAGGCGTCCATGCTCGGCCAGTACGCCGAGCTGCCGCAGCAGTGGCCGACGTTCTCGGTGCGCACCACCGTTCCGGACTTCCGTCCGGCCCGCATGGTCCGCTGGGACACGGTCGGCGGTCAGTCGCAGACGACCGACTACAACGGCGGCGCCGAGCGTCACGTCCGGGCCCTGCCCCGCATCCCGGAGCTGACCGAGTACCCGACGTTCAACCTGACCACGGAAGGGATGGACTACTTCGTCAACAAGTACGGAGCCAGGTTCCCCTTCTCGTGGGAGGCGTTCATGAACGACGAGCTGCGGGTCCTCTCGCAGCTCCCCACGGAGATGGCGCGCTGGGCGCGTGACACCGAGGACGTGCTGACGACCGGCGTTCTGGCCACCTCGACCGGCCCGAACCCCGACTTCTTCAACACGACCGAGGACTTCGGCGGCCAGGCCCCTGCGGGCAACTACGTCCCCGGCAACCCGCCGCTGACGCTGGACGCCCTGGAGCACGCGATCAACTACATCGGGATGCGGCAGGTCAACGGCCGCCAGGTCCGGGTGCAGAACTTCGTGCTCCTGGTGCCGCCCGCCCTCGCGCTCACGGCGCAGGAGATCGCCCAGGGCACCACGTACCTGCGGGTGCGCTCGCTGCCCGACGGCACGGAGATGCGCCAGAACGTCTCCTCGCCGGTCGCGGGTCGCTTCACGGTCGTGGAGTCCCCGTGGCTGCCGCTCATCGACACCTCGGCGAACGCCGCGACGACCTGGTACCTGGTTCCGGCCGGTGGCCAGACGGAGCGTGGCCCGGCCATCGTGACCGCGTTCCTGCGCGGGCACGAGACCCCCGAGGTCCGCGTGATGGGTGACACGGGCCGTGCGCTCGGCGGCGGCGAGATCAACGCCTTCGAGGGCTCGTTCTCCCACGACGACATCCAGTACCGCGTTCGCTCGATCATCGGCGCCGCCGGTATCGACGCGTCGGCGGTCGCGGTGTCGAACGGCACGGGCCAGGAGGCGGCGCTGTCCATGGCCTCCATCGGCGGCGGCGCGGTGGCGGGACCCTCGGGTTCCTGAACCGGTGAAGCCGGGCGGCGGGTGACCCGGGATTGATCCCGACCGCCCCCTGCCCGGTCTCCGTTCCTGCCGGGCAGCGAGAGGGTCCCCCGATGTGCGACCGGGGGGCCCTCTTCGCGTTGTGCAACCCGGCGCGCTGGCGCAATGCCTGGTAGGTCAGGTATCTTAGAGGCGTGGCGAGGACTCATCCTCCCCGCCCAAGAAGGAACCGTCCTTGTGCGAGTCCCCGGACTCCGTCACGGCCACGTTTCTTCTCCTTTCCGAAGAGCCCCCGCCCCGGCGGGGGCTTCCGGATTTTCTGGGCCCATCGACACCGCGCGGCGCAGGCTACCCGTCGCCCTCTTCCTGGAAGTCGATCTCCACCGTGAAGTCGCGGTGCCCGAGGAGCAGGGACAGCATGTCCACGGTCATGTCCTCGGCTTCGGTCCTACTGTGCCCCTGCGTCACGGCCGGGCCGTCGACAGGGACGTCATGAACGGTGACCGCCCACCACTGGCCACTCTTCACCGCAGTGGCCTTGTACTTCTCCACGAATTTCCCTTCAATTCTGATCATAGAAGTGAGCGATTATCTCACTCCAGGCTTTGTCGATCTCTTCTCGCTCTTCTTTCGAGATCGGCCTTGGTCTTCCATATCTGTAGCGAGTGCACTTCTGCTCATCGTGCAGAAATCCAGTCTCGCCAAACTCAACACAGCAGGGATTCAGAGGGTCCTGTTCGACACCATCCTTCGCCCTGCGCCACCACTCAACTTCGCGCCGAATCCGCTCATGCCTTTTCAGGTTTCGGAATCCGGACCACAGGAAGAACATGGCGGAGTAGAGCGCCAGGAACGACATGAGCCACAACGAGACGGCACCGAAGAAGACGCCCACGACAACGCAGCCGAGAGCTGAACAGAAGCGCATGAGCGCCTTCTTCTGGTGACCTGTCACGCGTCACGTCCTTCAGTCCTGCGCCGCAGCGCCCTTGCAGGTGACCTCGGAACCGTCGAGCGAGATGCGTTCCGTCAGGGGGAGGTCGATGGGGCTCCGGTGGCAGCACGGCGTCAGCCCGCTGCCGTCGGGCGGGCAGCCGTGAACGACCGAGTCGTCATCACCGGCCACCAGCTTCTCCAGACGCTGGAACTCGGAGACCAGGACGCTGATGACCCTGCCGACCGATTCGAGCGCCGACCTGACGTCGGCGAGAGCCAGTTCGGCCTCCTCCATGGTGCCCTTCTCGTCGACCGGAAGGGGCACCTCGGCGGTCTCCTCAGAGTCCGTCTCCGACGCTTCGCTCTTTTCCTCTTCGATCACAGATCCCACTCCATCGGAAGTTCGGCTCGAAGCCATTTCTCTGCTGCCTCGTATCCGTCCTCCTCCGGCTGGAAGCTCTCCGGGAAGTACGGGTAGAGTTCGGAAATCCGGTGCCTGTGAATCGCGGCGACGATCTCGGCATCCAGAAGACGTACCGCCTCGACGAGCTGACGGAAATCCACCAGATCAAGGCCGTTGACGAACAGGGCCGTCCTCAGTTCGGCCAGCCCGCGACGCGCCTCCGCCAGCTCGTCCGTCTCCTCGATCTCCGGCAGGTCACTCATCCCCCACCTCGATCTCGGAACCCGTCTCGCCGTCGAGCGCGTACTCTCCGCGCACTGCCACATCAGCGAGGATGCGGAGATCGCCGAGGGTCAGCGGAGCGTCGGGAACGAAGACGCCAGGCATGGTCAGCACCGCCTCGTCCAGCCGCTTCGAGACGACCGTCGAATCGGGCTCCTCGCTGAAGACGTCCAGGAGGTAGAGGAGCCGGTCCCGGGTGCAGTCCGGCTTTACGGGCCACTTCCGGTCGAGTTCATCGTTGTCCATCAGCCTGCTCCTTCTCCACTCCGCGCCGTATCAGCTCGTTCACGTGGCTTCCGTCGTACGACATCCGGTCGAGACCGGCCACACCCAGTGAGGTGACCATCCGGTCCACCTCGTGCAGCGCGGCGGCGGCAAGCCGGGGGTTGCTCATCTCGCCCGTGCTGTGCAGCTCCTCGTAGGCCACGGCCAGAACCTCGAAGGCGACCTTGAGCTGGCGCACCTCGACCTGAAGTCTCCGCTGGTCATTCATCCTCATCACCCGGTTCCGGCATGCGGTATCCCTTGCGGCCGAGCTGGTACGCGAGGCGGGCGACCGCGTCACTGTCGGCGGGCTCCCCGTCGGCCCACTCGGCGATCACCCTGAGCACTTCCGCAGCGGCCTTGTCGGTGGGCAGGAACCTCACCCAGTCGATCTTCCGGCCGTTGTGGTCCTTCATGCTGTCGAGGTCGCCAGGGCTGTAGAACCGCCCCTGCATGTTGGCCACCGGCACGAACCACGGACCGTTCCCCGGGTCGTAGAAGGCCATCGTGTAGCCGTCGTCGGAGAGGCGGAATTCCCACCCCGTCGTGCGCGGGAGGATCATCAGCTCAGCCCCCAGTCCGCGCGGCGCACCCGGAGAAGCCAGCGCTCGACGGCCGCCACGTCGGGATCGCCGATGATGGCGGCCTTCGCCGAGTCGAAGCGGGCCTCCGCCCGGCGCATGTACTCCTCCGCCCGCGAGGGGTCGTCCGCGATCTGCCTGCCCATCTGGAACACCCAGTCCGGGTCGATCTCGCTGGCGTTGCTGCGCAGATTCACGATCAGCTCGCCGGAGCGGTACAGGTGGAAACCCTGCTCGACCAGACGCACCAGATGCCTGGCGTGCTTCTCCGTCCTCTTGCGAGTGTCGGCCGAGAAGCTGCCGTCGCCACGGTTCTTCAGGCGCTCGAACTGGCTGGTGGCGTACCCGAGGTAGGAGTCGCGCACCTTCTTGGCCGACAGGAACGAGCGGCGCAGCCCGGTCAGCTCGTCACCGAGTGGCGAGATCGCCTCGTACGCGTCGAGCCACAGGAGTTCGGAGACCGACGGGTTGCCGTTCAGGCAGAGCGTGACGAACTTCTTCGCCTCGTGCATCGTCGTGTCGGGGTCCTTCGTGACCACCGATTCCTGGATCTTTCCGAGGCCCAGAACCTCGTTGGTGGGTGCCGCGAAAACACCCATGTAGTCCACGTCGGAACTGTCGTGGTTCAGCCCGTAGGCCGTGGAGCCCACGACGCCCTTCAGGAGCACGTTCACTTCCTTCTCCTTTCCTGTTTCTCTCAGTAGGTGTAGCCGCACTGGGGACCGTACGCGTCGATCACTCCATGGCTTCCTTGCGGAGGCTGTAGGCGACGGACTTGCCGACGCTGTACCTCTCCTTGATCTGCTTGATCGAGAGGTTGCCATCGCGGATCTCCTGCACTCGCGCAGCGCGCGACCTTGGGGCGGGCTTGATAAAGCCGGAACCGTCAGGGGGAGCCGGGAAGCCCATCCGCTCCAGGGTCCAGCCCAGGTCGCCCGTGTCGTACCCGGCTCCGTCGTTCACGTCGGCGATCCACTTCCAGACCGCCTTCACCAGGTCGTCGCGCTCGGTCTCGGCCTTCATCCGAGCCTGGTGCGGAGTCAGCTTCCCGGGCTCGTCGCGCTGGACGGTGACGATGTAGCGCTCGCGCGGCTCCTCAGCCAGCTTGACGCCCATCTCCACCTTCGAGCCGACCTTCGGCAGGAGGTCCATGGCGGTCTCCGAGTAGTTCGGCCCGTCCTGGATCAGCCCACGGCAGACGCCCACCCAGATCGCCACGAAGTCCCGTGCGGGCTCCAGGTCCATCGACGCGCCGTTACGGAAATCGGCGGCCTTGATCTTGATCTGGGCGACCTGCTCGGCCAGCCACTGCTCCGTCGCCGCGTCCTGGAGGAGATCCGAGACGACCTTCTCCGCCTGGTCCAGGTTCAGGTGCCGGGCGCTCTTCGGGGACGCCTGCTTCAGCAGCCCCATGAACTCCTCGGCAAGATGCTCCATCGCCTCGTTCACTCCGCCACCTTCTCCAGTCTGATCATCGAATCGATTCCGACCCTCACGCGGAAATCGTGCGCGCAGGGATCGACTTTCATGAACACGGCCGCCTCGCCGACGCCGAAGTGCGGCGGTTCGGTCCTCATGCCGAGATAGCCCGCCTCGCCCTTGCAGTCGGGACAGCGGGGCACACGGAGGTCGCACGTGACGATCTCGGGGTGCTCGGTGAGCAGGTCCCCGGAGGGAACGGAGAGGGACGGGACGCCGCAGCACTCCGTCACCTCTCCGCCCTCACGGATCTCGTGGATCTTCACGTCACCAGCCACCCGGAACGGTGAGCCCCACCGGCCTCTTCTCCACCGGGCACTCGTCCTCCGGGCAGGTGTCCTCGTCGCGGACCATGATGAGGTGCCGCAGACTCCTCTCGCCGCTGGCGAACGACACGTCACCGTCGGCGTCACGGGCTACGATCCAGTCGGTTCCGGCCGCCTCGATCTTCACGCAGTCGTAGTGGTCGCGCCCGAAGGCGCCCTGGGCGAATCCGTGGATGACGTCGCCGACCTTCAGCGGCTCCGGGCTGCTCACTTCTTCTCCTCGTTGATCTTCCGTGCGATGCCCGCGATCTTCTCGATCAGCGGGTCGCTTTCCCCGAGACGGTCGATGCTGTACTCGGCGATGTCGAGCAGGTCGACGACGGTCTTCGCGAACGCCGGATCCATCAGCGCGATGAACTCCGCGTCTTCGTCCTGGATCCAGTTCTCGGAATTCCCGACGCAGTCGCCCATGACCAGTTCGTCGTTCTCGTCGACCACGCCGATCACGAGATCGTCCTCGGGTGTCTTCTCGACGGCGACCGACCAGTTCGTTCCGCTGGCCCTCCGGTACGCCCGGCGCAGCTTCAGCCCGGCCCGCCGGATCTCCTCCGCCGCACCCATCAGTTGTCCAGGTCCGCGATGATCCGGAAACCGATCGCGTTGATCGCGGGGATCTCGGCCTGCCGCATGAAGCGCTGGATCTGGCCGCGCCACACCGCCATCTGCTCCTCGGTGAAGTCGGCCACGTCGACCGGCTTGGGCTCCAGGGGCTCCGCGCTCTCGCAGTACGTGGTGATGAACAGCTCCTGGTTGCCGTAGCTGCCCGCCTCCAGGTAGCCGAGGTCGGCGCCGGTCTCCGCGTTGTACTCGCGCAGCGCGCCCTTCTCCTCCAGGAGTTCCTTGAAGTGGCTGCCGACCTTCACGCAGAAGGCCAGGTAACCCCTCGCGTACTGCCTCACGAAATCCACTCCTCTTGGCGGGGTGCGATGTTCAGGACTTGGGCGCTCATGCAGGGCCAGGAGACACGTCGGCCCATGCGGTACATCTCGTCGGACCCGGTGTCCTGGTTGCGGACCTTGACCCACTTCCAGTCGACACACCGGGCGCAGACCATCCGGCTCACGTTGGCCCGGTTCGCTCCGTACTCGTCGACCGGCCGGTGGCCGAAGTCGTCGTCGGAGACGAGCTGGACCGCGATCTCCTGGAATCGCGGGTAGCAGACGGCGCAGGGCTCCAGGTCGCGGATCGCCGCCATGTCGATCGAGATCGCCTCGGCGGCCGGAGGCTTCTCTCCGGCGCAGCCGCAGTACGGGTCGCCGCACCGGCACGCGAAGATCATGTGGCCAGCCCCACGGGCCGGGCACTCCGGGTCCTCGTGGAAGCGCCGGGCCCTGCGGGACACGTAGACCGTGTTCGACCCCTCCGTGAGGGACATCAGTGCGACGGCCAGCTTCATTCCGACCCCGCCTCGGCGTCGACCTCGGCCTTCAGCGGGTACCGCTCGAAGGTCATCCACCGGCCCGCCGCCGCGTCCCACTGGAAGGCGGTGGCCCGCACCACCCGGCTGGAGCCCTCGCGGATCAGGTCGCGCTCACCGTTGATCGCCCGGTGCATCGCCGCCTGGGACCGGAACTTCTTCTCCGGGAGCGGCGCTGCGGCCGTGAAGAACACGACCTTCCAGGGCTGGCTCGGCTTCTTCGCAGCCACGTCTCTTCTCCTTCTCCGATGCCGTCCTACTCGGACGGCTCCTCACGCATCTTCGCCAGCAGCTCCTCCATCGAGCCGACCGGCGGAGTGCGGCCGTCCCCCATGTGGACGGCCCTCCATGCCCTGTACTGGTCGAGGGCCCACTGACCGGGGTCAACGCCCTCTGGTGGACCTTCGGTTTCCGTGCACATGCGCTTCCATCCCTTCCGGTCCGGCGGACCGGACCCGGAGGAGAATAGCGCACGATTCGAACAGAACTTTCCTGCGTAACAAGAACGTTCGATGTGACAAGCGCGACCTACTGCGAGTTCGCGACGGATGCCACCGACACCCCGGCCGGTTCGCTCGGAGCCAGAACGCGCACCAGAACCGGCATCCTGGGTTCGGTGCGGTGGATCGCCGCCCTGGTCTCCAGCAGGTTGTGTCGGCGCAGCGCCGCCACCTGCTTGATCACGGTGGTGGCCCCGGCACCCCGACCGGCGATGCCCGGATGCAGAGCCATCAGACCCTCAAGGGTCACCGGGAAGTACTCGTTCTCGGCGTTGGCCTCGTGGGAGGCGGCGTCGAGGATGGCGTAGAGCCGGAAGGCCCCGTGAGGAAGTCCCGGCATGAGTGCCGCTGCGAGGACACGGTCGGTCGGCTGCATGTGCTTCTCCTTTCCTGGAACCACAGTACACCATTTCTGCCCAGTCAGCGCAAGGGCTAACGAGAAGGCCCCCTGCGGGTGATCACGTTGGCGGCGGAGGCCGCGATCTGCTCCCGAGTGACGCCCGGATCGTCACCGCCGTCGTCGAGGCGCACCTGGAGCGACACCTTCGACCACTTCGGCCCCGTCACCTCGATCAGACCCTCGGCCTGGAGTTCACGAAGGCTCTCGCGGAGGGAGCCGTCGCTGAGCGGCTTGCCCTTCACGCCGGGAACGGTCCTCTTCAGAACCGGGACGGAAACCTCCGTCGCCGTTTTCTCGATGCGCCCCTTCAGGAGAACCACCAGAGCGCAGTACAGCCGGAACGAGCTGTGAGTGAGGTTGCGGTTCAGCACGGCCGCGCAGATGCGGCTTTCCATGGGATCCATGTCTCCTCCTTCCGAGGCGACAGTATCAGAATCCTGATACATCACGTTCCTCCCCAGCCCGAAGCGACCAGAGGCCGCCTGACGGCCTCAGCCACCCTCCGGCGGCCGTGCACCCGCACCGACCCCTGCGCGAGCCCTGGCGCGGCGCTCAGCCACCCTGGCGCCGCACCCTGACGACAACCCCAGCCCCCACCCCTTTGAGCGAAGCGAAGTCCGTCCCTCCTCCGCCGCGTGCGGGCGGGCGCAGCCCGGCCGTGAGCGGCCACGGGGGTACAGGTACATACAAGACGACGGAGGTTTTGTATCTGTTCTTAGGAGAGGGTGGTTCCGCAGGTCAGGGCATAAGTGGGGGGTTCGACTCGTTCGTTTTTCCGCACGAGAATGTCGAAAAAATAGTATGACATCTAGGGCGAATCGGTCATGGATACCCCTCCCTGGTCACAGATGACCAGGGGTGCATGTCGACATTTCACCCCTTGGCCTCCAGTGAGCATGGGACGCCCGTGACCAGGAAGAATGCCGACCGACAACTTTTGACCCTCGCTCACCAGTGACCATGGGTCGGATTCCAAGTCTGATTCGATCTTCCAATCGGGCGAATCGGGCAGAGAATCCGCAGGTCAGCGTCTACATACCCACCTGGGGTATCAATTCGGACTTATGGTGAGTTAATCCTCATTTAAGGCACGACTCGACGCGTCCATGTCAACTTCGCACCATGAATCGGGCATCTTGGGAGAATGTTCGTACCTCTACACCGGACATCCTGGGAGGAAGTTCGCACCTTCGCGACTCGCTGACCTGCCGCTACGAGTGCGCGGCACCCGTACGATGCTGCTATCACCGACCGGACCCGGAGGCACGTGATGGCAGCAGTAGGAACCTCGGCGGCGCTCGACGTGTACCCGCCCGACTTCGGATCCGTGATCGGTCAGATCCGTGCCCTGGTGCCCGACGTGGAGCAGGTCGACTACTCCGACAACGGCACCCCCGAGTACATGTTCTCGGACGCCCACCTGCGCGGGCTCTACAACATCGCCATGGGCGAGGGGAGTGCCAAGATCTACCGCGCGGCGGCCTCCGCCCTGCGCGCCCTGGCTGTATCCGAGGGCCTGATCCAGAAGGTCATCCGCACCGAAGACCTCCAGACCGACGGCGCCAAGCTGGCCGGTGCCCTCCTGTCGGGCGCGAAGCAGCTCGAAGACCAGGCGAACGCGGCGGACGAGGACTCGGAGATCATGATGGTCGTCGACTTCCAGCCCGTTCCGCAGGACGGCTTCCCGCTGACGCTTCACGGCTTCCCGACTGAGTGGACCATCGGGAGTGCGGGGTCCATCACCTCACGCTGGCTCTGAAGAGCTGGCGACCCGATCGGGCGAAAATCCCGAACCATGGATCCTACTAATTAGTAGGCGGGTAAGTTCCGTGGATCTATCGTCAATGGGGACGAGGGCCATGGAAAACAAGAAGAAGTACCCACCCCCGATCATCGTCACCGAGGGTGAAGGAAAGATCCACATTTCCTACGACCAGGTCGAAGTGGACTTCCCGGAAGAGGGTCCGGCACCCGAGGACGCTCCGCCCCTCGCGTGCCGCATCTTCAAGGCGCTGATGAGCGATCTTCCTGGCCGTTTGCGTGCAGAATAGGCTGCATGGCCTCACTCAACAGGCGCTCTGCGCTGGATCCGCGCTGGCCGTGGCATCAGCGCTCGGTTCCGATCGGTCACATGAACGCGGCGGTCGAGATCTTCCGGCGGCCGTCGCGCGGTGGTGAATACGGGTACGACCCGGTTACCGGCGGCCTGACGATTCCCGACGGGTCGGGCGGGGAGAAGTTCCCCGAGTTGATCCTGCTGTACAGGGGGCCAGGCCGCATCGCCAACAACAAGGACTGGCGTGCCCGCGTGCGCACCCAGCGCGGCGACATGGGTACGGACCACGCGATGCGTGTCCAGGTGCCCATCCGGACGTGCCCGCCCGTTCACGCGAACGACCTGGTCAGGGCTGTCGAACCAGATCCGGACGACCCGGATCTCGGGCATCTCGTCCTCGGAGATCCCGAGCTGACCCATTACATTTTCCACGTACGCAATCCGCTCATGTCGTCCAACGCATGGCTGAGGAACATCCTCTGCGACGTGGACGCGGCGCACCCGCAGACACTGCCGCCGCCGTTCTCGATGGAACCCGTCGCCATGAACTACGGCGTGACGGGCCCGTGACCAGGGGAGAGGGAAGTACGTGGGCCTGAAGATCGCTCTGATCAGCCGAGACAACGGGGTGGGTCTCTCCCTCGACGCGAACCTGCTGAAGGGTATGTTCGAGTCGGCCGGGCACGAAGCGAGGTTCTTCGACTGGCAGGAGCAGTCGATGCCGCGAGCGGATGTCGCGTTTCATCTGGAACTCGTCAGCAGGAACCTCGCGCAGCACTCCGAGAAGAACATCGCGATCCTGAATCTCGAATGGTTCCCGGCGGAGTGGATGAAATACCTTCCGGCGTTCGATCAGATCTGGGCGAAAAGCGGTTACGCACTTCGCTTCTGCCGCAATCGCGGCGGGAAGAACGTTCAGTTCACCGGGTTCCTCGGGCTCGATCTCTACGACCCGAAGGTGACGCGTGAGCTGAAGTGCATGCACCTGCGTGGCAAGTCGGGGATGAAGGGGACCGAGCAGGTCATCGGCGCCTGGCAGAAGGACGACACCCTGCCCCCGCTGACGATCGTCTCGAAGGACCCCATCCCGCTGCCCGCCGGACTGGAGAAGCGCGTCAAGGTCGTCGTGTCGCCCGACGACACGGAACGCAACCGCCTCATGAACGAGGCGGAGATCCACGTGTGCCCGTCCATCGCCGAAGGGTGGGGGCACTACATCACCGAAGCGATGTCGGTGGGTGCCGTGGTGGTGACGACCGACGCGTCACCGATGAACGAGCACATCCGCCCCGAGTGGGGCTACCTGGTCGGGGTCACCTCGACACGCAACCATCATCAGGCGGTGCTCACCTACACGACTCCGACCCTGATCGCGGAGGCCGTCCGGCGCGCGGCGGCGCTGAGTCCGGAGAGGCGCCGCGAGGTGGGCATGATGGCCCGGGAGAGATTCCTCAAGAGGAATGCCGAATTCAAGGAAGTAGCACTGAGGTTGGTGGAGCGGTGAAGCACACGGTACTGGTTCCGGCGTGGCGCAGGCCGGACATGCTGCATGCCTGTCTGACCAGGCTGTCGAAGGCGGCCACCGACGACGTGCATGTGATCGTCAGCCTCGACCGCAAGGGCACTCTGGAGTGCCGTCAGGTCGCCGAGTCCTTCTCGACGGCCTTCGCCGACATCTACCTCCGGGTGATGCACCACCACCAGTTCCACGGGAACTCCTACAACGTCCTCTCCGGTCTCGGTGACGCCCTGAAGGTGGGCGGCGATCTGATTCACGTGGTGGAGGACGACATCATGGTCTCCCTCGGATACTTCGCTTTTCACGAGGAAGCCCACCTCGCCGCCCCGGACGCCTTCGCGGTGAGCGCGTGCAAGAACCAGAACCTCCAGGGTGAGCCACCGGCTGCCGCCTACCGCCATCCGTCGTACCAGTCTCTCGGCGTGTCGATGCGCCCGGAGAACGTCGAGAAGGCGGTGGCGCACAACAAGCCGGTCTACTACGGCGACATGGTCAACTACTGCAAGAGGAACTTCCCCGGGAGCCTGATTCCGCCCGGCCATGCAGAGCAAGACGGTCTGATCAACCGGGTCCGCGAGCGGGAGAGGGGTGTGACGGTCTACCCGGCGCAGCCCCGCGCCTTCCACGCCGGGTTCTACGGGTACAACAGGACCGGGACGAAGCTCGGCGGCTCCATCGAGCGGAGGTCGGCCAAGATTCTCTCGATGACCAGCGAGGAAATGAACGCCATGGCCGGTCTGATGAAGGACCATGAGGTCATCGACCTGGAGGAGAATCTTCCTGCCGGTCCGGTGCGAGAGGCGCTTGCCTCGTAGGAGGAGGTGGTTCAGATCGCCTACATCGGGATCAAGTACAACTACAGGTTCGGCGGCGCCCAGCGGTACTACGGCGGCGGCACCCCGAGCGGCGCCTTCGACATCGGCCTCTCCGCGTTCGTGATCGACCACCTGAACAAGTCGCGCCAGACCCTGGTCCTCGACATGTCGAACGCGCGGCGCCGGGGTGAGGGCCTGGTGAGGGCGAAGTCCCGCGTGGACACCGGGAAGATGAAGTCCTCCGTCACGGGAACCGGCGATTTCGGCACGGACATCCTGAAGATTTCCTTCGGATGGGAGAGCTTCAATCCGTACTACGCGCCCTTCCAGGAGTTCGGTACGCGTACCGGAATCACCCCGATGATGGCCGTGCTCGATGCCTTCAACCAGGTGACGGGCGAACTTCAGGCGAGGATCGGGGGCCGCTGATGGTGTCGCTCCTCGACTGGCAGCTCGACATCTACGAACGGCTGGACACCGGCCTGCCGAACACGCCGGTCTTCCTGGAGGGTGTGCCCGAGAACACCGACATCGTCAAGGATCCGTCCGGCTTCTACAAGCCGAGCCTGATCCTGTGGTTCGGCCAGGCGTTCGACCTCTCAGGGTTCGGTGGCCGGATCTCCGTGGCCGATCTATGCGGTCTTTCCGGGGAGGACAAGGGCATCACGAAGCAGGCTGGCTTCATCGTGGAATCGGTCGCCCCGTCCGGCCTTTCGCTTCTCCAGCTCGCGCAGGCGGCAAGGGATCTCCTCGTCGGGTACGCACCGCTGGAGCAGGGGGAAATCTCGGAGGCCGGTTCCGGAACAGTCCGTGATCCCTACCCGGTTGGCGTCGGAGATACGTTGCGCTTCTACCTGGCGATCGGATTCCGGGGCATCGTCAACGTCAGTCAGCACACGGGCGCCGGTTCCTGACTGAATTCGTTCCTGGGTACCGGCGTCCCGGGAATGGCCTTTCGCGGTTAGACTCCGGTCAGGCACGATCATGCCTTCGGCCGGAGGTACAAGAATGGCAGCAGTCAAGGCTCTCCCGCCGTCGCTCACCATCTGGTGGGTCGACGAGTCGGATCAGACGTCCCTCGGGTACGAGGGCGTGCACGGCGCTGGGTTCGCGGACATCGACCACCCGACCGCCGCCGAGATCAACGCGGGCATCAACATCAGTTGTGCCCTGACGACGGACCTCACGCTCGGCTGGACCGACCGTGACACCGACGACACGCGTGGCCTCTGCGACGACTCGAACGTGGCGACCCCGACCGCGAAGAACTACGAAGGTCAGCTCAACATCTTCCTGGACCGGGACCCGAACAAGCTCGACCCGTCGGTCTACAACGACGTGATGCGCCTGTTCAAGAAGCCGCTCCGCAGCGGTTTCCTGGTCCAGCGGATCTCGAAGCACCCGGTCCGCGACCCGCTCGCGGTCGACGACGACTGGGTGACGATCTTCAAGTTCCTCTCGGGTGACCCGAACGTCATCAACGACGCGACGGCGCCGCTCCAGCTCCAGCCCACCTTCTACGCGCAGGGCCAGTCCTCGGACGGCCTGGTGCAGGTGGGCAGCACCGGAAGCTGACAACTCGCACGACCGAAGGAACGGACAGCATGACGCAGAACACGACGGTGCCGGGCAACCCGGAGCCCGGCCCCGACAACTTCAGCTTCGAGGACTACCTGGAAGGCAAGTCGACCTTCCCCGTCTTCGAGCACACCGCCTACCTCGACCAGCGCAGCGGTGCCGAGCTTGGCGCCGTCTACGAGGAGCTGGAGGAGCTTGTCTCCCGGCTCACCTCGATCGAGGCGCAGATCCGCAAGAGGTCCGAGACCTCCGCGAACGCTTTCGTGGACTCGGTGCGCGACGACCTCAACGACCAGCGGGCCGACCTCGAAGAGCAGATCACCAAGCTCTCGACCCGCCGCGACGAACTCCAGAAGAAGATCGTCGAGTCCAGCATCACGCTCGTCTTCCAGGTCAAGACGCCGGAGGAGCTGGGCACGGTCACCCGCGAGGCGAGCCGCCAGTTCCACAAGGAGAACCCCAACTACAAGGGGGCGAGCGAGGACGACCTGGACTACATCACGGCCCGCAGCCGGTACACCCTGACCGCGCAGATCGCACACTTCTGCATCGAGGTCAAGCTGCCGGACGGGCGCGTGGTGCCGCCCCCGACCAGGCACGGAGCCGACCTCCTGCTGAAGAAGCTCATCTCCTCGGAGACGATGCGCCTGATGGAGTCCGTGGGCACCGGCCTGTCTGCCTCGCGCGACTGGGCCGACAAGCTCGATGCCGGGTTTCCTGGCGGAGGCTCTGACGTGGAGGAAATCAGCATGGGTGCGGCCCCTGCTGAAGACGGCGAGGTCGTGGTCCGTGCCCCCGCTGACCATGCTGACGGGGCAGCCCTCTGAGTGGTCCGACGAACGCAACCGGAAGCTGGCCATGGCCCTGACGATCCTGGAGGAGGAGACGTGCAAACAGTGCGGCACCCCCGCCTGGGTCGGCATGTCCACCAACAACGAGATCGTCTTCGACCTGAAGAGCGCCGTCTGCTACGGGTGCGCGGAGGTCGAGAAGGACCGCGAGGACAGCGAGAAGAAGCGCGGCAGGATCCGCCAGAAGGGGGAGACCAGGTACGTCTCGCCCCGTAACGTGTGGGGCGCGGACCACCCGCTCCCTTCCCGGGCGCACTCCTATCAGCACGACATGCCGGATGGCGATTGACGCGGAGGTCTAGGTGGCAACGGGCTTCGATGCTACGGCTCGCATCAACCTGGACATTCGCTCTTTTGCCCAGGGGGCTCAGGCTGTCACCAAGTCCGGCGGCGAAATGGAGAAGGTTTTCACCAACCTCAACTCCGTTCTCAGCAAAGTCGCACTCGTAGAAAGTGGACTTGCCGCAAAGCTCCGCACTTCTCTCACCGTCTACAACCAGATCACCACAGCCACGAAGAACTACGCTTCTGCGGTTCAGGCGCTTCAGAAGAATGAAGCCGCTGGGGCCAACGGCGCAAAGCTGATGACGCAGGCTTTCCAGCAGCTTCGATCGGCTCTTGCCTCGGTTCAGGGTCTGAGCGAAAAGGAATACCAGCGCCTGAACCGCACGGTGACGCTGTACCAGAAGCTGGCCGCCGTCATCAACACGCTGGCGAACGCCCAGAAGTCGATGTCGCAGATCACGCAGAATGCGATCACTGCACAGCAGAAGGAAGAACAGGCCAAGCAGAAGGCGATCGAGACGTCTCGCCGCCTGGCCCTCGAAGAGCAGAAGCTGGCCATCCAGCGGGAGAAGCTGGCGCAGTCCGCGCAGCGCATCGCCCAGCAGGAGCAGGCCCTGGCCAACGCGCGGGCCCGCACCGCCCAGGCGACCCAGAGTGCCCACCAGTCCACGGTCTCCTACTCGGGCTCCACGTTCGCCCTGCGCAACACCGTGGGCGAGCTGGAGGGCGCCTTCCAGTCGCTCTTCAACGTGCTCTCCAAGGTGCCCACGGCCATGGCCGCAGCCGCGATCTCCCAGGAGCAGGCGTTCGCACAGGTCGCCCGAGTGATCGGCGAGACGGAAGCCGCTTCCGTCGGCCTGCTGGAGAGCTTCCAGAAGATCGCGCAGAACGCGCCGATCTCCTTCGAGGAGGTCGCCCGTATCGGTCAGCTCGGTGCCGCGATCGGTATCTCCGAGCAGAACCTTGCCGGTTTCACCGACACCATCGTGAAGTTCTCGCTGACCACGGGTGTGGCCAGCGAGGAGGCCACGATCCTCCTCGGCCGTATCGCGCAGATGGAGGAGGTGCCGATCTCGTCCATGGAACAGCTCGGCTCCGCCATCCTGGCCCTGGGTACCGCGTCGGCTGCCACCGACCAGGAGATCCTGCGCGTCAACGCCTCCATCGCCACGGTCTCCAACCTCTTCGGCCTCACAGCCCAGGAGACCGCCGGTCTGTCGGCGGCCCTGGCGACCCTCCAGGTGCGGCCCGAACTCTCCCGTGGTGCCCTCACCCGCGTCTTCAACGAGCTGGCCATAGCCGTCAGCAACGGTGGCACTGAGGTGGAAAAACTCGGCGAGGTCATGGGTATGACCGACACCGAGGTCACCAAGCTCTTCAACAACCCGGCCACGCGAGGCGACTTCCTGCTCGCCTTCATCGACGGCCTGAGCCGCGCGGCCGGAGCGGGTGGCGACGTCCAGGGTGTCCTGCGGGAACTCGGCGTCAACGCGGTCCGCGACATCGACGTCTTCTCGCGTCTGGCCAACAACGTGGACGTGGTCCGCGAGTCCTTCGACCGGGCCAACCTGGAGTTCGCCCGTGGCACCGAGCTGAACAAGCAGTCCAAGGGCATCTACGAGACCACGGCGGCGGAACTCCAGAACCTCTCCGACGCCTTCAAGACGCTGCTCGCCACGCTCGGCGGTCCGCTCGCCACGGCGATCGGCGACATCGCCTCGGGCCTGTCGGAAGTGATCGAGGGGATCGCCCACTTCGGCCCGATCGTTCCCATCGTCGGCACCCTGGCCGCCATTGCCGTCACGGCCGCCGCTGGCTGGGCCATCTACCAGGTGGCCCTGGCCAAGACGATCCAGTCGCTGATCGCCGTACGCGAACTCCAGGAGCGTCTGGGTGTCAGCACCCTGAAGGCGAGCACGGCCTGGAACATCTACCGGAACGGCTTCCAGGGCACCACGGCGGCGCAGGCTGCCACGGCCAACTCGCAGCGTCAGCTCACCGGCACCACCGAGGCTCTGACGGCTTCCCTGATCGCGTCCTCCAGGACCCTCCAGGCGTACTCCGCGACGGCCGCCACGTCGGCGCAGGGGATCAACGCCCTGAGCGTGGCCAGCGGCAACGCGGTGCGCGGGCAGGAAGCCCTGTTCGCCTCGACGTTCGCCACGCAGAACGCGATGCGGCAGCTCAGCGCCCAGGCGACGGCCTCCGCGCTGGCCATGGCCAACGTCGCCAACGTGAATCGCAACCTGGCCCTCACGCAGACGCAGATCGCCAACTCCTCCCGGGTCTTCGCCGGGCAGACGGCCATTGCCGCCGCTGCGGTCAACGGCCTGAACACCTCCACGGCGCGCACGGTTCCGGCAACGAACCTGATGTCGGCCTCGATGCGCAACGCGGCAACCGCCGGAGCCCAGATGGGCGCGGGTATGAACGTCGCGGCCATCTCCAGCACGACTGCGGCGGGCGCCTTCACCCGGGCCACCACCGGCATCACGGCGGCCGGTCTGGCGGCGAGGACGGCCGCCTTCGCCTTCGGCCCGTGGGGTATCGCCATCGCGACGGCGGGCATCCTCCTCGGTCCGCTCATCGGCAAGATGTTCGACTTCCGTTCGGAGTCCGAGAAGATCGCCAGCGCGGCCTTCGAGGCAACCGGTGGCACCCAGGCCCTGGCCAACGCCATCAAGGCGGACACCGACGCCGCGATCAAGGCCGCTGGCGGCCTGAAGCAGTACAACGCGGCCGTCAGGGACGGCTCGCAGGCTTCCCTGGGCGCCATTGGTGTCTACCGCACGATCACCACCCAGAAGAGCGACCTGGCCGACCAGGACGTGCGCTCGGCCGAGGCGGCGCGCTCCGAGGCCCGTGAGCGCCTGCGGGCGATCGAGGCGACCAAGGGATCGAAGGAGGCTCTGGAGCAGCAGGCGAAGGGGCACGGAACGGGCGCTCAGGCGGCGCAGCGCTACCTCCGCGAGATGGCCAAGGCGGAGGCGGTCATCGACCAGACGACCGACGCGCTCGGCGAGAACACGGTGGCGCTCGGCGAGAACACCCGGCAGTGGCTGCTGGATACCGCGCAGGCGGCGATCGAGACGTCGAAGCTGGCCGACGGCAGCGAGATCAGCCGGGACGCCCTGGAACAGCTTGGCCAGACGGGTGTGGACGTCGGTGAGCTGCTGGAGCTTTCGCTCTCGAATCCCGACAAGGCGCTCAAGCAGCTCGACGCGGCGCTGAAGGAAGTCGGGAAGACTGCCGACAACTACGCTCCGGCTGGCACGGGCAGCAAGCTGGCCGACCAGATCAACAGTGAGGCGGCTGCGGCGATCCGGCTGGAGAACTTCCTGGAGGCTCTGCGCACGACGATCTCCGCCGAGGACAGCGCGGCCACCAAGCTGGCGATCACCAAGGGCCTTCTGGCTGACGCCCTGGACGAGAGCGGCGAGTCCGCCAGTTCGGCCAGCGGCAAGATCAAGCTGACCAAGGCGGCCCTGGAGGATCTGGACACGACCGGCCAGGAAGCCCAGGAGGCGATCGACGGCCTTGCCACGACCTTCGAGAAGTTCGGCACTCCGCTCGACGCCTTCAAGACGGCCGCCGAATCCGCCTTCGGCAAGGCTGAAGACGCGATCGAGAAGTTCTCCCTGAAGAGCAAGGGCGGACTCGATGCGTACATCAAGGAACTGGAGAAGATCGCCAAGGCGCAGCGCGAGTGGTCGGCCAACCTGATCAAGATCTCCGCAACCCTCGGTCCGGACATCGCGGAGCAGTTCCGCAAGCTCGGCCCGGAGGCCGCGCCCGCCGTCGCCGAGCTGGCCGACCTGTCGGCCAAGGAGCTGGAGAAGCTGGGCCCGCGCCTCGCGGAGATCGGCGGTGACGCCACAAGCAACCTCGCGGCGGCCATCATCCAGAACTCCGGAAAGATCGAGAACGCCACGCTCCAGGCCAGGACCGTCATCGCCGACGTCTTCGGCAACCTGATCGACAAGGCCAAGACGAGCGAGGACTTCGCCGACATCTCGAACCAGTACTCCGCGCTGGTCACCAAGCTCAGCCAGCTCAAGGGCGTGAAGATCGACATCTCGGCCGATGACGCGAAGGCGTTCAAGTCGCTCAACGACCTGAGCCTCTACATCGACCTCATCAGCAAGAAGAAGGTCAAGCCCGAGGTCGCCATCGACATCATCAAGGCGCAGGGCGACATCGCCAAGCTCCAGGAACTGCTGAAGAATGCGGACCTGAACAAGGAGGGCAAGGCGACCATCAACACCCTGCTCTTCCAGGCGCAGCTCGCCCAGCTCACCACCTACGTGGACGGCCTGGAGGCCGAAGGCAAGCTGGACGCCAAGGGCAAGGGCGAGCTGAGCGACGCCGAGTACCGGGCGAAGGTGCTCGCGATGACCGAGTTCCTGGCCTCCACGGAAGGGCAGGGGCTGCTCAACCCGAAGGGCAAGGCGCAGCTCGACGACAAGGGGTACCGCGCCCAGATGCAGGCCCTCGCCAACCTGATCCTCGGCGAGGAAGCGGCGGGCAAGTTCGACGCCAACGGTGACGGAAAGCTCTCGACCGGGGAGTTCAAGGCCCTCCTCGAAGCCCTGAAGCGCGCCGTTGCCGACGCCAACCGGGGCAAGCTGAGCCCGAAGGGCACGGTCGTCCTCGCGGGCGTCAGCAACTTCAACCGTCAGCTCGGCGGTATCGTCCAGGCGGCCTGGCGCTCCGGCAGCTCCATCCAGCAGGCCCTCACTCGGTCGGCGACCGTCTCGGTCGGCTACTACTACTACGCGAAGAACTCACCCCCGAAGGTCGCCCAGGTGGCCACGGGTGGCTGGATCAACGGACCCGGCGGCCCGACGTCGGACTCGATTCCGGCCATGCTGTCGAACGGTGAGTTCGTGGTGAACGCCGCTGCGGCCCGCAGGTTCGGTGCCCTGCTGGAGGTCATCAACCGCTCTGGCGGCCGTGGCTTCTCCGGCGTGGTCAGCAGGCTGATGAACGACTTCGGCCCGACCGGCGCCAGCCAGGTGAAGCTGCGGCGCTCGGGTGCCTCGAACACCATGCTGGGCGGCAGCTCGGCCATCAACCAGATGCCGCCGGAGTCGGCCGCCGCCTTCTCCGCGACCCTCGCGGTGCAGCAGCAGGGACCGACGAACGTCTTCAACATCAACAACCAGTACCCGCAGGCAGAGCCCACGTCGACTACGATCAACCGGTCGCTGGCGTATGCGGCGACGATCAGCGGGGTGTGATTCATGGCGACGGCATACAAGATCAACGGGTTCACGATCGGCGGCAACGCCGTGAACGCGGGTATCTACCTCCTGGAGGGCACCGAGTACGCCCCAGCCTTGGCGCCGCGCCGCGCGGTCATCGAGATCCCCGGCGTCCACTACGCGATCCCGCAGTGGAATGACCCGCTGTCGCAGATCACGGTGTCCTTGAGGGTCAGAGTGGTGGACGGCGACGCGGAGTCGCTGGCGTCCCGCTGGAACACCCTGATGGGCCTGCTCGGGATGGGCACCAACCAGCCCATCACGCTCACGCGGGTGCGCGGCACGATCGAGGAGACGGCGGACGCCCAGCTCGTTTCGATGAACACCCCGGACTTCTCCTGCCCCGGCAGCAGGGCCGACGCGACGCTCATCTTCAGCATCCCCGGGGGCGCCTGGCGCGGGGCTGAGACCACCGTCACCTTCTTCAACAGCGCCTCGAACACCTTGGCCAACGCGCTCGCCTCGACGGTTCCGATCGCCGACGCCCTCCTGCTGCTGAAGGGTCCGGCCACTTCCCTGACGGTCACCGACAACACCTCAACGACCACGATCTTCTGGGGGGACGGGTCCTCCTCGGTCAGCGCGGCGCAGTGGCTGCTGATCGATCCCCGCTACATGCGGGCCCGGCTCCAGTCCTCGGAAACATGGAGTTTCACCACGGGAACCAACGTGACCGGCGCCCTGGAATTCCGTGGAAACGGCCCCCTGACTTTCACGTCTCGTGGCTCCGGTGCTTTCGGGAACAGGACCGGCACATTTACCGTTACAACTGCCGGAGGGAACAACGGAGTGCAGGTTCGATCACGGTATGCGGTGGTGTAGCACATGGCCCTGGTGAATACCCTGGTCGTCCGGTTCCGGGCATACGAGGCGAACGGGTCGCCGATCGGAGTCCTGCCGCATCCGCTCTCCTGGGAAGCGGGCATCCCGCTGAACGACATGCCGTCGCTCACGATGACCTACCCGGACGGCTCCGACGCGGCCAACCTCCTGAAGACGCCCTGCGAAGTCGCGCTTGAGCTGCGGGATCCGGTCACGGGCACCTTCACCGAGCACCCCGGGTGCCGGTTCATGAACATCCGCCGGTCCTTCGACCTGGCGGCCCGCCCCCGCATTCTCTCCTTCACGATGCCGTCGTACGGCTGGCAGCTCAAGAAGGTCCGCTGGATGGACCCCGACCTGCCGCGCCTGAACAAGGACGGACAGGTCGCCTACAAGACGGCCGTCTCGCCAGCTCTGCCGATCAAGGAGATCATCGACTACGCCAAGAACCGGGGCAACATCCCGGGTCTGACCTACTCCTTCACCGGAAGCGTGGACTCGGCGGGGACCGCGTGGGGTGTCACGATGAAGGGCAACTTCGACTACGGGCAGGATGCCTGGTCGATGATCGACGCCCTCTCCCGTCAGGGGTTCTTCGACTGGCGGATGAACGGCCGGGCCCTTCAGCTCTACAAGGCCGACACGACTCTGCGCAGGCAGCTCGACTCGGACACGGGCGTGCACATCCACAGCATGCTCGGAACCACCGAGGAGCCGGTCGAACGCACATGGGAAGACCTCGCCGGGTTCATCGTCGCGATCGGTGACCAGCAGCTCATCTCCGGCATGGTCGAGGCGCCGGACTCGGTCGACTACCCGTGGGGCAAGTGGGACGAGGCGATCTCCGCATCCGGCGTGACGGACGTGCAGACGCTTGCACAGATCACCGACAATCTGCTGCTCACGAAGTACAAAAGCCGCACCCAGTACACGAAGAAGTTCGTGTGGACCGAGGGCGCCCCGGTGCCCCTGGTGGACTACCGGCCGGGCGACTTCATCCGGGCCATGAGCGATGCGACGACAGGCGCCCAGAAGGCGTCCATGCGCGTCTACCAGGTCACGCTCTCCGGCACCGATCCGTACGGCGTGAACATCTCTCTCACGCTGAACGACCGCTTCACGGACCGCGCACTTCAGACGGAGCGGTGGGTTGCCCGCGTCTCGGGCGGCGGCGGCTCGGTCGGAGGGGGAGGCACGGGCGCGGGCACCAAGCCCCAGAAGCCCGCACCGATCGACTCCACGCCGCCGAAGGCGCCCATCCTGAACACGGTCGTCAACGAGCCGTACTTCTCCGAACTGGGTGACCCGGTCTCGATGGCCGATGTCGCATTCCAGGTGGTGACCCAGGACGTCGAGAACCGGACGATCGAGATCCTGCGGTACAACGTTGCGGCCCGCCGCTCGGACTTCAACTGGCAGCAGGCGTTCACCGTTCAGGTGACCCAGCCCGACTCGCCTTCAACCGGTCAGGTCATTCACGCGAAGGTGCCACTGCTGGACTCGGGTTACAGCTACGAGTTCCGCGTTCAGGCGATCCGTGATTCCGGCTACGCATCCGCCTGGTCGAATGCCATCGTGCAGACGATGGGATACCCGACAACGGCTCCGGAAATCCCCTCTGCTCCGATCCTCTCCTCGAAGCTCAGCACGGTGAAGGCGGAGTGGGACGGGCTGGACGAGGTCGGCAACGGCTACCCGCCTGAGTTCCGCGAGATCCAGGTCGAGGTCTCTGTGGACAACTCGAACTGGTACCACGCGGGAGAGATCTTCTCCCCCGGCGCCTCGATCATCATGAGCGGCAAGGGTGGCATCCCAACGTGGAACGTCGGGGACACGGTCTACGTGCGCTACAAGGCGATGAACAGCGCCTCGGTCATCTCGCCCGCTTCGGCCGTTTCATCGATCGTTGTTCTCGGTGTCGTCGGTCCTGACATCGCGGCCAACACCATCACGGCGAACAACATCGCCGCAGGAACGATCACCGCCGAGGAGATCAAGGCGCACAGCCTTTCGGTGGAGACGCTTTCCGTCGGCGATCCCAACAACCTGGTGATCGACCCGACTTTCTCCTCGGCCGAGCTGAACACGGCGCGCATCACGCAGGCTAACGACTCCTCGGCTTCCGGCGTCCTGTGGTCCATCACGTCCGCTGGCGCCGTGCGCATCGACAACAACACGACCGCCAACTCGTTCAACCGGTTCGGCCTGACCAACAACACCCTGGTCAACTACCCTCTCCAGACCTTCCCGGGTCCTGGCCTGTCCAGCAACGAGCTGGCCATCCCCTACACGCTGCCTGCCAACGCCTCGGGTGGCAGTGGCGCCATCAGGGCGCGCTTCGTGGTGACCGCGACCGGCATCCCGGCGAGCCCCGGCGCAGCGACGATCAACATCGCGATGCTGGCCCGCCAGTTCCAGCGCAGCGGTGCAGGTATCGGCTCATCGGGAACAGTCATCGCCGATTTCAGCATCACGGCGAATGGCACCTACACGGTTCAGTCCGTCAATGGGTGGACGCCAGCCGCTGGCACGGTCAGCTACATCCCCTACATCTACGTGAAGTTCGAGAACGGGGTTTCCGCAGATGTCGCCCTGGAGGTCACGCAGATCGAGGTGTGGCAGGAATCCTCGGTGTTCATCGGGAACGGTTTGATCAAGGCGCCCTTGATCGATGCGAATGCGGTGACCACGGACAAGCTCGATGCCGACGCCATTACGGCGAAGCATTCGATCCGTTCCGCCTACTACGAGATGACCAGCCAGTCCGGTGCAGCCGTCGTCAAGATCACCGAGAATGCCAACTATAACGGCCAGTCGGGAATCCGGTGGGACGGCCTGACGAACTACGGCCCTCGCATCTTCCAGGTCGACGCAACGGGTACGGGCGGCTGGGATCCGCGAGGCTTCGTCATCACCGGACCCGAGCAGACGGTGAACTCCTCCGGCCGCGTCGACCTCCAGTTCGCATACGGAATCACAAACTCGCACGTCGCGAGGAAGTACGGTTCGGAAACGATTTCCGTACAGGGGATTTACTGGGACAGCTCGGTTGCCCGTTTCCGCATTGGCGGTATGTTCAACACGGGCCACTACACGAACGACATGCTCCGCATGGACCGCCTCAGCTTCCAGAACGGAACCTACTCGTACGGATCCGTGACGACGCGCAGGTACTACCCGGTCCTCTGCCCCAACGGCGGATCGAGTCCGACCACAAGTTCGATCTACCAGTTCCCCAGCGGAACCGAAGGTGGCTTCCAGTACGTTTCCAGTGCGGGCGTGAGCGAAGTCTTCTTCATCTGCATGTGTGGAACTCCGTGAGGAACGATGGCTGAAATCGACGTGACCCGGCACGTGATCCGAGAGCACCAGCCTGCAAAGGGGGAGGACTACGACCCGACGCAGGACATGCTGATCGTCGTCCACAAGAACCCCAACAACCCGGACGACCCAGTCGAGTTCGGGCACCACATCCGCATGAGCGTGATCGCCTACCGCAAGGAGATGTGGGGTCTTCCGGACTACGCCAGCACCATCGACATGGAACTGAAAGACCTGGAGCGGTACTACGCCCGGGAGTCAGACGACGAGGACTACGGGGTCCATCCGCTGGCCGGTATCACGGAGCACTACTTCGAGGTGCCCCCGGTGCGCATGAAGTCGTTCAATCCGGACTACGTTTTCGACCGTGTCGAATCCAAGGCGACAGCCCTTCCGGCCACCACTGACGGCGCCGTGGCCATGTGCCTGGAGACGGTGCTCTCCGGCGTGGGGGACGTCAAGGCGTGCCTCGCCTCGGCCGACCAGAAGAACTTCGCCTGCCGTGGCATGACCGGCTTGTCGACCGATACGGTCAACCAGCGGCGGGAGACCAACCGGCGGACCGAGGAGCAGACCCGGCGCATCACCCTGGTCCCTTCGGCGCCACTGGACGCCGTCAGGCAGTTGCTGACCGACCGTGAGCCGGACCTGGAACGGGCGCGCGAAGGGTTCGTGAATCACGCCCTCATGGAGGGCGATGTTCCGGAGATCATGCGCAAGAGGGTGGTGGCCGCAGCCGTCAGGCGTGGCCTGCTGAAGGAGAACACGTGGATGTAGGGACCGTGTCGTCAGAGGACGTGCTGGCCTCGTACGAACGCCAGCTCACCGAGGCTCATAGGAAGATCGCGATGCTGGAGGCCGCGCTGGAGCGCGAGCGCCGGTCGTCGGCGCAGGCCCGCATCGCCGCACGCGAGGAGCAGGAACAGTGACCACGGTGACGATCCCCACGGACGGGGTGCCCGCGTCCTTCACGTTCGAGGTGCCCGCGCCGGGCGACCTGACCACCCTGGGCGGCATCAGGCTCTACTTCGTCTTCTCCGGCCAGGTGCCGAATCCGTTCGTGCCGGGCCTCACGCTGGAGGGCACCCCGTACGACGTCTCACAGACCGCCTCCGGGCCGACGAGCCGCACCTTCGCAGCCCAGTTCCCCGAGGCCCTGGATGCGCCGCAGGAGGCCGTCCTGACGGTCAACGAGGGCTCCGTCCTCCAGGCCGGGAGCACGGTCACCATCTACGCCTGGGGCGCCCAGACCGAGTCCGGCACGGGCGCCCTGAACCCTGACGAGGGAGGCGAGCCGAGCATCATGACCGACACCATCGAGGTCGGTACGGTGCAGGTCGTCACCTGGCAGGAGTGGAACCGGATGACGGGCGCGAACGAGGGCTACGGCTCGTAGCTCCGCCACCCTTGGGGTAGGCGGCCCGGCACACCGGCAGGTAGCGCATCCGGGTCAGGTGTGTCACCGCGTGCCGCAGCGAGTCTCTGACGTGGCGCTGGGCGTGCTGGTGCTCCATGTGCAGCCCCAGCGCCTCCAGCACCTCGTCGGGAACCATGTGCTTGGCCTCGACCGGTTCTTGCGGGTGGACGGATTCGTACAGGCGCCGCTCGAACAGCACCTGCTCCACGGACCCGATCACCCGCAGAGCGGTCGTGTCCTTCTGGGCGCTGTTGTTGCGCAGGTGGAAGTTCTCGTACAGGAACTGATGCCTGCCCGGGTGCCGGTCCACCCACTCGATCAGCTTCATGGAGGGCATGGCGCCGTCGGCCTCCAGGGACGGGTCGTAGGGGACGGTCGCCCAGTCGACCAGCTCGAAGTCGTCGGCTTCGATGCGGAGCAGACTGAGCCCGGTGTCCCCGCCCGGGTCCATGCAGTGCAGGAAGAAGCCGTGCCGGGTGCTCATGGAAGTCGTTCTGGACATCTCTCACCTTTCCGATAAATATGCGCTAATGAGCGAAAATCTGTGGCGTCATGTTCACGCGTGGCCTGTTCCGGTCACCGACACCGCTGGCCACCCGCACCAGGTGCAGTATCAGGAGGATGCGGAAACCCGGCGCGTGCGCTACGTCCACCTGCCTGCATGCTGGTGCCGGGCTACGCCGCCTTCTCGTAGCAGCCGATCCAGCTCTTCGACGCCGGGCTGACGCCGCACGTAATCGGGACGGTCTCGAAGAAGGTCGTGAGTGCCTTCATGGCCCGCTCGGCGATCTCATCCACCCGGTCCTCGGGCACCTCCAGCACGATCTCATCGTGGATCACGAGGACCAGCATCTCCAGCACCTCGCGGTCCATCCTGAGCAGGCCGTCGCACAGCAGGTCACGAGTCGTCGACTGGCCCACCTGGGCGGGGGCCTGCGTGTACTCCTGCCCCGGGATGACCCGCAGCGGCCTGCCCCACTTGCTGGGGACGAGACCGGTCTGCTCAGCCCGGCGTCGGATCCGGTCACGCCAGCGGCACAACACCGGGAAGGCGCGCTTCATCCCGTCGTCGAACTTCCTGGTGGTCTCCAGTGGGAGCCCGGTGTGGGCCGAGGCGCCCTTCGGGCCCTGGCCGTAGTTCCAGGCGTGGGTGATCGCCTTCGCCTTGCCACGCGCTTCGTCGTCCCGGCTACCGAAGACCCGGAAGGCGACCTCGCGGTGCATGTCCATGCCGGGCCTCGCGAGTTTCATGTACTCGGGGTCCTGGCACCATCCGGCCACGGCTCGGGCATCGACCTGGTCGAGGTCGATCGCGATGAAGACGCATCCCTTCTTCGCCCGGAACATCCGGCGCTGGAGCAGTGCGGCGCCGCGCTTTCCGATGTTCGTCACGGACGGTTTGATGTGCGCCCACCGGCCGGACGCCTGAATGTCGCCGATCTGGGCGTGCACGCGGCCGTCGGGGCAGACGTTCTCCAGCACCTCTTCGGCCTTGCCGCTGGCGGAGCCGACCATGATGGCCGCTTCGCACAGCTCAAGCACCTCGGGGTTGTCGGCGTACTTCCGGCTGAGTCCGGGAATCGATTCCTGGCCCCGCAGCCACGCGTCCTTGCCGAGCGCGTCCTTGGACAGCGCGAGCTTGCCGCCGTTCAGGGTGTAGGGAATGTCTTCGTCACGCACCCCCGCCGCACGCAGCGCCTGCTCGAATGCGTCGCGCCCCCGGTTGGTCGACAGCGGGGACGGGCCGATCACGTCGGTGCGCCACCGGTATCCCGCGCGCACGTCCGGGCAGGGTCGCTTGAACAGGCTCTCGTACAGGCGGCGGACCCGCTTGCCGTGAGGCGTGGTGCGCGGGATTTTCACTTCGACCTGCTCCTGCCAGAGGATCTGCGAGTTCGGGAGGGGCACCCCGGCCTTCTCGTGGAGGAAGTGGTACGCCTTGGCCCGCTGCTCTTCGGCCGCGCGGATCTGGGCATGCACCTCGTCGAGATCGACTTCGAGCCCCTTGAGGTACATGCCGTTCTGGATCGCCGCGATCAGCATTTCGCGCTTCACGACGGGGATCAGGTTCTTGCGGTGGGCCCGGCGCCCCATCTCGCGGTAGACGTCACGTGATGCGACGAGGTCGCCGCGCAGGTAGTCCCAGTACTCGGCCAGGTCGATGGGGATCTTGTCGTAGCCGCCGTACTGCGCGGCCATGCGCGGGAGGTGGTCCGTCTTGCCCTCGAAGCCGTAGCGTGCCGCCACGTCGTTGAGGCGGTAGCTGATGCGCAGGTCCGCCGGGGTGAGGCCGCGCCGGGCGAGCGCCCGGAAGTTCAGCTTCACGCCGGGCCGCAGCTTCGGATAGGGCGGGTTGATGGTCCGCTCGCCCACGAGGGTGTCGATCGCCTTAGCGGCCAGTTCGTGGTAGTCGGCCCCGCAGTGGACCGCCAGGGCGATGAGGTCGAAGCCGAGGACGTTGTGCCCGTAGATCACGCTGGCATCACGCAGGACGGCGAGCAGATCTTCCGGGTCGGTGGAGATCTGCGGTTCGCCGTCGTCCACCACCCAGCCGACGAGGCGCACGAAGGGACCCTCGTAGCCGCCTTTGAAGATCAGCTCGGCGCTGGCTGTCTCGATGTCGAAGCCGACTACACCGGCCATCTCTTCCCCTCTCCGTCAGGCTGTTCCCGTGGTTGCCGGGAGGAGGTACTTGTCCTCCCAGGCGTAGAGCAGGCTGTAGTACCTGCTGCCGAGATGCCGGGCCCGATGTGGCCTAGGCAGCTCCGGGATGCACAAATGGTAACAGTCCTCGCCGTTTCTCGGTACCGGGGTAGAGGTGAAAACGTACTCCTTCAAGAGCGTTTCCGGGAACAGGTCGCGCACCCATTCCTGCCCGTAGACGTACGGCTCAAGGTCGACGGTCCTCTCGCTCGCCATGCCAGCCCACATCATCACCTCCTCGCGCGAGCGGACCGACAGCGTGTCGAGGTCGGGGCCCACGGGGGTGAACTGAACCCCCCGAGTCGGCTCCAGGAGGGCCACCTTGGGCACTCCGGTCAGGCGGGACGCCATCGCCTCGGGGACACCTTTGTCGCGGACGATGTCGGCGGCGAAGGTCCGGAACGCCGTGTCTCCACGGGTCGCCGCTTCCAGTGCCAAGTGGATCACCCGCATGTCGCACGAGCCCGTCACGCGGGTCGCCAGCATGTCCTCCGACCGTGTCATCCACTTCTGGCAGGTGATCGCCGACAGGTCGGTCATCTCCTCGAAGAACGACGAGCTGAAGAGCATGAGCGGTGACAGCAGCGTGACGGCGGCCAGCCGACGACGCCTGCTCCACCTGCGCCGGTTCACGTATGCCCACCAGGTGAAGGAGAGGATCTGCCCCCTCTCCGCCGGGCTGTACACGTGGAGCAGGTCGACGTCGGCCGGGTTGGTGTTGTACGGGCTGCGGAAGACGGTCCGGTTGGGGGACTCCATGACGCGTTCCACGGCCCGCAGAAGGTGCGGGAAGCGGTGCAGGGAGGGAATGAGCGTTCTGGCCCGCGAGACACGCTCCTGGGGCGTTCCATGGCGGTCCCCCGGGGGCCTCCCCGGCGGGCGCCCGGTCGGCTTTCGGGCCACGCTTCCTCCGGGTCAGGTCCGTGCGATCGGTACGTACCGCACCCTTCCGCGTTCCATCGTCTTGTGAATCAGGCCAGCCTTCGCGAGAACGTGCAGGTCCGATTCGATGTCCCTCTCCTGGATCTTAGAGCGGAACCGCGAGTAGATGTCCTGCTCCGTGACGCCCTCCTTGCGCGCCTGGATCGCGGTGAGGATTTCGTTCTGCCTGGCCGCCCATTCCGAGTGGAGGATCTTGCCCGCCACGCGCGCCGTCGAGCGGTACCACTCCTCGGTCAGGGCCATCGCCTTGAGAAGGTGCGGCATCCGCACGATCTTCTCCCGCTCGGACATCGCGATGAGGACGGCGGTCTTCATCATCGAGTCGCCCATGCGGGATGTCGTGGGCAGCAGCACCTCGGACAGTTCATGGTTGTCGGCCGCGTTGTACAGCTCCCACTTGGCCTTCTGGAGGCGCCGCCAGGTCGGGTCGTCGAAGGGGATCATCACCGTGTCGCCGGGCGTGGTCTCCTCCATCCAGAAGGCGCGCACCGCGAACATGTCGTTGAGCAGCCCCTGGCGGAGGACGTCGTCGGCCGGGGTCTGGCCGTCGAACTGCTCGGTGAACATCGCCTCTTCCGTCATCGGGGGCGGATCGGCCTCCGCGATGAGGAAGCGGGCGAGGTGGCCGGACTGGTAGTCGCCGATCGTCAGGTGTTCCGTGACCTGCTGGAGCGTGCCGCACAGGAACATCAGGAAGTTCGTGCGGATGACCGAGAGGTCGCGGTCCTCGTGTTCCTTGAGGTTGCCGACACGCAGGGCGATGCGAACGCGGCCGGTGAACAGCTCGGTCATGTGCTCGCGCACGCCTGCCAGGTAGCGCTTCGCCGCCTGCTCGTACAGCAGGCCGTGGGCCTCGTCGCGGTAGAAGACGGACGAGCGCCCGTTGCGGTCGGGCAGGATGACGCTCAGGGCCTCCGAGGTCACGTCGGATCCGAGCAGGTAGGGGAAGCTGTCGTTGGACAGCTCGTCGAGGAAGTCGACCCACATCATCATCGCGGTGGTCTTCCTGGCCCGAGTGGTGGGACCGAGGATGAAGAACCACAGGGTGAGGTTGGTGTCGAACTTCGTCGGGCACTTTCCGAACTCGCCCAGGACGGTCGAGAGGATGGTCGCCGCTCCGGCCCGGTGGTAGCACGACGGCGCGTCGGTGCGCGTCTCCGCCCACGCCTGGTAGCGGTCGATGAAGGTGTCGTGCGGCACCAGATCGCGCTCTTCGGGACGCAGGATCGAGACGGATTCGGCGAACGCGGTGAGCTTGTTCTCCGGGTTCTCTTCGCTCTCGTCGGCCTCCTTGCGGTAGCCGATGTCGGAGAAGCTGTTCCTCTTGGGCTGGTTCTCCGGGTGGTCGTACGCCTTGCAGAGCTGCTGCCACAGCTCCTCTTCGGGGCGACCGTCGATCTTGTACTTGTTGCACTTCGCCGACCACGCGATGTGCATGGCCGTGATCCGCGAGACGTTCAGCCGGGAGAGCAGACTGAGCAGCTTCCAGAGCGTCTTCGAGCGGTCCTGGTCCGGCTTCAGATCGGCCGCGTAGAGGTCGTGGACCTCCGGGCTGGACCGGAAGACCTCGGCCGATTCCCGGATGGACTGCGCCGAGAAGTACCACTCGTTCTTCGGCGGCATGTCACTCGCGACGCTCGGCCGGTCCTGCGTGCTGTACGGCGGATACTGACTGATCAGCGACTTGAGGGTGTACGTCGCACCCATCTTCGGCTGAGGGATCTGCCAGCGTGGGCGCCCGTGCCGGGCGTACTTGTTGTTCGCCGTGCCCGGCACCCGCAGGAGCTGGCCCGCGTCCCAGCCGCTCGGGTCGCACCCCTCGCGGGCGTGCTCGGCGGCGATGGTCCGGGAGATGTCGATGAGCTGTTCCGGGTCGTCGGTCTCGGTGACCCAGTACAGGTGGTTCCGGCCCTCCGAGGTCTCGACGACCATCGTCGGCTGGAGCTTCAGCCGGTCGAGCGGAAGGTGCTCCGCGTCGGCGTATGCCGCCCACTGGTGCGAGATGTTGCTGCCCTTGCGGCTGCCCCGGGTGCGGAATAGGGCGGGCACCGTGTAGACGTCCTTCTCGCTATTGGCAAGACAGAAGGCGATCAGGTCGTCACGCTGCGAGGGCCACGCGAAGAAGTGGGTCTGGGTCGGCCCCGTCTTGTCATCCGGGTCGTAGATGCCACCCGGGAACAGCGAGATCGCGACGAATCCCAGATCCTTTCCGTCGTCGTTGACCTTCGGAAAGAGGGTGTCGAAGAAGACGAAGCTCACCTACGTCTCTCCTTTTCTCGTGCGACTTTCCGGAACGCGAACGGGCGGGACCCCGGAAGGCCCCGCCCGTCAGAAACCGGGCGGATAGTCGATCGTATCCGTCCAGCTCACCTCTCCGCGATCAGAGGTTCTTGGCGCCCGCGAACTCGTCGAGGCCGCTGCCCCCGCCGTCGCCCTCCGCCGGGACCTCGGTCCACTGGGTACCGAGCCAGACGGCGGTGATCTTCTTGCCGGTGCGGTCACCCGCACCCGAGCCGAGCAGGATGTCGACCGGGACGCCCGGCGTCTTGTTCAGCGTGATGGCGCCGACCGTGCCCCAGGTGATCTCGCCCTTGACCACCGAGCCGTCGCGCAGCTCGACCTCGACCTGCCGCTCCGGGACCGGCATGAACTTGGTCTTCAGGTAGTCGGTGGTCTGGGCGTACTCCTCCATCAGGGGCGCGGAGTTCTCACCCTTGTCGGCGATGGCGTACATCTTGCCCTCGACGTGCACCAGCAGCTTCGGGTTGCCCTCGTAGACGGCGCCGGAGCCGTCGTTGTACAGGTAGGTCTGGGTGTCGTCGCCCTCCTGCTTCTCGGTGGCGAAGACGGTGACCGGGGCGCCGGTCTCCGGGTCGAACAGGACCGAGATCGGCTGGTTGTTGGCGTCCAGGCGCGGACGGGTCTTCGTCTTGGTGGACAGCGTGATCTGCGCCATCACGATCTTGTCCTCCATGCGCTTGGCGATGCCCGGCATGGTCTTGAGGTTGACCTTCTCGCCCGGCTGGGTCGCCTGGGTGGCCTTGCGGAGCGAGGTGCCGTCCTCGTTCTTGAAGCCCTTCCGGCCGGAGCGCTGCTCCTTGAAGAAGGCCGTCTTGATCGTGAGGGCCGGGACCTCGATCTCGTACGGGTAGCGGCGCTGGCCGAACTCGGGCGCGACGTGGTTCGCCTCGCAGATGAAGTACGGCAGCTCGTACTCGCCGACGACCTCGGTGGCGCCCGCCTGGATCTGCGCCTCGACCTGCTCGAAGGGCACGTAGACCCGCTTCTTGCCGGTGGCCTCGTCGACCTTCACGGCGACGCAGACCTTCGAGGACAGGCGCGGGGTGTGCTTCTCCTTGAACTCGGCGACGCCGATGCGGATCGGGACCCACATCTTGTCCTTGAGGCCGACGTCCAGCGGGTTGACGTAGGTGTCGCCCGCCTCGTAGACGCGGACGCCCTCCTCGGTCTCGTCCTCCTCCAGCTCCAGGTCGGCGTCGGCGAAGAGGTCGTCCAGCTCGGCGTCGAGGTCCAGGTCGCCCAGGATGTCGTCGCCGGACGTCGTCGCGTCGGTGACGTCGGCCGCGCCCTCGGGCTGGTTGAACGGGTCGAACTCGGTGTTGTCGCTCATGTGTTCTTGTCCTTGTCCTTGTGGTCCGCGTGTCTCAGTCGCGGAGGGAGTTGACGATGGATTCCAGGTGGAGGCTCAGCGGAACCTGGGCATCTCCGTCGCCCTGGCCCACCGCCTCGTCCCCCTTACCCGCCTCCTGCGCCGCCTTCTGCACGGCGTAGATGCGGGAGATCTTGTCGTCGGGCGACAGCTTGTCGTCTCCGGCGGTCCGCGCGGCCCAGTCGGCGAGCTGCTGCGGGGAACCCTGCTCGGCCGCCTTGCGCGCGGCGTCCAGCATGGCCTTCTGCTTCTTGCTGCCGCCCTTGGTGACGTCGATGACCTCACCCTGGATCGGCCGTTCGTTCTCGTCCACCTCGGCGCCCAGCTCCTCCGGCGGGTACAGTGCGGAGGCCATGGCGAGCTGGTCGTTGTCGTCCTCGGAGAGGGTCAGGCCCATCTCGGTGAGGATGTTCTTCACGCCGAGGATCACGTCGATCGCACCGTCGCGGACGACACCCGACTTGCAGCGGTTCTTCAGCATCTCGGGCCCGAACTTCTGCCAGACGCCCTTGTTGCCGAGACCGATCTGCTGCGCCCTGGTCATCGTCCACGTGGACTCGAACCGCACCAGCTTGCTGAGGTCGAAGTCCGTCGTGCTGATCGACTTGCGCAGTTCGTCGAAGTCGTACTGGCCGTGCAGCTCGGCAAGCTGCTTGCGCAGTCCGGCGATCTCCTCCGCAGACGGCTCTTCGCCGAAGGCGTCGAGGGCGCGGAGGTCTTCGATGCGCTCAAGGAGCTGGCCCCGCTGCATCTTGTACAGGCGGTCCATGTCCTCAAGGCGGGCGGTCTTCAGGCGCCGCTCCTGCTCGCGCATCATCTCGAAGCGCTGGAGCTGTTCGGCCGACGTCTTGCGGACCAGGACGGCGGTCGCCTTCATCGCGTTGCCCTCGACGTGGACGGTGTGACCGGCCGCGATGGCGAGAGCCTGCATGAGGTGGGCGGACATACCGGCCTTGAGTCGGCCGTCGCCGTCCTTGAAGACGAAGATGTGCTGGAAGGAGGACATCGGGTCGATGCCCAGCGCGGCGCCGAAGCGCATCATGTACTCGACGGAGGCCGCATCACCTGCGATGTGCTCCGGCATCAGCTTCGACTTCGAGAGCCGTGCTGCTTCGGCGGGATCCACCTCGCCGGTCGTGCGACGGACAAGCTCAGTCATGCGTGCCTCGGTTTCCGTGCTTGTTCTCGTGTCGTTTTTAGTGCCGTGTGGTGTCGTGTTCTTGTGTCTCCACTCTACCACTATTTAGCCGCGCAGCCTAGGCCGAATCGAGCACGGGAAGCACTCGGGGTGCGCCGCAAGCTCGTTGATGCGCCCGGCCTTCACCAGGGATGCCAGGTGGGCCGCCCTGTTGATCACTCCCTGGGCCACATCCTGCCGGTAGGCACAGGAGGCAACCCAGATGTCGCTCACGTTGTTCGAGTCCCGGGGGATGAACGCGAGGACAGCGTAGTCCGCCTCTCGCCCCATCGCCCGCAGTCCGTACAGGTACAGCATCGTCTGGCCCATGTACTCCGACGGCACACCGCCCGAGTGCTCCTCGGAGCGCGACATCAGCATGACCATGCGGCCCAGGTCGGCCTCGGCCAGCAGGCCCGCGCGGTCCATGGCCTTCAGCTTGGTCAGCTCTTCGCGCTCCGGGGCGGTGAGCCCCTGGACGTAGGCGCCCAGTCCGGCCTGCGACTGGTAGCCCTTGAGCTTCTTCATGTCGGTCGTCTTGTAGTCGACCAGGGTCTTCTTGCGCGAGAGGAACAGGTCGACGTGGCCCTGCACCAGCCCGATGCCGGGGATGTGAGCGATGTCGACCGTGATCTCTCGCTCGGCGTGAGCGTAGACGCCCGGCAGATCCTTCTCCAGCTTCTCGTGCACGGCTGTTCCCAGCCACGCCTTGAGGCTGAACCCCCGCTCGGTGTGGGTGCCCATGCCCAGCGAGGAGGCAATCTTCCTTGCGACGCAGAGATCACACTTGTCGGCCAGGTCGCTCGGCCCGGGTGTCTGCTGCTTGTCGCGCGCCGACGGCCTCGTGATGGTGGCCACCACGATTCCTTCGACAAAAGCGCGAATATTTTCCTGGTCTTCTGCTGTCATGTCGCAACCCTACACCGGGGCACTGACACTGGCGGCGAGGTCGCGGGCGCCCTTCAGCAGGTCGTCCCACTCGCCGTGTATCCGCGCCTCCTTGTAGAGCTTCAGCCGGGCCAGGGACTGCGGCGACCCCGCGTACCTGCTGAGCCTGACCGGCTTCTCGTGCCACAGGTGGTAGAGGGGTGCGACGCCCCGCCAGGGGGCGCCGTAGAGGCCGTTCAGTGCCATGGCCCACGCCTCGTCCTCCTGCCCCCACCCGACGAAGCCGGGGTCGAGCGGGCAGTTCAGGTAGACCTCGCGCCGCAGCACTGTGATGCCGCCGCCCTCGTAGCCCTTGTAGGGGCTCTGGTCGAGCCACCGCATCTGGCCGGTGAGTGCACCCGGGTTGACCCCCTCGAAGATCTTCTGTGAGGCCGCCTGCCCCATCCGGTAGACCTTCAGGTGGGGCATGGCCCAGGGTGCCCCCTGCTGCACGGCGCGCACCGCGCCTTTGATGCCGGGCGTCACGCAGTCGGCATCCGCAATGATCACGATCGGCTCCTCGCAGGAAGCCAGCGCGGCGGCCACGGCCTTCGCCTTGCACCACGGATCGGAGTGTTCTCCGATTTCCACCCTGACGCTTTCCAGCTCCTTCTCGTACCACTTCTTCACGTGGTCCAGGGCCTTCTTGCGCCAGGCGGTTTCGTTCCCGTAGGGGATCAGGACGGCGATGTCGTTCATGGCCGTATCCTGACACGGAAACGGGCCGCCGCTCAGGGGACGGCAGCGGCCCGTTTCGCGCGCTCGGCTCAGCCGTCGAAGCTGAAGTCCTCGCTGTCGTCGCCGGACGGCCGGGAGGCCAGGTACTTGGCACGGTCCTCGTCGGTGGCCTTGCGCACCGTGAGGGTCGGACCGTTGTCCTTCAGGCAGGCCGCCAGCTTCTCGGGCTCGTGCTCGAAGAGCTTGCGCGCCATCGTGGCGTCGGGCTTCGGCAGGAGGATCCGCTTGTAGTCCTCGGCCGACAGGTTCCGCTTGGCGGTCGGCGCGTCGAACTTCGAGCCGGAGGTGTACACCAGGGCCACGTCGCCCTGGATGTCGATGCCGAGGTTGCCGCCACGGCGGTGCTTGGCGACCGCCTTGGCCCGGTCGACGAGGTCGGCCGCGTCCTTCTTGATGCGCTCCTGCTCCAGGATGAAGGCCGCGAGCGCGTCGTCGCTCAGGGTGTCGATGTCGTCGGGGTGCATGCTGCTCCAGTCCGTCTTCGGCGCCTTCACGGCGTGGGGGTGGCCCTCCGGCAGGGCCGCCAGCGGCACGTAGCCGGAGGTGTGGGGCTGGCCGTCGTGGGCCAGGTAGTCCTCGTGGAAGGCGGCGGCCCGGACGGAGCGGCTGCGGCCGGTGCTGTCGCCGTTGACGGTGGCGATCGAGGCCCGGCGGGTGTCCTTCGACAGGACGGTCACAACCGTGTTGGTCCGGACGTTGAGGTACAGGTTCTTCGCGTCGGTGATGCTCGGCACGTTTCTTTCCCCTTCCGAAGCCCCGCCTCCGGGGCTTGTGAGTACTACTCTACCAGGAATCTGCGAGGTTTTCGCAAGTCCCTGCTCTGGAGAATCGAAGATCTACGAAGAAGTGCCTTCTTCGGGATCGACGATTTCGAGGTTGAGCTTCCAGCCCAGGATCCTCATCGCCGCCTGGATCGTGCCGACCGGATGGTCAGCGATGTGCCGGGCAAGCGAGTCGGCCGCCGGGTTGTCGGGCTCCTCCTCGTTCAGTTCGAACTTACGCCACGCCTCTGACATCGCCCGCTGGGCGCCGTACCGCTCGGACTTCTCCAGCCCGTCGGCGTAGTGCATGTACGCGGCGTTCAGGGCCGCCGTCAGGCGCCTCCGGGCCTCGCCCTCGGTCATGTCACCCGGGAGCCCGGGGAAGGCGGCGTCGTACGCCGCGTCGAGCGCCCCGGGAACGGCCGTAGCCTTCATGCCGACCGGCACGACGGCGGCCAGCGGGCGCCCGTCGCGGGTCAGGTAGAAGATCTCCCCGTTCTCGTGCGCCCGCTCCGCCAGCTCTTCGGTCCGGTCGCAGCATCCGCGCACCGGAACGTCCTGCTCACGCTTCACTCTTCTTCTCCTTCAGGCTGTCGGCCCACGCGGCGAGCGTGGCGAAGTCGTGTTCGAGCAGCCCCAGGCGGGGGCTGACGTGGTGCAGGAGGGCGTCGCCGTGGTGGTACGTGGCGACGTACTCCGGGTCGCGGTCGGCGATCTCGTCGTCCACCCACGCGAACGGGCGCCCGGCCGCGTACTCCACGAGCAGCGGGGTCTTCCAGTAGACGCCGTTGGTCCGTTCGGGGCGGCCGGGGTCCTCGTTCTTGGCCCAGAAGTTCACGTACTCCAGCTCGGGAAGGCCGAGTTCAGGTCCGATCAGCCGGTTCGCCTCGGGTCCCCAGGTGGTGGCCCACACCAGCGTGAAGCGGTCTGCCAGGGTCAGGAGGTCGGGGCCGTGGGAGGGCTTCAGCCAGACCCTCAGCGGCTTGCGGTAGGTGGTGGTCCACTTGATGCCGTGCTGGTCGACAGGGTCCATCCGGTAGGTGCTGTAACCCTCGGGGCGGCGGTGCGGCTTCTCCGCGTAGGGGTTCAGCGGACCGTCCACGTCGAGCAACAACAGGGGCTTGCCCATCTCTTCTTCCTCTCCTCATCCGGGAGGGGCCCCGCCGAAGCGGGGCCCCGGATGCTGCGGTCAGGCGGTTCCGTGGGTCCATCCGGAGTTGCAGGTGATGATGTCCTCGGGACCACCCTCACCGATGCAGGGCCGGTAGTAGACCGACGTTCCCTCGGGGATCGCCGTGCCGTATCCGTAGCTCAGCGTGGTTCCGGCCCCCTGCTTGTTCCAGAGGTAGTTCGCCACGATCGAGCACGACGACGGGGCGCACACCTGCGCGACCGCCGAGTGCCCGTCGGCCTTGGAATCCTGCACGTAGATCCGGTCGCCGTCGTGCTTGAACCACACGCAGGCGCCCTGGATGCACAGGGTCGGCCCGTCGGCCGCCGCGTAGGCGGTACCGGCGTTGAGTCCGATCACCATGCCCAGTGCGGCGACGCCCGTTCCCAGCGTCGTGAGCAGCTTCCTCACTGTGTTTCTCCTTGCTCGACATGACGTCACCCCTGCCGGGATGCAGTGGGCGTCACGCCGTCTCACGGGACCTCGATGCCGAGAGCCCGGTACACCTCCTCCATCGGGGGAGCCACCTTCAGCTCGGGCCACTCCAGGCGCTCACCACTCTCGTGCTCGAACGGCGGCGCGTTCTCCAGGTCGAGCCTTGCCATGAAGGTCATGCCCTCCAGGGAGGACACGCCGCTGGTTCCGGCCGCCTCCAGGAAGGGCTCGGCGTGGGTGAGCGCGGCCCTGCGGTACGACCAGCCGCCGACGACCACCCAGACCTTCCTCGGATCGTCGTCGCAGCAGTCCATCGGGCCGTGGTCCTCCTCGGCCTTCAGGACGTACAGGGGCGACGGGAGGAAGCGGTGCCCGGACATCAGTCCTCCAGCAGCTCGACGCCGCAGGCCACCCGCACGGTCCTGGAGTGCTCCAGCAGGAACTCGTGCACCTCGCGGTCCCAGCGGGCGTCGTAGAGGGCGTGGTGGGCCTTCTCGGTGTACTTCTCGGGCAGCCGCAGGCCGTTGGGGAGGTGGTCGTCCTCGACGTGGGCGATGTCCTCCAGTGTGGCCAGGTCATGGAACGGCCGCTTCGGGACGGCGGACGGCATCCGGCCGAACCAGTCGTTGCCGAACAGGTTGTGCAGCCGCTGCATGTCCTGGGTGCCGTGGTCGGCGATGATCCCGATCCGCTGCCGGTAGCTTCGCCCTCCGGTGAGGAAGGTGAAGAACTTGGCGGCCTCGGAGGCCATCCGCTCGTACGGCATCACGTGCTCGTCGGCCGGGTCGATCTCGCCGTTGGACAGGAGCGGGAGCTTGCTCCAGATGTGCTCCTCGCGGAACGGGGAGGAGCAGAAGTCCTTGCGGTCGGCGTCCTGGTGAACCATGTACAGACTGCCGGACGCGGAGTGCGCGGCGAACGAGACGAGACCGCCGGGGGTGTGGTTGTCGGGGGTGAACTCGGCGTCGATGTAGACGAATTCGAAGCCGGGGAAGGTCGCCTTCACGTTTCTCTCTTTCCGTTGCTCATCGGTAGATGCTACCCCCGCAGAAGAGGCAACCGGGGTCTTTCCGGCTCGCGGTGATCTCGAACACGCAGTGCTCGATGGGTGACTCCGGGCAGATGTGGTGCGAGTCGACCAGTGTGGCCTCCGGATCGCCCAGCAGGGCGGCGAGTTCGGCGAGGAATGCCCGCTCGATCTCGCCGCGCCTGCTGGCCAGGCGGAAGATCTGTTCGTTGATCCGCCCGATCTCGGCCCGCTTCTCCTTCAGGGAGTCGAGCGACTTCCCCTGCCACTCGGACTTCACGTGATCATCGGATCCTGGAGGTACGTGCGTGCCGCCGCCAGTACGTCGCGCCCGTTCCCACGGCCGATCTCGTCGATCGGGTTCTTGTCTTCGAGGAGCGGGTTCATGCCGATCATCCAGGCGCGGGCGGTGTCGGCGCATTCGGCCCGGCGCAGGATGGTGAAGACCTCGTGCCCGGTGCGCAGCTTCGCCTCCTCGTCGGCGCTCGGGGGCTGCACCTGCCACCGCTTCAGCGGCGCCGGGCCGTCCAGCCCGCACAGCCCGCCCACCAGTGCCGGTCCGAGCCAGTTGGTCAGGCTCCTGACGACGACCTGGATGGTCGGCACTTCCTTCTGGTTCACGCCTCTCCCTTCTCGTGCCAGGCGGCGATGACGGCCGCCCTCTCGCTGGATCTATTGCTCTTGGCGCTCACCCACGGCATCCCGGGCCGGTTGCGCCCGGGGCAGTGGACCTTCTGGTCGCCCCGCCGGTACTCGTGGCCCGCATGGTTGAACGGCTCCCACAGGTGGCACGGGATCCGGGGTGTCGGCTCGCCCATCAGTCTCCCTCGTCACGCTCGACGATGATGTGCCTGCGGATGGTGCCTGACGACTGAAGCATGGTGTGCCCGTCACTCACGATCTTCCAGTCGTGCGTGACCCCACGGCCATGGTGCTTGCCGAGGCAGGAGCAGGTGCACTCCCGGCTCTTCGCCTTCCGGCACCGGGTGTCACAGCGCTCGACCTGCCGGAAGTCCATGTAGACGTCGATCTTTCCGAGCCTGTTCGCCAGTGCCTCGACGACCGGGCCGAAGTGGTTCCTGGCGATCTCCCAGCGCCTCAGCTCCTTGTTCCAGTCGGGCCGGATCCGTGACCCGAGGACCGCCTTGAGCCAGGCCCGGTTGGTCGGGGCGAAGGGCATCTTGATGACCAGGCGCCCCTCGACGGGGCGCCATACGCCGTACTGCGGCTTCACGAGTTCCATCCTTCTTCCAGCACCACGTAGGCGCCGGGGATCGGCTCGCCGTTCTTCTTGCTGGAGAGGTGGACGCAGCGCGGGTTCCAGTCGCACCGGTAGGCACGCTGGAGACCTTCACTGCCAGCCTCCTGGGCGACCCTGCGGGCGAAGGCCGATCCACGAATGAGGGACCGGTGTCTCTTCTTGTCGCAGGGGCAGTGGGTGGGCCTGGTGAAGCTCTCACCCTTCTCCAGGCCGTCGATCCCCAGGGAGAGGAACCCGGTGAAGGCTTCCTCGTCGCACTCGACCCATTCCTGCACGCCTCGCGGGAGGGCGTACCTCTTCAGCAGCAGCCGCCCGTCGTCGTCGAAACGGGCGGTGACCATGGACTCGTCGAGACCTCGCGGGTTGTGCTTCCGGGCGTGTACGAACTCCTGGAAGGTCTTCCGCTGGTAGCCGGTCTCGATGGTCCAGCCGAGCTGGCGGAGTTCCGTGATGGGCTCCACCAGCTCGGCCTTCAACCAGCTCCGGTCGGACTCAGACGGCATCGGTGACCGGGTCCGAGTAGTTGTCGATCCACTTCAGGCCACCTCGGTCCAGGTGCTTCTTGGCCCTCGTGACGGCGACGTAGTGGATCATCGCCTCGTGCTTGTCGATCGGACCCAGCTCCATCTCCTGGGTGAGCGGGTTCTCGAACGGCTCCGGCTCGAAGAAGTCGTCCCCGATCTGGACGTTGTCCCACTCCAGACCCTTGATCGAGTGGCAGGTGGTGACCGCCACGTCGTGCGGGTCACGGTAGGACGTCATCTTGTTGCAGGCGTCGATCAGCTTGCTGATGCCGTAGACGTCGATCAGGCGGACCATCGCCTTCAGGTGACCACCGCCGGGCTCCTTGGTGAACTCGACCAGCTCGGCCCAGTTCTCGAAGGCGCTCAGCTCCAGGCTCTTCGCCTTGCGGCCCGCCATCAGGTCGCGGGCGGCGTACGCGATGTCGAGGATCTGCTTGGTGCCCTTGACCATCGCGACCCGCTTGCCCGCCATCAGGTAGCTCATGGCGTAGGTCATCGAACCGGCGTTGGTCCGGCACAGGACGACGTCGGGCTCCTCCATGTCGTCCTCGGAGACCATGTCGTTGATCGAGGGCAGGCCCTTGATCGTGACCCCGGTCTCCGTGTGGGGCAGGTGCTTCATCGCCTCCTCGGCGACGGCGTCGCCGAACCGGAAGGACTGCGTCAGGTACAGCTTCTCGCCCTTGTGGCGCAGGATCTGGTCGGTCGCCCCGCGCCAGGCGTACAGGCTCTGGGCCGGGTCACCGATCAGAATCCCCTGCGCACCCTTCTGGTTCTTGAGGAACTTCATGGTGGCGTTGTTGCTGTCCTGGGCCTCGTCGATGATCACGACGTCGTAGCCGTAGTCCTTGCCGCCCTCGGCCACCAGCTTGAACGCGTAGTTCATCGTGAACCGGAGGTTCGAGTTCGGCATGATGGCCTGCTGCCACAGAGCCTGCGCGAGGCGGGCGATGTAGCTGCGGGCCGCCTCGATGGCCACCTCACCCGGGCCGACCACGGGAATGTGGACGTCCTTCTCCGTGATGCGGATGTGGTCCGAGTTGCAGAACCGCTCGATCGTGTCGGCAGCCAGGCGGGCCTGGGTGAACCCGTCGAGGACCAGCTTGTCGCCGAAGTCCTGGGGGCGCAGGTCGAGCGCCTTGGCGACGTCCTTCGCGGGAACCGCAGGGGCGTCGATGCGCATGCGGTCCTTGTGGGTGTCGGCGTACGCGCGCCAGGCGAGCTGGCTGGTGGTCCGGACGTCGACCCAGGTGAGTCCGGCCCGCTTGAACTTCACCTCCGCGTCCTTGCGCGCCTGCGTGTTGTAGACCAAGTAGAGGATGCGCTTGCCCCGGAGGTTCTTGGCCATTCCGAGCGCCGTGGCGCTCTTGCCGGAACCGGCGGGGGCGACGAGGGAGAACGACTCACCCTTCACAGCCAGGTCGATCGCGGCCTGCTGCTCGTCCGTGAACTTCACGGCTTCTCCTATTCCGTCTTTTCGTCTTCTGGGCCCGGAACGAAGTCGCCGGGCCACATCTCGAAAAACTCGGCGAGTTGATCGAGTTCTTTCGCATCCCACGTACCCGCCTGGATCTTCCTCGGCAGGTACGCTTCAGAGACTCCGAGGTGCTTGGCCAGCTCCCTCAGCTTCTCCGTGTACACCTTGCGAACGGTGCTTCCAGCCAGGCTGTCTCGGTCCTCGCTGACCCGGATGGCCAGAAGATTCTCGACTGTCTGGCTGATGGTCGCGCCAGTGCTCTGCATCAGATACCTCCTCGTGAACTTGTCACTCAAAGATACCTGCGTTTTCCCTTCTTCTGCGATTCTATCACCGCAGGTGCTCAACTGCCAAGCACTGAAGCGAGATACGCGCCCAGCGTGATCGGCTCACCGTTGATCACGATCGGGTAGTCGGTCAGCCTGTTCTCCTCGGCCTCGTCGAGGATGCGCTGCTTGTGGGCCTTCGCCTTGGCGACCGTGGCCTGCGCGACCAGCGCGTCCACCCGGGCCTTGCGCTGCTTCTCGATGATCCGCCGGGCGCCCTCCTGCTTCGATGAGACCTGCCCCCTGGCCGCCAGGGGGATCACCTCGGCCTCCGGCTCGGCGGCGGGGACGGGCTCCGGCTGAGGCTCCGGCTGAGGCTCCGGCTGAGGCGGAGGGCTGGCGACGTGACCGGCCTGCGGCTCAGGCTCCTCCACCCGAGGAGCCTGCTGGACCTCTTGCGACAGACCGCAGAGTGCGAAGGCCGCCTGCTGGCCGTCGCGGATGTACGCCTCGATCACTCCGGACATCGCGATGAAGTCGCCCGGCGCGGGCGGCGCGGTGCACATGAGGCGTGCGGTCGCGCTCGCCGCAGCAGCCCTGATCTCCTGCTCGGTGTTCACGTCTTCCCCTTTCCAGGCCCCGTCACTTCCAGCGGGGCCACTCCTGGTAAATCGCGAGATGGCCGACGATGAACAGCGCGGAGAAGATGGCAGCCGCGACAACCGCGAACGCCACCTCCTTCGCCACTGCCTTCATGACCTTCTTCACTGCTGGTACATCCGCTTCACATCGCGGACGTCGTCCAGCCGGTAACGGATTCCCTGAGCCGTCCTGACCGGGCGGACCAGGTTCTTCGCCAGGATGATCCGCGCCCTCTTCTCCTTCACGCCCATCCGGGCCGCCGCTTCGGAGATGTCCACGAGCGGGTCGTTCGTCGTCATGTTCGCCATGCGATCACTCTGCCACGTTTTCCCGGTGGCTGACCAGCAGGTCATCTACGGCCTGAAGGGCGAGATTCCGCACGACGTCGACCTCGTACTTCAGGCCGAGTATCTTGCGCGCCTCGTCGATCTTCGACCGTTCGCTTTCGGTGAAGCGGGCGACGATCCGCTTGTCGCGCTTCTCGTCGCCCTGCTCCGATTTGGGGCGTCCAGCCATCAGTTCCTCACGTCCAGTCGATTCCCGAGACCGAACGGCTGCCGGAACCACTCGCGGTGGCGTCCCCGGTGTTCTTCACCGTGATCCGCTGACCGCGCCGGGGCGGCGGTCCGGAGTACCCGGTCACCGCCTTGCCTCCCTCGGTCTCCGTCACGGCGCCCGTGTTCTTGACGGTCAGGTCACCATCGCGGTGACCCATCAGTCGCGCCACCCTGGCCATGATTCCCATGAACTTCCCTTCCGTTCGGGTAAGTTCAGTCTATGGCAGCCATCCGATTCCGTCAATCGACATCACGGTACTGCTGCCCAGGGGAGGACATCAGGGCGAACACGACGGCCACACCGGCTATCGCCAGGTGCATCAGGTCGAACGTGAGGAAGGCGGTCACCGCGCTGATGCCCGCGACGATCCACATGCCGATGTACAGCCGGTAGTCGTGCACCTTGTGCTCGACCACCTCCTGCGCGATGTACGGGGACTCCTGCTGGATCAGCTTGGTCCGCTCGTAGGCCATCATCTGGGCACGCTCGACCGCTTCCGGCCCGAACGGGCTTCCGTCACCCACCGCCATGGTGGGGACATCCGGCCGCGCCGGGGCGACGGGTGCCCGGTAGTCCATCGTCGGGAGATCATCCTGGGCGCGCGTGTACGCCAGAGTCCGGCGCGTCGTCGTGCCGTAGACCTCGTCCTTCTCGTACGTCACCGGAATCGCATCACCTTTCCCTCCACTTCCGCGTTCAATTGTGCGTCAAAACCGATCAGTTCGCCAGAAGCGAAAAGGCCCGGCCGAAGCCGGGCCTTCCTTACGCCGCCATCAGGACCAGGAGCACGTTGGACGCCACAGCGACACCCACCGCAGGACCCTTCTCGGCCATGGAGCCGGAGGAGATCATCCCGTCGAGCAGCCGGATGTTCCACCACCGCTTGCCCTGGATCTTCACGGGCCAGAAAGCGGGGACACCTCCCTTGGTGCATCCGTCCGCCACGACATGACTGACGTATCCGCCGGTCACGGCGAGGGCCATGAGCCAGGGGGTCAGGTAGATCGCAGCACCGGCCGCAGCACCGGCCGCGCCGAGAACCACCAGGCCGATCGTCTTCCGGTAGAGCGGCCACAGCATCAGAACCCCGAGAGCTGCCGTCGCGCCGATCGCTACCGCTGACGTCTGCGACAGGAGGTACACAGCGGCACCCAGAACCAGCGACGCCAGCAGCGTGTGGGTCAGGGTCCGGTGGTACGGATCGCGCTTGTTGATCTGCTTCCATCGGATGTAGCTGCGGTCCCGCCCCGAAGCCGAAGCGCTGACGACCATCCTGCATGCACCGTGAACCGCCTTGTGTACGGGCGACCCGAGCGCCTTCGTGGCGCACGCGTTCGGGTGGTCGAGGTCCGGCAGGAGGGAGAACCCAGCCGAGACGGCGGCCATCACCGCCCCCTGGACCACGTTCACGTTCTGGGTGAGCACGAGGCCGACCGGCGCCGAGGCGCCGATCGCCGCGTGCACAGTCCCCCTCACTGGAGGATCCTGGCGCTGATGACGTTCGGGCTCTTGTTGACGGTCGCCGCGAACGTCTGCGCCGCGATCCACTCACCCCCGTCGTAGGACGCCTGCCACGTGAAGTCCATCAGGCTTCCGGGGCTGTCGAGGATCGTGTCGTCGTCGGCGGGCCCGCGCCCGATCTGGACCTTCATCCGGTCGAGCTGCATGGTGTCGCCGGACAGCGGGAGCGACGTCATGTCGGGCCACGCCACCTCGACCGCGACCTTCTTCTGATGGCTGAGCGCCTTCAGAAGCTCGACCTCCAGCAGGACCACCCCTGCGGCGCTGTTCTTCTTGCTCATCCTTCTCCTTCCCTGATGGCGCGCACGACTCCCTGCATGCGCACCTCCTGCACGTCTTCCCGGTCCTCGGACGCCGCCTCGAACCAGTCCTTCACGACCCCGACCATCTCGCCGGGTTCGAAGTAGTCGCCCTGGAAGTCGATCTCGACCTCCAGATGGACACGGTTCGCGCCGGTCGGCCGGACCGGGGGCTCCTCGTCGCCCCTGATGAGGTTCTGGAGGACCCGGCACGCGGACCTGAGTCCGGGCTTGTTGCGGTCCGGAGCCTGCGGGTCCTCCGCCTCGGCCTTCATGCGCAGAAGTGCGCCGGTCAGGACGGCTCGTTCCATGTGGTCCACGTTCTTCTCCGGTTTCGTCGCGCACGAACGGGCGACCGGCTGAACCGGCCGCCCGAAGTGCTTGCGGGTCACGCCATCTGCTTGGCGATCAGCAGGTAGATCTCGCCGTCGGAGCGCTTGTCGTCGGCGCTGAAGGCGGCCTCGGTGATCTCCTCGACCGACTTGCCCTCCTTGGCCATCCGGATCAGGTCGACGCGCTCCGTGGCCATCTCCATGATGACGTTCTGACTGATGGACATCCGGGTGGCGGGGTCCTGCCCCTCCTCCAGAGCGGCGTCGTAGATCTTCTCCCAGGCGGGGAGGTTCTTGCGGTAGTGGGCCTGCATGAGGTTCACCAGCCACGGCGCCCGGCGCCGCCCCTCGGTCACCATCATCTCGGCCAGCTTGCGGTCGATCTTCTCGTCGGTCACGTCACCCTCGACGCGAAGGGCCGCCTCGAACCCCTTCGTGAGGAACGCGATGGCCGTCTCACGGCCGACTCCGAAGTGCTTCATCGCGTGCCGGAGCATGTCGTCGGGGGTCTGGAATCCCTGGTTCACTTCTTCTCCGTTTCCGTGCCGGTTTCCGCCCGGCGCGCTTCGTCTTCCTTGAAAGCCAGCTCGCACAGCGTGTAATCGCCGATCCCGAGATGACCGCCTTCGGGGCGTTCGATCTGCGCGTAAATCCGCAGCCGCTTTCCGCCCTCCTTGTATTCAGCTTCGACGACCTTCTCCAGGGCGTCTTTGAGGCTGGCCGCCTCAAGGCTGACCTCGTCGCGCTCCAGACTCTGAATTCTCGTGGGATCCCCCACGAGAGGTCGAGTCCTTCGCCATACACGAACGGTGAATTCAGCCATCAGGCAACCCTCGTCGCTCCGAAGTAGTCGGGCATGTAGTGCACCTTGTCGATCCGGATCTTCGTTCCGGTCCGAGGCGCGTGAAGCATCTCACCGTTACCGATGTAGATCCCCACGTGATGGATGGAGCGCCAGTTCCCCTTCTGGCCGAAGAACACCAGATCTCCGGGCTTCAACTCATTCCACGAGGGGTGATTGTCGGTCGTCTTGTACTGATCGTTGGCCACGCGCGGAATACTGATTCCCGCCTTCGCGTAAGCGGCCTTGGTGAGACCGGAGCAGTCGAACCGGCCACCCTGTTCAGCCGTCCCGTTGCCGCCCCAGAGGTAGGGGATTCCGATCTTCGTGCGCGCGTATGCGATGGCCGCCTTTGCGGGATCGCTGGCGCGTGAGTCCGACACGTTGCCCGCGTCGGCGTTCTGCCGCTTCGCTTCCTTCGCGCGCTCTTCCGGCGAATACCAGTTGATCTTCTCGATCGCCGGATTGGAATTCGCAGTCGAGTTCGAGATGGGCGCCGCGTGAAGGGCGCCGCACCCCGATGTGAGCAGGACGGCCGAGACGGCGGCTACCGCCGATCGCTTGATCCGGTTCACTGCTCGTACTTCCTCGTCTTCTGCTCGATGATCTTCACGTAGTTGTACGTCTCGCACTTGGCGAAGGAGCACGGCGGGACGCCGTTGTACTGCTGCACCCGGAAGCCACCCGCGTTGTATCCGGCGAGCATGTTCTTCCAGGTCGGGCCGGGAATGTCCTTCAGGCCCTTCGCCAGCTTGCAGTCGAACGTCGCGGCCGACGGGATCGCGTCCTCCGGGTCGAACTGGCTCCTCTTGCCGTCGCCGTTCGCGTCCAGCCCCTCAGTCGCCCACGTGCTGTCGATGAACTGGGCTATCCCCTTGGCCATGGCCGGGGAGTGCCGCCTGCCTTCGACCACGTCACGGTTGAACCCCATGCTTTCCTGGTCGAGCTGCGCCGCCAGGAGGGCCGGGGTCAACGTCTTGCACTTGTTGCCCCACTTGTTCACCAGTTCCTCCCAGCGCTTCACGGGAAGGGATCCCGGCCGAACCGGTCCGGCGTTCCCGGTGAAGGTGTACTTCTCCTGCGGCGCCGCCTCCTGCTTCTGAGGGATCGCGGTCGCTGCTGACGGGACGGCGGGGATGAATCCGGTGACGGCCTGGATGGCGCCTACGACCAGAAAACCTCCGAAAAACACGCCACCGGCTCTGCGCATCACGCTCCTCCTCTCTCCGGCTTTCAGCCTAACACTGACCTAGGCCATCCAACAAGGCTACGAAACAAGCACATTGGGGAAAGCGGAACGGCCGGACCCCGAGGAGGGCCCGGCCGTTCACACTGCTCACTTGCCGAGGTTCATGACCTGCGGAATCCAGTTGCCGATCTGAAGGGTGATCTCGGCGAAGATGCCACCACCCAGCGGGAAGAAGAACCCGCAGATCGCACCGAAGACGAGGTCCGTCTTGTCGTCGTCCTTGTTCCTCATCGCGAGGAAGAAGAGCAGGAGGCAGATGCCGCCTGCCCCGATGTCCGACAGGACCGGCCAGCCGCCGAGCGTCATGACGATGCCCTGGAAGAAGTCGACCAGGTCGACCACGAAGCCGCCGGTGGAAGAGACGATCGACGTCATAGCCCACATTCCGATGAGGAATGTCATCAGGGACTTCCAGTCGAACCCCTCGGACCCACCGCCCCACTTCGAGGCCATGCGCTTGGTCGGCTCCGTGACGGCCTTGTTCATCAGGACGCCGAACATCGGACCCCAGGGGCCCATGGGAACGCCCTTCTTGTTCCCCTTGATGCACATGAACGCGATGACCAGCAGGATGATGCCGAATCCCGCCATGGTGGTGTGACCCACCCAGGAGTTCTCCGGAACATCGATCGTCTGCTGCTGCGTAACAGCCAGAAACACCTTTCCCTCTCCTTCTCAGGGGGCCGCCGGGAGGCGGCCCCTCTGATTCACCGACCAGGGCGAGCGGGCGTCAGGATCGGAAGCCCGTTCAGGTCGTCGTCCTTACGGAACACGACACATCCCCTTTCCAAGCGGCACACTCGTCCGCTTCGCACCTCCGTCCGGAACGACCCGGAGCAAGCCCGTCTTCATCGACGGCGGAGGCCCCTCGCATCACCAGGCAGCACCCGGCGCATACAGCGCCGCCCCGGTGATGACCGATGCGAGAGGGGTCATCAACAGGACGTGGAAGTATCCGAGTCCGAGACCCTTTTCGATCCGGTCGAACACCCACATGGTGCAGTAGAACGTGGCACAGAACAGGCCAGCGACCCAGAACTGCCACCACTGGAACGTCCACGGAGATCCGAAGATCCACGTGATCTCGTCGGGGTACGAGACTCCGACGAAGAAGCCGATGGGCACCAGGTAGGCGGCCCGGGTGAGCCACCGGACGCCCGCCTCGGCGAGCCGCCCCCGGTAGGTCCCCTGGGCCAGGTACCCGGCCGTCAGGTTCCTGACGAACATGATGACCATCGGTGCGAGCCCCAGGATTGCCGCCCAGATCAGGCCGCCCATCCTTCCGGTCTCGTACGCCATGCCGACGGTGTCCCTGAACCACCTGCCAAGGCCGTTCAGAAGTCCCCACTCGGTCGTGGAGGTGCCGAAGCGAATCCGCTCATACAGAGCGATCAGGATCTGCGGACCGGCGACCCACGAAACGACGGAGGAAATCATGAACGAAGTGACGTACGGCCGGGTCTTGCCATTCTCGGGATCGAGGTTGGTCTTCACCGTCTCGATCGCCTTGTAGACCGGCTTCATCACCTCGCCAGCGATCTTCTTCTCTTCGCTGACTTTCTCCTTGACGGGGGCCAGGATCTCCTTGGCCTCCTTGCGCACCTTCTTCTTCTTGTCCTCGGCCTTCGTCTTGTCGTCGGACCACTTGGCCCGAGCCGAGGAGAGCTTGCCCTTCAGGGCCTTGAGGTCGCCCTTCAGGGTTCGCGGCGGCTTCCGGTGCTGGCCCTTCAGGTGCACGGTCGGGGCCTTCTTCGGCTTCGGGGGAATCCCCGTCTGCGTCGCCACGTTCCTCCTTCCGATCTACGGCTTTCCGTCGGAAGCTACTCCGATCTTCGCCTCGACCACTTCCTCCAGGATCGAGATAGCCTGGTTGACGTCGGGATCGTTCGTGAGCATCTGCGTTTCACCCTGGGGCTTCTCGCCCGCTTCCGCACTCTCCTCCATGACGCCCCCTTTGATCTCTCTACTGGCGTTGTGGTGTCCAGCATGACACAATACGGCCTAGGCCACAAGTGAAGGCGAGGAGAAAAAGTGAGCGAACGGGTTCCCAAGTACCGTGCCATTGCGGCGCATTACCGATCCCTGGTCACGTCGGGAGAGCTGGAGCCGGGCACGCCCCTGGAGTCCAGGAGGAAGCTCGCGCGGATCCACAAGACGTCCCGGGTCACCATCGACAAGGTCGTGGAACTCCTGACGGCCGAGGGAATCCTGGAGCCGTCCGACGGCAACAGGCCGCCCATCGTGGCGGACATCTCCGGCCGCACGGCCACCGTTCAGGACCGCGTCGGCAACGCCGCAGTCAGCGGCCGGGCGCTCGGCGCCAAGGAGACGTCCAGGATTCTGCGGGTCGAGGCAGTTCCGTGCCCGCCGGACGTCGCGCCTCTGCTGGGGGTCCAGCCGGGTGACGAGGTGATCCTGCGGGAGCGCCTGAACCTGATCGACGGCGAGCCCGTGGCGACCGGGCACTCGTACTACCCGCCGGAGGTCAGCGACCTGACCCCCGAGCTGAGGATCCCCCAGTCGATCCCGTCCGGCTCGCGCGAGCTGGCTGCGGAGCGGATGGGGTCCCGGCAGAAGGATCTCATTCCCGTGATCACGTCGCGTCTGGCGACCGACCGGGAGCGTGAACTGCTGAAGCTGAAGGGTGCCTACGAGGTGGTGACGCAGACGGCACGCCGGATCCTGCTGGCGAACGGAAAGGTCGTCGAGGTCGCCGTGAAGATCAACAAGGGCACCCGCCCGGTCTCGTTCCACATCCCCCTGTGAGGAATCATGCGGAACAGCAGAGCCCCCGTCGCAACGGAGCGACGGGGGCTTTCGCGTTCTCTCAGGGCTCGACCAGCTTGAAGGCGTCTTCGCCCCGGTCCAGCTCCTCCCTCATGGACTGGTAGTCCTCGTACCGGTGCTGCGGGTACAGCCAGATCAGGTGGGCCCGCAGGTCGTCGTTCCAGCCCCGCTCGGTCTCGTCGTCGACCTTCACGCACTCGGCGGGGTTCACTCCGTACAGCCACGTCAGGGCGCCGAAGCCGATCCAGTGCCGCTGACCGTCGCTGGCGGACGTGATCCAGCCCGGGACGACGGCGTACTTCTTGCCCGCCAGGCCGCGCGGGAGGGGCTGTCGGTCGCCAGGTTCCGGCTCGGACTGACGGGCCTCTCGTGCCAGCCGATGAGCCACGGATCCCTTCACTCCGGCCGGTCTGAACGGGGTGCGCCGCTTCGCCCTCAGACGCTCATCGTCGGGGGACCAGCCCTCGGGGATCGGCTTCCAGTCCTTGTCGGCCTTCCTTCTCTCGGGATCCCACAGCTTCGCCCCTCCGGCCTTCACCCACCCCCGCACGTCGGACAGGTAGGTGGCCGAGAAGACCAGTCCGCGTCTGTGCCGGTCCATGGCGGAGAAGCGGGTGTCGAGAACCATCCATGACCCGAACTCAGGTTTCCCCTCCTCGGCGTCGGAGTAGTACGCCTCGACGACGAGGTGGTCATGGCCGTGCACCCGGTACTTCTTGTCGTACCTCCCCATCGAGGGGAGACGATGCAGGGCCGGTTCAGTCACTGGCCGCCACCACATCTCCACCGAGATCTATGAGGGCGATCTGGCCGGGAGTCTTCCGGGAAGCGAATTCGACCGTTCCCGTGACGGTCTCGCCGGGCTGCACCTCGCGTGATCCGGGCGCGAGAGTCCCCTCGCCGACGACGGCTGCCCGTCCGTCCCCCTTGACCATCGACGGCATGATGATCACCGCACTGTCGGTGTTGTTCGTGACGGTCACCTTCACGATTGCTCCGATCTGGCCGACGCCCGCAGGGGTCGCGGAGAGGGTGACCGTCTTCGGCTTCTGGACGGAAGTCCGGGTCGGGCTTTCTTCCGGCGTGCCCCCCGCCGCCCCTCCAGGCCCCCCTCCGGCCGCCGGAAGGCCGCCGTCCTGACCGGAGACCACAGAGGGTCCGGCCGTCCCGGCGGGCGCCCCCGCGCCGCCGTCGGGCATGACGGCGAAGACCAGGATTCCCGCCACGGCAGCACCGGCAGCACCCAGAAGGATCCCCTTGCGCCGGTCGGGCTTCTTCTCTCCGGGCTCCTCCGGCGCGCTGGGCTCTTCGCTGCGCACCGGGGCGGCCGGTTCCGGCTCCGGGTCCCATCCGATCGCCACGGGAACTGCGGTGTGCCCCTCGGCCGACTGCCGGGGCTCCGTGTTCCACCAGTCGGTCACGCCTTCTCCCCTTTCCGGATCTTCTTCACCACGTTCAGCCCGACTCCTGTTGCCGCTCCGGCCACGATGGCTCCGGTCGGCGGGACGCCCAGGGCCGAGAAGGTCGCCGTATCGAGCGCCGCGCCCATGAGGGCCGCTGTGGTCACGCTGTCGTCGATGTCCTCGACGGCCTGGGATATGGCCCAGGTGACGACCTTCTCCATCATGAGGCCGACTCGACTTTCGCGGTGACGGTGTACGCGGCCAGGTACTCGTAGCTCCAGATGGAGTGCTCACCGTCGTCGGGCCCGGACTCGACGATGCTGTAGCCCATGATCGTGTACTCCATCCCGATGCGGTCCCGGTAGACGAACCCGAGCGGAAAGACGGGGAGCGTCGGGTGGTCGCGTCCACCCTTCGGGGAGACCTTGATGATCGCGTGCCTGATCGGGTCGTTGGGGTCGTCATCGGACACGGGCTGGATGACAACGAGATTGGCGGATCCGGTTCCTCCGGATGCCTCGATTCGCCATGCCACGGCATTCTCCTCTCCTACTTCAACACAACCAGAATACAGCGGAGTTGGGTCTCATGGAAAGGCAGAAGGCCCCCTCCCTTGCGGGAGAGGGCCCTCGGCCTCGTGCTGGTCTCAGCGACCCATCGCCGCCTTGTACTCCTCGGTGGCCTGCTCCAGGAACTCGCTCAGGCCGTTCTGCGCGAACCACTCCAGGGTGAAGACCTTCGTCGCCTCGGTCACCCGGGGGGCACCCGTGCCGAGCGCCTTCGCGAAGGCCGCCTTGGTGATACCGCCCTCGGCGGCGTCGGCCGCGTAGTACCGGGCGGCCAGCATCGCCTTGCGCTGGTCGGCGTCGCTCAGGTTCAGCTCGGCCAGGACGCCCTCCTCGTCGGACTCGCCGCCGTCGGCCGACTTGGCGAGCTGGGGGCGGGCCGGAACCGTCTGACCCTGGATGATCTGGATCCCCAGCGGCTGCCGGAGGCGGATCTCCTGCTCGGCGTCCAGACGCTCCAGCGTGATCTCCTGCTGGGTGCGCATCGTCTCGATCTGAAGGCGGGCGCTGAGGTGCTGGCGCATCGCCTTGATCTGGTTGGCGCCCTCCAGCTCGGCCTTCTCCGCCTCGAACTTCGCCTCACGCTCCAGCTTCTCGCGCTCGATCTGCGCCTGCACCTTCTCGCGCTCGATCTCCGCCCGGCGCCGCTCCTCCGCCAGGGCCGCCTCGTGGTCCCGCTGCCGCTGGATCATCTCGGCCTCGTGCTTCTCGGCGGTCGCGGCGGTGCGGGCCCGGGTCATCCGGGACTCACGCCGCTGCTCGGCGATCTCGGCCTTCTGGTCCTCGGTCAGGTCGTTGGGGTCCTTCAGTCCGTTCAGCGCCAGCATCCACGTGAACTTCGTGAAGATCGGAAGCACCGCAGCGAAGGTGGCCGCGCCGCCGCCGACCGTCGAGCCGTGGTAGCCGAGCAGCGCCGCGACGAACAGCACCTCCACCCATCCCAGGAGCGGGAGGATGTTGAACGTCTTCGGCTCGCCCTTCTTCAGGCTCCAGGTGAACGGGAGCTTCTGTCCCCGGTACTCCGCGACCATCGTGGCGGACCAGAAGATGTCCATCGTCACGGCCGCCGAGAGGCCGATGAGGCTGATGTTGCCCATCTTCTCGATCGTCAGGGCGTCGACCTGGAAGAGGTCGAGCATGGACCAGGTGGTCCATGCGAGGGATCCGATGGAGAGGAGACCGGCCATCGCCACCAGGAGGGAGAACCGCTTCGGCCCGTCCTCGGCGATGTCGACCTTCTCGACCTTTCCGCTGTTCTCCGTCTTGTCCATTTTCTCGCTTCTTCCTTTCCGGAAACCCCCGATTCTCGGAACCTCGTGTGGGGGCGTTACGCATGACTGTGCCATGTGGCCTAGGCCGTGTCAAGCAGATCGATCGCTCCAGGCTTCCAAGGTGCGGTTCGTCCGATTCGGGGTCATTCGCCAGGAGCCTCCGGAACTGCCGCCCCGCCGTGTGCCGATTCGTCCGATTCGAGTGGAGAAGGACCACCTCATCTTCCAGGTCTTCCAGCGGGACGGCGTGATCCGGAAGATCAGGAAGTCTGCGCCCCTCCGAAGAGCCTCTTCCAGAACCCCTTCCTCTCCCCGCGATGCCTCCCGGAAGCCGCCTGAACGTCGCCGGATTCCTTCTGACCTGCCACGTCGCGATCCTGTGCCCCGATTCGACCCGATTCGACCTCAGAATCCTGCACGGAAGCGGGCTCGATCGTGGTCATGTTCAGCACGTAGACGTTGGCGCCACGGAGACCGGAGGAGGAGAACCCGGGCTCCGTGCGGAGGAGGCTCGCCTGGGTGAGTTCCGTGCGGGCGCGCACGAGGGCCCCCTGGGTCAGGCCGCTCTCCTTCAGGAGGGTGGAAGTTGCCACCTGGGCCCGTCCGATCTCGTTCACGTGGTCCAGCAGAACGTCCAGCAGTTTCGTGGCCTCACTGCTCAGAACGCTGCGGTCGAAGATGTTCTCGCCCATGCCCTTGCCTTCCTGTCGGCACCATCGGGCATCAGCGTACGGCGAAGGGGCGCCGGAATGATGTCCGGCGCCCCTTGAGGTAGGCCACTTCCCGTGGCCTGGTCAGCCCGCCCACGGGTCGTCGCTGAGCCATCGCGTGACCGTGGATCCGTCCACGCCGAGGATGCGGGCGCCCTCGGCGCGGGTCAGGTGCCCCTGCTCCACCTCCTCGCGCAGCCAGGCGATGACAGCGGAGCGGGCCTCCGTCTTCTCCTCGGGGGTGAAGCCGGACTTCGGCGCCTGGGAGGCGTGGTACGTGAGCACGACCATCGGATGGCGGCCGACGGGGACCTGCGGGGCTTCCTGCTCCGCCTCCACGGCCTCCTGGAGGATCTGGGGCGCCTCGGGTGCGGCGTCCTCCTGAACGGGCTCAGGGACCGCCTCCTCGCCCTCCTGGACGGGCTCGATGTCGGGGGCCACCACCCACCAGTTCTCGTGCACCGGCTCGTCTCCGGCCGGGTACGGGCCGGGAGTGGCGAACTGGACCTGCAAGACGCCCTGCAACGGTTGCTGCACGGGCTCTTTCGTGAGGCTGACCTGCGGAGATTCGATTGCATCGGGCTGCTCGTGCAAGCCGGTGCGCACTGCCGCCCGCAGGGGGGTGGTCGGCTCGTCGAGAATCGCCCCGTCGTCACCCTCGGTGACGTCCGAAACGTCCACATCCGACCAGTCCGAAGTGGCCTCCTGCAAGCCGTCGGTCAAGGGCTCGACATCGTCCTTGACCAGCGAATACGGAGGCTCGGGGGTGGCCGGTCGCAAGTCCTCGCGCCGGAACTCGTCCACGACCGAGGTGATGGCGTCGAAGTGGTCTTCCGATTCCTCCGGCTTTGCACCCTCCGTAGTGGCCTGGTGCATCGGCTCGTGCGTCGGTCGCTCAGGCAGCTCCGGGCCAGGAATCACAACGGTTTCCGGCTCCTGGCGAATGGCCTGCTGCACCTCTTCGTGCAAATCGGCCTGTTCGATTCGAGCGGTTTCGACCGAATTCTCCGAATCGTCCTCCGAGATTTCGCCGACCTCGACAGGTCCCGACTCGCTGACCTGCACGTTCTCCAGAACCTTGGTCTCCTCCTCCGACGCGGCGACCTCCTGGGTCTCCGCTTCGGAGTCCTCACTCTCGGTGACTTCCTCGTCCTCGAAGTCGCGCCACGGCTCCTCCCTGCCCAGCCTGCGCTCTCGCGCGGAGAAGACCGCCAGGCCGACCACGCAGACCAGCACCGCGCCCATGAAGGACTGGAAGACGCTGACCGAGTGGCCGCCGCGCTCCGGTCCGCCCGTGAAGGCACTGGTGACGATCCAGACCGGGATCGTCACGACGAACACCCGGAACGCCTTGCTCCAGACGGAGCGGTGCTCGCCGTTCTCCTCGGGCTCCAGCACCCAGTTCTTGCTGCCATGGAGCCCCCTGCGCAGCATCTTCTTGATGCCCGTGGTGCCCTGACGGACCTCCACCGAGCGCCGCACGCCTGCCATCTGCGGAACCTTCATGCGCGTGTTCATGACCTCCTCATCTCCTCTCCGGGTGGCCCGCCGGAACCCTTCCGGCGGGCCGTTTTCCTGTTGTTCGGCAGGCCACTTTCAGGTGGCCGTGAGCCAGTTCTTCGGGTCGTTGTGACCCTCGATCGAGGGGACCGTGATGGGGTCCCCGTAGCGGTTGTGCCCGATCGTCGAGCCGGGCGGCATGATGCGATTGCCCACCGACGGTCCATTGCAGGAGAGGCAGGGATCGCCCTCCAGGCGGCCGTGTTCGCAGCGGTGCAGGTCGAGCAGGATCCTGGCCAGGCGGCCGTTGATGACGTCCTGCTCGCGCGGTCCGTCAGCCACGGGAGGCTTCCATGACACGCTTCGAAGCGGACGAATTGGAGCGAATCCCCCTGAATTCGTTGCAGGCGCAGGTGCTCCGGCCCTGAGCCAGGGGGTGACGGCACGACGTCTTCGTGCCCTTCGGGTGCGGCGCCGTGTGCTCGCTCCTGGGGTGGCCGCACCCACTCGGCCCCGAACACAGCTCCAGGTCGTTCATCAGCTCTCCCTCTCCCTCCGGCCCAGCTCGGCCAGCTTCGTCGCCAGCTTCGCACTCAGGTCCAGCGCCTGCTCGTAGGTCAGCTCGATGAAGGAGCCCGGGTCGTCGCCCATCTGCTCGTCGGTGAGCGGCACCGTCAGGCGCTGCCCGAAGCCCGTCCTCACCGGCCCGAAGCCGCCGACGACGATGCTCTTTCCGCTGGTCAGGCTGTCGTCCACCGTGAGTGTGGCGTCGGTGTCGACGTCGCTCCAGGTCAGCTCACGGATGTCGCTCACGTTTCCTCCTCGTCCGTCCAGGTGTTGCCCTGGTAGTCCTTGTGCCGGGTGGCCGGGTGATGACCGGCCTGCTCTTCGCACTGCCACGGGTTCACGGGGTGCTCGCCGTGGCACTTCTCGACGTTGCCGTGCTCGGCCATGGCCTCGCGGATGATGGACTCCTCGTCGAGCCCGCCGACGCCGTAGTCCTCGGGGTCCCAGCCCTCGTCCTTGAGGGCGCCGATGAGCGCGTAGACCACGTCCTTGCCGGAGAGGTCACCCTCCTCGCGGTTCTCGATCGCCTCCGAAACCTTCTCGAAGATCCTGGTTCCACCGGTCCAGCTCACGTTCTTCCTCCATTCCGAAGATTCTTCCGGGGGTTCGCCTTGTAATGTTCGACGAACCCCCGGAAGAACCTCACATCAGACGGTCTCCACCCGGGTCACGTGGGTGTAGACGGCCTGGTAGATCTCACGGACACCCTCGGCGTCCACGTCGTCGAGTTCCACCAGGACGGTGTGGTGCTCGCCCGTCACGTCGGTGCACGGCAGGCCGTTCACCGGGCACGGGCCGGTCTTCTTGTCGCGCGGGTTGTGCTCCGGGTTCTTCGGGAGCTTGACCGTGACCAGGTACTTCGCCATCAGCCGATCCGCCCGTAGAACGCCTTCGGGGAGCCCTTGGTGTACTCGGAGATCGGCGCCTTCACGACCTTGTACCCCCGGTACGACGCGGAGTTGGCGTTCCACATCCAGCCCTTGCCGTTCTTCCAGCCAGCGTAGATGCCGACGTGGTAGATGCCCTTCTTCGAGGTGCCGATGAAGACCAGGTCGCCGACCTTGCGGTTGGACGCGGAGATCTTCCGGGACATGTTGTACTGCCCCTGCGCACTCAGGCGCTTCTTCCAGCGGTAACCGGCCTTCTTGTAGGCGAAGTGGACCAGCCCGGAGCAGTCGAAGCGGCTGGGCCCGGTGGCGCCGCGCTTGTAGCGGTCCCCCTTCTGCTTCGCGGCAATCTTCAGGGCTTCGCTGCGTATCGAGGTCGCGGCGCTGGAGGTGGGCGCCAGGGTCAGCACCATCCCTCCCGCGAGCGCGGTGGACAGGGCGACGGTGGTGAGCTTCCGCATGGTGCTTCTCCTTGGATTCCGAGATTCTTCGGGTTGTTCGCGCTGGAATCGGAGCCGAACTACCAGCTCATTCCTTCGGGGCTGAAGTGGATGGGGATCCCCGCCGCTCGCGCCTTCTCCACGCAGTCGAATGTGCCGTGGGTGGGGTGCTCGCCGGGCGGGCACCAGGGGGCCTTCTTCTCGCACGGAAGGGCCCATGCCATCAGGGCGTCCATCCCCGCGTCGACCATCCCCTGGTTGCGCAGGAAGCCAGCCTGGTTGCCGTGGCGTCCCCAGTCGGCCGGGTGCGGGTCTTCGAGGACCAGGTGGTCTGGGAAGCGTTCCGCCCAGTCGCTGACGTGACGGTCGACGCCTCTCCTGGCCTTGCCATTGCGCACGATGAGTCGTCGGTGGTGGCGCAGCATCCGTGTCAGCGGCACCCAGACGGAAGACCGCCTGGTCCACCCCCTGGACCCGGTCACTCCCAGCACGAATGCCGGGTTGGCTTTCAACCACGCTGCCAGTTCGGCGTCTTGGGCTTTCACGAGCCTCCTCTCAACGGCCTAGGCCGATCCTACCCGATGGCCTACCTCCTGGGTAGGCCACTAGGTTGACCTGTTTGTCCAGATTCGCTGCGATTCGCCTACCATTCGAATCATCATGAATCGCCAAGAATCGGACACCAGATGCCAGTTTTTCATGGATCCCCGACACGCTACAGCAGGACAAAATCACCCAAACCATGCTGACCGATTCGTGCCGTACGACCGATTCGTTCCCTACCGTTCGGTAACTTCTCTTCCGAGATTCGGCCGACTTCCAAGCCGATTCTTGTTACTTACCGGTAGCTTCTCTTCGCTTCCACGAGGAAGGAAAGTTACCGAACGGTAGGAAGCTGGCATGCAAAAGGCCCGCCGGTCGCGCCGACGGGCCTCGCGTCAGTCGAACGGGATCCAGTCAGGGATCACGTCGGGACGGATTTCGCACTCCTCGATCATCGCGCCCCAGTCGTCATGGCGCACCCGACCCCTGTCGTCGAACATGAAGCGGTCGATGTGGACGACGTCCCCCTCGCGCCAGATCTCCGGCCACAGAGGAACCGCCCTGGGGTCCACTCCGCACGACCGGAGCATCGCGTTGACTTCCTGCCTGCGTCGCTCCAGGAGTCTCACAGCCGCGTCGGCAACGCGTGCCAGGTGAAGCGTCACGGGATCCAGCCTCATCTCTCTCCTTCCATGCCGAAGGGGCGCGGCGGGTTGCCGCGCCCCTTCGGACTTCGATCAGTTGAACTGGACGTCGGTTCCATCAGGCCAGACGAACCGGGCATCCTCCTTGCGGACACCCTCGTCGTCGATCACGACGCGCCAGATGTCACCGGCCCACTCGGTGCTGGTGACGACCATCATGCCGCGAACACTCCGCCCGATCTCCGCCATCTCGGAGACCAGCCCCCTGGCGTCTTCCTCCAGGTTGCGACAGTCGAAGGACTCGCGCCACGGAACGGCGAACTTCGCCGTGAAGATGGTGGAGATCCCGGTGTCGGTCTCCTCTTCGGAGCGTTCCACGTCGAGGACGATTCCCGGCTCATCGCGAGCCTGCGGCTTGTTCGTCAGGTGGAACTTACTGTCCCTGATCTCGGCCCATGTCAGCGGCGGTTCGATGGTGAAGACCCCGTTGACTGATGCGGTGTAGCTCACCTTCTTCTCCTTTCGAGCAGCAGAAGGAACGCGTGGGTGGCCACCCCGGATCCTGCCAGGATGGCCACCCATTCGATCGCGTACCGCATCAGCCCTTGGTGCAGAGCGGGAAGAGCTTGGCCTTCTGGCCAGCCGGGATCCCGGCACCCTCGCACTTGCGGTAGTCCGCCTCGCGGACGTCCTGCTCGTAGAGGTAGCCGTCCTTGGCCAGCACGAAGATTTCGTACTCCTCCTCGCAGCCCTTGAGGTTGGCCGGGATGAGGAGCTTCGGGATCGTCAGGCCCTTGAGCTTCTGGGGCTTCTCGGGCTTCTTCTCCAGCTTGACGCCCTTGTTCTTGGGGGCGGCGGGCTTGCTGCTCTTCTTGCCCTGGCCGGAGTCCGAGTTCGAGGAGTCGCTGTTGTTCTTGCGGTTCGAGTCCGACTTGGCGCCGGAGTCGGAGTCCGACTTGCTGGACTTGTTGCCGTTCGAGTTCGAGTTCGAGTTCGAGTTCGAGTTCGAGTTCGAACTGCTACTGCTGGACCTCCCCCCGGATCCGCCGGAGCTTCCACCCTTGCCGGTGACGAAGGCGACGGCGTCCATGGCGACGTCCTCGCCGGGGCAGTCGTAGTCGATCTGCTGACCCTGAACGAGGCCCGAAACCTGGTACTCGTGGGTCTCCCCGGAGCACGCGGAGGCGGTCAGGATGATGCCAGCGGCACCGGAGACGATCATTGCGGTCTTCTTGTTCACGTTCAATCCCCTTTCCAAGAAACAGTCTTGCAGAAAACCGGGAAGTTGTCGAGTCGCTTCTTCGTAGATCCGTGCGAAGCTATCCCTGTCACACGGAAGGAGGAACCCGTGTCTGCACCGATGAGCGCAGCCAGGTTTCTGGCCGCTCTGAAGGCCGAAGGTGTCGACGTCGTCGAGGTCGGCGACTGGGAGCACCACAACCGCAACAGCAAGGGCGCATGGGGTCCCGTGCACGGCGTGATGATCCACCACACCGTGACCAGCGGCACCCAGAACACCGTCAACATCGTCAAGAACGGGTACTCGGGACTGCCCGGCCCGCTCTGCCACGGCATGATCGCCAAGAGCGGCAGGGTCTACCTGGTTGGCTACGGCCGTGCCAACCACGCGGGCCTGGGCGACGACGACGTGCTGCGCGCCGTCATCAACGAGACCGACGCACCGGCCGACAACGAGGCCAACACCGACGGCAACAGGGCCTTCTACGGCTTCGAGTGCGAGAACAAGGGCGACGGCAAGGACCCTTGGCCCGCAGCCCAGCTCGAAGCCATCGAGCGTGTCTCCGCAGCCATCTGCCGGGCGCACGGCTGGGGCCCCCTGTCGGTCATCGGCCACCTGGAGTGGCAGCCTGGCAAGGTGGACCCGCGCGGGTTCACGATGGACTCGATGCGCAGCCGCATCAGGGCCCGCCTGGCGGTCGACCCGAGCAAGCCGACCCCGCCGCCCTCGACGGGCACCACCTACACGGTGAAGCCCGGTGACACCCTGAGCGGCATCGCGAAGGCCCTCGGCGTGACGGTCGATGCCCTCTTCCAGGCGAACCGGGACAGGATCAAGGACAAGAACGAGATCTTCCCCGGTCAGGAGCTGGTCGTCCCGAAGGGGTCCGGCCTGCCGAAGCCGGTCAAGCCGAAGGTGGACCTGTCGCAGCTCGTCGCGGCTGCCCGCTCGAACCCGAAGGCTTCCGGCCAGCCGGTCACCTACGCGGGCGTCAAGACGGTCGAGGCCGCCCTGGTGGACGAAGGGCTCCTGTCCAAGACGTACTCGGACGGGCACTACGGGACCACCACCGTGAGCGCCTACGCCGCCTGGCAGAGGCGCTGCGGGTACACCGGAAGTGATGCCGATGGCATCCCCGGAAAGTCGAGTCTCACTAGGCTCGGCGACAAGCACGGTTTCACTGTCGTCGCGTGACCACGAAAGGTGGCCAAATGCGTATCTTCGGTCGTGAGCCGGTGTACATCCTGGCTTTCGTCGCCGTCGCCCTGAAGCTGGGGTCGGCATACGGGCTGGATGTCTCCGATGAAATGCAGGGCGCCATCATGGCGTTCCTGAGCCTGGTGGTCGCGCTCGTCGAGGCGGTCGTCCTGAAGACCGGTGCCGTCGGCGCCGCCGTGATCAATCTGGCACAGGGCGCCCTGGCCCTCTTCCTCGCCTTCGGGCTGGACATGAGCGCAGAGCAGCAGGCCCTGTGGATCCTGATCGTGGAGAGCGCCGTGGCGCTGTGGCTCCGCGAGAAGGTCACCGCACCGGTCACCATCCTGCCGGTCGAGCAGAGGGCGCCCGCCGCCGTCAGCAAGGCGGCCTGATGGCCACGGCGATCCGGCGACTGTACAAGCGGCTGGGTCGCCGTGGCACCGCACTCGTGCTCCTGGGCCTGGGCAAGGTGTGCTTCGGCCTGGGATACGCCCTCGATCCGGGCCCGCGCCCGGTCGGACTCGAACTCCTGAACAGACATGGCGGCATTCAGTGCTGGTCGTCCGTCTGGATCGTCTGCGGAACCATCACCTTCCTGTGTGCATGGCTCCGCATCGGGAGGGACTGGCTCGGGTTCTTCTCCGCGCTGGTTCCTCCCTTCCTCTGGGGTTCCGCGTTTCTCTGGGGTGCGGTATCCGGCGAATACCCAAGGGGCTTCGCCCTCGCCGCGTGGTACGCGATCAGCCACATCGGCATCATCCTGTGGGCCGCATCGGTTCCCGAGTACTCGATGCCCCACCCGACCCTCCAGAAGGAGCGAAGATGAGCGAAGACTGGGGGGCGGTTCTGCCCGTCATCGGCACCCTGCTGGGCGCGCTCGCACTTCTCGGATCTGGGCTCTTCGCGGCACGCGCAACACGCGCGGCGGCCCGCATGACCTCGGAGGCGCAGCGTGCGACCGCGCTGGCCAGTGCGGAACCGGCACAGCGGCAGGCCGACCTGGCGACGTTCAGGGAGATCCGCGACGGTCTGGAGAGGAAGCTGGAGCGCCACGAGACGCGCATCGACAGCCTCACCAGCCTGGTCAGGGCGTTCTCCTGGTACGTCTCCGAGCTGACCGGGCAGATGAGGTCTCACGGCATCGAGCCCCCGGCTCCGCCGGAGCGGATCGTGGAGTACAACCGGAACGGCAACTGACGAAGGCCCGGCCGGGGGAGGCCGGGCCTTCCCGCGTCAGCGCCGCCGCATGGCCGCACTGCGGATGACGGATCCCTGGCGGACGGCCGACTCGCCCGGTCGGCCGTCGTTCATCTGGACGTACTCGGCCACCGACGAGGTCTGCTTCGCCTCCCTGCGCTCACCCCAGGGCAGGCCGGGGAACTCCTTCTTCGCCTTCTGGAGGCGCGTGTTGATGGTCTGCGGCGAGCAGTCGTACTTCACCGACAGGCTGAGCTGCGACATGCCGTCCAGCCAGTCGAGCGCGATGGACCGGTTGCACAGGTCGGGGCGCTTCACCCGGCCGTCCACTGCACACCTCCCGCCCACTCGGGCTTGAGTGCCTTCAGTTCGGGCAGCAGGCTCGGGTTGACGATCTCCAGGATCGCCTGGATGTCGCCCCCGTGGAGGTGCGGCCACATCATCAGCCGCGCCTCCCTGTACTTCGCCTCCAGGCGGGCCCTGGTGGGCCCGTCGAGGTGCTTGAGGCGGTCCGGCAGGGAGTTGTGGGCGTTGTCGCTGGTCTTCACCAGCATGGCCGGGTAGCCGCCCGCGATGACCCGCTCGATCTGCTCGCGCTTCGTGGAGCCGGGGACCTTCGTCACGGCGTCGATGATGCCCAGCGAGTAGCTGGACACGCCGACCGAGGCCAGGGATTCCAGGGTCTCGTCAGTGTCTTCGACGACGTCGTGCAGGACACCGGCAACCTGGATCGGTACAGCGAACAGGGACAGGCCAGCCGCCACGGCGCGTACGTGCTCGATGTACGGCACGCCGTTCTTGTCGATCTGCCCTTCGTGGGCCTTGGCCGCGACGATGTCGGCCTCCCAGAGGTGCATCACTTCTTCTCCTTTTCCGCATCGTCCTGGTACAGGGAGCCCATCCGGGCCCGCTTCTCCAGATTCTTCAGGTAGACATCATCGTCGATGCTGCCTTCCGTGATGAACCTCCACCGCTGGACCGGAGACTTCTGGCCGGGCCGGTGCAGACGCCCTTCGGCCTGCTCGTTCATCACGTTGTCCTCGGTGAAAGAGATGATCGCCTCACACCGGCAGACATCCTTCAGCCAGTCGACCCCTTCCGAGAGGGACTGGAGTTGAGCGATCAGCACCCGCCATTGAGTTCCGAATCCCTCTTCGATCTGCTTTCGCTTGGACGGCGTGGTCTTCATCGTCCAGGCAACTGCGGAAGAGCCGATCGCTTTCTCCGCCATTCGAGCCCAGCGCGCCGAATGCGTCCACACGAGAAGCGGTTCATCCGGCGGAAGGTCGGCCAGCAGGTCGATCAGCGCGGTGAGCTTCGGCTGTGCGGCCTGCTCTTCGTAGGACACCTCCAGCTTGTCCACCGCGTAGGAGATGTGCGTCTTGAGGTGACCGGTCTCCTCGTCGACCTGATCTTCGATCACCTGGATGTCGTAGATCTTCGGGTCGCGCTTGAGGTCGAAGAGCTTCTGCTGGGTGACCCAGCTCTTCTTCCGCGTCGTCGTCTCGTCTGCACGCAGGGTGCCGAGGGCGGACTGCCTGAGACGGGTTCTCTGCTCGACCGGAAGGGGCGCGGCCACCGGCTGATCGGCGAGCCACGCGAGCGACTGCCCCTCGAAGTCCCGGTACTGCTCCTCCTGTTCCGGAGCCATCGGGACGCGCACCTCGCGCTCGATGACCGGCGGAAGCTGATCGACAACCTCTTCGGTCCGGTAGCGGACGACGGCCGGGATGTCGCGCCAGACGCCGCCCGGGACAAGCTCGTCACCGATGACCTCGTGCTCGACCTTCTTGCCGCCCTTGTAGTACCCCTTGTCCTCGAACTGGAAATGCCTCCGGGCCCAGTCGTGGAAAGCCGGGTAGCGGTCCGGCCAGACGAGGTTGAGAGGGGTCCACAGGCCCTCCGGCTTGTTTCCGCCCGGGGTTGCGGACAACAGGAGCCAGCGGTCCGCCTTGATGCACTTCAGGACGTGACGCGGGACGCCGTGCCGGTTCACCATGCGGTGCGACTCGTCGAGGATGACGAGATCCCAGGTGCCGGTCCTGGTCCACGGTGGGACGGTGCCCTCCTTCATCGCCTTCAGGGCCGCAGCCTTGGTGGCCTTGGGTTCCTTCGCCAGCGCGTTGCGGCCGGACGACGCCCGGCGCCGGATGTCCTCCGGGATGCCGCCGTGCATGGCGTTCCAGCCGATGATGAAGACGCCTGGCGGCTTCTTCCTGGAGGTGAGGGCCGACCAGTTCTCGGTGTCCTTGCGGTGCGTACCCAGAATCCTGGTCAGCCCTTTCTCGGCGAGCGAGGGGTACTGCTCCTCGAAGGTGCGCTGCCACTGGCCGAGCGTGTTGATCGGGGCCACCACGAGGACGCGAGGAATGCGGCCAAGGTCCAGCAGACGCACGGCCTCGACGCTGGTCACGGTCTTACCGGCACCGAGGCCGGAGGCGTTGATGCCGCCTCCGGCCAGGATGCGCCGCGTCTCCTCCTGGTAGGGACGCAGGGTCTTCATGCGCGCTTCTCCAGGGGGTTCACGGGGCGCTGGTCGCACGCCGAGTCGTACGCCTTCAGGCTCTTCTCGGCATCGAACCGGAATCCCAGCACGTCCTGGGACGCCTCGCCCTGGCTGGTGACCCAGCCGTAGTCCACCGATGCCTCACCCTCGCGGGGTATCTCGAAGGTCCACCCCAGGATGCGCCGCCAGACGTTGCGTACCGGTCTGAACTCCTTGGCTCCGGGGTGAGCCCTCCGGGCCGCATCCTCGTGAATCACGTGATCTCCTCCCCTTCCTTCTCTGTCGCCCTTCTGGTGGCGACCTCCTTGCGCGCCTCCCGCAGGAGGCGCTTCCCGTCGGTCCAGCGTTCGGGGACGCCGTTGATGAACTGCGTGAGCCGGTCGCGGATCTCGATCGCGTCGGCCAGGCTCAGATGGGGATCCGTCGTGCTGATCCCCGGCAGGTCGCTCTCGTCGGTGAACAGCCAGACGTGCGGACCTTCGGCCGACGACGACTCCTGCACACGGACCGGATGGCCGTAGGAGGTGCGCACCGCGCTGCCCCCGTAGAGGAGGAATCCGCGACCGTTCGGCGAGGGTTCGTTCACAGGCATGCGAACACCGCCGCAGCGTCCTCGTCGCTCGCCAGGCCGGAGTCGGCCGCCATGTCGGCGATGTCGTACGGCCACATCTTGTTGCTGTACGAGATGACGACGTACGAACCCTCCTGGATGGCCGAGTTGCTGCCCTTGCGGGCGGCAGGGACCTTCTCGGTCTCTTCGACGACCTTCTTGGCCGACTCCTCGTCCAGGCACTTCAGTCGGACTTCCAGCAGACCTTCAGTCGCCATCGAGAATCACCTTTCCGGCGTCGGCGAGCTTCGAGCGCAGATACAGAACCGCACCCTGTTGCGCCATCGCGTCGTCCGTCGTGTGAGGAGTCTCTGACTCCGCTTCCGCGATGAGTTCACGTATCACGCGAACCCTCTCGTGGTCGTAATTCCTGTCAGCCACGGTCTTCCTTTCTCTGGGTCTTCGGTCACTGAATGGACCGGACCACGGTCCCGACTCCGCCCAGAAGCATCTTTCCGGTTTCGGTTCCGGCAAGGAGGAGGCCGAAGACCAGCACGATGGCGACCGTCAGCAACTCGTCGTTCCTGCTGCGCGCCTCGGTTCTGCGGCGCAGCCTGATGAAGATGACGACCGCCAGAAGGACGGCCAGATCGATCGTGACGTTCACGCCTCCTCCTTGAGGCTACCGACGGAAGATCACCTTCACCCAGGCGGGAGACAGGCAGTGAGACGGGTGGTTGAATCCGATGCCGCAGCAGGAGCACAGGCGGACCCCGATGAACCAGTGGGGAACCTGCGCCAGGCGCGAGTCGGCCGACTCACGGTGCGCCGACTCGGGCTGACCGCAGTTCGGGAAGAGGCAGCGCGCCTCCCCACGGAAGACGTGATCGGCGATGAGGGTCAGTGCCACCTGCGTCGCACCTCCTCGATCAGGTGGAACGTCTCGGGCGAGGACATCATCTGGTGGGCGTGCGCCACGCAGCGCTCCAGGGTCTCCGTCTTCGACCCCTTGACGACCGCGATGAGGAACGGAGCCGCGAGCCCGCACGGGCCGAGTTCCGCGTCACCGAATGCGCCGGTCAGCGCAGCCTTGCACTGGCCTCCGGCGTTCGGCCGGACCGGCACCCACTCGGTGACGAACTTCGGCCGAGGCCGCACCTCGACCGCCTGCACGTCGAGATCGCCACCCCAGGTCTCCACGTGGACCTCGGAGGTGTTGGGCTCCAGGTACGAGGTCTTCCAGTGGCGTCCCTCGTCCGTGAAGACGACGGACCACAAGGAGCCGTACTCCTGGTGCTCGACGAACTCGCGGTGCACGACCAGCTTGCTCATGCCCTCGACGGCGATGTGGTGGCGCTCAAGCCACTCGACCGGGAAGGTGCGCGTCTCGCTCACTCGCCCTTCCCCTTCGCCGCCTCGTCCACGGCCAGCACGGCGCGGTTGACGGTCCTGCGCACGGCGCCGACCTTCATGCCGCCGATGCCCGCTGCGGTCAGGATGCCGGTGGTGGCGACGCCGACGGCCGGGTCACCGGTTACCGCAGCGGCGACAACGCCGAGCGCACCGGAGACGGCCAGGGTTGCGGCATCATGCGCCACCAGGTGGTCGTCGATGTCCTCGATTCGCTTCACGTGTCTTCTCTCTTTCCGTTGGCGACCTTGTCGATCGCCTCGTGCAGTACGGGGAATCTGGTGTAGAGGATCAGGTAGGCCATCGTGTAGAGCACAAAGGCAAGGGCTCCGAACAGGAAGGCGAGCACGAAGGCGACGCCCAGGCTCGACAGCAGCGCGACAGCCAGATATCGGCGCTGCCCCTTCATCGCCTGATCCAGGAGTCCTGGGGCAGCGATGCGAGGATCATCATGCACGCCGTGATCCAGATGGCCGCAGCGAGCAGACCCATCTCCTCGTTCAGTACGAGCCCGGGGCCGAGGACGACAAGTATCCTGGCCAGGTAGGCACCCACCTTCAACTCTCCTCCGTTTCGAACAGGGCAGCTTGGTCCTGGTGGCCGCCCGGCGGCTTTCCGCCGTTGTCCACCAGCGCCCAGTGGGCAGCCGGGTCACTCAGATCGAGACGGTGCGCGAGCCATTCGCGCAGGAGAGGGAGCTGGTCGGCGCCCCATGCCGGGTTCTCCTGGCGCGGCCTGTCCCCGTAGCGGACCGATGCGATGGGCATCGGGAAGGCCGCTGTCGGGCGGTCGGCCCAGTTGATGACGGTCGACTTGGTGACGCCGAGGTGCTTCGCGACGTAGACCGGGTCGTAGAGGGTCTGCACGTGCTTCTCCTTTCGGCCTAGGCCAGCTTACCACGAAGCTGGCCCCAACTTCACTGAACGCCAGAAGACTTGAGGAGCGCGTCCTCCAGGACGGCGATCACGTCGCGCAGCGTCTCGGTGGAGTACGGGCTGAGGCCGTCCTTGCCGGGACCGGCCATGCGCGCCTCGATGCCGAGGTCGCGGAGTCTCGCCTTCGCCATCGCCCGCACCTGCTCCTGGGCTACTTCGGTCTTCGTCTTGAAGTAGCTGTGGTAGGCACCCTGCTGCGAGGAGCGGTCCTCCTTGCCGTACGGCACCGGCTTGAAGCCGTAGGGCGACTCGATGAAGACGCGCTTGGTGCCGATGTCCGTGATCGTCAGTTCGCGCTGGCTGTTGCCGTCGAAGACGACAACCTTGCTTCCGACCCGGAGTACTTCGCCCCCGGTCTCGAAGGTTCGTTCCTTCGCCATGCCTATTCTCCGCCTTTCCTCAACTAATCCAATCTTAGCGGAAGTTGAGGCGCCGGGAAACACGATGACCCCCTCCAGACGGGAGGGGGTCATGTGCCTTACGTCACTGCATCCACGGCCACGGCGCGTTCTTGCCGCGCTCCAGCAGGTCGATCAGGGAGAACGACGCATCCGACAGGCCGCCGAAGCAGTGCCGGTTCGTGCCGCCGGTCTCCAGGATCGAGGCCGAGTAGCCCGCCATGTTCCACAGGTAAACCGGGACCGTCTTCGGGATCAGGTCGTCGATCTTCGTCTCGGGCATCCCCCCGTTGCGGCCCATGTTCGACGGCAGCATGCCCGGCTGGGACTGCTCGTCGGTCACGATGACCACGCGGGTGTAGTCGGCCGTGAAGTTGTCCTTCACGGCACGCGGGATGTCCGTGCCACTGATCGGCTCGCCGAAGCTCTCGACCACCTTCAGGACGCTGGCGCCGCGCGGGACGTTGACCCGGCGCGACCCCGGGGCGTTGCGGTCCCAGCCGTTCCACGACCAGCCGGTGCTGCCACCGAACTCGACCAGCGTCGCATCCTGCGCCTTCACCGCCAGGCACGCCCCGAAGAGCGCAGCCTGGTCGGCCAGGGTGATGTCCCCCTTGTGCGGGGTGGACCCCTGGTACCCCGGGAACATGCTCGGCGAGCGGTCCACGAGGATGAGCGTCTTGCCGCGCAGGGCCGGGACCAGCTCCAGCGAAGCAGCCAGGCCACGCTCCAGGGTGTGCCCCCAGCGCAGCGACGGGGCCGCGCGGTAGGCCGCCAGGAAGCGGTACGGGAAGAGCCGGGCCTTGCGGATGCGCTCGCCGTCCGTCAGGACCCTGGACACCTCGTCGGCCACGGAGTCAGAGATGCCGACCTCGTCGAAGTTGCGCAGGTTCCTGATCAGGGCGCCGGGCGCCATGGCCGGAACGACCGACTCCCACACCATCTTCTTGTCGAGCCGCCCGCCCAGCTCCGACAGCACGTCCTCCCAGGTCAGACCCGCCGCACGAATGAACTTGCGGTCGAGCAGACGACGGTCGGACGGGTTGGACTGGGCGAGGGCACGCCACTCCTTCAGCGCGCCGATCATCGTCATGTTCTCGGTGACGGTCCCCGTCCTGCCGTGGCGGCGGTCGAGGATGTACCGGAACAGGTCGGACTGCGCGACGTCCTTCGGGGCCGGGTGCACGATGTCGATCACGTCGGCGAACCGGTAGGCCCGCTTGGCGGAGTCCCACTTGCCGTACGAGTACTCGCTGTAGAGCCTCTGGACGGCGCGCTTGAGCCCGCGCTTGACCACCTGGTAGCGCTTCGGCCACGCCTTGCCCGCGATCGAGAACCAGTAGGCCAGGAACTCGCCCGGCTCGTCGGCGCGCTGGAGGGCGCCGTCGATCATGTCCTCGACATGGTCGTAGCGGTGCTGGTCGCAGAGTGCCTTCGCCGCCTCGGCCGCACCGAGCACGGAGGCCGTGCGCATGTAGCCGTCGGTGCGCAGCCACGGGAGCATGTGCGTGACGTGGTACTGCTCCAGGAGCGCGGTGCCCCTGAGCAGGTCGACGTAGCGCTCGTTGCGCGGGTCGGCCGCCTCGTGGAACATCTCCGTCGTGACGAGGTTCGACACCGACAGCAGGTAGAGGTCCGACAGCGGGTTGCGGCCGAAGCCGGAAGCGCCGAGCGCCGTGGTGGCCGGTCCGGTGGCGGTGACCGGGGAGGTCGTGCGCGGCCGGACGGAGCGCTTGTTGTACGTGGCCATGATCTTTCCTTCCCTGTGCTTACTTGATGCCGAGGGTCCGGCGGTAGTCCTGGAAACGCGCCTTGGCGATGCGGCTGCGGTCGGGCGAGCGAAGAACGATGCCCTCCGCAGGTCCCTGTTCGGTCAGGCCGCAGCGCGTACGCGGTGCCTTCCGGGTCAGCCAGTCGAGGGTGTTCTCGTGCCCGGTGGGCAGGTCCGTGGAGTGGCAGCGGCCGACCTCCGGGACCATCTCGACGCCCTCCAGGCCGCCCGTGAGCGCCTTCACCTGGTCCCACGGCATCCACTTCTGGCCGCCGTTCTTCCTCCAGACCGACGCCGCCTCGGGCTCGGTCAGGAAGATCTCCGGCGCGACGTGAGCGATGTCGAAGATCCTGAAGCCGGTGGCGCCGGACTTCGAGTAGTTCTTCGCACTGCCGCCGATCTTGCCGCCGTAGACCTCCATGAAGTAGACCCGGACGCTCTCGAACGGCGCCGGAAGGCGTTCCGGCAGGTCGCCGAGTGCTTCGACGACCCCCTGGAACTTGTTGGCAACCCGGTCGCCCTGAGCCGTCAGGAGGTCTTCCCGGGAGCCGATCAGCCAGTCGCCGCCGGGCTCCTTCACGACGCGGATGTTGGTGCCGTCGACCTTCTCGGAGAAGATCACCTCGCCGTCGAACTCGGTCACCTCGTCCGTGAGGCGCCCGCGCTCGCCCAGAGCGTGATAGGTCAGGATCTCCGGATACTTCGTCGCCGTGTTGATCGTCGGCAGAAGTTCCTTCATCAGCAGCGTCACGACTTCTCTCCTCTTTCCGGAAAATGCAAAACCCCCTGTCCCGAAATGGGAGCAGGGGGCGCATGTCAATGTGTGGATGGGGTGCCCGGCCAACAGATAGGCCCCGGTGGCTCTTGCGAGCCTTCCTCGACCGACGCTCTGCCAATTGAGCTACCCACGAGAAGCCTCGCAGGTCAGGACTCGAACCTGAAACATTCGGTTCCACTGTGAAGTAACCGTTGCCAAGACGCTCCGGGCACCTCACCCACACACTGAGCTAACGGAAGGAACAGAGGGCCACCGGCCAACAAGATGAGCCCCGGGGCGCCCGTTATGCCATGTGTCGGCGTCGGCGGGATTCGAACCCGCCCTCGTTCCTTTTTTGCAGAAAGAAGTAACCGTTGCTCTGAACGCTCCGGTGACCTTCTGTTCCTTCCGTCATGCGCCCCGGCCAACTAAGTGACGCCCGGCTTGCTCTTCGCCAGATGAAGTAACCGTTCGTCTGAACGCTCCGGGGTGCAGATAAAACATTACGCGATCCTGCGAGGGGATCGCAAGGGGATTACTGGTCCGGTGCCAGGATCCACGTCGCGCGCCCCTGGGTGGGCTCCATCCCGAGAGCCCGCAGCGCGTTGTGCAGGTAGCCGTCGTCGGGGAAGTCCACGCCAGGCGTGTGCAGGTTGGGATTCCACTCGAAGTTCGGCGTGATGGGCGACGGGGACCAGTCACTGGCGCGGTAGACCGAGCCGGTGAGCGCGAGCCCGTAGAACAGGGTGTTGTAGTGCCCGAACGTGATGATCTCCATCGAGCACCGGTCCTTCATCAGGGCCTCGGCGTTCTCGCTGGTGATCTCGCCTGCGGGCACCTCGTCGGCCAGCAGGACGGCGCGACGCATGTGGTACTCGTATCCGTCACCGTCGTCGTCGGCCTCCATGTCGGCCTCCGCCTGGACGAGCCAGTCCGGCTCGAACTCCTCCTCGTTGCGGATGGCCCACCCCGTGTCGTCGGGGGCGCCGAGGCTGTAGCCGTAGAACAGGACCGCTGCCGACATGTCGACATGTCTCCTTGCTCGGGAGGGGCCCCGGAGGGCCCCTCGGAGGGTGACGTCAGGGTGTCGAGGTGTTGCCCGCAGCGGAGCCGTTCTCGGCGCGCACGGTCTCGGCGATGACCTCCGACAGCGGGGTGCCGCTGTCGCGCGCCACCTGGACGCACTGCTCGGCCACCCGCCGGGCGGTGGAGTTGTCGAGCCCGGGGTGGGCCGCCTTCACCTGCTCGGTCTCGCGGTTGTACTTGGGCCTGTTCACGTACGTCTTCTCCCTTCAGCGTCTGCGGACCGGCCTGGCCCACTGCTCGGGCGGCACTCCGCTCGTCTCCGCCTTCGGGCGGTCGGGGACCTCGACCCGCTTGAAGGGCTGCGATCCGTAGTTGCCGATCGCGTGCCCCTGGGTCGCCGTCGGCCCGGAGTCCACCAGGTCGGATGCGGCGTCCAGCTCGTCTCCGAGATCACGCATAGGCGTGCTCCTCCCAAGCGAGCATGATCTTCTGCTCGCGGTAGTCGTCCAGTTCACGCTGGGAGAGGAAGGTGATTCCGTCCTCCACCAGAACCCCGACCTTCGGGGCCTTCTCCTGTTCCGATTCGTTCACGTATGCACAGCGGGATTCGAACCCGCGAGCCGCCTGGATTCTCCAGATCCAGTCGGCCGCCTGCCTCCTCCGCTGGGACGGATTCAGCAGGCCCCCTTTGACCACTCGGGCATGTGCACCGCCGGGCTGATCGACCCGGCCCAGGTTCCGCTTGCAGAGGTCATGCGCCCATACGGGTCGTCTACACGGAACCAGAGGCTCTTCTTCCTCCTCTGCCTCAGAGTCCACGACGGGATTCGAACCCGCGTCTCCCCTCGCTGGCTTGACCCAGTAGAGGGGTGTGCTCGGCCGCTGCACTACGTGGACAGCCCGGCTTCCTCAAGGCCGGGCGGGCGGACTTCCGTCGCCGGGTAGCCAGCCCGGCTGTGCCTGTGACGGAAGCCCTCAGTGGCACGTCACCCCGTCACCGGCTTTCCCAGCAGGGGACGGGGGGATTGCGGTCACCATTTTGGTGACCTTGTTGGCGGAGAGGGACTTGAACCCCCGGCCTCTTCCTTATCAGGGAAGCGCTCTGACCGAACTGAGCTACCCGCCAGCGATCCAGCCGGAGGCAGGTCGGATCTACCTCCGGAGGATCGGTACATCGAGCCGGGCCGTAACCGGCTCGATGTGTTTCGTTCGGGCGTCGGATTCCCGAACTAAGTGAAACTCTACCGGACGTTGCTGGCCTAGGTCAAGACTCGCACGTCAGGCCACGAGACGGAAGGCGCCACCCTCCGCAACCACCAGCCCCTCGTGCGAGAAGGACCGCAGAAAGCGGCTCGCCTGACGCGCCCCGCACCCCGTGTGGGAGGCCAGGAGCTGCGGCGTCCAGACGGCCTCCGGCTGGGTGTTCAGGGCCCGCAGGGCGACATCCCTGGGGTACTGACCACGGCCGTGGTCCGGGTGCGCGAGAAGGCCGATCATCTCGTCCGTGACCGTCCAGGTCTGGATGAGCGAAGGTCCGTAACCACCCAGGTAGCCGAAACCACGGTTCCTCGGGTCAGCCGTGAGCAGGTGCGGGCCGTAGTCCGCGTCGTCGCCGAGCGCCACCGTGGCGTGGCCGGGCTTGCTCACGCGCAGGGAGAAACGCCAGTCGGCGTTGGCGTCGATGTTCGTGTCGATGCCGGGCGCCTTGCCGGAGACGATCGGGTACTGGGTGGCCCACCACAGGAAGACGCCCCAGGCGCGGCCCATGCTGGAGATCTTGATGACCTTGTCCAGGCACTCACCCTCGTCGGGCGACATCTCGGCCTCGGCGTCCTCTTCGCTGCGCCTCTTCAGCCGGGCCATCTTCTGGTTGACCTGGTCGATCCGGCGCAGGTTGCCCAGGAACTCGCGCCCCTCGTCCACGATGTAGACCTTGTAGGGGCCGAACTCCGGCCGCCACACCGTGGAGCGCTCGCGGCGCATCAGGTCGGCCCGGCTGTTCATGTCGTCGACCGCGCGGTCCAGCATCTCGTCGAACTGGCCCGGATAGAAGACCGGCATCAGCCCTTCCCAGAAGGTGCCTTCGACAATCTTCGGGTCGGCGAAGACCGGGCTGATCTCCGGCATCAGGACGGCACGGGCCATCAGCGGTCGCATCGCCCAGGACTTGCCCGACCCCTTGGCGCCGGAGACCTGGAGCTGGGACGTGAACGGGATGTCCACGGTCTCGCCGGTCACGCTGTCTGCACCGAGTCCCCTGCGGCCCGGGTGCCAGAGCATGTCCATCTCCTCGGTCACGCGCCGGGTGCGCACGGCGAGCTTCGCCCGTCGCGCCCTGCCGCCCGGGAGGATGACCAGCGGGTGGTCGTCCTCGACGTCGAGGATCAGGCGCAGCCGGTCGCGCTTGTCCTCCAGCTTCTCGCGCGTCATCTCGCCGGAGAGTTCGACGTCTGCCAGCACCCCGGCACGCGTCATCTCGGACCGGGTGATCAGGACGTCCTTCATCCCGTTCGCGGTCCACCACTCGGGCGTGAGCTGTTCCAGCAGGCGCTCTTCCTCATCCGTCGGAGTCAGCACCGGGCACCTCCACGACCGAGTCGAGCAGCGGGTCCAGGCCGAGCGGGAAGAAGACACACTGCTCCGGATCGACCATGATGAAGATCCTGTTGGGTGCCATGAAGGAGCACACCCGACCGGCCTCCTCCAGTCCGGCCTTCCTCGTCAGCGGCCAGACGGCGAACATCTGACCGGCCTCCGGGACGCCGAGCTGGATCGCCGCGTCGTGGGGGGTTGCCGCGACGACCCCGTTGCCGTCGAGCGGGTTGTAGAACAACGTCCTGTTCTCGCGCCGCACGGGGACGGCGTAGTAAGAACTCACTTTCGTTTCCTCTCCTCGATACGCGGAAGGCCGGACCCGGCGTGGGGTGCCAGGTCCGGCCTTCTCTGGGTGCCTCGATCAGTGCGAGGCGACGGGGGAGCCGTAGCCGTAGCTGACGGCGTCGGTGGAGCCGGTGGTGTCGTCGTCCGAGCCCGCCTCGTCGGCGGAGTCGTCCGAGTCCGAGTCCGAGTCCGAGTCCGAGTCCGAGTCCGAGTCGGCGTCGGCGTCGTCGGCACGGTCGGCCAGGGCGGCGACGTACTCGCGGGCCTGCTCCTCGGTGAAGTCGGCGAGCACGAGGGCGGAGACCGGGTCGACACCCTTCTCGTTCGCCTTGTCGACGACCGGCTTGACGACGTTCACGAGGACGGAGTCGCGCAGGTTCTCGGCCCACGCCTCGCCGCGCTCGGCGGCCTCGGCCAGCTCCTTGTCGGCGGCGCCGACGGCCTCTTCGTCCTTGTAGGTGGACTTGAGGTTGGTCGCTGCGGCCTCGTAGATGAGCTTCGCGTAGACGGCGATGTCGGCTTCGGCGGCACCGGGGAACTTCTTGGCTGCGCTGCGGAAGACGGAGCGCACTGCGGTGGTCAGGGACACGTTTCGATCCTCTCCGAGGTTCTGCTTGCTCTGCGAACTTTGTTGTACGTGCTCGCTGTTCGTCGGTAACAGCGTATCACGATTCGGCCTGGGCCACTAGCTCCTGGAGGGCCCCTTCGCCTGCTTCCGGATCGTCGTGTCCTCCGGGTTCGCCGAGTTGGCGAACTCGTTCAGGCGCGGGCTGACGTTGAACTTGACGGCCTTGCGAGCCGGGACTTCGATGCGGGCGCCGCTGTGGGGATTGCGCGCCATCCTGGACTTCTTGTCGACGCGCTCCAGGCTGCCGAAGTTCGTGATGGAAACGGTGCAGCCCTGCGCCACCGTCCAGGCGCAGATGTCGAAGATGGTCTCGACAGCCTCCGCCGCGACAGATCGCGCCAGACCCATGCGCTCGGCGAGCGAGTCGGCGAGGAGCTGCTTGTTCAGGTTGCGAGGCTTCTGCTCGTCATTGGCCACGTTGGGCTCCTTTCCTCAACTGCACCTATCGTAGCACCCCTTGGTAATCAAGTTGGCCAAAAGTGCATGTTGGATGGGTAACGAACGGGGTGTGGGGAGAACAAGGTTACGTCGAAGAAACGTTCAACGCTCCACCAACGGGTGAAAACATCCGGCCACGACAACGGGGACCTGGCGAAAACCAGGTCCCCGTTGGGTCCGGAAGGTGGTGATGCCTCAGCCGAGCGGCGGGAGGCTCTGGTTGTGGCGGCGGGCCCGCTGCACGGACTCCTCGCTGCGCGGCTCGGCGATCACGCGCCGCATCACCGTCATCGGGTCCTCCGCCGTCTTCGCGCGGCTCTTCGCGGCGGCCTTCTCGCTGGCCGACTTCCTGCCCGCGTACTTCGTCTGCGCCAGACGGCGGTCACGCTCGCTCATGCGTTCTCCTCGCTGGAATGGACCAGCGGGAGGTGTACCGCCAGCCAGATCTTCTCGGTCTCGTCGGACGAGTCGAAGGGGCCGTCGGTGAAGTACACGATGACCCGGTCGATCCCTTCGGTCTCCTCGCTCTTCACGGTGAGCGGTGAGATCACGTACATGCGGCCGAGCGAGACATAGAGGGCGCTGCCCTTGATCTCGACGTAGCCGCTCCCCTCGGCGGGAATGCCGGAGTGCGTCGGGTAGGAGATGTACTCGGCTCCGCAGGAGTGGGCCGTCGCCTCCGCCTCAACCCTTCCGTCGGGGTCGGGGTGATGCAGGAAGACGCTCAGTACGTCCCACTTCGGCGGCGTGCCGATGACCACCTCGACGTCGACAACTTCGGGACCCGGGGTCATCAGGGGCGACCCATGTTGTCGTAGTCGAGCGCGACCGCCTCCTCAAGACGGCTTCCGATCAGGACGGCGAGCGCCCCGGCGGCCGAGAGCAGGATCCAGCGCTTCAGCTTCTTCACGTTCCTCTCCGGTTTCCTGTTGCTTTTCTCTGGTGTTCTGCGTACGGAATGCACCCGGCAGAAGAGCGGACCGCAGCCTTCTGGCAACCGGTCCGCTCAGCTCCCCCGTCATCACCCCTGGTTCCCGCCGAGGCCGTGGCCGCAGTTGGATCCGTTGGGCTGCCCGCACTGCGGGCACGGGTTGGGGTACATGTCAGGCCGTCGCTCCCTCCAGCCTCTTGAGGACGTCGTTCGCCCAGGAGTTCTTCTTCCGCTTGGCCGCCGTCTTGAGGCGGGACTTCATCCGCCGGAGCATCATGGAGTCGTCGTAGCCGTACGTGCTGGCCACGTCCTTCACCATGGAGGTGAGCCCCTGGACGGCCTCGGGGGGGAGGCCCTTGGTGAGTTCCTGCGCCGCCTTGTCGAATCCGCTGATGCGCTTCTTGTTGTTTCGGCCGTTGCTCACGTTTCAGATCCCTTCCGAGACCGCCCTGTCCGGCGGTTCATCCAGCCGCCCTGTCCGGCGGTGATGCTTACTCTTCCAGAAGTGGCCCAGGCCGTCAAGTCCGGCAAACGAAGGTACACTTGACCTGCATAGACGAAGGAGGTGGGATGAGGAAGACAGCACTGGACGCGGCGCGCAGGGCCAAGGTGGACGTCCTGGCGCCCTTCATGGGTGCGCCGGTCGGCGGTACGCAGCCGCCGTTCACGAAGATCCCCGACTGGCTGATGCTCTGCGAGAGGATCAACGCCACCGCCTTCCGCCTGTGGTGCGTACTGCGCTCGATGCAGTTCGAGAACGGCCCGGGAATCCCGCCTCTGACTCTCGACGAGATCTGCTGGCTGCTGCCCGGGGTGAACGGGAAGCCGACCTCGAAGGCGAGAGCCAGGGAGGCCCTGGAGAGCCTTCTCGAAGAGGGCGTGCTGAAGGACGTGACGGAGGAGGGTGCGCCGAGGACCGCTCCACGCCTCTATGTGGCCCTCGACGAGCCGCAGAAGGCGATGGGATTCAGCGGTGCGCGCAGGAAGCTCAGGCGGTACAGCAAGTTCTGGCGCCAGGGGGGATGAACCTCGAACCTCTGGACTTCCTCAAGAAAGGTGACATCTGATTTCCTGCTGGGGAAGATGCCAGCATGACGATCCGAAACCCGTTCAAGAAGAAGCAGGAAAAGAAGGCTGAGACCCCCCGGGTTCAGCCCCCCGCCAGCACCACGGCGCGACCGGCGTCGGCAGCTTACGACCCGGTCCAGCACGCGGTGCTGTACACGCCCCCGGCGTACGACCCCCCGGCCCGGACCGACGACTGCTCCACGTCCAGCGGTTCGCCCTCGTCCTACGACTCGGGGTCCTCGTACGGCGGCTCTTCGTCCTACGACTCGGGGTCCTCGTCCAGCTCGTACAGCTCCAGCAGCTCGTACGACTCGGGGTCCTCGTCCTCCAGCTCGTCGTGCGACAGCGGGGGCGGCTTCTGAGAAGATGTGCGGTGCGGGCTCACCCGGGAGCGTCGGTCCTCCGGGTGGGCCCGCTTCGTCACAGTACGCCGACGACTGCCAGGATCAGCAGGATCAGCAGGATCGCGACGAGGAGATAGATCAGACCTCCTGGTGTCATGTCGCCCTCCCTTCGCAGTACGGATACCCGGCGTCGCACCCTCTACGTGGCAAGCGCCACCCAGAACCTGTTACCTCCGTCGGTGCTGATGGTCGGAAGGCTTGTGGGGAGGGTCGCCCCGGGCGCCGAGTTGTAGCCGAAACGCTTGATGCCGTTGAAGGTGAGCACGTTCGGCGGTGCGCCGAAAGCGTTTTCGTACTGGAGGATCTGCGGCCCGTCCGCCGGGGACGCGGTGTAGTTGTGCCGCCAGGCCACCAGGTAGACACCGGCAGCCAGTGAGACGGGTCCGCCGTCCAGGGGTGCGTAGTGCATGGCGCCGCCCGCATTGTGCACCTCGGCGGGCTCGCTTCCGGGTGCGGAGAGGTTCGCCACCCCAGCCAGCCGGGTCGTTCCGGTGGAGTTCCAGATGCCCGCCCAGGATCCGGTCAGCAGGCCGCCGTCGTAACCGCCCGCATACCAGACGATCTTCCCCACGGTCTTCGGACTGTGCAGTACGACAGCCGTGACGCGCATGACGCCGACACCGCAGAAGGCTGGAGTCGACTGGCACGCTGCGGGGTCCGACGACCAGGCGAGAAGGCCCGCGTCCTCGGGCGCCCAGGTGTCAGGGAAGTACAGATCGCTGAGATCGGGAAGCTGCGCCAGGGGCACCTCGCTGGAGGCGTCGAGCGTGGCGACACCGTTGGCCGCGCCGAGCTGGTCCGTGGTGACGACAGGGTCGCCGTCGGCGCCGCCCCCGAAGTTGCTCCTGGCGATCGTGCCGGGGGCGTTCAGGTCGAGCGCGGCGACCGCCAGGGTGCCCTTGGTGATGAGCATGTTGCCGACGATCAGGTTGCTGCCCGAGCTGCCGACCGACTCCTCGCGGATCAGGGAGTGCGCGGATCCGTTGACGGTGTGAGAGGCGATCGAGTTGCCGGAGACCAGGTTGCCGGTGGCTCCGAATTCCAGGTGGACACCCGTGTAGGCACCGGCCGTACCGACAGCCCCGATGCCGAAGATGGTGTTGCCCTCGACCACGCAGTTCTGGGCGGCAAGGAAGATCGCGTCACCCGCCACCCCGTCGAAGTTGCAGGCCACGATCTTCGTGGCCGCAGCGTCCTGCACGCGAATGGCGGGTCGGCTATTGCCACCGTTCACGAAGTTGCAGCCGAGAATCGTCTGCGTTCCGGCGGCGTCATGGATCATGCCCATCGCCGGGCCTGACCCCCCGAGGAACTGGAAGTCGCAGGCCACGATGAAGTTCTCGTCGTTCGACGTCATGTAGATCGCGTTGCCCTCCAGGGTGGAGGTGTTCGCGTTGTCGAACAGGCAGTGCGTGACGATGTTGTTGTGGCCGAACGCCGGGCCGGTGATGGCACCGAGGACCAGGCCGGTGCTCTTGCAGGCGGTGAAGTGGATCCGCTGGAACACGCACTCGACGGCGCCGATGGCCCAGATGCCGCCGCTCGGGCCGGTCGTCTGGTTGGTGTGGTTGCCGTCGATGGTGAAGTCGGAGAAGGTCGAGCGCGTCTCGCCGCCGGAGAAGGTGATCGCGTTGTCGTCGACTCCGGCGGCCAGCTTCAGCACGGTTCCCCAGCCCGACCCCACCAGGCCCAGCCCGACCCCGTCCGGCCAGTTGATCGTGGCGCCCAGGTTGAACGTGCCGTCGAGCAGGCGGATGCGGCCCTTCCCGGGGGCGGAGTCGACCAGGTCGATGGCCTGCTGGATCACGAGGTGGTCGTTGGTTCCGGTGCAGATCAGGTCCGCTTCCGCCTTCGACGCCGAGTCGGCTGCGGCAACGGTGATCTCTCCGACGAGCGCCCTGCTCCTGGTGAAGGTACTCGTGGTGCCGACGGCGTAGGTGATGTTCGCCCCCAGGCGGATCTCCCCGTTGTTCCCCGCGTCGAAGATGCCGCCAGTCGCCGCATGCAGGTAGGCGTTGTCGATCTGCACGAAGGTGCTGTTGGTGAAGGAGCCGCCGTACTCGGGGGAGTTCGTCGCGGCGCCTCCGTCGTCCACGCCGGGGAAGTTGGTCCAGTCGCCGATGATGACCGGGGTGGTGGCAGCGTTCACGGCCACGCCCGCGTATCCGCCACCGCCGGTTCCGCCGTTGCGGCCGTCGCGCCGGGTCATCAGGTTCGAGATGACGATGGGCGGGGTTCCCGTCGCGTCGATGTAGACGCCGTTGAATCCGTTGCGGTCGGTCGAGCAGCCCGACAGCAGCATGCCGCCCGATCCGGCGCCGTTGCCCCAGTCGCCACTCAGGTAGAAGCCATGATTTCCGTTCCATTCGGCGCGGCATCCCACCATCTGCGAGTTCGCCGCATTCTGGAGCATCCAGCCGTTGGACCAGTTGCCGATCGCCTGGCAGTCCACGGCCGTGAGATCGACCATGCGCTCGCCGAACATGCCATGCGTGTGGTTGTTGTCGAGCATGACGCGGTGCATGCGCCAGGAGTAGGGGGCCACGCCGCTCTGGAGTCCGCAGTAGATGCCGGAATTCGGAAAGCGCCGGATCGTGACATCCCGGAGCGCGACGTTCTGAATATTCCCCTTGGCCTGAATGCCGTCGACTCCGGCAGCGATGTTGCTTCCGTCGAGCGTGACGTTCAGAACACGCTGCTCGCCGGAGATCGTCGCGTATCCGCCATCCGTCTGATCGAGGAACCGGATGGCCGCAACACCCGTGAAGGTGGACAGGGGCTTGATCTGGACATTGGGTTCGTAGAGACCCGTGACCGTCATCAGGTCCGAGCGCAGACCCATCAGCGTCTTGCCCGGCGGGACGACGATGGGGACGCCCGTGGCGTAGACGCGGGCCGGGAGAACGATGACACTTCCGGCCGGAGAGGTGGTCAGGATGGAGTTGATGGCCGGGGCGTCGTCGGTCACCCCGTCTCCCACCGCCCCGTGGTCGGCTGCGTTGATCCACAGGGAGTCCTGCGCCACGTAGAGGCCGTCCGCAGTGACCTGGTCGAGCGCCCCGACATCGGCAGCCGAGAGGGAGACCGCACCGGTTTCCCCGTTCACGGAGGTGACGGGCGCCGTGGGGAGCTGGGCGGAGGGGACCTTGCCGGTTCCGTCGAGGGTGGCCACGCCGTTCGCGGCGCCCTTCTCCGTCGTCGGGACAGCTCCGACGTCGGTCGCGCTCAGGCTGACGGCCCCCGTCTCGCCGTTGACCGAGGTGACCGGTGGGGTGGGGAGCTGGGTGGACGGCACCAGGCCGTCGAGCCCGAGCGTGGCAACGCCGCTGGCGGCCCCCTTCTCAGTGGTGGGGATCGCTTCGACGTCGGCGGCCGAGAGAGTCACGGCGGGCCCTGCCTCGCCGTTCACGGTCTCCACGACGGCCGGTCCGGACGTCGAGGTGTCGGAGATCAGGCCGAGCGCCGCAAGGCCCGTCAGGAGGCTCTGGAGGGCTTCTCCGGTGGACCTGTCACCTGTGACCGCCTGCTGGCCGACCGGGGTGACCCCGAAGAAGCCAGCCTGGTTGGCGACGCCGTCCAGGGTGTGACCCGTTCCGTCGAACGGGCCGTCACCGAACACCCACTTCCCGCTCGCGTGCGCGGTGAAGGAGCCGGACTCCAGGCGGAGGTAGGTCCGCTGGGCGCCCAGGAAGTTGACCAGCTCGAACACTGAGAGGAACAGGTCGGCGCCCGAGGCGTCAAGGTCGAGCGACGCGCCGGACTGCCGGAAGCGGTACGCCTTGGCATCCTCCTGGCCC